GGTTACCACCAAAACCACCTTTATTAGGTATTTCTTCTCTTGGTGGTTGTTTTTTACCTATTAAAATTTCATAGGCTTCATTTATTTCTTGTATCTTGGTTGTGGCATCTTCGGATGGGTTTCTATCAGGATGATACTCCAAACTCTTCTTTTTCCACGCCTTTTTAATTTCTTCTTTAGAGGCTCCGGGTTTAATGCCTAATATTTCGTAATATTTATTCATTTTAATTGTGTGGAATATATTTATATAATATATGTATCAAATTGTTCTAGTTGAAAATAAGAAAAAAATCAAAGTTCTCCATTCATATAGTAGGGAACACGATGCTAATTATAGGTTTGAAAAACTTAAATCTCAAGAGGTAATTTTTCCTAAAATAAAGGTTTATAAAAATAAAAAATTAGTTGATGTTGTTTATGAAATACTTTTATTAAAGAAAAGAGAAGAAGGTGATGTTAATAGAGTTATTAAAAACGAATTGGGTAAATTTGTTGAAGAAACTGTTGATGATGAGGATTGGGTTATAATGGATACTTCATATTTCCATATTGAAGAAAGTTTTAATGTTAGTGATGCTAATCGTAAATTAACAGCAAAAGAAATTATTGAGCATGTTGTTATTTCAAACAAACAAAAAAAAGCACCTAAACAGGTATTAATGTTAAACAATAAAATTGTAATTGAAGGTTTAGATTTATATATGGTTACATGTAAAAATATTGATGAAACTATAAGATTATATAATAAAATTAGAACTTATTGTTTTGATAACAAAATAGGTGATATTATATTTTTCGGTTCAGTACCAAAAGAAAACAGAAAAGTGTGGTATAAAAAAATCCACGATAGAACTGGTATTGGTTATAATAGATTGTACCGTTCTAATTCAAGATAATAGTTCTAGCTAGAGAACGTCTTAACACAATATCAAATTGTTCTTTTGATAAATTAGGTACACCATTTTTAACCCAATTATTAGTTGCTATGTTGGTTAATTCTTCCATAACGATATCAGTGTTTACCGTATTCTCAAAAGGTTCCAATTTAGATTTCATCAAGTTAAGATAAGTAATTAAATTATCCATATTATATAAATATCTTTTTGATGTTTGGTCTAATAAAAGATATATCTGTTTTAACCAAATAGATTGTATCGTCAGACTCCATAATACCGTCAACTGTGTTAAGTATAACATATAGTTTGTATACTTTGTGGTATGTTTCATGACCTTCTTGTATAAAATTTTCTAACTCCTTTGATGGTTGATTTATGTTTTTATTAAAAACCATCTCATACAAGGATTTGTAAAACAAAATCCAAGACATGTTTAAACTATAATGATGGACCCAAGGTTTATCAGTTAAATTTAATTTATTTTTAACATCAACACTATTATTTAACCACTCAATCTTTTTTTCTTCACTATATAAAGATCTAACAATTTGTTCTATTTCTTCTTTAGGTTTTTTTGTTAATTTTTCTTTAACGTATTTTCTATTATATGAAAGTATTATATTTTTAACACTTTCAATAAAAGACTGTAGTAAATGTTTAGGTATTTCCATAACCTAACAATAATGAAAATAAAATTAGGTCTGAATGATATTTTTTAAAAATGATTTACGATGATGTTCAGTATATCCAATATCTTTTATTTTTTGAATATGGGCCGATGAACCGTAACCTTTATTACCACACCAATCATATTGTGGGTGACTAAGGTGTAGTTTTTTCATATACTCATCCCTAGATACTTTAGCTAAAATTGAAGCTGCCGCTATTGAGTAATAGGTGTTATCACCTTTGATGATACAATCATGTTCCACCTCTTTAAATGGTTTAAAATAATTACCGTCAACTAATATATGGTTATATTCACCTTCTAGTTCTGTGAGACACTGATGCATACCCTTCATTGTTGCCTGAAGTATGTTTAAATCGTCGATATCTTCAGGACCTATAAAAGATACTGACCAAGATATTGCCTCTCGTTTAATCAACTCGAATGCCTCTTTTCTTTTTTTTTCTGATAATTTTTTAGAGTCTTTGACAATATCTGATTGAAAGTCTTTTGGTAATATGACTCCTGCTACAACAACTGGACCTGCTAAAGAACCTCTACCAGCCTCATCGAGGCCTATAAAAATTTTTGTATCATCTAGATGTGGTGGTAAATTAATTAAGTTACCCATTATTTTATAAATTTAAAAGTTATACCGTACAATTCTAACTCAAATTCATCATATAGTACATCTGTGGGTAACTTTTTTTGTTTTAAAATTTCTTTTTGTAAATTATCATGATTAATACTATCTAATTTGTAAGTAATACCGAAAGGTAAAGGAAATTTACCGGCTTTAACTTCTTCCATTTCTTTTAAAGATGTGGCAAAATCAACAAACTCTTTTAAGGAGTTGGTTTTAAATAGTACTGCGTTTTTCATTTTAAAAACATTCTTCTTAATTTACCCCAAAAACTTAATTTTTTTTGTGGTTTACTTGGTTCGGCTATTATTTCATCACCTAACCCACCAACAATCTCTCTAATAAAATTTTCTTTTTTTATTTGAGTGGCGACAATGTCTTGTAACATTTTACGTTCTTCATTTTTAACCAAATCTCTACTCATTTTATTAAATTTTTAAAATTCTTAACAAAAACTTCTCTTAGATTAATTAATGGTTTTATTAAATTAAAACTATCTTCCCATTTAGGGTGCATTGGTGAAGGTAATGTTTTCTCAGTAAACCAACCATAATCATCATTTTCGTCTAATTTTAAGTTTGGTATTTCAAATTCTTTATCTGTTATACCAACCATAACATGGTGTGAACCAACCATACCAACTTCTTCTATACCATTTAAAATATTGGAGTTTATACCAATCTCCTCTAAGATTTCCCTCTTAATGGTTTCTTTTGGTGTTTCACCTTCTTCCATTTTACCAGCTAATGTAGACCAAGCTACAGGTTTGTTAACACGATGTAATAGTAAAAATCTATTAGTTTTTTTGGCTAATATTAATATACCCACTGATTTTTTTCTTTTTTCCATACAAAGATAAATATACAAAAAATTTATCTACATTACTTCTCCACATTAAAATGTCTTTCTATAGCCTCTTGTGTTGTATGCATAAACCAAACAGCACCAGAGGTTAAGCAACCGTCTAAGAATGTTGCCACAAGTTCTTTGGGGAACTGAAATAAACCAAAGAATGAAACACCTTGGGTAACAACACCATAATCTATTGATGGTGACCAAATAAGATATGAACCCATAAACCCAACCCAAGTTGGTAAACAAATGAAACAAGTAAATAAAGACCCAAAAAAATCAGGACTAATCGAGTTCCACAAATCTCTCCACCATCTGAATATAGAACCAAAAATCAAAATGTTACAGATTCCGTAAGCAATAAATAAAAATAACAATAATTTCATATTAACAATTTTTTAACTATATTTATATTTGTATTAAATATTAATGAAATGATAGAAAAAAGAAAGCTTTGCGTGTTTGATTTCGATGGAACACTTGTAAATACAGCAATTGCGTCACCAGAAAATAAAGAAAAATGGTCTAAACATTATGGTAAACCTTGGCCATACATTGGGTGGTGGGGACGTGAAGAAAGTTTAGATAGAAAGGTTTGGGATATGAACCCAATACCTGAGGTTAAAAAAGATTATGACACCGTTAAATCTGATCCATCTAATTTAGTTGTTATGTTAACTGGTAGGGTTAATAAAATATCTAACTTGGTTAAAACAATATTAAATGATTTAGGGTTTAGTTTTGATTATTATTTATTTAATCGTGGTGGTAATACTTTAAACGAAAAAATAAACCATTTAAATGATTTATTGGATAAATTCCCTAATATTCGGGAGGTTGAATTGTGGGATGATCGTTTAGAACATTTTTCAAGTTTTAAAGATTGGGGTAAAAAACTTAAAGACACGGGTCGCATTGATAGTTTTTACCTTAATGAAATTAAATCGGACCAATGGGATGAATTTGTGGAGAAATAAAAAACCCTCTTATTGAGGGTTGTTGTGTGTTAGTACATCTAATATTTTCTTGTCTTCTAAAGTTTCATATAAACTTCTGACTTCGGTTGATTTTATGTCATAGGATTCCAATACACCATTTTTAATTAAAACATTAAACCAGTTTTGGATTTTGGCATTGGCTTGTTCATCGTCCAAAGCACTAAATTCTTTGATTCCAGTAACTTCTGTATCGGTATCAAATTCTTCAACCTTTTTACCTGTCAATACATAATCATATTTTACTGTATAAAATATTAAATCATTTAAAGACCCAATTCTATTTTTAAGGTTTATAGTTTCGTTAAACTTTTTCGGTAACGCCATCTGTTTTAATGTTTTCTTCTTTTTTATGTTGTGGTTTGACATTTAAAGTAACATCAACATCGGAACTAAATTTTAAATTTTTTAACTCATCTAAAGGTTTGTTTTCAAACATTCTTTTTAATTCTTCTACTTTACTTTTTAAGAGAGCCTGTTTTTGTTCTATTTCAATATTTACGTTGATGATATTTTCTAAACTGTCGATTAAACTATCAATTGTATTTTCAGACCAAAACATATATCCAACATAACCTTTATGTTCTTCAGGTTCTTTACCAGAAGATTTGTATTGTATGCCTTCAGGTATTATGCCATCAACCTTCCATGTATTTTTAATAATACATTCGACAATTGAGTATTTATCAGCTATTTTTATACCTCTTAAATAAGGTTGTAATTCGTTAAAACGTTCTTGTATCATGTTAAAATTTATGTACTTCTAATTTTTGATTTGCCATTGTTAAAGGTTTATATGGTTCTAAAATCGTATCTAAAGGAATCCTAATCGTATGATTTTCAGGATAACCTTCAAAATTTAATTCATAGTAACCTTTACCTTTACAACGACATCTTGGGTTGACTTTGTTAACTACCGTGGCAACTTGTCTGTCGTATAAAACTTTATCCCCTACTTTCATATTTCTATTGTTGTAAAAATTGTTGTTAATAAATAAGCAACAGATAATCCTAAAAATATAAGCTCACTTTTGGTGAGCTCATATTTATTAGGTAAATCCGTATCTCTCAGTTGCATAAAAATCTTCCACCCATGTCTAATGACATTTAATAGTGAAAGAAAAAAAAGAATAAATAAAACTTTATTTATGAGAGAAGTTATCATATTAAGCAGCTTTTTCTTTTTTGGCCCCACTGATTTCAGAACGAATATCTTTGGCAAGATTTCTGATTTCTTGTAGAGCTTTTCTAGCACGTGTGCCAGCAGCTTTGTTTCCTTTTTCAGCAAATTTTGTGTAATCAGTTTCAAATTCTGAAACCAAAGCTTTCATTGTTTCTAAACTAGTTGTTTTCATTTGTTTTTTATTTATTTTATTTATTATTATTCCTTTTCAGGATTTTGTGGTAACAATTGTTGTACTATAGTTTCCCACATTTGGATGTCATTTACAGTAGACCTTAACTTTGATACGTTATTTATTATTCTTTCCACGGATTCTTCTATGGAAATATTGTAAGAGTTGTTAATCAATTTTTCCAACTCAAGTTCAATCTCTATTTTTTTGGTGATGTATTTATTGGATATAACATCAGTAACTCTTTTATCCATGAAACATTATTTTTTATTAAATTTTAAGTGTTTTAATTAAAAACTAAATACTAATTAAGTAAAGATTTATCAAAAAGTTTATATAAATCTATGAAAGCCTCTAGCTCTGAACGTGTTTTGGTTTTTGAAAAGTTAAATATATCTAACCAAAACTCTAACAATTTATTTACATTTAAATCTGATTTATCATTTTCTGAATAAAAAGATTCTAAAAATAAGGTATAAAAATAATTGTATAATTCATTACTATCGAAAAATATTTCTTCTTTTTTAAACGAATTTACGGTTTTGTTCCAACACCAATCAAAATGTTCTTTAATTGATTTATTGTCCATCACTTCATCGCCCAAATAGGTTGAAATTATGGTTTGATATATTGTTTGTGTAAAATCTAAATATAAACCTGTTCTCTCAGGGGTTATATTATTAATCTTATACATTAAAGAAATATCTTCTTTATTCATAGGTTTTGAAATGTATTCTATAAAATCTATGGCCTGTGTTTTCCCTTTCATAATTTATAATATAAACCAATAGTTTTTAAATTAAATAGATTTTAAAATTGATTTATCATTTAATTGAGCCGGTTAAATTTTCATTTCCTTTATATGGTAAGTAAACTGTTTTACCTTCTTTCTTAACAGCTATGAGAACTTGTTTTCTATTTTTACCATCAGGTCTATAACTAAAATGAACCCAATCAGGATTTGATTTACTGCCGAATTCCCATATTAATTGATCGAAATCTAATTTATCCTTGATGTAATGAAACATGTCATTGTTGTTTTTAGTTGTAAATTTTTTTTGGAAGTAATCATCGTCCACATCGAAAGCCGCCCCATAACTAGAAGTTTTAGGATCTAATCCAACACAATGCTGTGATGTTTTACTACCCCCTATAGCTTTATTTAATTTATCACCACGGAACACACTGTTGATTTTGATAGGGCCACCAACCCACTCTCTTAATTTATCAAAAACATTAACGGCCGCGGCTTCAATTAGTTTCATTTGTTCTGGTGAAGGTGTGTTATCAATACCTTTTCTTGCTGCTGTATCACTATAAGTAACTTCTTTGAGTGTTACGTATTCTGAAATATAACCTGGTTTCATATAATTTTGTTTTTAAAATCTATTATTTTATATATAAATATTGTTAAGCATAAAAAACCCCTCACGAAGAGGGGTTAATTTTTATTATTTATCTTCTTTTATTTTTTTAAACATTCTTTTAAATGCGTCTTCACCAGATTCGGTAATGTTTTTCTTAGTGGATATAGAATTATTAGATTTAAAACCCCAAAGTTTCTTCATTTTTTCAATATCTTCTTTTACTAATGTACTGTTTTTATGGTTTGTAATGATTGCCTCACCGTTTTTATCATCACCTTCCCATATAAGTCTATACGTGTTTTCACCGTCAGTAATAGCAAAAGTTGTTTCATCTATTTTAATCCTAGATGGTACTTTATTTGCTAATTTTAAAACTTGTTCTTCTGATATTAACTTACCGTTAGCTTTAAAGATGTTCTTAGCATCAACACCTCTATATTCCACATTTTCTCCCATTGGTTGTGGTGATTTTTGTGCCTTTACAGGTCTTGTGTTATTTGCTTCTTTTTTATATTTTAAATCATTTGTTTTCTTAGCGTTCTTCATCATTTTCTCTGCCGTAGGATCATCAGATTTAATCCTTTCTTTATATTTGGCTTTAACCCCTTCTGAACCACCTTTTTCAGCAGCTAAATCGGCTGTAACTTCTAAACCAGAAACACCAACATCATAACCAGTTATCTCAAGTCTCTCATCTTCAACATTTGTATTAGTATCTACTTTAGGTGCATCAAACTTTTCTTTATCGTTTGGTGTTTGATAGTCTTTAACTTTTTTAGCCACTTCTTTATAATATGCTTGAGCGTCACTATCATTTGTTTTATTGGTTTTGTTTACCACTTTTAAACCATTAACTTCTTGAGTTGTGATATTACCACCTTTTTGGTCTTTTAAATTACCCATGGGACCAAATTGGTTTTTTTCCTCTTGTGATAATTCGGAATTTTTTTTAGTACCAAAAGCAAATTCCATTTCTTCAAAACCTTTTGTCTCCAATAATTTGTTAAGACCTTTCTTTATTAGTTTATTAATATTTGACATGTTTTTGTTTTTATTATAAATATGCTATTTATGTTAATAATCACCCAATTTTTCTTTAACCAAATTATAAACCTCTATAAAAGGTCTACCAATTTGTTTGGATATTTCATGTATGTTCTTTATTGTCTCGTTAGATAACTCTGTTTCTACATAAGTCCCTGGTTGACTAACTGAACTTGATATTTTTAAAGGTTTGTCTATAGCCCCTTGACTACAATAAGGGTATTTGGTACACTTCTTTTTTATCTGTACTATTTGACCATCAGGATTGTATTTAACCTTATTAGCTTCTGTAATTAAATCAGACATGTGGTATGACTTATTACCGTCTTTTGTTTTTACAACAACAAATGATTTCTTAATGTCAACAACTTCACCCGTACCACCACCGTATTCTTTTTTAATTTTTACCATATCACCTACTTCTATTTTATTTTCAGTAATAGGGTTTAAAACACCAGAATTATTAACTTTTTGAACTATTTTACCACCTTTCCATATTGGGTTTTTTCCTGCTCTCCATTGACCTTGTTTTGCCGCGAAAGCCGGCCCAACAGGAGGTCCATTAGGTCCCCAAACAGAACCAAATGTTGTTGTCTCTTCTATTGGTTCTTCCTCATCTTCTGTTCTTGGTGGTTTAAAATTATCTTTAATACTATCTAAACTCTTATCATTAACAATTTTATATTTAGATTCTATAAGTCTCATACCGACCATCTTTAATACATCTTCTTTTTTAAGATTTTTTTTCTTTTGAACTTTATCCCAATCTTTGGAGATGTCCAAATTGTCATCATCCCATGATGTTTTTATCTTAGCCAAAGGATCGATAATTTCACCTTCTTCCCATAAAGGGGTATCATTCCACTTCCATCCATCTTTATTTTTATCAGCCCAAGCTTCAGCACTAGTATCACTAATATCATCGTCGGGTGTATATGTCATTTCTTTTAATGGGCCAGGTTTGGCAACTGATTTACTTTTGGTTAAAGGTCCTGAACCCCAAGCATTACCAGTATAAGCCCCTGTGGATACACCTCCAGCAGTCGATGTCATATAATCAGTTTTATCCGATTTAAATTTTTTTAATAACTCTTTAAATTGATACTCTGTCATATCTTTAGTTACTGGTGTACCATAAACAGTTGTTGAATATTCAATAAAGTCTTTCATGATTTCTTTTAGGTTATTTCCGAGATTTTTAATCATCCCCTTGAGCCCATATTCTTTATAACCTCTGTACGCCATCCAAGCGGTCATTGCGTCTAACAAATACAATGGTTCATGATTTTCATTAACCTTTTTCTTTTTAGATTTTTTAAGACCTTTTTCCGATGCTAACACACCATATCTTTTGTTGGAGTAATAGTCTGAGAACTCTGATATATGATCCATAGCTATTTCTTTAGCCTTGTTAACATCATTACCAACATGTTCCTTCTCAATCTTTACACCAATCTTAATTTCTTTTTTAATATCTTCTATAGAAACTTTATGTTTTTTAGCCAAATCTTTAATACTTAATTTATCGGCCTTACCACCTTTAATTTCATTAGACTCAACCTTAACATCTTTAATGTTAGCTGTTTTAAAATTTTTGGTAACATTACTTTTTGACAAACTTGGCATACTTGGCATAGATTTTTTAATGTTTGATGGGGTTTGATTTATAGATGTATTTATGGCATTTTTACCAGAATCTGCCTCATCTATTGTACTAAAAGCATCGTCCATTAAATTAGAAAATTCTTCAGGTTCTAAGACATACCTATCAATACCAGGTATTAAACCTAATCTTCTACCATCATCCCATTTAACATGTAATGTACCCATATCATCTATTAAAACAATAGTGCCTTCTGTACCTGCAAGTACTGGGTTAGGGTCATCTACCATAGATAGAACCCTAACTCTCATTCCTTCTTTTGCGTTTGGATCTTTTTGTACCATTAGATATTTTCTAAACCGTTACTCCAAAAATTATTCCTAGTCCAAAGTGTTTTGTATAGTTTAACTAACACTTCTTTGGTGATATTAGCCACTTCTTTTTGTGTTGGTTTATCTTTCTTGATATGTTTAAGAACTAATTCTTTAACCTTTTTTTCAAGATCTTCACTTTTTAAATGTTTACCAATTAGTTTGTCAAACTCATCCTTAGCTATTTTTTTAATTTTAGCCTCATCAGATTTGTTTAACTCCTCCTTAATAATCCTTTTTATATTATTATTACTCATTGGATTATTTTAGTTTTTTAAATCTTTCGTTTAAATTTTGTCTTCTGGCATTTCTGTTAGGATCTACTGATTCGTTTAAAGTTTCTTCAGCTTTAACTTTTTTTACAATGTTTTCAAGAAGTGTTATAAACTGTTCTTCTGTGTAACGTAATACTTTTTTAGCCATTTTTTAATTTTTTAATTTATTGTTATTTGTACAAATACATTTTTCTATAAATATCAAAAGAGCATAAAAAAACCACCTAACATGGTGGTTTTATCTTAAAAATTATTTTATAATAATTTTACGGCCAATCATTTCACTAATTACCATACCGATTAAATCATTAATTTCATCAAATTCGTGTATAAGTTTACTTGAAACTCTAACTTGTGGTACATAGTCAGCACCACCTTCAGATTTAATTTCCGACCATACTTTGTCATTACCTTCCATTTCAACATTTTCATAGTAGATACCAACGTGATCTAATTTTTCTTTCAATTCTTTACACGCAGGACAATGTGACATTGTATATAAAATAACTTTTTTGTCATTATTTTCTTTTATTTCTTCTAATAATCTATTAATTTGTTGACTCATACTACTTATTCTTTTTGAATGTTTTAAATTTATAATAATAACCTAAACTAAATGATTGGTCAGAATTTACGTTCATAATTAAATTATGTTGATTCTTAAAACTAACACCACCACCAAATCCAATAGCTCTAGGTACCATTGGTACAATATTTGAATTATACATTCCACCTAATAAAAACTGAATATTTCTTTCTATTTTTTGGGGGAAATCTTCTGGTGGTAAACTTTTAATTGTTAGGGAATCCAATTTAAACCATTTTGGTCCAACAACATTTGTTTTCCACAAACCTCTTTTTTCTTCTGTCAATACAATTTGAATTGGTAAGGTATTAAACTCCCAATTACCCTTATAAAAGGCTGTTTTTTTATTAACAAAACCATTCCAAAATATAAAAGGTTTTTCATCACTTACTGGATATTTTAAATTTAAATCAATTAAATTTGTGTCATTGGGATTAAATTTACCAAAACCTTGTACAACAGTATCTTTTAATGAAATAACAACTTTAGTTAAACTTAATATTTTTTCATCTTGTTTTTTTAATGTGTTATATAAATCTCGATTAGATTTTTTAAGTTCTTCTTTTAATTCTTTTTCTGAATTATAATAATCAACTAATTTAGTATACTGACCTTCTTTTATTTTAGTTAGTGAATCGTTTTGTATTATGGTTTTTCTAAGTTCATCAATACCATCAGAATTACCAACTTTTAAATTACCGATACGCCAACTTAAAAATAAAATGACCAATATCATAATAGCCATTAACACCACATAAAATTTATCTTTCTTTTCCATTAAACACCAAAACCACCTGTTGTTTCAGCTGCAGTTTCTCCACCTTCTGGTGCTGCAGAACCTTCCCCTTCTCCACCTTCTTTAGGTGAACCTGTTAGCCTACTTGACCATTCATCCGACCATACTTCATAATAACCACGAAGTTTTTTAAGTAATTCAATAACTTCAGTTGTTAGTTGTAGCATATCCAAACTTTCCGTACTTATATAACAACCGTTATTTTCGTCTAGAGAAAATGTCCATCTAATTTTTTCACGAACTAAAAAACCACCCCAAGTTACATTTTGTCTATAAACTTGAATTTCATCAAACTTGACCAATTTAGACACAACATCTTTAAATTTATTTTCTTCTTCTCTTTGTTCATCAGATGTAACGTTTTGTACTTCTTCCTCTTTTAATAAAATTAATTTATTTACAGGTGATTTAGACTCATCTAATCTTTTTCTAATATCATCAGAATTTAAAGTTGTGATTTGGTGATTTTCATTTTGTAATTTTCTAATCTTACCTAAAAGGTCTCTGATATCGTCTTTTTTCTTCATTTTACAAGTTTTTTAATAATTCCATATCAAAAGCAGGACTAACGTCTGTTGATTCCTGACTATAGTTACTTCTAAATGTTATTCCTTTATAAAGATCCACATTTTCATCATAAACATTGTGGCCAATAAAATTTTTTGGTATATTATATTCTTCACACAATTTATTTATGATAATTTTTAATGCCGATAATTGTTCTTGACTGTATTTGTCCCAATAATTATGATTTCGCCAACGTTTACTTAAAATTTCATCTTCTTCTTTTCTATGTGTATTACCTAACCAATCTACATAACGATTAATTATACCATCTTTTTTTAACCAACCCAAATTTTCTAATACTATAGATATGGAGGCTTTGTCTTGGTTATTATTTGTAAAGTCTGAGTAATATTTAGGATCATAATGTTGGAATATTTTACCTTCTTTGGTTATGGTAAATGTTGCTGTTTTTTTATTTTTACCATTTAATCTATATACCCAACTACCATAATGTTTCATATTATTTCTATACGTATGGCCAATTATTATTTGTGTCTTATCGAAGATATCTTTATAATAATTTTCTTCTGGTAATTGATATGTTGTTTTATTTATCATTTTCAACTAATTTTACCCCACCAATTTCTTTTTTTGGGTCTGTCTATTATAGCATTAGTTGTAATTGTTGTTGGTGATTCTGGTGTAGAAATTTCTTCTACTATTTCTTGTATTACGGTTTCAGGTTCTTTCACCTCTTCAACTACTTGGTCTGTAGCTTGGTCGGTAGCTTGGTTGATTCGTTCAATCTTAGTGTCATCTTCACCACCGTATCTAATGAAGAAGTGCAATGAAGTTAATGATATGATAGGTAGTAAACCACCCTCTAATAAAGCTAACCATCTTTTTTGTGCAACAATATCCTTAATATCAGAACCAATAGACTCAAATATCGGTCCTGTCAATTCCACCCAACTTTTAAACTCTTTAGAGTTAACATCGATATCATTAAAACAAAAAAATATGTTACCCATGAACTGTATCAATGTCACCAATATGAATACCAACCAAACACCACCTTTAATTCTTACAGATGCTGCAGCAATGGAACTCATAGCAGCTATTTCTATAGCTACCGATAGATATATAGCCCATTTAAAAGGGTTTGCTAAATCATACCAACTAACTACGTGTGATATGGATATAAACATCACTAGTATTATCGGTACTAGGAATGCTCCTCTAATTAAACTTTTCTTGTTATTTTTAAACCAATTAATCATTATTTGTTTTTTTTAAATCCACCACTTGTATATGATTTGGTGGTATGTTATCGGTTGTATAAACACCACCTTTAAATTGTGAATCTTCCCTAAGATGTATAAATAAATTTTGTAAATCTATTTTCAATACTATCAAACCATAATCAGACTCTAAATTCTGTAAACTAAATATTGTTTTTATGTTTAAAGCATCGTTGATTGTCTTTGTTAAATATATTCTTTCTGGGTGATATAATGCTTTAGATTTAGTTTTAGGTGTTAACCCTATCCTCATTATTTTTTCGATATGTTTACCATCTGTTATGTGGTACATATATCTATCTTGCGGTATATATTCTGTATCAAATTTAGGTTCAAACCTTACGCTATATAAATCATCACCTAACTCCTGATACGTTTTAGTAAACATATTTGTTTTACTAAAAAATCCAGCCGGATAGTATCCCATATTATTCATAAAAGATAATAATTCGTCTATTTTTGTTTTTTTAAAATCTTCTTTAAAGTAAACTAAAATAATACCAGAAGTGTCACTATCTTCCTCTTTGTGTAATTTTACATCTAATGTTTTATTAACGAATCTATTTAAAATATCAACAACCTGTTTTGGGTTATGGGTTTTTATCAAACCCTCACCTATGAGTTTTTTCCACTCAAACTCTGTTATAGATTCTTTAATTATACGTCTAAAACCCATTATTTGTTCAATGTTTCAATCTCCTTATCAATCTCAGATTGTCTATTAACATCTAAAATTTTTCTATCTGTTGATTGTATCATTCTCTTTTCAGATTTTAAACCTTCAATCTTAATCATCTTCTCTATTTCAGGTTTTGAAGCTGATTGTTTAACAACATTGTTAATACTATCAACTTTAAAGGTTAATTCTTCTCTAGTTTTTTCTACCTTGTTGTTTGTGTTACATGTTTTAAAAAAAACAATAATAACCAATGGAAACATCACCCTGATGGCCCATTTATCAATAAATTCGGTAATTGTTTTCATGTTATTTTAATTTTTAATATAAATATCTTATTATTTATTATATTAATAATAACACATATCGGTATAAATTAAATAAAAAAACCACGGAATTCCGTGGTTTCAATTTTATTTGTGTACAAAGTCAAATAAATTTTGACTTTTATCTCTTAATTTACGTAAAGCCTTTGCTTTAATCTGTCTTATACGTTCTTTTGTAAGATTATAATCCTCACCTATTTCTTCTAAAGTTAGAGGTGTACCATTTAAACCAAAGTAAAGTTCAATAATAACTCTTTCTCTAGGTGATAACACCGATAAAGTTTTATCTAGTTCAACTTTTAACATATCGGATGGTTTCTGAAAAGATTCGTCAGGTGATTCAAAAGTGTTATCAGCAATAACATCCAACATTTCATCACCATCTTCATTAATAGTTTCATTAAGTGACGTACAAGATGGTAAGTTTAACAAACTTAAATCCATATCAGCGTCAGTAGCCTTTCTACCGTGTTCTTGTTCAAAAGCTGCCATATCTTTTTTAAGTTTAGATACGTTATTTGTTACATTAACGGGTATGCGTACAGTTCTAGCGTTATCATTTAAAGATTGTATGATAGATTGTTTAACCCACCAAACCGCATAAGATATAAATCTAAATCCACGACTAGGGTCAAATTTTTGTGCCGCCTTAATTAAACCAAAGTTACCTTCAGATATCAAATCCACCAAAGGTAAACCTTGCCCTTGATATTCTTTAGCCACACTAATGACAAATCTAAGATTTGCCGTAATTAACTTTTCCATCGCAATTTGATTACCATTTTGTACCTCTAAAGCTAATTTGTTTTCTTCCTCAGGAGTTAATACATCAACCTTTCTTACGTCTTTTAAGTATCTAGAGATGCTTTCTTCTGACGTGTCAATAAATCTTTTAATGTTTGTCGTGTTATTCATATATGTAACTTTATTTTTTATTTCCGAATATTAAACTACTATTTTTGGTGGGTTTTTTACTATTTGTTGTTTCTTCTTTTTTACTTTCTTTAATTGGTTTTTGTTTTAAATTTTCTTCTATTTTATTCTTTTTAATTAGAAAAAAATCATTGTTTAATTTATATGGTAAATTTTTAAGATTATCCCAAAGTGTACAAATATACTGTTTTTTATTGTCTTTATCAACAGCTATAGATTCAAATTTATTAATTGTTTCAATAATATTTTGTGCAACCGCTTGAACTGTTGGGGTTAACAAATCTTTAGGTACTGAAATTCCGTGCCATTCGACACGTTTACCTTTTGTTAAAATCTTCTCGTATTCTTCAAATAACATTGTAATCAACAATAAATAGACCGTTTTATTAATTAATTACAAATATACTAACTTTTTTTATATAATTCGGATTTTTTCTTAAAGTTTTCTTCTTTAAGTTTCATTTCACTTTCTGTATACCTAGCTTCTTCAGGTGCTAAATAATTCCATTGTTCCAAAGCTTTCATGGTTTTTAGTTTTTCGACTAACTCTTTAGAAAAAGGTTTAATAATTCCATTAACACCCCAAACTTTACCAGTTTTTAGATTTCTGACCCTAGGTACTGCCGTGTTCCATTTACCATTATTGTCCCAAAACTCAACTATTTTACCATACCAAAATGGATGTGGTTCATTGGATCTACAAATAACCTTATCACCGATTTTATAAGTGTGTCCTTGATATTCGTATCTTTCGATTTTAGGTGTTTTTTTATCTTCTTTCTTTAGAAGATTGATTAAAGATTTAACATCTTTATCTTCAGTATTTTTTACTGTTTTTTTCTTTTTTAACCATGAAGGTAGGTAATTTAATATTTTAAACATTTTTTACAAAAATAAAATAAAACTATTATTGGCCACAATGAAATAAAAATCATTACAGCTAATACATTATCGAAATCAAAACTTTTTTTAGAAACAAAATAGTATAAGAAGCAAACGCCTAATAGTACATGTAATGTCCATATTCCATATAAAATTAAAAATGTCATATTTTATTTAATATATTGATTTCTTTTTCGGTTAAACAACTTCTATCGTAATTATTACGTGATAGTTTATCTAAAATCTCATCTACAGAATCAAACTCTTCTGTTTTTTTAACTTCTTTTTTCTTAGAAGATTTTTTAGTTTTAGAAGCCACAGGTTCCCATTTAGGTTTTAAACTTTCATTAATGGATTCCATTGTTTTAGCAACTTCTGGAAATAAACCGGCATAATACTTTGAAGGTAAGTTAACACTGTAGTTGTCCATATCTGTAATATCAAAAATCATTATAGCAGGTCTGTGGGACAATTTTTCTTGAATTTCAGTTGTTGTATATGGACTAAAAAACGTACAAATAAATATACCCTTACCGTCTACATAGTTAACACCACTATCACCATCCGCAATATAATTTAAATCAGTTTCAATATCGGATGATGTACCAAGAATTACCATTAAAAATCTTTTACTATCCATAAGTTATGTTTTTATTATAAATATCTTCACAAAGATAAGTGTTATCTTGATAACTTCAAAGAAGAAATATTATTAATTTTTTCTATTGTTATAATATTTGTACTCCAATCTTTAACTAACGGGTTATGAGTAATCAGAAATATATTATCAAACATCTCAGAGCACTTTTGAAAAAAATTACCCACCAAGTCTAAATTTTCATTAGCCACCTTACCAAAAATTTCATCTAACACTATTATATTTGGTTTGGGTAATGTACTGACCCTTGATAGTACCATTCTTAAGGCTAAAGAACCTAACGTTTTTTCTAAACCACTACCTTCTGTTAATAAATAACTTATTTTTTTACCACCCTCTTCTTTTTCTAACATAAAATCAACCTCCTGTTTAGAATTTAAATCCACGGTAATTTTAAAATCAGCGGAATCCGTTAATAATCTTTCTAATTCTGAATTTAATAAAGGTATAACATTTTTCATTATTAATTTTGTAATACCGTTTTTACCAACTATCCTAATGTATATATCAAAAATAAGTTTAACCTCTTCTTCAACTTTAATTGTTTTAATTAATTCTTTGTTTTTAACTATGTTATCTTCAAAACGTTCAATTTCAGTTTTATTACGTTGTATTTTGGTTATTAATTCGTCTTTTTCTCTATTTAACCTATCCAGTTTAGCGTTATAACCAAGTATTTTGGAATCTAGGTCTTTGTTTTTTTCTATATTACCGATATTGTCCTCGTATTTTTTCTTTAAATCTTTTTTATCTTTTAGTTGAAGTCTAAAGTTTTCAATCTCAAGTTCAATTTTGTCAATCATAATAGATTTTCTATCATATTCATCAACCTGTTCTTTAATTTTATCAAACTTTTCAATTTCTTTTTTAGCCTCTTCAATTTCAGTATCAAACCCTTTGATATCTTCGATTAACTTTTCTAAGGTAATTTTATTGCTAGCAATTTCATCAGAATGGTCAACATCTTTTAAAGGTTGTTTACATAGAGAACAAAATTCACCCTCTTCAAGATTTTTAATTAAACCCTCAACGCTGTCTTTTTTTATAGTTTTATGACTTCTAGATGTATTTAAATCACTTAATTGTTGCTTCCACTCTTTATGTATCTGAGCATCATATTCTATTTCAGTTAATCTATCAAATTCGGTTTTTAGTATATCGTACTTTTCTTTAGATTTTTTACCCTTTTCAATTACGGTATCTATTTCTCTATTGATATCTTCAGGTCTTAATTTTATTATTTCACCATCAATAATAATTTTTTGGGATAGTAAAGTTTCTTTAATGGAAGTTGTATCAACAATTTCTTCTTTTAATGAAGATAATGTTTCTTCAGATATTTTAATATCTTCATTAAAATCTTTAATTTTACTTTCTAGATTTTCAATTTCTTTTTTTAAATCACCTGTGTTATATTGATCTGATTTTAAGTTTTTAGCCCAAGCCGATTTCATTTCTTTAACAATTTCTTCTTTTTGTTCTATAACTTCTAAACCAATAAATTTAGATAATAACTTACCTTTTTGTGTTGGTAGAGTGTGTATTAATTCTTCCAAATTATCTGATGTAGCAATGATAGTTAAAAGAAAATCATCAACATCACCAATAGATTTTTTAATAAACTCATCCGTTTCCCTACGTTGTTCACCTTCTAAATTTAAAACAGAACCATCAGATAATATCTTCTGAAAATTTAAATCAGTTTTAACATTATAACCTTCTTCGGTTTTCTTTTTACTTCTACTTAAGTTTCTTTCTATGACATAGTCACCACCGTCTATATTAATAACACCTTTGACCCTAACATTATTAACATCCCTAAATTTATTAAAAATTTGTGCAGCAACTTTAGTTCTTGTTGTTTCGTTAAAGAATAAGAATAAAAGTAAATCTATTGCCATAGCAGTCTTACCACCCATATTAGGTGGATTAGAGGTAATTGTTGTAATACCTTTTAAACCATCTATAGACAACTTATTTCCATCACCATAAGATAGGAAATTATCCCACTCCAATTCTTTAATATGCCAATTACGATAACGATATTCTATATCACGTTTTTCTTTTAACTTATCGTTAACCTTATCATCCAACCTAATAAGTCTATCCCAATCCACGTCAATTTTATTACCATCTAACCATTCTTTAAATAATCTACGTTGGTAATTGATATCCATAACGTTATCCGTTATGGCCATTTCAACTTCCCCGTGTTCAGTATTTTGTTTTTTGGGTTTAAAAATAACTTGTACTTTATCTACAGAATATTTTTCTGCGATATATTGTTCAATACGTTTTACCCTATCTTTTGTATATTCTACGGGGTCACCTTCCCATATTACTCTAACCGATGCTTTAGCTGGTATTTTTATTTTTTCTTTTGTTATTGTAGTCATTAGTTAATTATGTTATATATTTTATAATAAGTCACTATTCGTTATATAAATCTTTATCATCTTTTTCCTGTGGTACCCATTTAATAACATCCTTGGGTTTATCATTAAAAGGGTTTGTAATATCAATTTTAGGTTTACTTCTATTTTTTTCAACTTCCAAAAGGGACTCCAAATTTTGTATTTTTTGGTATAGTTTATTTAATTCAGAATTACTAACCTTGGTTTTTTCTTTATCTAACTCTAACAATAAGTTATCACGTTCAGATTTTATTTCACCAACTTCTAGTTCTTTTGTTTTTAAATCAGAATTTAACAATTCATTGGCTTTAGATAATTTTTCTACCTTATCAGATGATTTTTTATTATCCTCCTTTAATTTGGTAATGTCGAGAGTTAATTTTTCAACTTCTTCATTATTGGTGATATAAACTTCCTTTTCTACAATTTTTTCTACAGGTACCTCTATTGTTTTCTCCACAATCTTTTCCACTGGTACTTCAACCACCTTCTCTACTATTTTCTCAACAGGTACTTCAACAATCTTTTCAATTTCAACCTCTTTTATAACCTCTTTTTCTATAACTTGTGGTACAATAGGTGAGTTACCATATTTCTCAATATTCAATCCTTGGATAACCATATCAACTATGAACTTATCCATATTGGTTATATTATTGGCTCTACAATAATTCCAAATATCGTCTTTAATATTTTTAGGTAATAAGTCCATTAAAAATAATAATCTGTTAAGAATGTTATATCAAAATTTATTGGTTCGTTGAATTTATGTGGTTTTATTTGTTTTTTTATACCTAATACGTTTCTACGTCTTGTTTCTAATAAAATATGATAACTATCAATTAATTTATTACGTTGTAACATAAGTCTTCTAAGCCCACCCCTATATTCAGTTTCGGTTCTATTAAGTACGTTATTGATTTTAAAATCAAAATAACCTATAAGTTCTTCAATTGATTTTATTTGTTCATCATAGTTCATACTAATCTCTCTGACTCTGTTTCTATATCCTCAATAGATTTAATTTTAAAAGTATAAAACCCATAATCGTTTGGTAATCTCTTCAACTCATGTTCTTTTGTTGTGATATCCCATAACACATAACCGTGGTTATATGGGTCTTCACCAAAGTCTTGTTGAATCATTGATGATGGCATTACAATTGGTGTTTTACGGTGTTTCATTACCTGATACTTGTGGATATCACCACACATAACCATATCACAACCTTCAAAAATAGAGATATCTTTACCATCCTCAAATTCAAACCCAACGTTAGTTTTTAAACCAACCAAAGGATCATGATATAAACCTATATAAGTCACATCATCACCATATAATTCTCTTGCCTCTTCTATATTAGGTCTCTCAGAACCTTCCATATGTCCATAAACACACCAAACTACATTTTCATCTCTGTATGTGCCTGTGTGTTTTAAAAATAAGATATTAGGGTTATCCATTGTGGATATGATGGGTGATAAAGCATCCATCCTATCTAAATTGTTTGCCAAGAAATCATGGTTACCTAATGTAATAACAGTCATAGCTATTTTTGAACAATTATTTAAAAAGGTTGTAACCATATAAATAAGTTCAGGTGTCATTTGATTCTTAGAATGTACTAAGTCACCAACAATAACAATCCTGTCAGGTTGTATTTCTTCACATTCTTTATAAAACTTCTCAAATTGTTCTGTATATTCCTCATGTCTTTTAAACAAACGTAGGTGTATATCAGCACAGTGTACAACAGATTTAATCATATTAATTATTTTTTATTAAGTTTAAACTTTAGTTTTAACATTTTCAATACGTTTATAGGCCCACCTTTCTCTCCAATGGTTTGTTAGTGTTTCTATATCCAAACCTTCTTTAACCTTGAAGTCTTTGTCAATACCTCTTAAAAACTCTGAAGTGTTATCACCTCTATCACACCAATAAATCCCTCTACGATTACCGTGGGTTGTTAAAACCCTAGCGTCAATATTTAAGTAATCACTAGCCTTTCTAATAATATTTATTCTTGAGTTTTTACCACTTGTAAATTGACCTCCAGGTATTTCACCTTCTTCCTCCTCCACAACCAACCTCATTTGTTGATATAGGTCCTCGTCTATCTGTACTGTACCTTGTCCTTGTGTTAGACCTAAATATTTAAAGTGTTTTAATCTATTGTATTGTACACCTCTACCGTATAAGGAAGTTACAGTTAATCCAGCCAAATCATCACCATACTTTAATTTCCAATGGTCACCAACAAAATTAGAGGCAGCTAACAATGTTAATAACTTACCCCCTGCCATGTTATAACCAAAATGTCTAGTAGGTACACAAACAGATATATTAGCAATATTTCTATTTCTAACAACTCTTTCATCTTTGTTCCAACCAATGTGTCTATCTCTTGGTCCTAATGCTAAGAAATCGGCAGCCACATCTAAAATACCTAGATTTTTACCATCATACTCGTTTTTAACAAGGAAATAGTTATTTCTACCAGGACTACGTCTAAATGGGAAACTAGACACATGTTCTTCCACACTTTTCCACTCCCTCCATAGTTTACTAGTGGAATCCACAGGTATTAATAATGGTTTAATGTTTATTGGATCATCTACAATACTTTCATTAATCCATATTGAATCGTACTTCTTGGGTTGTTTAGCCTTTTGTTCTTCCTGTGTTAAGAAGGTAAAATTTAACAAATCATGTTTTAACTGTTCTCTATTTACCATTAATAAAACGATGTTTTTTAATATATTTTGAAATGATTTCTGATTTTAACTCTTCTATGTTAAAACCGTTTGATGCCATATATTCTACCCAACTACCCAATACATGATTTCTAATATAAGGTTCCAAACCACCTTGTTCCCTAAGTCTATTAGGTGTCCAAGGGTTATGGAATTGAATGTTTATATTATTATCTCGACAATACTCAACTATAGTATCTGTTGTTAAGTTAATACCATTTGATGGTGTTGTACAATAATAGGCATTTGTTATTAGGGTTTGGTTAATTGGGTGTAAAACTTTATCCATTGGTATGGAGGCAAACTCATCGAAAAACCACATATTAGGTTCATTTCTATACTCACCAAACCTTGTTTTTGTTATGATGTGTTTCATATGGTAATCATCAACCAATCGGTATATACCATCACTAGGCCATTCCATACCTACATCATAAGAACATTCTATAGCCAACCTATCTCTAATAAGATTAAGTAAATCTTTAGTTATATTAGAGTTAGGTGTGACTAAAGCAACATAATGGTTATTACGTATATTGTTACGTAGGTATTCCACCAAGGCTGTTATCAACCTTGTAGTTTTACCAGATTGTCTTGGTGATACCTCACAGTACATAAATTATTCTTGTGTAATAGCCTTATTTAAAATTTCACCTTCTTTAACAAACTGTCTACCTAATTTTTCACTATTAGTGATAGTTTTATTAAAAAAGTCTATTGGGTTGGATATGCCTTTAGCATCTCTAATCATGTCTTCTATAGCATTCTCACGTAACTTTTGTATTTCTAGTAAGGCTTCAGACAAAACTTTATTTTGCTTACCCATTTTATTCTTATAAGCTCTAATTGTGTCATTATCTTCAATCTTTCTCATAAGTTTTAAAGAATGTTCTAAATAGTCATTTGTGTTCTTTTCTATGGTTTTAACCATATCTTTTTGTGTTTCTTGTACAACTTCTGTTGTGTTATCCATAAGGTCTGCTACAGCCCTTAATAGATTTGATACTTTTTTACTGTCCATGTTTTTTTATATCTAAAGTTAAATTATTATGTATTTTTATTTGGTCACTTCTGTAATGTCTAACAATGCCGCCGTCACAATGAACCACACACCATATATCATTCTCAAATGAACCGCCATTTGTTACATATATGGCATAACCTTCTTTGTTATCTTCAACTACTACTGGTATTGGATTTTTAAATTCTAACATTATCTTACCATGTCAACATTACCAGATTCAATCCTATCCAATGTGTATATCTCCAAATCGTTTCTTAATCTACCATCATTTTTTAAAGTCTCGTATCTGTTTTGTGCTTTTGACTTCCACCAATCAATCATGTGAGTTAAATGGTATCTATCCCAATTATCTCTCTTAACTAAAGGTACTTTACCGTCACTAGATATATATGCCCCAATATTATCATAACCGTAATTACAGTAGTAATACCTTTTTTTGGTTTTAGCTTTCATATGTGACTTAGTAAAGTCATGAAATTCTTTATATTTCTGTGGATTTTGAACCCTTAAGTGGTTTTTTAATATAGAGATTATTTTATTAAATTCTCTCATCTTAGGGCCAGATGGACCAGGGTCAACCATAGAACCACCCCATTCAGGTTTACCGTATAATGGTCTTAACACATTTCTAATTTCCATAAAAACATCGTCATTAGGGAATAAAAATAAGTCGGATTCTGTCATACTACCATATCTCATAAAAGGTTTAAGACCGTCATATTGACTAACCCCTTTAATATCACCATAAAGTGATGTGGTTTCCATAAATACCGTATCTATCTTATCACCGTATTTATCTTTTAACATTTGTCTTGCCTCATGTGAACAACAAATCAAGGCCAACAACTTACCACCCAAATAGTTATAACCAAATGGTTGTACGGGTACAATGATAGCACCGTTAATCATATATTTGTTCACTTCATTAGCTGTGATTTTAAACCCCTGAAATAAATCATTACGTGGTTTAATAGATAAAACAGGTGAAGCTAAACGAATAAACCCAACGTACTTATTGGTATTTGTTTCTTTAACACCTATCATTATTTGTCTACCGATTTGAGATTCAAGTGGTAGTGATGTGATTATTTGTGTTGCTGGATTAAATAATTTACCATCTATTATTTCAATCTCGAATTTCATATCTTTAGGTTCGATACCATAATCATCGAACATAAGTTTTGTGAACTTATCATGGTTAATATCAACCACCTTCTCTTTCTTACGTTCTAAGAAATAATCCTGAATAGTTTCCAACTCACTATAAAAACCCATCAATCTGTTGGTTAAATATTCTGTTTCTTCAGGTGTTAATTTTGTATCGAATACTTCAGCCATTTTTACTTTTTTAAAAAAATATTATATACTTACAATAATACGTTAAAATACTTAATCTGTAAATGGGACAAAGTAGAAATAAAACTGGTGTGGATTTTGAATATTCCATATGTGAGACCTTAGGTTGGCGTCGTGTTTCTAAGTCACCTAGAATTAAGTGGTCAGGAAGTGGTCGTTCTAATTTTCAAAAAATATCTTCGGTTGATTTTGACCCAACAAAGTTTTATCCCATAGAAGGTAGTGTCTTTCATAAGTATGACGCAATTACACCAAATGGTGATGGTGTTGAAATTAAAAAATATAATAAAGATAAATTAAAGGATTGGACTTTATATTCTGAACCTATTTTTAAGGTAGCTAGTCATGATGCTGTGAATAAAGTTATTCAAATATTTGGTTATGGGGATTATGATTTGGCTGTCACCAATTATAATAAATTTATTAATGGTGTTAGATTGAATGTTGGTCAAGAAATATTGGATAATATTTCACAATCTAATATTGGTATACAACTAAAAGACGGTTTTATTCCTCAATCAAACCTTGAATATCGTTGGATAATTGTTAAAGGTTGGATGGGATTTGACCGTCTTTCTATTGAATTTCGTGTTAGAGATTAATATTTTTTATTTTAAACTATCTATTTTAGATTGGTAAACTTGAGCCGGTTGTAATCCAACCATTCTATCAACAACTTGTCCATTTTTATAAAAAACTATTGTCGGTACACCTCTAATGCCATCTTTAACAGCCAAATCAGGGTGTGTGTCAATATTAACTTCACCAACATTAATATCGGTATAATTTTCAACCACCTTATTTAAGATGGGTGTTAACATGCGACATGGCCCACACCAATTTGCGGCATACTTAACTAATGTTAGTTTATTTTCATTAATTTTTTCTTGATAGGTAATTGAATTTAATTCTTGCATAACTTTTGTTTTTGTATGATATAAATACACAACAATAAAAATATTTTTATGTACTTTTTATTTATTTTAGTTATTATTGATAAAAAATCAATAAATGAAAATAGAACCAATATATAAGTGGACTGGGGGAAAAAGGAAAGAAATAAAAAAATAATCAATATATCAAATTATTTATTTTTTGTTGTTCTTATTTACCCAATAATCTAGTACGGCCTTTGCCTCAAGACCAATGTAAGGTAGTGGTATTAATTTAAATCCTTGTTCTTTATCATAATAGAATATACCCAATCTACCCACTTTCTTTTTAGTTTCCATTTGAAACATGTAAGCGTAGATTGATAATTGTAAAGCGTATACATTATATTGACAATCTGATAAGTGTGATACAGGTGGATTTAACCAATGGTTATATTCCGAAATAAATCTGAAAGCTTTATTAGTTTTCCAATCCCATACATTAAAGTAGTCACCACAATCCTCTATAATATCAGCAGTACCTGCCAATTTGTGTTTTTCAGAGAATAAAATAGTTTCTGGGTATATTGTACCTTTTGTCATTGGATCTATCTCCTGAAATTTAGTTATTAATTCCCTTTCATAATCATCTTGTGGTATATAAATTTTGTCAGCCAATAGATACCTTTCCATTATTTCATGGATTTGTGTACCATATTCATTAGCCTCATCGTTAATACGTTTCCATTCGGCTAATATCTCCTCTTGAGACATATTCTGATATTGTTCCTTCTTCTTGGAGGGGTCTTGCATAGAAATAGCTAATGCAACTTCTTCAGAGTTAAATTCAGGTTCCAACATGGATAAAACACCTGTTACAGATTTAAATTTTTCATTTGTAACTTTATGTATATAAACATGTTCTTTAGGTTCCAACCAAACAACGCTATCTCTTTTTCTAGCCATTATCTATATTTAATATTTTGTTTAAAATATCGTCACCACTTTGGTTGTCCAAAATAATGTCACAAACTTTTTGTGAATAAACATCCTCAATAATTAGAGCGTCAGGTTTTTTTATAAAATTTATCAAAGCATCAATACCGTCTTCACTTAAAACAGTTTTAATTATTTTTTTATTAACATATCTTTTATTAAATCCCATCTTAATTATAAATATCAAAAATTATAACATACTTTCTTTTAATTTAACGGATGATTTTAAAACGTCTATTACACCTTCCCTACCGAATTCTTCATTAACCTGTGATATGTCATAACCATCTTTCATTTTAATAACTTTAACTTTACCATGTAACCTACCCACATTAAGTTGTGAGTATATTTGTTTTGCTCTATCCCAAGCATCATCATCTAACAGAACAACAACCCAACTATTGGCCTTTTTCATTAAACTATCATACAGTTTTGAATGTAGGTCTTTACCTAACATTGGTATGGAGTTATAAACCACTATATGGTCAAAAGGTCCTTCCACAATATAAATCGTGGAATCCCAATTTATTAATTGTTCATTAAAAATAACCTCTTCCCTAGGTAGGTCAGGGTTTTTATATTTAGGTTTCTTTTTGGATAACCATGTGCGTCCTGTGAAATAATTTAACTTGCCGTCTTTATCATAAGAAGGGACAATAATTCTAAAGGCATAATCACCTTCAGTGGTATAACCCATTTTATATTTATAGATTATATCTGGTGGTAAATTTCTATTCTTGGTCAAATAATTCCAAGCCTCTTTATAAGGTAAAGTGTTAGAATTTGTACCTTCAAAGGGCGTATATTCTTCAGGTAAATGTATTTCTCTTACCTCTTGTATTTCTTTCTTTTTTGGTGACTTAACGTCATCTAATTGGATACCTAATTGTTTTAGTTTTTTCTTGTGTTCTTTACGACCAAACTTGGTTATTAATTTACCTATGGAACCATGTGTTTTATGAGTCCCGCCACAGGACCAACAGTGGTAAACACCTTTATTGACATTAACTTCAAAGTTACCTTTACCATCACCTTGTGGCATATCTTTTTCGGCAGAACAAACCGGACAATCAAATGAAAATTGTCCTTTAGTTCGGTTTTCCTTTCTAGGGTTACCTAAAATTTCTTGAATTACGTCTAATAGTAAAGAGGATTCTATTTGTCCCATATGACAAATATAACTATTAATTTTAAGTTTGTAAAATAACTTTGGGTTTCCAAAAATTGTTTTTATGCATATACCCTAAAACACAAGCATATGCATCAGTCATATCAAAGTTTTCTTTTTTCAACTTCATATTTTTATCATATTCCCAAACAATTTGTGGTTCTCTATCGGCAACTTTTTCCCATATAATTTGTTTTTTGTCTACATCCCATGGATATGCACCAAACAATACAGGTTTTTTAGATTTTAAATCTTTTTCTTTATAAAGTATACCTTTTTTATCTTGTGTTCTTATGGACATTAATTCTGGAAAAGCGTGAGACCTGGAATCATATGAAGAAATAAATTCAGGTACAACACCTAATACATCATCAACAACTTTAGAAATCATACCATTAAAACGTAACAAAGTACCTACTGTGTTAACATTATTACTATTCAATAACGGTTCTTCAATGATAACCTTATCTATTTCTAAATCCATATATCTGGTTAAAAGTTTTTCAAAAGCATCAACCTTTCTAAATAACTCTTCTATTTTATTTTCTGGTTGTGGTTTTATTTTCGGTGTGATGTGTGTTAATTCTAATAACTTACCATCTTCTTCGAATAATGCCATCCCGATTGTTTTGGTGCTCACATCAAGCCCAAGAATACGTTTTTTAATTTCCATATAAAACAATTAATTAATATTATTATTAAACCCCTAACTCATAACCCGCAATTAAACCCGAACTCCAAATGGCGTTCACATCATCATTGATGGCCCCAGAAATTGGTAATTCTAGAGTAAGTGGTGTATAAGTTGTGTCACTTAATTGTATAGCCTCATTGGCTTTAGCAACCCCTAATAGATTACCATTATTATCGTATAAACATATAGAAGTAAATACTGTACCACAATCTTCACCGATAGCCGAGGGATTTGTTGTACTATTCCAATCACTAGGTTTGGATATAATGTCTACTTTAAGTGAAACGGATGTGTCTATATCACCAACAACAGCGTATGTATTACCACTAGTAGTTGTAGCCCCAGTTAGTTGGTTTCCTGTAAAGTTGGTCCAATTAAAACCGTCTACAATATTTTCATCCCACAAATAAAAAATACCTGATTGTAAATGTAACATACCGACGGCTCTGTCATATGTATTTTTGAATAAAGTTTGTGATTTACTAGGGTTGGCTAATCTTGCTCCTTTAGAGTATTTGTTGTCTACACCAAACTGATAACCCCAACTAATACTAGAACCAGTACCACCTGTAAATGTATAATAGATGTCATCACTAAATAAATAAACAACACCTGATTTATACATTTCAGACGTTGAGTTATACTTGGCTCCTATACCCACGTTTGATGTCCATATATAATTTGATTCCTGTGTTTGACTGTCAGCCTTAGTTCCATCACACAAATTTGTAACACTAATATCTAAGATACCAGGTTCGTAAACAAAAGATGAATATAAAGTGGTGGCTGTTAAACCTGATGTCATACCAGAGTAACTTGAGTTCAAAGGAATTCTAAGACCAATATTATAACCATTTAATTCTACTCTATAATCATCGTTATTGACAATACCGATAATCATACCTTTAGAATAAAAAGATTTCGGTAAATCGGCTAACATGGTATCTAATAAACCACCAGATGTTATTGATTTATTTGTTGTATTATAACTTATTTCATTATAATAACCTAAATTACCCCATATATGACTTATAGAATAATTACCAAAATTGGTGTCTGTGAATGGTAAAACCTTATAAAAAGTAAAACCATCACCTAAGATGTTATATAAATCTGATTTTACAGTTTCAGTTTTAGTGTATACATTTTCTACTGGTAACAAACTCATGATTTTTTTTAATTAGTTGTTCTTTGACCGTTATTATTTACCTCTATTAAATTATCTATTGTTGGTAAATCTATTGTTACTTGTGTTAAAGTACCTTTTGGGTTTTTAAACCAAAAAACTTTACTAACAGGTGAATAGAAAAAATTATATTCTGATAATCCGTTATTTTCTATTCTATCAGCATAACGATAAGGTAGATAATCTTGAGAGTATGTAGGTAATATTATTGCCATAATTATATCAATTGAATTATTTGTGATGTGGTGTCGGAGGGGTTATAAGATAAAGTAATACCAAATATGTTACCAACAACTTCATTTATGTTGTCTGTTTTATCAGATTTAACATAAACATTAAAATTTATTTTTGTTTGGTAGCTACCGTCTGGCATTTGTGACCCATAAGTTTTAAAGAAAAGTTTTGCATAATCTATTAAACCCTGTAATGCGGTCGTTGTATTATCAGTAACACCCACCATATTATATAGATAACCAATTAACCTATTTTTAGTTAAAAAACTATCATTACTTTTTAACACATAAATACCATTACCGATTTTAACAGCCGGATATATACTTTCCCAAGGGAAATTATTAGAATCAGTATTTTCAACAGTTTCAATTGTTAAAAATTGTCCATCACAATAGTAACCCCACTCATTAGGTACTAAACTTAATAAACCTCTTGTACCGTGTACTGTGTTACCATTAACGGAGTTGGTTGAAAAAGTTAATAATAGAGGGGAATTGTATCTTAAACCTGTTTGGTTATATAAATATTTTTGTCCGTTCTCAGCTGATTTCATGTATTTAGGACTAAGTATATTAAAAAGTTTAAGGTCCTCAGTGGTCATTGGTGTGTAAATAAAACCACAATCAGTTATGGTATCATAAGTTTTATAATCGTTAGTTGTTAAATCTATTCTTTGATTTAAAATTGAAATGTAACTCCATAAGTCTAAAGTTAGATGTTCAGTCATATCATAACTATAAGTAGATATGTTTGATAAATCGTTTAACCATGTATTTAAATTAATTTTTAATTGTATTGAAGGTTCATTGAATTCGTAATCACAGTCTACTCTATTAAAAATTGTTTGTACTCTACTTCTTGTATTTAATATTTCTTCGGTAGTTGGCTCTGTAGGGAACATTCCTTCATATTTAGATTTACCACATTCAGTTTTAGTAGTTTCATTGTGGTAACCAGTTATTTTTGCTAATATATTATTAGTAGCATTTTTAATAGTATAATTGTGGTCAAAGTCACCCAAACTATAATGGGTTAACGTATCAACCAATCCCTTATTGATTAATGTTTTATACCCTAATTCTGTTAAACTAAATTGTAATTCAGCAGCCATTATTTTAAGTTATATCTATATTTTGTATTATCATCTAACACTTTATTTTCAACACCATTTATATCTGAAATCAAATTAGGGTATGAGTTAATTGTATAGTTAACATCATCATCAAAAAAAGTATAGTAAATGTTTAAATTCTCCCATCCCTTTTCAATCAATATTTGTTTACCCTTATTTGTCAAAACAAACTTTAAACTATCAGTATCACCACCAATAAATGACATTATAAATCAAATGCAATTTCTATTATTATAGTAGCGTTAGGTACCTTTTCAATCGGTAAATTCATTTTACCTATTGCCACCAATGTTTTATTAACGTCATAAACACAAACCTCATTTATATGTGTATATTGGTTTGAATTTGACCATGTAGGGTTTGTTGACCAATTAAATTGTGTAGGTGGTACAGTAAATACAAATTTTGTTCTGTATTTGTTTGTTACCCCTGTTGACTCAATGTTACCATACAAAAATCTTTCATCACCAAATTGTAAATATTCTGTTTCAGCTATCCCAGGTATTTTTATGTAATCATTTAAATCATAAGGTGTTGCTGAAGCGTAATTAGTGGCCGTAACTTCAAACGTTGAATTTGCTAAGTTTGCCGGATTAATCCTTTGTCCAACTGTATGACCAACAATATCTGATGTAAAATCTATCATAACCCAAGCTGTCGGATCAGGGTAAGTACCAATAGTTTGTTTTTGTACTAAAGCATAAAATCTATCAGCGTACCACCCTGTTCCACCACTAACTTTCATAAATGGAAATTCATTAGGTAATGTTAACTCTACTGTTTTAGCATCAATTGGGTTACATTTACAATCTTGTGTATCAAAATTAACACAAACAGTATTTTGACAGTGTAAGCCACTTGTATAACCTGAAGTACTTTCCAACATATAAGTTACATAAAGTGTTTCAGTACCGTCTATAACACCATCAACTGTTGATCCTAATGTTGTTATTATTGTAGGTAAAGTCCAATTTCTGTTTGATTTGTAAGACATTGCTGCAACCAATTCTTGATTGTCGATTGTAAACATGTGTAACTCAGGATAAGTTCTACCAACAGCATTACCATACTTATCTACCAAATCATGATAATAAACTGTTGTATTAACACCAGATAAGGTAACAAATTTAGTGTCACCTGTTGTCATAAAAGTATGACCTATTGTGTTACCACTATAGTCTTTATGCCACATTAATGTAGGTAATATCAATTCAGGTGTGTCTTGTGTTGTTGTATCAACATAAAATTTCTGACCGTATTTCTGTTCACTCTGATTATCACATGTTTCTTTATTGGTGTAATGTATAATACTAATTGATGGTATTAAATTACAAGCCGTATTTGCTGTATATAATAAACCTATCTCTGACGTATATCCAAAATATTCTTTACTACCAATATAAGTTTCAGAACCGTATTTATTAAAAGTTTCGTGTGTGCTGTCATCAACACCTGGTATTGGGTATGACCAAACATTGTTCATATTCCAAACACAACCACCACTGAAGAAACCACCATCACTAAATAATGAGTTTTGTGTACCACCAGTACCCAATGGATAAAATATAACTTGTGCTTCATTGGCTCCACCATAAGAAGGGAAACTAGCGAAATTTCTATCTATTTGTATTTGTAAGTCATCACCAGTTAAAGAACCACTTTGTACCGCTTGTACTTGAAACCATAGGTATGGTACTGGTACGTTTAAATCAACTACTGTAGGTGTTTGTGTCAAGGCTAACTCATCGTTACTCATTTTAACCATCATTAAATCACCAATTTTAGGTTCATAAGTGTTTGAACCGTAAGAACCTGATTGTCTAATAGGTATAGAAGTTCCACCAGTTAAGCCGGCTAAAGGTATAATAGTATCAGACTGTAGTATATGACAAACTGTATCTGTGTAAGCCGTATAAGTTATTGTACCACCAGTACCATAATCAAAGAAACCAACTTTAGGTGCTGTTATTAATTGTTCTAAAATAACCGGATTTAGTGTTGGTATTGTGACATAAGTGTCTGTTGCTGTCGCTGTAGGTAATAATGGCGTTTTTAAATCAGGATTTTCAGCCTTAGCTCTAATTATATTTTCTAATGTAATATCATAAGAAGAACCTAATGTTGAATAATCAATGTTTGAATCACCTAATCTAAAAGTGTCAAAAGTTAAAAGACCTAATGAAAGTAATCTTCTTCCTTCGTTGGTCATCCTTGCCGAAACAACTATATTTGAATTTTTGTCAATGTAACTCACTTTTACTTTATTTTATAAATATCGTTATATTATCTTTTTACTATCTTTTAACAAAGAAATCTTTTCTTAATTTATTTATTGCCGTCTTACCTGGGTTTATACCAAAATAATAATAAGGTATATTAGATCTAGTGTTTATATTATTTCTTTGGATTGGTTGAGTTATGCTATCAAAACCTAAAAAATTATTAGCAGAATCGTCATTAGGGTCTAACCATGTAGTAGTCCAATTAGAACCAGGATTACAGTTACCGTTGGAACCGCAAGGACTAAATCTGTTACCAACTTCCAAATCAACTTCAAACCCAGAATCACCAGCAGTACCACCACTTGTCGATATGTCTATAGCCGGTAAATTAGCTAAAGGATTTACAAAACCACCTGCGGGTTCAAAAACGTCTGTAAAATCAGATCCAACAGGTTTGGGTGCTGTTATTATATCAGTGTATATTTTGGAAATTTCTTTCATAAGAAAAAATTCTTGGTCTTGCATTTCCCTTTCATGACAACCAATACCTCCATAAAACATAGGATCTAAATTACAATTTCTTTTACTGGCCAAATAATCAATAACTTCTCTAGGATCTTCATATGAAGTTTCTTTTAAATAATCCACCCAATAACCTAAATCCCAACCACTTTCATTATAAGTACCAGTAAAAAAGTCATGTCCTTGTGTATATTTAGATATAGCTCTTGAAGCATTTATAGAATTTTCTATTTGTGTTAAATTATCTTCACACATTTCTACACGGCCTAATGAAACAATTTTTGTAGGCATCAAAGCGTTACAATAAATAATATCCTCTATATCATCTGCTCCAGTTGGTGTTGCGTTATGGAATTTTTCATGGTAATCTTGTATACCGAAATACGATCTAGATTTAGTTTGGCCAGGACCTCTCAATAAACATCTATCACAATCATTACCATTACCAGAGTCTAAACAACATTTATTTTTTTTATAGTTATCACCCCTTGTTGTATCAGAACCAGGTCCACAAAACTTTTCTTTTTTAACTTTACCGGTTTTTTTATTAACTTTTCTTTTATACTTAAATTGAAATAAATAGGCCGTACCCAACACCCAAGCATCAAAAAACACTCTCCTAATTAAATTTAAATCTTCAGCTAAACTTACCTTAGCACAACATTTCCAAGTCTCAATATCATTAATACAGGGTAAAGATGATATATTGTCAGGTTTAAAACAACCGTCAATAAATGTTTCGTTATTAAGACAACTTTGATAACAGTTTGATCCTGCAGGACATTTTCCTACACCACCTTCAAATTTAAAAACTTCAGTTTGTTGACCGCAACAAGCATCTGCAGAACAACTTTGTAAATCTATTTCTATTTCACCACTTGGTACTGTTTCACAATTTAAAGTAAAACCTCTACCACCACTAGGTAATTGTGGTAATAAGTTTGTAATCCACTTAAAGGGGCATATAGATATACAAATACCAAATTTAAATAAAATAATATCGTTTTTTGGTATTTTTATTGTTACATCTATAACGGGGACAGTAAAAGAAATTAATTCTGCCGGTATTTTTACAACAAGGTTTAAACAAAAACCAAAACAAATACTAGTCAATATGGTCAAAAATTTTAAGATAAAAGATGTTATATCAATAAAAAGTGCGTTGATATAATACATCAGGTTAAATTTCCATATAGCATTGGTGAAAGGAAATGGGTTTGTTTGTGTTGATACGTCTGTATTTTTTATACCTAAAAAACTAAACCTGTTAATACCTTTTTTATATTTTTTAATATAATGAGCTATCGTATATAATTGTTTAAACTCAAATAAATGAAAATCTTTATCAATATCTTTATAAGTTGTTATATTTGTATTAAATCTTTGATCTTCTGTACCACCAAGTATTCCGGCACCATTTACACCACCTAAAGTACCGTCAAAATCCCTACCAAAACTAGGGAACAACATGTGAGCAGTTCTAATTTTAGGGTTTTCATTCGGTTCAATAAAATTCATTTTAAACCTGTACATACCTTTAGTAGCAACACCAATAGAAGGATTGTTTGAGGGTACTAAATTACCAAACTCGTCTGTTATAACATGTCCAATATTCATTGGTAATGTAAAAGCAAACACACCATCATCGTCTATTAACTCACCACCGTCAATATCAAAATTTTCTAATTCTATTGGTACTATTTTATCGTTATTAACCCACTCTGATATATCATATTGCTTAGCCCTAATCATTCTTATGATACCAGCACCAGTTTTAAAATTATCTTGTTCACCCTGATCATTTTTTGGGTTACAACCTAGGTTAAGTGACATCTTACCCGAATCGGTAAATATAGAACCAAAAAATAATGCTGTACTATTTATTTGTACGTTTGTATCAAAATCAACCCTAGTTATACCAAACTCACAAGTGTCAGGATCACCCCAAAAAGGTATAACCTCTATACCTTTATCACCAACCTTTATTTGTGGTAAAGAATCTAAATTGGTTGATGTTTTAAACTCTGTTTTAGATTTAAATAATTTTTCAGGAAAACCTTCAGATATCATATCATAAGGTCTAATACTTACCGCACCGATATCTGATAAATCAACATCCATATGAACCGTGTGTTGTCCTACAGGTACGCCAAAAATCATATAATCACCAGCGTCATTAGTTTTAGTTGTATATTTATAATACTTGTCAAAAACTTCTAACACGGTATCATTATCTAACATATCCTCTTTATTTGGAAACGTACCTACACCCACATTTAAACTACAAGTTGGTTTGGATAATAGTAAATTATATCTAATACCATCACTGTTTTTTTGGTAGGGTGTTTTAAATGGGTAGAAATTTTTAATTAAAAGATTTTTTTCATCTTCATCTGTTATGGGTACAAATATTGATACTTTAGCGTTAGGTACCCCAAAACCTTTGTTCGCAATTACACGACCAACTACAACACCGTAATCAGCGCAAAATGGTTGATATAGGTCTTCTTGTGTTATCTTAAGACTTAAAATTTCTAAAAAATCAAACTCTTGATCAAGTTTGAACCTGATGTTTTTATTATCACCAGGTGTTGTTCTTATCCTTATTGATTCGTTAGCCATTAATATGTATTGTTAATATATTCATTTACCGTATCAAAATAACCTTCAGCATATGAACATGTGGTAATTTGATTATTTAAATATGTTGTGTACGTAGTTTCAAATGTAACCCTAAATCTATAATATATATTAACAGCTAAACTATTAAACGTTAAAACATAATTCGTTAAACCCTCAACAAAATTTGTCTGTTGTTGATATAAAACGGTATTTGTTATGTCATTATCATCAAATATCTGAACTATAAATTTACCACTGACATTTTCGGGTAACTCTGGTACTGATCCCCATTGTACACTAAATTCATTTTTATCTAAACTGCCGTAATTATTGCCTCCAAATATAAAATTAGGTGAAACTGCAAAAATGGAAATAACATCACCTAAAACAATAGGTGCTAAATTATTAAATATAATTCTGTTATCTTGTGACGTACTTAAGAAAAATTGTTGATTTTGAACTAATTCGACACCGTTAACAAATACTATTATTGCATCATCTTTAGATATTGGTTGTGAACAATAAAATTCTTGTTTACCAGTTATTGTGTTATTGTTTAACGTGACAACATAACCTGGATTAGTATCCACTGTTATATTTTGTACTACCAGTGTATTGACAAAATATTTACTAAAGTCTACATTAAGTGTTGCGTCAGTGGTACCAGCCATATAATTAGCCACAACCCAATCAGTACTGTTTAGTGAAAAATTAAAAACCACTATTGGTGGTAATGTAAAACCTCTACTAATAAGTGTATAGTCATAACCGTTTGTTAATTTAACACCATTAACAAATACCATAACTGAACTGGTGTCTATTGGTCTCCACCTCAAAATAAAATAATTTAAAGTACCATTTATAGCCTGTGGTCCTTGTGGTCCTGAGACACCATTTTTTAATAATAAATCTTGTACAAAATTGTATTGTGGTATTGGTTCATCTTCTGGTGGTGCTAATATTGGAGTTGGTGGATCCACAACTGTTACAAAATAATAATCACCTTTAGAGAATGTATTTTCTTGTGTTGTACTATCCCAAGTATTAAATAAAACACCTTCATTACAAGTTTTACTTACAAAAGTATAATAAGGTCTTATTAAATATTGTGACCATGTTTTAGGTAATCTACCTTCCTCAAAATTTTGTGTTATAGTAAATCCTGTTGGTATAAATTTATAAGGTGCACAATTTCTTAAAATAGATGTAGACCTAGTAAGTACATCATTACTTTTAGTCGTGTTAAATTTATTTTGATTAAAAATATTATAACATAAACTACCAGTATAACCTGTGTATTCTGTGTTACCTGTTAGAAAAAATTTAATGTTGAAATTTGGTGTGTAATTTAAATTATAAACAGCTGTTGATCCTGTAGTGCAACCTGTCAAACTTAATGATACTGGTGTTGTTCCACTCATCCCTAAAGCTACATTACTAGTTGCTCCTGTAACATAATATTGTGGACTTAAGAATGTCTCAGAACAAACATTAACATTAGGGTTTAAGTTATAAACATTATTTAAACCCAAATCACGGGATGTTATAACATCAGCCAAGTCTTTTATCGGTACTTTTTTCTTACTTTCTTCGTCTGAACATAAAAATCCCATTACAATATTATTCAATAATTTGTTTAGTAGTAACAGCCGTAAATCTTTGTTTATACTGTTCTAATTTATTTACAATAGATAAATCATCAAACGTTCTAAATAAAGGTTTGAATCTGATAAGACCGACATCTTCTATCTGTACAATATTAGGTGGATTTATAAGTCTTTCAGCGTATGATGTAGTGTCTGTAGATACTAGTTGTATATTTTCGTAAAAACTAGGTACCTTTTTAGGTTTGGGTCTTACACCACCAGTTGGTTCTTTGATACTTGGGGTTGTTTCTATACTAACTTCAGCTTCCACCAACTCAAAATCATAATCACAAGGATTTATAATAGTACAAGGTTCATTACACCATCTTTCACCAGCGACCCATATTGTTGTTGCTGGTATAAACTGTTCCATAAAAGGTATCCAAAAACTTTGGAATTGTTTTTTATAGTTTTCTAAATTGTATAAACTTAAATAAGTTACCGTAGTTATAGAAGTTGCACTAGTCGTACCCGTCATGTTATAACAAACAGTTGTACCGGCGGATAAAGTAAAACCATTAGGACATGTAAATGATGTACCACTAATTGGGCAGTCAGCGCACATATCAAATGTTAATTCAAGTTCTTTAGTGTTTAAAACTAAATTACTATGTTTTTCTTTTACACTAGATTGTATCCAATAATCTGTATACCTCCAAGGTAATTCAGCATCTAAACTAGGTGCAAACGTTCTATTTATAGTACCCTCACCATTTAGTAAACCAAAAGATCCATCTTCTCTTTCTATGTCATCATACTCTGAGATACCAACTTCAGGTAATCCAGGGTTATAAACCCAAGACTTTTTATTATCTATTACTCTTTTTAATTTAAAACCAGGACAATCTCTACCACTTAACCTATCCGAAGTTTGAATTATTTGACTATTACATAAAACTTCTATATTATCAACAAAAATATCATAAGTACAACAACAATTTAAACCGGCATAAAATTCTATGTCAACAGTAAACTCCACTGTAGTTGGTGTGGGTGGTAGTGTGGCTTCTAATTTTACCCAAGTATCAAAACCACTTACATTTGCATTATATTGGTTGATTTGTGTTAAAGCGTTATTTAAAGTATCATCACTTATTTTTATTCTAGCAGATATTGGGTCTCCGTTGTTATAACATTCTTCTTTTTTCGGTTTACCCACATATAACCATAAATTTATTGTTAATTCACTTTCACAAGTAATACCCATTGGTTTTTCATTCAATGAAAATATAACAGGTAAACAATCACTATTAGTTGTAGTGTCTATATTTTTAAAATCATCGTTTATAAAACATTTACTTGTGTTAGTATCGTACACCCAAGTCATGGAATAATCACTAGCTAGTTTTTCACAACAAACTTTACTTAAATCCACACCGTTACTATCCACCAATATTTGTGTTGATAGATAATTTTTGGTTGTAACACCAACTAAAGAACAGGCTGGTTGTATTATTTCTGGTGCTTCAGAAACTCTTTGGTTTGATACATTGATGTTTTGATTAACGTATGTACAACAATTAACACAACTTTTTGTTGCCTTACTATTATAGTTATAGGCCAAAGGATCTTTACACCCTTCAACCGTATTAACATATTGACACCTTGTTGGTGTACTTTCTACTATGTTATAAATTTTATAACTATTTTGGTTTGTGTCCCATATTTTAGCCTTTGTTGTTGTACCTTCAATAAACCAAAAATGAGGTTCAACAATTATAACTTCAGGATTAATACCATTAGGGTTTTGAACCTCACGATAGTTAGTCGCTAAAGGATTTAAACATCCTAATATTTGATTTTCGGTATTTAAACTAGTTATAGGTCTTAAAGCCATTATCTTTTATATATAATTATTTTTATTTACGTTTTTATCCGTTACTTATTGGAAAATATGGTTGTAAAATTAACTCATCATAAGTTGGTACTACACAGTTTTGATTTGTGTTGGTTAAAGGTACTGTTGGTATTTGTTCATTACTTTTTAAAACAACCCAACTACCTGAAGAGTTTAAAGCTAACAAATAATCTATCGCCTCAACATAATCCCATCCATCATTAATTGGATCATCCACTGGTAGTAGATTACCGGCATAACTTGTAAACACATCTATAGAACAAAATTCATTAAGTCCGGCTACAGTATAGTCGTTATAGAAACTATTCATAATTGTTATGTCACAAGTGAAAGCACCGTTATTTTTAATATCATTTGGGAATGTAGCGTTTGGTATATAATCTTCTAAATAATTATAATATGTTTGTAACATATTATTCAATAGGTCAATTAACTCATCAACAGTTTTAAAAGTAGTGTTGTTAAAATTGTATATCTTATTTCTATATAATGGATTATTAGTTAATTGATAATATGTTTGTTCTTCATATACTTTTTGTAAACAACCCCAACCCTTAACTAATATTCTATTCATTTCTAACAATTGTAACAGAGCATCCTCACATTTAGTTCCTGTGGGTTCATAAGTTATGATACAATCTTTTAAACATAATTCAGCCTCACCTGCTGTGGTATTACCACCAGTGTCAATACCTGTACCACCACCATCTGTAGGCGTTTTTACAACACATATAGTCCCATTCCATTCATAACCATAATCAACACAACATTGTGATGTTAAACTTTGATTTGTTGAATTGTCTCTAACTTCTGTTCCGTTATATATTGTTATGTTTTGAGGACATGCTGAACAATAATATTTTTCACCCAATGAATTAGCGAATGAAGATCCTAAACTATCCGTTAAAATTGTACCATTAGAAACTATATTTATAGAACCAAAAGTCCAACTACCGTATTTTGTACAACAATTTTGTGATAATAAATTACCTTTATCATCTACAAATACATGACTACTATTTACTTGTGCCGTATTACAAGGATCATCTTGTGGTTTAAAACAGTAACCATTAACATAATTACCACCCCTTAATTTACAACAATTATTATCAACAATAAATTCACCATTTTTTGATATTAATAAACAACCATAATTTTTGATTGAACTTGTTAAAGCGTTATTAACCTTTTCTTTAATAATTGAATCTGAAGCCTCACCTATTGGTCCAAATATTTTAATATATAAATCGTTAATTTCTTGTTGAGTTAGTCCGTTCACAAAACTTCTAGCATCACAAATTTTAGTTATGTAATTTTCAGGTTGACACCAATAACAAGTGTAAGAATTAACCAAATCAATTAATCCTAAATTTTTGTTTGGTTGTTCTCTAAATAAATTCGCGGATTGATAAACAAATTCACTGTCACAATCAACACATTCTAAAAGTTTACTTGCCTGACATTTTATACTATCACTTGTTATTATTAAATTATCACTACAATTTAAACCTGTTTGTAACTTAACATAACATTCTTTTTGATAACAAAAACTACCATCCCAATACACATCAAAACCTAAATTATCTTTATTACAACAATCTTTAGGTATACCTATTATTGATTGGCCTGAAACCATACCAACAGCACAAGGTGGGTTTGATCCGTACTGTGTATAAACTTGGTTGTAACAAGTGTCTTTTTGTTCTAAAGTTAAAGAAGTATTAGAATAACAATTAATAATAGCTTTTACAAGCCTATCGTTTTGATTTACCAACACATCTTTAGATGGTGGACATACTATAGGGGGTGTTGTTTCAGTTGGTACACTTGCCAACCAAGTACCCATACAACATTTTTCATCTGTTATAGGTTTTTTATCGTTTAAATTATAAACAATACCGTCTTCACCGTAAAAAATTTCTGGACAAAGATTACATACATCTGAATTAGTTTCAAACGTTAAACCCATAAATGTTTGACTACCCTCTTGTTCTATTGGTGGTGCGTATATTGTTTTTGGTTCTGTTAAACCCGCTGATGTTACAGTTGCGTTATTTACTTGTCCGTTATTATTTAATACATTAGCATAATCAGAACCATAATAAGGTATAGGTAAGCCTAACTCTGTATCTACAGAAAAAGTACCTTTGTTATAATTGTTAAATAAATTTTCAGTTTTAGGTACAGTAACAGTAGTATTTCGTAAACCTTGTAACACTGTACTATCAATAAAACATTCATATTGGTTAAAATATTTTTTACCGTAATCGTATGGTCCTATATGTGGGTTGTTACCAATAGTACTTTCACTACCACCATTATACCAAAAACCGTCCATTTGAAAATAATTATCTGTTGTTGTTGGTAACTTTGATGGGAATCCAAAATCATCCATAGGTATAACGGTTAAATCAACATTTTCTATACCACCATATAAATTAGCTAATATTTCATATATTTCTACAGTATTTAATCTATTTTCAGCTAAATAAACAAATTCATTTAACGATAACATACATTGTGGTATATTAAATAAACTAAAGAAAAATTCTATAACTTTTCTGGTACCCTTAGATTTCCATAACCACCACGCGTTTATAACCAATCTTCTCCAAAGTTCTACATCCAATTCTTTAGTCGATAATCCCATAGATTGTCCACTAAATACTGTTGTTAGTGGTTTGTCCGTTATTTCTTTTAAGTTAAAATTGTCAGTTCCAACGGTTAGTAAAACATCAAAACCTAATGTTTTAGCCATTATCTTAATTAATTCATCAGCCGTATTATCCAACTTGTCGTAAGTAACCACATTAGCAAAAGAAATACCATCTATGTATTTTTTAACCTCATCAAATTCTCTACCATATATTTTTAAAAGTTTATTAACTTTTCTTCCATAAATTTCTTGTCCACCACCATCTGTATCATATTCGTGAATTGATTCCGAAACAAATCTTCTAGATACTAAATCTGTTTTATATAAATCAAAATCTTTTGCCGTTTGTAATATTTTTTCAACATATAAACTATATTCGTTTGTGTTTATATCTATATTGTAACCATCCGATACTGGCCATGTGAAATTTTTGTTTGAAAAAGATATAAAACCATCAACCTCAGATGGTACTAAAAAAGAACAAGTGTACTGAGGTACAGTCATTCTATTTAGTATTAAATTTTCAAAATCAGTTAGTTCTTCAAAAAATAAATTAACTTCATTATTATTAGGTTTTAAATGATAAGTTAATGAACCAAAGGTTGATCCTGATAATTGTGTGAAAGGATTACCTTTAGTATTTATTCTTATATATGAATAATTTGTGGTTGATCCTGTGTAGCCAACAACAGGAAACTGATTACCATTTATTTCTATAACATATTTTGAATAATCTCTAGAAAGATTAAATATCTCGTCAGGTTTTAAATCAACAAAATCTTGATTGTCATCTACTATTAATTCGAAGGGGTTACTGATAACACTTTTAGGTATTAAAAAAGATGCAACACCGTTAATTTGGTCATACTGAAAAGATAATACTGTATTTACAGCTATATTTGTTTTAGATAAAGGGTTTAGATATATAGAACCTTTCCATTTTTGTATTATTTGTTCTAATGTAACTCTAATGAGTTCATAAAAAGAACCAAAATAAACATACCTACTAATGTTGTTTGGGTCAAAATTTAAAAAAATATTTAAATCATTCGTTTCTAAAGTTATTGAATCCGACTGACTTAAGTTTAAATTTTCTAAATTGTAGTATTCCGACCACTCACCACCTAAAATAAAGTCTTTACTTAATCTGGGGCTTACATTTGTAGTTACATTAAAATTACCAAAAGTAAAAAATGCGTCACCGCTTGTGAATTGTAAACCAACTAAATCTGGTGAGAAATCACCTTCTCTTCTTTTATACGCATCAGTTAGTGAACGAGGTACTACTTTAACGTTTGACATTAGGCTAATGGTACATTTGTAATTGTATTGAAATCTTTGGTGAAATCAATATTATCAACTTCTTGACGAACTTCGTATAAAGGTTCACCAGTAAATTGGTCTTGTATTTCGTATAAGTTGTATTGTTTATATATACGATTTTGTTCATCGTAAATAGTATATTTACCATCAACAATTGACTTGGTTTGATTGCCAAATATACCATACGCCAATGTTTCAATATCGTGTTCAACCATATTAACCTCCAACAAAATTGGGTTAAAGAATGTATTGGTTATAGATATTTCTTGTCCTGGTGTACCTATATCTGGAAATTGATTTGGTCTAACATTAGGTGCTGAACTTGGTGTTAATGTACAAAAAACTAAATTTGAGTTATCATTAAACCTATATTTAACTGATTTTTGTACTGTGTTTGATTGATTAGTATTTATAGCTTCAGTTCTGTTTGCTGATGTTATAATTCTAAAAAAATTAGGTATCTTACTACCATTGTTTTGGTTATAATATTCAACACGATATCCTATTAAAGATCCGGCATCTTGTATACCTAAAGTATCTAAATCTAAAATAATACCTTTAATATCAGGAAAAGCTGCTAAAACACCACAATCAGTAATTTTAGTTCTAACCTCTTTTGGTTTTATAACAATAGAATAAATACCTTTAGTTGAAAACTGTGTTACAGGTAATTCTAAATTATATAGACCATCAAATAAAGGTGTCCCGTTTGTGTTAGTTGTTGGATCATTAAATCTTGATATAACCTGATTAGGGTCTAACGCTGTTAATGGAATTGTGGGCCTAACATCTCTTGATGGCGCATATGTATAATATATATCCATATCTGATGGTGTAACCGATGATGACCTAACTATCCCGTATTGTCCTGTTGCCATATTTTTTTTTTAACTATTTTCTACTATATTATAATATCCGTTTCTATATTCAACTAAACCTTCTAAACTTTTGATTTCAGCCAATCTTGAATGTCTCTCAAAAACAGCTACAGACATTCTTTCTATAAATAGCTCGTTGTTTACTTTTGGTGGGAAAACTAGCCCCATTTTTGCTTCTTCTTTTACATCAAAAGTTAATTGGCTATTACCATATAAGTAAGGTTCAAAATCATAACCACTTGAGGTAGTTGAGAATGTTGTTGGATGTGTTTTAGTATCAAATTGATTTGTCGATGGTCTATATGTTGTTACGTAATCTATGTCACCTATTGTGTAATAAATCTTTGTATAACCAGTTTGTAGTATAGGATCTACGTAATCTATATTAGTTATGACATATACAAAACCATCAGTAATACCACTATTACCTACTTTAAAAGGTCTAACGTTATCGTATGTACTAATTACATCTAATTTATGTGAAGTCGTTCCTGATACCATTATATTGTTATATTATCTGTTGCTGTGCAACCATTATTATCTGTAACAGTAACACTTAATACGCCGTATCCGGTAGTGTGTACGTTAGATGTTATGTCATTACTACTATCACTCCATAAAACAGTGTAAGGAGTAACACCACCGTTAATATTTATAACACCTTGTCTATCAGACGCCGAAACTTCAATTAATCCTAAGTTTATCGATAAAACTGATTCTGGTTGTGTTAAAGTTACAAAGGTTGTTGCAGAACACCCAACATTAGATACGCTTGTAATTGTGTAATCACCAGCGGTTAAACCTGTTAATATAGACGTACAACCACTACCCAATACGTGTGAACAAGTACTTTTATAAACACCATTAGCATAAAAATTAATATTACCAGCGGGCGTCGGTAATGTATAAGCGTCGGAAATGAATGTTGTCGTGGCAGTTATTTGTGTTGTATTACTATAACAAGGTATATCATAACCATTTATTTGTGATGGTTTAGTTATTGTTATATCAAAATCTTCTCTGTGGTAAACTGTTTGTGACAATCCATTAAATGTACAACCATTACCATCTGTAATATCAAACGTATATAATGAAGCTTCTAAATCGGTTATATTTAATGATGATGATGTAGTGTAGAAATTATATTGTAAACCATTACGATAAGCTGTTATTGAATAAGATCCGTTACCACCAAAAGGGTTTATAGTTATAGAACCTAAATCACCACCAAAACATCCAGCATTTGATAATAAATTTACGGTAGCATTAACAACAACTGGTTGTGTTATAATTATTGGTGTTAGATTATAAGTTGATCCTACGGAATCTGTGATTAATACACTATAAGTATTAGAACCTATGTTTTTAAACATACCAGTATAATTAGAAATAAATCCAGGTGATAATGTATAGGTATAACCAGTACCCATATTACCGCCAAAACCTATAACATTAATCTCGCCATTATTACCACCAAAACAATCCACGTTGATTGTTGTTATTACATTACCAGATAATACACTTGGTTCAGTTATTTTAAAAATAGAAGATACTGTTACTGGTGGTACTGTGGAATCCGTGGTTTGAACTAAATATGTACCAGCACAAAGTCCAGTTATGGTAGAAGTTGTTAAACCTAAACTTGTCCATGTTGTGGCCGTAACACCTGTATTTATAAACCAATTATAACTGTAAGGTGCTAAACCTCCAGATGCAACAACCGAGGCTGAACCATTACATGTTCCATTAATATCATTAACTTGAGAATTAAATAAAGAAGTTGTTGTATTTAAAATTTCTGCTTCTGGAATTAAAAAAGAATGGTAGGATATATCACAATTGTTATCTGTAATCTTTAATGTATAATTACCAGCCTTTAATCCTGTTGGGTACAGTGTGGTTGTATTGTTATAATTATTAGGTCCAGTCCATTTAAATGTATACTGTTGTGAACAATTTGTAATATTGTTAACATTAATAGAAGCATCGGACGCACCGTAAAATGAAGGTTTTATTATTGTAGGGTTACCTACACCACAATTATTTAAAACCAAACAAGGTTTTTGTGTTGTTCCAGTATTAGACGTGGTGTCCCATATACCTGTAAAACCCGTAACAACGTCAAATATTGGGTTTTTAGTGTCTGTATAAAGACCTAAATCTTCAAATGACTGAGTTAAAAATATAGGTATGTATATTGTAGTGGCAGTGATTGTTAAATTACTATCCCTACCTATGTCTTGATAACCTACATTTCTTTTAAATAACTCCATTATTTTAATATAAACTCTGTCATTGTTATTGTGTTATTAGTGTTAGCACCAACATTAGGTGTTACTAAAAAATTATAATTACCATTATTATTTTTAGGGTTTATAAATTCTACTCTGGAAGTTCTCCACCCTCTATTGTTTATGTCTTTATATGTATTTATATCTACAGGCATTGTAACATTAGATGGTGGGTTTATAAATCTGTGTATTTTGCCTGTTTTAGCATTAAAAAATCTAGCGTCCATATATAAAACTCGGTTGGTGTTATTATCAACAAAGTATTGGTCGTTTCTTAACCAATATAAACGGTTTAAACTAAATTCAGGTTTTAAAGTATAATCAACATCAATATCTTCCGTAAATATTAAAGAATTATTTTCACTATCATTACTGTCATAAAAATATAATCTAAAAAAACTTTTTTTAAACCCGTTTTTATTTTTTGTCACATCTTCAGTTGTGAAACCAGCCAAACTATAATCCATATTCATACTAGAAGTGTTGGGATCCCAAAATTTAAAACTAATTAACAAACCTTTATTGTTGTTGGCAGTCAAATTATTAAAATTATATTTTAAAGTTTCACCGTCAATTATTGGGTTTATCATTTTTTCTTTTTCTTCATTTATAACATCTAACATTTTGTCACCAAAAAACAACGGTGCTATTGTTTGAGTTATCGGTAAAGGTATAGATTTATATAACCCATTCAACGTGCCACCTGTCAATGTTGATGTTGCCCCAGTAATTTCTTGAAATAAATTTTGTATGGTATATTTTATTAACACTCTTCGTTTATATTAACAATTGCATTATCAACAGTTTGTGTTGTGGTTTGTGTTGTAGTTTGGGTTGGTGGTGGGACATATATTGGTTGTACTCTAACGTATAAGTTTTTATTAAAATAAAAATAATTGGCCCCATTGTTAAAAGGATAATCAACGCCATTATTATCATCCTCATAGTAACCTATTGGTAATAAATCTTTCCAAGCCAAAGATCCATCGGCATATGTCACAAAGTTTTCTGGTAAGTCAATAACTATTTCATCAGCATCTGCCGTTTCTATTTGTGTAGAGTACACTCTGATTTGTAAATTTTGAAATGGTTTGTAATAATAACCTCTTCCGTTTGGGTTACTATTTAACCCAAATCTATGTATTACGTCAGCAACAGGCCTTTCAATAATTTCTAACATGTTAAATTCAACAAATTCACCAAAATAAAAATCACCCGAATTAAATACTAAATCACCGGCTTGGTTTACACTTTCAGTTCTTTGGGTTTTCTTTTCAACCGAACCGATACCATTAGGGTTTATTTTTGATATGGTTTCTAAACCATTACTTAAATTGGTAAATGTGGCATTAAAGTCCCAATCTGCCACAACATCACTCCAAGGGTATGTTTTTAAACCAGCTCTTTTTATTATGGTATAGTATAATTCAGAAATTTTACCGTTTCTATTGTCCTTTAAATTTTTAATGTTGATGTCTTTATTATATTGAAATGCCCATGTATCGTTAGCTGTACCTATTTTAGGATCAATTACATTACTGTATATGTTGGAACTAAAGGCACATTTATAAACTTCATATTCATTTGATGTTAAAAGTTCAAAGTACCTAATATAATATTCTGATGGTGTACAATCTAATATTCTATATTTTGCTGAAGAAAAATTGTAGTTAGCCAAAGTTTCAACTTTAACTATAAAAACATTTGGGGCTAATATATTAACAACTTTCCAAACACCATTTAATGGGTTTGAAGATCCTACTCTAATATCAACGAAATTGTTAATACTTAATTCATGGTTTGATGTAGTTACTATTTTTGTGTACCCCATACCTGTGTTACCACTAATATCGGTGGATTCGGTATAGTTAAATGTATTGGGATTGTTAAAAGATATATCGTTTTTAGATACATTTAATACTCTTTTAAAATTATTATAATTTGTTGTAACACCAGTCACCGTATCAACAAATGTGTCTAAAGTGACTGAAGTTTTTAAATCATTACCACTAATACCTAAAGATTGTACTCTATGAAACCCTTGGTAGTTTGTATCAACTAAATATACAAAATCACCTATTTCTAAATTATGTCTCTGTACACCAATTATCGTTAATTTATTAGATCCGTTAACAAAAGTGGAACTTAATTTTGTATATTGTAAACCACGGTAAGCTTTGGTTTTTAACCCAAAAACAGGATGAGAATATTTTATTTCATATTCATCATCCATAAATGAAGGATATGTTATTTGCATAACCCAATTATTTGGTGTTGTTGGTGGGTTGTCCTTGAATAAAGGATCCCAATCATTAGATGTTGCTGTAGTAGATAAAGCGTTTGATGTGTAGATGTTTAATTTACCGTTAAATCTATATTTGTTACTTTCATTTCTTTCAACTTCAAAAACATTTTGAGCATTAACAACCTCAAAAAAAACCTCATTATTTAAAACTTTAGTTTTATTCTCTAAGTCTAAACTTAAGTTAGTGTTTTGGTTGGTGGCGAGTTTGTATCTCTTTTCACCTATTATATTTCTAATACTATTCATTAAGATTTGACCCTAACTCTAATGTCTGTTTGTGGATATTTTATTTCAAACATTGTATCATATTCACCAAATAAAACATAATCCAAAGTTAAATCAATTTGTTTGGTTACGTTATCTATATAACTTTGTCTTGTAAAGTTTAAAGAATAATTACCACCAACTTTGTTGTAAGCTTTTATGTCTGTAATATTTAATACACCGGCTACATTATTAATTTGTTCTATTAATTGTGATATGTATATGTTTTGACCCATTTGCCATTTATTTACATCAAAATAACTTGTTATTGTGTTAATAACATTGTTAACTATCTCAGCCTGATTAAAAGATTTATCTGTATATAAATCAATATCAAAAGCTAAATTAATAACTTTACCGTCTCTAATTAAAACATAATCATTAATCATACGATAATCCGCTAACCAAGTTGACATATTTTCTTTTAATGTGTTGGTTGACGAGTTATCTAATTTACCTTGTGAGTTTAAACCCAATACAGCAAATTCTACTTTATTTTGATTTTCAGCCACTTGCATTCTAAAAGGGACACCAAATTTACCTGGCATTTTAAATATGGTTGCTATATAATCTTTTATCGTAACCGCTCTATTCTGTGACGCAAAGTTATACTTTGTCATCCATCTAATTTCATCAATTGTTGGTTCATCACCACCACCAAAAGCCGGTATTGGGTTGTTAACCCTTAAGGATTGTCTAACAGCTTGGTTGTTGGTAGTGTTAGGTCCATTTACAAACATATCTACAAAACCAACACTATTTATAACATTAGCACCTATGTTAGCCGTAGTACCACCACCTACTCTATATCTAACATATAAAGTCGTATTAGGTCTAGGTATTTCACCTAAAGCAGTACTATTAAAAAAATTAGATACTTGTAAAACATATTGATTTGTTGTGTAAGCTTGTAAGTTTTGTTGATCGGAAAAACCAGAACCAAATGTTATTTTACAAAAGCCAGTGTCAGTATATTCTTTAATAAACTTTCTATTAACGGACATCCATTTACCTGGTTTTATACCAGTATTATCGGTACTTCTATTTGGATCTTCTACAAATATTTTATCTTCAGCTAAGGAATCTACCTCCCACCATCTTAAATTATTATCAACAAATTCGGCTGTTGTTGGGTTATTTATAAATGTGGTACCTTCTTTTGTTATTGCCTGTTCTATAGATACAACATTATTATCGGGTAATATGATTTCTAAAAAAGGTTTAGCATCTCTATCAGTTATAATTTTTTTATATATTTTACTAATCCCGTTTGATACAATTTCTCTTTTTACTAAAGTATAACTAACTATTTGATTATTAGCGTTTATATTTGGGATAATTAGTCTGTTGGGTATGCCACCTGTACTAAACGGTGAGGAAAAGTCTATATCATCTAATGTTTCAAATGTTTGTCCAGCACCGGCAACTTGGGTTCCATATTTTATTGTGGGAGCGTATCTCACATCAAAAGTGTCCCCAAAAACTGGTACGACAACAGAAAAATCTACAAGTGTTATGGAAGACCTTCTGCCAGGTATTTTTAAACCTAAAGTTCTGGCGATATTCATTACAGACCTTCTTTCTTGTGCATAATCAATTTGTGTTTCGGTAAACATTTTATCTGTATGATAAGATAACATGTCAGACACAGCTGCATTTAATTCGATTAACATCATACCTATTGATGCGTCATTAAAATCTTGATATAACTCAGGATAAAAATGTCTTACATAATTTATCAATTCCCCTCTTACATCGGCAAACTGTCTGGCAAAATAATTTATTTTTTTCTCGGCCATTTTATATTTCTAATATTACAAAGTCGTTAGATTCAAAAGCACCTGTAGTTACAACATAATCTAGTCTAACTATAACTGCATGAATATTATTTTCAGATGGTGTTACCGTTAATTCAGTAACATTTAAATTTGGTATGAACTTGGATATAGCTGTATTAATTTCGTTTTTAATAGCACTGTAACTAGGTTCATCATTTGGTTCAAAAATGTATTGTCTTAAATTAGCACCAAAATCTGGCATATACAATCTTTCACCTTTATTAGTTAATAATAAATGAACCAAATCCGCTTTAATAGCTCTTTTTGGTTCGGTATTCATTTCTAAAAACTTGCCTTCAGGGTCATCAGAAAATGGAAACTGTATGTTAATAAATCTTTTTTGTGCCATTCTAATACTTTTCTTTATAAATATCCATTTAAGAAATTTACCACCAAAAAATAAAATATAAAGTGTAATTTTTAGAGCATAAAAAACCCCTCACTAGGAGGGGTTTTAATTACCCATGTTTTTTACGTATTTCGTATAAGGTTGGTATACCGAACTTGATTAAAGTGTTGTTGGATATACCTTTATTCTTAGATATAATTCCATCGTTTTTAGATTTACTAACATACAAATCTAAGTTATTTATAAGTTCTTCTATTGTTATATTGTAATGTGTTCGTATCTTATTTAAAGAATTGATTAACATGGTTTTATAGTATGATGATCCATCTTTCCCTTTATTCCATGGTTCTTTACCCATTAATGATTTACTAATTTTTTCTTTAGTATTATTACCGTGTTTTTTACCGTACATACCGTTTTTTTCTCCACTGGTTAACTTACTCATATTATTACGATATTCTTCAGTTTTCATGTAAGAAAAATCTATATTTTTAATAGATTTTAATAACTTTTCTTTGTGTTCATCTGTTCTTTCGTACTTTCTTAGAGCCTCTGATATTTTACGTTTAGTATCTTCTGAATGACCTTTACAACCTTGTTTTTTACGTGATTCTTCTGTATATATACCATAAGTAGTTCTGCTAACATTGTACCCTATACTCCTATCTGTTGAGTTTAATTTATCTATCCAATACAATTCTCTAGAATTTAACTCCTCGTGTGTTGAACACCTTTCTAATATTTCTTTTTTGAAATTTGATTTACCGTATTTTTTTATAGCCTTGGTTATGTATGTTCCACTACCTAAGTAGTGGTCATCATCGTTTTTAGATTGACCTACGTATATTTTATTATTTAATAGATTTGTTGTTTTATATATAATCATACAAATAAATATTTTTTATCAAAAAAAAATCCCCACATTGTGGGGATTTTAATTAAATTTAAACTACATCGTTTTTTGTTAGTTTGCTAAGATCTATATCTATCTCACAATTATTTCCGGAACATGCCAAATTTTCACTTAAATCAGTATTATCATCCAATTCTACCACTTTAGTTAAATCAATATTGTGTAATGTCTTAAGTAAATTTTCATAAGTCGTTTTATCACAATCCTCAAATGGTGCTTGTTTGTAAGTATGGTTTGAGTAAGGTAATACGGATAATCCGTTATAATAGTCTCTATTATCCCACATCCACTGACCAACTAAATCCCATTCATTGTCTTTGATAGAGATTGTAGCGGATACATTATGTGTGTTGGATCCTGTTCTGTGACCACTTCTAACCCATTCGTGTGAAACCTTTTTAACACGTTCAAGTAATTGGAATACGGATTCTGTTCTAACAATAGCTCCTTCTGGTGCCTTTTGTGGAATAGAAATAACAGCCGTATCATGTGGTCTAAAGTATTCATCCTCTAGTAATTCAGGGTGGTAAATAGATAAGTAACTATAGATAGCCTCGTTCTTACCAACACGAACACGTCTAACATAGTAATCATTGTGCCATGCGTGAATACCTGAAGATGTACCTAATACTAATGAAGAAGTACCTGAAGGTTTAACTGTAGTAGTTCTAGCTGCCTTATTAATACCTAATAAACCTGCCACTCTTTCATTTTCTTCTTTAGATATTTTTGCTGCCTTCTTCATGTCGTAACCCAATACAACACCTGAACCAATACCTGTCATACCAACACCTATGAGAGCGTCTTTCTCAGTTGTACGTTTCCATACATCTCTTAAGTAGTGGAAATCAGTGTAACCAGCCTGTAATGTACCAATGAATGTTGCCGCTTTAACTCTCTCTTCGAAATCTTCTTGAGATGTAATATCTGAAGCGTTTACCTCACATAAGTTACAAAACTGATAAGGACGTAATGCTATCTCACAACAATTTCCAGTTACAACTTTAGATATCTGAAAACAGTGTGTTTCGTCATAGACAGATATATCCCAAACATTTTCCTTAATGTTTGTTAGTTCTACCGATTCTACTTCTATCTGTTTAGGGTCAACAATATTATATCTGAATTCATAAGAATCTAATATATCTTGTTTATATTTATTACTTAGTTTAAATAAATTTCTGAAATGTTTAATAGACGCTCCTTCACAAATTTTTAAATCATACCTATCAAATTCATTATCATAGCCATCTAATTTAGATTTTTTATGTTTAATTTTTGTTTTAACACCATAAAAACCTAATAACTCGGAAACATCATCAATTAATTTTTTATGACTAGAAGTTAATGTTATTCTTTTTTGTGTTTTAGAAATATTACCATCTGAACTAAATAAGCCATCTATTAGACCTTTTCTATATTCTTCGGAACCATTCTCCCAAACGGCTTTAGGTAAACCAACATTTTTATCCACAATACCAAAGTTTTTTATATAGGTATCAACTTGTTTATTATTAATACCTATCTCTTTAGTTTTAGTATCCACCAAAATTATTTGCATTTCTTCTTCATGGTTTTCAAATTCTTTTCTAAATCTTTTTTTGAAACTTCCATTAAATTCTGGGACGTTTGTTTTAATAGTGTTAATTAACCTTTCAGATATGTTAGATTTATCATCTAAGTCAGAAACTATCATACCATATTCTGAATATTCTTTTCTATTTGTTACCCATCCGTCACCAATTAACCATCCTGATAAGAAACCATCTTCATAATTACCTAAATCACCGTCAAATAATTTAGATTCCCTTAAAATTGGTAGTTTATCTCCAGATACTAAATCAGGGGTTTTAACTTTAATATATTTAGTTCCGTCCCATACAGGCCATTCGTGTTCTGGTGTTGCAAAATATTCATGTCCATCACTTAACGTTAATTTCCATAATTGTTTATCCACACCAGATAACCAACATTTAGCCTCACTAATTTCACCATTTAAGTTTTTAACATAAAACTTTTTATCCTGTAAATCTTCAATAGGAAATATACCTTCTGTTGTTAAAACTTTTGTACCGGCTCTCAGTGATGGGTTAGTCCCCCAATCTTTATCGTTAGATAAGTAGATACCAGGTTCACCTGAACCACTTAACTCAATACGTTTCCAAATGTCCATAAAATATTCTTTGGTGATTTTATGTCTCATTAAAACAGCTGAGTTGTTAGCTCTACCTCTCTGTGGATTTAATTCCCACCAATTACCTGATTTACATGCCAACATTTCATCATCATCAGCTGAAAATAATGAAATTAAAGCCGCTCTACGAATACCACCAGCTAAAACTGCATCAGCGATAAAACATACAATATCATGAACTTCAATTGGTTTTAATTTATCACCGTCATTTTTTGTATCTAAAATCTTTTTAATGTTATGGATACAATCTTTTAGAGGTTGAGGTCCTGGTGCCTTTCCACCTGATGTTACTAATCTTGCACCTTTAGGTCTAACATCAGAATAATCGAATATAGGGGTGGAAGATTTAGAACCAAAATACGATTCAATCAAAACTTTGATAGCGTCAGCCCATCCTTCAATAGAGTCACCGATAAGGTATCTTCTAGTTCTATTTGTGTTTGGTTTTTTAATTTCTGGTAATTTATCAACATGATGTCTTTGTACCGAATAACCAACCCCTGTACCACCTAATAGTAAAAACATCGCTTCAGCGAAAGAATCCGTATGGTCAATTGGCATGTATGCACAATTGTAAATTCTGTTCGGTGAAATTTCAATTGGTTTTCCGCCAAATTGAAGACTTCTCATTGAGGGTAAAACTTTTTTATCATATACTAATTTATATACCTTTTCAATTTCATCTTTAATTTGTGGATATTTTTTTTGGTGCATTTCTTTATTTCTTGTCACCAATTCTTCCCACGTTTCTCTTCTGTTTAACTCAGGAACATACTTAGCGTATTTCATGTGGACTGTTATGTCTGAGAGTATTTTACTTGAAATCTCCATTTTTAATAATTTTTTAGAAAATTTGTAATTTTTTAATTGTTTTGTTTTTGTAACTCTTTTGCTCTTTGTATTCTATCACGTGTATGTGCTTCTTTTTTCTCCTCTTGTTTCTTTTCGTACCCTAAGAATGTGTTTGAGGATTCTGTGTCTATATACACCCTACCGTTATCAAATGTACAGTCTTCGAATACAACACCATCACGACCAAAACGTGATTTTAAGACTGCTATTGTAGCTCTACCAGATTCTTTTTGTGGAAGAGTTCTTGCTATTGACATAATGAAGTGTCCGATTTGAGCTTTCTTAATTGAACCTCCCATTTGGTCACCTGTAACAACATCGGAACTAATAGAACTTCTATTACCCTGTACTGCTGTCCAACCTACCATACCAAATTCACTTAACATAGATTCAAAACCTCTCATAACGTTACCTTCACCAGACCATTCATCACTATACTGACGTGTTGATTCAACACAATCGATATAGTCTAAAATTATCATGTCAGGTTTAAAACCATTAGAAATTTCATGTCTAACAAAAGATTTTATTGTTTGCATGGTTGTTCCCTCAGATGAAAATTTTCTAATTTTGAGGTCATTGTTACGGTTAAAAGTTACTTCTTTGTGTTTAGCTAAAACTTCTTCTTTTCGGTCAGCTAATTCATTTAAATTAATACCTGACCAACACGCTAAATGTTTTCTTTTAATAACATCAGGCATGTCTTCAAATACTATTTGTAAAACATTATAACCTTCATTGTAAGCCGTATTAGCTAATTTTGTTAATATGGTGGTCTTCCCAATCCCGTATGGGGCTAAAATAACACCTAACTCACCTTTAGACAAACCACCATCGGTTAAATTATCAATACCACTTATTCCTGTCGGAATTGGGTGTCTAAAGTCTTTTTCTAACACTGCTTCAATGTTTTCGGTGATGGAAGTACCGTCATCTTTTTCGGAACCTACAGCTAAAGCTTCTCTTAAAATTTCAGCACAAGTTTCATAGTTGTCAAACTCACCATTATCAACAATCTTGTTAATTTTTTCATTGGCTTTTTTAAGTTCTTGTTGTCTACAGAAATTTAAAGCTTTACCCTGAATAAATTCCCAATCTGTTACAACCAAATTACGAATTTCATTTAACATTTCAAATACATAGTCCTGAGTTACTTTGTCTTTAATCTCCATTCTAAAAATGGTTTCTAAAGTGTCGTAAGCTGGAACTTTTTCGTACTTCTCATAGTAGTCTTTAATTTGGGCTACTATGAGACGAAAATATTCATTATCGAAATACTTGGCGTGTACAATGTCGATAATTCTGTCAGAAAATTTTTTATTCGCTGGATGTAAGAGTTGGTTAATTAATTCGGTTTGAAACTTATAACCGAGATACCCTAATGTAACATTTTTACCCATCTTCTTACTTTGTATATTCATAAATAGTGATTACAATTTTATGCTTGCGTATTCCACAGTAAAATTTTCTTGACCTAATGTTTCTTGAATACGAGATATAATCTTAGAAATTAATTCACGAATATCAACACTATATCTAACTCTTTGTGGGTAAACATTACCAGTAAAACGTTTAGCTATAATAGTTTTTTCATCTATTCTAATTTCAAAATCAAAAATATCTTCTTTTTCATAGATTGGTGTTCTGTTAATTTGTTCTTCTGTTTGTTTTTCGTATGGGTTAAATTGGTTCCATAAATAATCTATGGCTTTTTCTTTTAGTTGTTCTTGTATCATACCTGTACAATCATCCACACAGTCGTATAAATCTAAAGAGTTTACCGATTTGGTGTTAAAATTTTTTACAGAAAAGTAACGTTGGCAAATAATATTGCCATTAATCTTTAATAAGAATTCAAATTTTTTCATAGTTTTGAGTTTTTGTAGTTTGTTTTTTCTTTTTTGGATAGTTTTATAAAGGGTTCTAAAAAATTTACATAACCATTTTCACCACCAGGTATAGCGTACATAACACCGTCTTCAAACATCATTTTTAATACGTTTTTATAATCACGACCTTCGGGGTTTAATGGTAAATTAATAAGATTTAAAACTTCTTCTTTAGCCTCATCCGTTAAAAGTGGTTGTTGTAGATCTATTATTATTTTATTTATTTCATATACATTACCTTTGTGACATCCTTTAGTTTTACCTTCCAATATTGATTCAAATATCTTTAAATTTTTTTCTTCTTTCAAGGTTTTACTACGTTCAAATATCTCTTCTAAGGTAATTTTTTTATCTTTTATTTCAGGGAAATGGGTTAAAAGTGTGTTTTCAGTAACACCATCAATCCCTTTAATATTATCTGTTGTACATCCTTCTATTATTTTAACTAAACCAGCGTTTTGATAGTGGTGTTGAAAATACCAATTATAATTGCCTACACCCACCAAGGTTTTCTTATCTGCCAAATATAGACTAACATCTTCACAAATTAATTGACACAAATCTCGGTCATTTGTGTAGATAATTACTTCTTCGTTTTTACTTCTATTGATGGAGTAAAAAGATAATAAATCATCTGATTCACAATCGGGGTGTTCATATTGACGCAAGAATAAATCTTCAGCGTAAGCTTTGACTCTTAATTTTTGGATTTCGTAGTTTTCGTCGAAGAATTTAGGTCTATTCCTTTTGTATTCAGGATAGTAGGTTAGTCTTAAATAACCACCTCTCTCACCATCCCACATGATAATAACCTTATCTATTGATAACTCTACTATGAGTTTTCTTAATGTGGTGTAGAATTGGAAAATTCCGCCGATATGTACCTCCTTGTAGAAAACATTTTTCGCGCCATTGTAAGATCTTTTTAATAACACATTGCCATCAACAAGAAGTGTTTTAGTTTTTTCTTTTCTTTTAGTTACTTTGAGCCCCGTCATTGTTTGACACAAAATTAAAGGGTTGGACAATAGTTCTTCTTTCTGATATATTAATTGGGGTTGGATTATCGACTAGAATTCTCAACGATATCAACTCATCTTTTATAGTTTGTGTTTGTGTACCTACTAAGTACTCATGAACCAAAACTGATACGTGGTTTTTAATATCATCACCTAGTGTTTGATATATTAATTGTAATTGTGTCCAGTCGATTCTCATTATTTATTAAGTATAAGTTTATTAAATCTATTAGTATATTTTTCGTTTAAAATAATTTCACCATTTTTAATCATTTCTTCTAATTCAGTAAAAGATATCTTTTTAGGTTCCACCATTTTAAATTTAAAACCGTTCATAGAACAAAATTCTTCAGCGTATTTTCTTTTAATACTATTAACTTGTGTATTCCACAGTTTTTTCGGTTTACACTCTATAATGTATTTATTATTTAAGATAAAATCAGGAAAATAATTCCTTTTCTTACCGTCTATTTCGTACTGAATCTTATATTTGTCTTGTTCACCAGACTCCCAATTAATATTAAACCTTTCGATGATATTAATCAGGTAAGATAATTCCAATAAACTTCTAAAATAAAAATCCTTATACCACCCACCCCAACCATTACCAGATTTTTTTGGTGAGGGTTTACCAAACATGGGATTATTTTCACCAGATGATGATAATGATTGTATTTTTTTAAACTCGGTCATCATGTCATTAGCTACTTCCACCCCGTACTTTTCAACCCAGGATTTGTAATAACCCCTATTGTAGTTGGGGTTATCACTACCTTTAAATTTTTCTGACAATTGTTTTCTAAACTCTTCTGTCTTTATTTTGTTGTAATATTCTTTTCTTTTTTCAGAATTTTTAGATGTTTCCACCATTTTTAACATACTGTCTTTGGTATGTTTTTTACCATAAAAGGGGTTTTTATCACCTTTTCTATTACAACTCAAACATGGTGTATTATTTTTTGTGGATTTCATAAAAGACCTTTTATCTTTATATACCATCTCACAATTACATATATGACAATTTTTTATAAACATATATTATAAATATACACCCAGTGTCTAAAAGTCCTAAAAAACTAGTCTTCAAATAATTGATAATCACCTTCTTTATCTTCTTCCAAAGAAAAGTCTGAATCTACTGCCCCCAATTTTTCTTTCCAAAATTCAGAATAGTTTTTCTTATATTGATCCACAGCTTCTGTAGTATCTTCAATATAACCATGTGGTACGGCTATTATTTTACCATCTTTGTAACCTAAACCGTTTATATGGTTTTTTAACACAGATACTTTAGTACGTATACCAAAACTAACTTTCCTTTTATCTTTGGTTGCCATTATATGTGAAATACCAGACTTCTTTTGATTACCGAATAAAAACACTAAACTAGATGCCAACCAAATTGCCTCACCACCTTTAGCCTTTATTTCTGGTTGTCCAAATGGGTTATCCGGTAAATCCACCCATGGTTGGTTCACTATTATTAAACTGTTTTCATATGGGTAATCCTGTTTTTTTGACTTGGATATTCTTCCACTAATACCTAGACCTATTTTATCAGCTAAAGTTGATGCGTTATGCATTTTACCACCTTTACCTTCAAAGGTCATTTTACAAGGTACCGAACCTACAGAGTCCCAAAAGAAAGCTAAACTATGTGGTAACTCACCTTTTTCTTGAGCATTTAACAAATCATTCATATAATCAGTGATTTGTTCGATATAATCAAAATCATCACGGAATAAGAAGAATCCGTCCCACTCACCTTCTGAATTTTTTTCACAATCTAAACCAAGCTCTTTAGCATGATCAAAAGACCATTTTCTTTCTGTTATTATGAAAACAGGTAAATGACCCTTCTTTTGTGCATCAGCGGCAGCTTTAATTAAAGCTGTGGTTTTAGAACTATTACTGTGGCCTAAAAACATAGATATACCACACACAACAGGCCCTGGTATACCACATGCTTTGTGAAATGCTTCACCACAATCAAAATACTCTGTTTCCTTGTATTTAGTTTTCGTACTAAACTTATTTTTTAAATTGTCTAATGAAAACTGTTTTTTACCAATAGACTTTTTTGTTGCTTCTTTACTTTCTGACATAACTTAAAAATTAAAATGGCATTTCATCATCATCACCAGCCTCATCCTCAACACTAGGGGCTGTATATTTAGCCGAACTTGTAGGAGTTTCTTTCTTAACCGTTTCTTCACCTTTAGCTACAAACTTTTCAAGTTTTTTATCCCAAACAGGTGTTTCACCATTAGCTATAATTTCAAGATATTCAAGTGGAGAAGATTTATAAATTTCTTTCCATGATAAAGTATCTTTAACCCATGATTTAGCTTTTTCTTTATCATTTGTTAACATTGATGGGTCTTCGGCCATAATTGAAATTATTTTGGTGTTGTTTTTATCACCACGGCCTAACATAAGTGTAAGGTCACGACCTTCTCTACCGTCTGCAAGATTTCCTTTTTTAGTGAATAAAGGTATCATTTTATCTAATTCACCTTCACCCTTATAGTTATGACGAAAACGCCAAATTTTAACACCGTCTTCTTCTTTGGAACGGTCAATAACACGAACAAGGTAAAATTTACCTGCTTTGTAAGTTTTAGCTATTTTTTTATCTTCTTCACTACCTGTTGCTTTTAAAGCCTTTTCGACTTCACACAATGGACAAGTTTCACCGTCGTTATGTTCTCTACAATAAAGTTTTCTCCATTGTCCATTAACTTGCATAACGTGAAAATAACCTTCTTCAAAAGGTGATGCACCTTCTTTGGTTGGCATTAAACGAATAGTTGCTTCGCCATTTTTTTCTCCATCTTCTAAACGTGGGTTAAAATACTTTGAAAAGTCCTTTTCTTCGAAATTTTTACTGCCACCAGTATTCTTATTCTTCTCATACTGTGACATGATTGCATCTAATACATTACTCATTTTGTTTTTTTTTAATTGTTTAACATTTATTTAATACGCAGTACATATGATGTATACGTAGGTTAATTATAATGGATAATTAAGATTTTGTAAAGCAGAAAAAAAGGGGAAAGTTTCCCCTTTTCTATTTACTTTTTAAATTGTTCTTTTTTTCTTTTTAGATTCAGGAACAAAAGATTTTTTAATATCTGTTGTGTTGTAATCTTTAACATCTTCAGGTTTTACTTTCCAAACTTTAACCTCACCGTCTTGACTTTCAGCGTCAGGAGTACCTGAAGTAATTTCATAATTATCTTTTAATTTTTCATCATTCCAATAATCAGTTAATTTAACGTTGAACGGATATGAGTCTAATGAACGTAATTCTAATTTTTCTTTAGGTTTTTGTGATTGAATATCTCTCTTAATAACATTAAGTTCGTTAGCCACAGTATCTATCTTTGATAAAGTAGATTGTAACGCGTCAAACTTGGACATTAAATCTGTTATCATATTTTTACCTTCTTCGGCTGCTTTAACAGCCTTTTCAGAATAACCTTTAGCATCGTCAGCACGTTTAACAATATCTGTTACATCTATTTCTTCAACTTCCTCGTCTGCATCTTCAGTTTCTAACTCGTCTGCAGCACTGAATTCATCAGCCGTACCAAATTCGTCGGTGTCTTCTTCCTCCCCACCTTCAGTATCAGCAGTTTCTTCATCACCACCTTCTTCTTCTCCTCCGAAATCGAAATCAGGGTTATCACCACCCTCTTCTCCACCTTCGGTGTCAGTTGTTTCTTCTTCTGTTTCTGTAGTCTCCTCTTCATCGGCATAATCAGTCATATCATCAACTGCCGGATATGTATGTCTATATCTACTTTCTTCCAATGAAGACTTACCTTTGGTTGGATCATAACCAAGAAGTTCTCTATGTCTTTTTAGAGATTCCGATAATTCTTTAGATAAATCTTTTTCCATATTTAGTTTGTGTATTCGTTTAAAAGTTGTCTACCATCATTTGTGATGATTTTTTTATTTTCTCTCTTTACGATTTCTTCAGGGTTGTTAATTAAACACTCATCGGTGTTACAATCTTCTTGTTTTTTACCCTTTAAAAAATTATCCAAATTAGATTGAATATTTTTTTCATTTTTGTTTTTGTTTACTAACATGACACTTTTTTTATATAAATATCGTTAATTATTAAAAAATATTCTTTCAATAGGTAAAATCTCTAAATCCTCCCCTTTGAGTAGTATTATTTTATTTTCATACTTACTCCAATCAACTTGAAAGTCTTTATGATTAACATTACCTTGTAAACCACTTTCTGTTTCTATTAATTTATTTAAAGCATTAATTGTAAACATGGTACTACCTTTTTTATGTATTTGTATGGTTTTAGGGAGTTCTTTTTTTATGTCTATCCTTTTTTCAATATCTAAAGATAGTCTATATGTTAATACATAATCATCATTCATTTTGAAGAAAAAAACATTTTGTTTTTTAACATTAAAATTTTTCCAAATTTTATTTAAGAACCAATCTAACTTATCTTCTTTAAGGAATGACGCTAGTAATAATGTTTTTTGTTGCATCTCTGTATATTAAGTATGGTAAATATTTTATATCCAAGTACTTAAGTTCATTTTTAAATTCTTTTTCCATTTCACTGTTAAAAAAATTCATAATTTCTTTCACCACATTAAGTACAACATTTCTATCAAACTTTATGAAATCCAATTGATTAAGGTCGATAGAAAATAAATTAAAGTTGTGATATATGTACACAACTTTATTTAGATATAAATATGCAAAACCACCAGAGAGGCTCTTTATTTTTTCAATTAATTCTTCGGTATTATTTATTTTATACATAATAGGGTCTATATTAAAATATTTTAGACCTTTTATAAAATCGTCGTAAGATTTTTTAATAAATTTCTTTAAATCAGATTCAAATACACCACGTTTTTCATCGGTAGAAAATGTCCAATAAAGATTATCTGATATCTTTTTATTTAAAATTGATGCTTTATTAAAATTATCTTTAGTTAAACCCCATCCGATTATTAATGTAGGGAGTTCTTTGTTATCTAATTTTAAATAATCTTCAGGAGACATACGAACAAAGTTTGTTGGTATTCCTGTTAAATCGTCTTTTGATACTATAATTCCAATGATATTCATATAATATAAAAATATAATGAATAAAAATGAAAAAATAAATTAATACTTACTTAAAGCCATTTTATAAACAGTCCATATTTCTTCAGCACCTGACGAACATACTTTTGGTGTACAAATTTGTTTGTTTTTGGTTTCACCAGGTTTTGCTTGTTTTTCACATGGTTTTGCTGAAGATGATAAAGATCTAGCTAATGAAGTCCATGTACAATCTAATTTTGTTTTTTCAATCATAGTGGAAAAATTATTTACTGATTTTTCGGCCTCTACTAATAATTCTTCGGTTATTTTTTTTAATTTTAAATATTTGTAGGCCAAATAATCTTGATTAACTTTATTAAAAGGTGCGTTATAATTATAATTAACTTTTTTATAAGTTATTGGTGTATCAAGTTTAGGTAATTTTAAAATGTCTTTTTCCCTTTGTGACATATCATACCAACTACTAGCTAAAAATTGATACCTTCCAGCAGCTGTTGTAAAATCATTACCTATAGGTACAGACCAATTTTTACCTTGGTGTCCAAACTCAGCATTGTCTGACCAACCGTTTATGGTAAAAAAATTAAATAATAAATCATAACCGTTATTAGAAACACCTAAAGTTCCTTCTGTGTAAGCCAATGTGTCCAACATAGCTTTGTAATGTTTTGGTATTGTTTCCATATTTTTATATTTTACCTAAATAACCTAATCTATAACTTATTTTTTGAATGTTACTTAATTTTTGTGTACTTTTTGTACCTAATGTACCGTTACCTTCAGTTCCTTCACCAGAATCAACTTTTTTATATTTACAGTCAGTATAAACAGCTGTTTTACCGTTTTTAGTTTTTGGGTTTATGACTATGGATTTATCTGGTTTGTCAACTTTAATTGTGTACCCATATACTGTAGGTGATTCATTAACTAAGCACTTAGCAGATGTTCCGTGATATTCAAAATGCCAATGTTCTTCAAGTGGATCACCATCCCTCAATTTTTCAGGTAATATCCATCCGTAAGTGTATGAATTATCGAATAACCATTTTAAAGCCGGATTTTCATTAATATTAAAATATTGTGGTTGATTTTTCTTATTAGGTATTATGGATCCATCTTTTCTAAACATTTGTATATCTACCGCTATACACCAACCGTGTGGTGATGTACCAGGTTCTGCGGCTGCATTACCATATTCTTTTTTAATATCAACTTGTTTATTATAATCTCTAAATACTGATGTTATATAAGCGTAAATGCCTTTGTCACCTTTAAAACCATCTTGTATCATCCAACTAACCCAATCATTCATCATTACCACTAAAGAATCTGAAGCTTCGGTTATTAATAAATTTTCTCTAGCATTGTTTAATTTAAAATTGTTAATACCTTTTATTGGTGGTATTGCTTTTAATGTAATATTACCAGCTGATACATTACCGTTTGTTGACCCATTTTCTATTAACGTTTTTACAATTGGTGCGTAAGAACCGGTTGGTATTACTGACTTACTTTTAGAACTACTTCCGTTATTATTATTATTATTATTATTGTTATCAACAATAGACTGTCCTGAACCATCACTAGATTCACCTTTAAATGATAGATTCATTGCTGTCGCTACATCAGTGACAATAGGTACAGTCATTTTAGGTTGTCTAACACCTTTAAAAGATGTTGTGGAGTTGTTTGGTTTAAAATTATGTTTAACTTCTGTTATTAAATAAGTTCCACTAAACATTGGTACTCCCATTAAATCAAAGTAAATCATTGGTTGTATCATCATATTACCAAATGATTCTATTTCACAAGTGTATGAACGTGTTAAATAGGCTGTATTTAAATTTTGTCCCTTTGTCGTTCTATCGCTACCACCTTGTTGTGATAGTTTATCTATAACCATTAACGATTCTGCAGTTTCTTTAAAATCAGCCTGATCTAACTGTATATTTTTAAAATGGTTTTGGTTTTCAATACCATAAGTAACTTTAAAAGCTGTTGTAGTTTTGGATATTTCGGTGTTGGTGAAATCTTCCGGTATGTTATTACCAAATCCTGTTAAAGAAAAACTGTCGTTATTTATGTTTTTTAAAGCATCATTATCTTGTTTACAATTAGATTTTAAAGTATTGTTATTTAAGTCTAATTGTCTGGAAGTACCTCCCACATACATAGACAAAAATATTGGCCCACAACTTATTGTACTTAAATCATTTACTGGCCTAAACATATCCACTAAAGCGTCATCAGATAATCCTGAATGTGTAAAATTTATGTATGCTGGAAGTGGAAAAAATAAATATTCATTTTGTACTAACAAATCTGTTATGTATTGATATAGTGATAATTTTGGATTGTCTAATATTTCCATTAATTTTGTCACGTCTATTACAGCAATATCACCAATGTCACCCATAGCTCTATTTACGTATTGAAAATTGTTTGCCAATGTTTTTGGTGGTTCATTACTTTGTGAATCATTACTTTGTGTTTTACCTCTGTATCTGTAATTGCCATCACATACGTTATTACCGTCATTAACAAGAGTAAAAAAAGATTTACCTTTATTTGATGCTGAAATCCATTTATCCGATAAAGATTTAAAAGTTCTATAAAGAGATAATTTAATATCATCATCGTTAATTATGGAATCGTTGTTTGTACCACTCTCAGTTTCTTTTTTATTAACCTCTTGTATCCTTTCATTCCTTTGTTTTGTAAACTCATTATAAAAAGAAGTTAAATAACTATCTAATATTTTTTTTGAAACTAAAAATGGTTGGGAGTTACCTATAGATTTAAATTGATTTGTTATTGCATCTGTACCAGGTTGTGTATCATCTCCAATACCATACCATATCTTAGGTGTAGAAGATAACAACCAATATTGATCCGTTAACAATTTTTTTAAACTAGATGTAGATTCATCGTCTTTAAGTGTTAAAACATAACTATCTTTATGATTACCTACGGTTTTAACCGATATGTCTTGTCTAAGTTGGTAATTTGTAAATATAGTAGAAGTTTGAGATCCAAAATTTACAGGATCAAAAATTGGTAATATGTTTTGTCTCCATTCTTGACTATCACACCATTTTTCAAATTCTTCAATTATTTTATTTTTTATATCGTCTGGTATATATTGTAATACCATACCTAAGTTACCATCATAACTTCTGGATCTGTAAGTGTAATATTCACCACTATTTAATGATGTACCATCATAATACTCAGTATTATCATATGTAACAGGCATTATTGTTTGGTAGTCCATGTAATCTATACCATTTTCAAAAGCCACAACAAACCCTGATGCTTCACCTTCATCGTTATCATAAAAAATTTCTGGATTAACATAAGGTATGTGGTGTGGTGCTATCCATAGTTGTGGCCAACTATATGATTTAGTTTCAGATTGTGGGGTGACCTGTTCGTTAGTTAAATTTAAATTATCTTTTAACGGTCCCATTTTGTCTTTATAGATATTATAATATCTAAAAGAACAATAAGGATCATTACCACCATCTAATATTTGACCTTTCTTTCTGTTTTGATATTCATTACTAAAAACAGATGTTTGTATGTTGTTAACATAAAAATTATTGTTAGTTATATTGTATAATTTATTTAAATATACTGGTATATCATTCCTCTCTATCGGTTCATTTTTATCAAATCCAAGTGTATAATTTTTATACAATCTTTTTGTGTATGTACCACCTGTTGGGTTATAATTAAATCCGGGTTGTGCTAAAGGGTCAAAACCATTGGGTTTATCGCCTTTATCACATTTTTTACAAGTTAAAGGTTTGTTCCATACTATTTTGTCATTAATTGTTTTAGTACCCACAAACATTTTCCATCTCCATAATTCAGAACCAAGTGTTAGTAACCAAGCCTTTGGTACTTTCGCCATACCACCATTAATCATAAAAGCTCTTAATGATTGTATTAATGCTGGGTCAGAAGATTTACCTTGATCTATAAGATTTGATGCACCTATTGCTTTATTTTTATCCCATAAATAACCATCATCAGACGTATATCTAGTTATTAATGGGGTGGTTTTTAGTGTATGTAAAAATAAATAAGCTAAATTTCTATACTGAATTTTATCGTCAGTATCCATTCCACCACTAGAGTTAGTTTTTAATCTACTTCCACTTGCGTTAGTTCTAAATTTATTTATATTATCCAACCATAATGGTGTTGATATGAATGGTGTAGAAATACCGTCACCACCTGCCACACCTTCACCTGTTATATTATCTTCCGGTTCTATTTTAGTACTTTTAGGATCAGAAAAATTTTCTAATTTAGGGAAATTATCACCATTAAAATCAATTTTATTGCCAAATATATCACCTTGATTGTTTTCATCTGTTAAAAAACTAATTCCATATGTTTCATTCAAATTATCGTAGTCCCAATAAGATAATAAACCCATGTTTGATATAGATAATTTACTAATATCAGTGTTTTTGTACCAATCCGTTAATTTACCTTCTTTAACATCTGACATTGCCAAAGTTATATATTGTTGTGGGTTACTTAATGAAGTTATGAACCAACCAACTTTTTCATTTTTATCTAAAGTGATTTTATTTATATCTTTAGGGTAATCTGTTGCATCATCTAATGATTTAGTATTAAAATTTATAAATGAAGTTTCTAACGATATTTTATCGGAGTAGTTGTTTATTTGACTAACTAATTTGTCATTGGTTATTTCTATTTGTCTAGTACTACTTTCAGGTGATCCGTTTGGTGCTGGTATTATTTTAAATAAATTATTGAAATCCATTTTATGTGGATTAGCATGAATAACAACTTTTCCAAGAGTGTCTAACTTTATTCCATTATTACCAGTATCTAATACATAATACACGTCATCCCAATTAAAACCATATGAAGCACCTAACGTACTTCCAGTTGATATTGTAGTATTTAAATTGGATATTTCTGCTGCTGTTTTTTCCGTCCAATTAAATCCGTCTGTTTTTAAACGACTTAATACGGATTGTATAAATTTTTCGGGATCATTTTCTTTAAGAATTAAATTTAACTCAAGACTTATTTTATCACCGTCATCTTTACTGTTTAATAAATTCCAAGCATCCATTGCTCCTAATATAGATGCAATATCGTCCTGACCATTATCTGTGTTTTTAATAGGATTCCATTCTGTTTCTTTCCTTCTAATACCTAATGGCATGTCCAACATGTCAGGTGTCATTCTAATTGGTGAAAAATAACTGTGATCTAAATTAATAAAAGCTCTTTCACCTATAATCCTGTAAGTGGTTTCTTTATCGTGAACATCTTTGTATTTTGTAGGGTTTTCATACCACAAAGGTGACTCCAATGGGTTTATTGGTACATAATTGTCAAAACCACCTATACCAGTTGTATCATTTTCAATTATTTTTGTCTCTTCTTTAAACTTTTTTAATGCTTTTAAAAAATCTTCAACAAATATACACTCAACCCAATTAGGGTATCTTCTACCTGGATATACTTCTTTTTCACCTTGGTTTTTGGCAGAACCAGATGGGGGTGTATAACCTTTTTCAATGTAAGTTGGCCATGGGTATACTTTATCATAACCAGAAAAAATATCACCTTGTCCATTTGGTGTTACTTGTGTGTTTTGTTCATGGTATTCTTCAGCCTTTACTTGTAAGTCTACTAATATGTCAATAAAAGTTTCAGTGTTACATAGTATGACAGTAAATATATTTCTTATTGAGGGTTTAAAACCAATTGTTGTGCTAAAAACATTATTGATTGCCTTATTAACTTCTAACCTTTTTTTATTTATTACACCAAGTTGATTTGGGTCTGAGGAGTTGTTATTTAAAATTTTTAAAGAATTGTCAATATCTTTTAATATAAAACCAAAATCTATAAAACTTATTGTTTGACCGTTTTTATCTTTTTGTATCTGATTGCTATCAGCATAAGACATTCCTTTTAAAATACCGTATTGAAAAGGTTTATTATCTAATAGATTATAAAAAAAAGTATATAATTGTTCTTCAGGATTTTTTTCTTCTATACTTTTTACATAATCATTGTTAAAACCCTCACTTAAACAATTAGTATACCTATCACCATAAACATCATTATTTGTTATTTTTTTTATTAAAATATCTTTTACTAAATTTAAAAATGTACCATTTTTTTTATTAAAATAACCGTATAATAAACCACTATCTTGTTTATTTAATTCATTAATTTGATCAGGGTTATTTAAAACTAATTTTTGTTTAAGTGGTGGTAAATTTTCATCTTTATAAGCCTCACTATTTTCAAAAAGATAGTTTTGGCTTTGTAATTGATTAATTAAAGTTGTAACAGTGTCACGATATTGTGTCAATAATTTTTGTAGAGCCTCTAAGTTTTGTAACTCAAAAAATTCCGGACTTTTAATAATGTTGGATTTGTTGTCTTTTTCAAAAACATTAATAAGTTTTACCAAATCCATTATAGTAGTACATCTATTATCACCTATAGCCGTATTGTCACACCAAGGTGAAAATGGTGATGTATCATCTATATCACTATCCAATTCTTGATTGTTGTAATGTATTTTAGTGGCTTTGTATTTTTCTCTTAATATTTGTTGTGGTTTATATTTATCTTCATCTAAAAATTGTGAAGCAGCTATGTAACCAACAATCATGTCAGAAAGAAAAGCAAATGTATAACCTATGAATTTACCAGAACACTCCATGTTACCGTTAGATGAATTAAATTTACAAGTAAAATTCATTAAATTAAGGTAATATTTTACTGGTCTACCATAATATCCTTTTAAAGTTAATTCAAAAATAGGGTATGGTAAATTAAAAAATAAACCATAAGGTGAACAAGAACCTTGTTCAAATAATGTAGCCCCACGAACATCAACAAAATCTATGTTAACTATCGGTGTTGTTTGTGATTTTATTTCTATATTTATATTAGTTATTCCAAAACCTTCAAAATCACTACCCACATTTTTTAATGTCCCACCAATCTCAGTCCAATCAGTAGTAAGATTGGGTTTTGTTTTAAATAATAATTTATTATCAATTATTTCTGTTTGTTGTGGTGATATTAATTCTATAGTATTTACTGGTGTAATTGGTTCTATAACTAAATTACTATTTTCGTCTTCAGTAAGTACTGTTTTTGTTTTTTGTCTAGCTCTTAAACTAGCATAAATAATCATATCTTCATGTGGTACAACTTGACCAGCAGGATTTGGATCTATTATTTTAATATTGTTAAAACCACCAACCGTCGGATCAACTTTTGGTTTAAATTCACTTTCCGATAAACCCATTAATTAAAATTATTTATTGTATAAAATATTATATGTATTTAAATTTTCTTGGTATCTTTGTAGGACGGTGTTTAACGGGTATGGTACTCTTATAACACTACCGACAGGTATATCAAATTCTAAACCACCGTATTGTGGGTTAGCCTGTAATATTAACCAACCATAATAAGGTACACCATAATACCTTTGTGAAACAATGTCAAGTCTTGTCCTACTTTTATATTCGATAAAAATATCAGAAGTGTTTTCTGGTATTTTTATAAAAGGTAAGGGTTTTACTTCATTGTTAATTTTAAAATTTTGATATCTATCGTAATATTGTTTTGCCATATTATTCTGGTTTTATTATAGGTTTTATTACAATACTTTTAGGTCCATTAGTAATTAAATTTATATTTGCACTTTTCTGCGTATATAAGTCTATTTTTGGTGTGTCGTAAACCCATATATCTATTGTTTGATTTTTTAAAACAGGTTGTTTTGGGAATTGTGATGTGGGTTTAGTACAAGAAGGACAATCAGAATAACTAACATTTGTTATAATAACCGGTGATATCATTTTATTAACAAGTTTGTAAAGAACTCTATATGTACCACCTTTTTTAACTGTTGTGTTTATGTCACTTACTGTTACAGTACCGTTTGCGTTAACTATTATTTGACCTACATCTACTTTTTCTTTTGGTGTTGTTGTTTTAGGTTTATTGTCACCGTCTGTTGTTTTTTCTTTGTCATCTAAATTTTTTGACGAACCGTCTTCTATTTCTTTTTTAGTTTTATCATCCGTAGTTACATTACTAGTATCATCATTACCAGCGGTTATTTCAACCTCCTTTAGTTGTATTGGATTATCCTCACTACCTAATTTTGGGTTATAAAAATCTTCTGCCTGATCAGGTGTTAAAAAGGCTCCATAAACTAAAGATTTTTTACTTTGAACGTTATCGTCGACAATTTTCTTAAACGGTCTATAAACACCTGTGTTAGCAAAAAAGTTATAAGACACAGCGTTTTGTAGTTGTTTTATAGGTCCACCCAATGAAGAACCACCAATAAACTTAAATCCCATACTAACTTTGGCAATCATAGGTTGTACACCAATACCTTCTGGATTTAAATCCCATTGTAAAGGTTCATAAGTTATATTAACGGAATCGATAACAATTTTAGTATGATAAAAATCACCAATTCTTAAAACACAAATGGGTGGTCTACCGAACACCATGTTTTGTGGTGTAGTACCTTCATCTATTAATTGTGGTCCTTGTCTTGTACATTGTAATAAAAATGTTAAACGAGAGTTAAGACCTTCAGGTGTCATAGAATGAAAGGCTGGATGAAAGTTATCAATTTTGTCATGTAAATTTTTAAAAGCCACAGGGTCGGTTCTTTCTAATTCTGAAAAATAATCCATTTCTGTTATAAATCTACCTATTAAACTTTCTCTAGCGTCCCTTTCTTGTTTGTTTTTTAATTCTTGTTGTTTTAAAAACTCTGGTTGATTTTTTAAATTTATTGTATTTAAAATAGAAGTTTGTATATCAGTATTTTCTTCTAATGTAATAGAAACATATCTTTGTAGTTTAGCGGTTTTTGAATTTGCTTGACCGTCTTCCAAAGGTGTACTTGAACAAGGATTACCGTCAGGACAACGACCATTAATTTTTGTAGAATTAGGGCAACCACTACCAACATCATCACTAAGTGGGTTATATTTTAAAGACCACCTTATGTCTCTTGGCATATCAACTTCTTTAGGATAATATTCGTTACAACCCTCACCACAATCTAATTTTACACCATCACCGTCTTCAAAATTAACTAAATCATCATAAAGTAAATTATAAACACTGTTAACTCTGTCTTCCGCTAATTTTTGATTAAAACCTGAAGAAGGGTCGGCAGGTGATGTGTAACCAACAATGTTTATTTTATAATTTTTACCATCAGGCGTCAAAAGAAACTCAACTAATTTAGAAATTTTATCAATAACACCGGCGTTTAATCCAGTGGTACCACTACAAATATCTAAATTAGGGTTATCACCTGCTATTGTTGATTTGGTGTCTTCATAACCATATACAAATAAATCACTTACAGATCTTCCTATATTTTTGGGTGGTCCATAATCTCCTGTACTACTTCTACAATTTTCAAAATAAATTTTAATCTCATCAAATGGTGGGGCTTTTGGTTTAGAAGCAGTCACGGGTTGATATTGTTGTGTATCTGGTGTAAAACCTATTTCTTCGTTTGTTAATTCTTTATCCGCTATTTGATAACTTGAAAATAATTCTTCTAGTTCTTTCATATTACATCCAGCAAAAAATGAATGGTATATATTATCTCTAGCTTTCTCATCGGTTACTTTACTAACAAAGTCATCCCTAAGTTGGTTTAATACTGAAGGATGATCAACAATTATAGTAAAATCTAAATTACCAGTACGTTCTGAATTATTGTAAGTATATATTGGTTCTCCTCTACCTATAAAACTTGTTGTTTCCCAATTAACGGAATTATTTTCACTAAAATTTAAATTATAAGGTGGAAACCACATAATTCTACCACTATTAGGTCCTCTTTCTGATGGTGGTAAGTATCTGTATTGAACAGCATCCTTCCAAGCCAAGTTTTCAATTGAAAACATGTATGGTATTACCATACCTCTAGTATCACCCTCTGAACGTACAATTTTTTTAAACCTATCTAAATCTTCCTTTGTCCAAGCTATTTTAGGTATACCAGTTGGGTTTTTACCGTAATTCATAGTTAATAATGAATTATCATCTTTAACTAAATTTTTATTATTTTTTACACCTAACCACCAATTACCGCCACTTCTAACCAAATCTTCATATGACTTACCAAACCTATTAGTTGATGCCCATGAACGACAATACAAATCACCACCTTCAGTTCCACCACCTTTTTTAACTCTAACATTCCTAACTTGATTACCTTTTGATGGTAGTGTTGGATTTGTGGATGGATTGTCACTTCCTGTTTTGTGTACACCATCTTTTTTAGATTCCAATGAATCGAAATAACCTATATAACCACCTAATTTATTTAAATCACTCTTACTATTGTTTACTATATTTTGTGTATATTTTAATAAACCTTTTTTAAAAGGGTTAGATGATTTTTTATTTTCGGTTTCATTTGATGTCCATACAAATTTGGTGTGGTCTGTAATGTCTGGATTATTGTCCAATGAGTTAAATCCGGAAACATAAGAAAACGGATTTTTTCTTGGGTATTCATTTTGTCCGTAAAAACCACCTTCTTGTGTATCATCAGATACTTCACCATCATTTGTTGGTATGGGTCCCCTTTTTTGATTTTGTTTAGTTATTAAACTATCATCATCACTTAAATACGTACCATCGTTAAATTTTGTATATTCACCTTCAAAGTTAGGACCGTATTTATTTATATTTGTAGTATCTATTATTAGTTCACGAGTGGCTTTACCTGTTCTATCCAATAAATCACTCGCAACATCAATTTCATTAATGTTGCTTGGGTTTATTTCTCTACCTACTTGTACTTCTTTATTATAAGATAATAAATTTAAATCATCTGGTTCTAATATACTCTTAGGGTAATTAAAACCTGTAAGGTTTGCTATAAAATCGGCCACCTTACCTAGATTACTCTTAGGTCTTGTAATACTAAAATCTCTATTTAATAAAGTGCCACCGGCTAAAATACCAAAAACATTCGTGTTTACAATACCTAAAGTATCATCAACAAAGTTTAATTGTATCCTATTTTTTAACTCAATACCACGTCTTTTTCTAGCCTCTTTATCCAACTCTGATGGTCCTTCACCTTCTATTGGTTCATAATTTATGCCTGAACTAACTTCGCTAAAAGGTATAATACCAACACCTAAACTTCTAGATAATAAAGCGTCTCTAAAATCACCACTAACTTTTGTATTGTATTGTTTAAAACCTGTACCTTGTGTTAATACTTCATCTAATTGTTCTACTACAGAAGAATTATTTTCTCTTTTATTGTTAGAGGTATAGTACTGTATAATATCTTTAGGTCCATATACGTTGTTTAACATATAATAACCACGATCCCTTACATCAGACGTTGTGACTATATTACCACCCAATACCCATTCATCAACATTGCCAACATACCCTATTCTAAGTGTTGTTGGTACCGTCCAATCAGTATTGTATGTATCATATTCTTGGTTTAATATATTTATATAATTTTGGTAAGGGTACCAACTTATTAATTCATCTTTAGTTGGATTAAAGTCTAAATTATCTTGTTTAGGGTTAGTAAAATTATTATAAAATGAAGGTGTATTGGAAACTTCTTTTAACCCTGGTAAATCAATAATTGTTGGGTTGATATTTAATAATGTTGCAGCATCCACGTTTCGACCTTCCTGATCAGGATTAGTCGAACTTACACTTGTATTATCAACAACTTGTTGATTTATTTGTTGTAAATTTCTATCTAAATTATCCGGTCTTGGTTCTGTTAGGTTATTATAAAATGAAGGTTGAACAGCAACGTCTGTAAGATTTGGTATGTCTATAACGTTAAATGTTGATTGTGCAATATCATATTCTGTACCTCTATCAGCTAAAGGGTTTCCACCTAAAACACCTCCCACTATTGGATTTACAGAAGCTAAACTATGTGTAAATAAGAAATTACGAAAATTGGTATCCGATATTGGTCCTAAAAAACCACTATCGAAGTTGTCTATATTGTAATTGAACGGATTTATTTGGTTTGACATATCCTTAAATCTTTTTCTTATAAATATTTACTTATTGGTATTTTCTTGCTAAATTTAGCGCAGATCCCTAAAGCAATAAGCAAATAATATATAATAAAGCAACTTAAATAAATAATAGGATCTAATTAGAGAATTTTTAAGATTTTTGATTTCTACTTTCAACTTTAGTTTTAGCTAATTTTGTACTCAGTGCTCTAACAAAACTATCGTTGTTGACTAAATCCATACTAGACCTACCACCGGCCTCACCTTTAACTTCTATACTTCCACTAACTTTTAATGTCTCGTCGAATTTTATTGTTGTTGTAGCCCCTAGTAACGACATAAATAGTGACAATTCCTTTAGAGCTTCCAATTTATCGGTATCAACTCTGTTTATAGCATCTATAGTTTTACCCAACCCACTAGAGTCTATTTTACTAACCCTTTCTATAGGATCTGTTACTTTTGTTAAACCTTCACCGAATACATTAAGAGCAACACCTAAAGCTAGAAAACCAGCTACACCTGCCCCGAATAATAAAGCCCCTAAACCACCACCGGCAAATAATAAAGCCCCTAAACCGAACATAGCGGCAGAGAAACCTACAATAGCTACACCAGCTTTAGCCATAGTACCCCAATCTATACCATTAAATTGTTGCATAGCCGACCCTAAAACATATAATGCACCACTCAGTACAACTACAGCTGCGGCACCTAAAATCATTTGTACAGAACCGTTAGATAATATTCGTGCCGTTAAACCTAATGTTATTAAACCTGCTGCGGCCATAGCTATAGTTTCACCTTTATTTGTCACTTTATCTAATTCCTGTAAAGCCTTACCGAATACAAATAAAGCACCAGATAATATTAATACAGCTGCCGCACCTTTTACCATATTACCCATATCCATACCTTTGGTCATATTGGAAGGGTTATTTTGTGCTATTTCACCTGTAGCATCTTCCCTGAATTGTCCGGGTACACCTGTAGGAGTCCATCCGGGTCCACCTTCTTTAGTTTTCCCACCGAATATTTTACTCATAATCCCACCTTTTCCACCACCACCCATGGTACCAGTATTAAATGCTGCTGCAGCTGAGGAACCGAATATCCTACCTTGTATAAAAGCCCATACAGCTTTACCACCGAAATATATGGCCAGACCACTTAATAATAACCCAGTTGGACTAAATGTTTCTCGTAACCAATCTATAGCGTTCTTAATCCAACCAGCCACCGATTTTAAAGTCTCCATAACAGATTTCCAATCTACACCTTCGAATACTTTTACTAAAGCAACCATTAGTTCATTTTTAATAGCATCAAAATTGTTCTGTATTGACATAGCTTTTTTAGCTAATTCATCCCTTTTAGATTGATCCTCCTTAAACATAGCAGCTTGTTCTTTTGTGATATCTTTAAGTAAAACCTCATTACCGTTAATAGTTAAAAACGCCCCATCCTTACCCATTTGTGCTGCACCAACCAAAGCATCCATTGTTTCCTTATCTAAACCTTTACCACCCAATAAACCTTCAAACTTACCAACTTTAGCACCTTGTTTTGCAACCTCAACTAAATGTGAGTAATCCATACCTAAAGCTTGAGCAGCTTCTCTAAGTCTATCCAATTCATGAGCGTTAACTTCAAACTCACCAGTTTTAGCGTTAAAAGTTGCTGAAGCTGTTGCTGCCTTTGTTAAACTCTTAGCCAATTCTTCAGGAGAGTTACGGGCTTTATACATTAAAGTAAAAGGGTCACCTAATGCCGCCAAGTCACCACCTAAAACTTGTAACTGTGCTGCAGCTTCAATAGCACCTTCAGGTCTAAACACTTTATCAGCTACACCAGCTACGGCTTGCATATCTATTTTATATTTCTCAGAAAACTTGGTCATTTCTTTAAGACCTTGAACACCGTTCTTGAAGTTTAACTTATTTAATAGGTTTAAGTTTTGTTCAAATTTTTTAATAACCTTACCAGAATTAAGACCCATTGCCGCAGACTCTCTAGAAATTTGTAAGACAATATCAGCTGACTGTTTAGCCCCTAAACCAAATGCATCCATTTGACCAGCCATAGCGGTTAATTCCTCAACCTCCATACCTGTAATTCTAGCTGTTTCCGCCATAGCCACAGAAGCTTGTTTACTCAACATAACTTGTCTACCTGTAGCGTCAGATAATGCTGATTGAGCCTTGTAAGCTGACTCAATACTGTAACCCATCTCAACAAAAGTATCTCTAGTGACAGTTAAATTATCTTGCATGAATTTAAATCTATCACCTTGAAAACCTATTGTGTTCGCTGTTTGATGGGCTAAGTTGTCTATTTCTAAGAATTTATTAAATACCTCACCTAAAGATGGTATGAAATAGTTTTTTAAAGCCTTGGCACCATCCATTATTGAACCACCAACAGACTTTAATAAATTTCTTTTCTTGGATAACTCTTTATTGATACCTTGATATAAAGCGTATTGTTGTCTATTTTCTTCGTTTATCTTCTCAAGAGCCTGAACTTCTTTTAATAATATTTTCTTCTGTTCCTCACTAGCGTTTTTAATTTTTTCGTTAAGTTCGGATATTTTACGTTCGTTATTAGCAGTCTCTTCTGATAACTCTTTCATTAACTTATAGTTCTTAACTATAGTTTTTTGGGCGTCAGCAAAACTGTCTAAATTTTTTGTGGCGTCTTGTATACTTTCGGCTATCTTCTCCCTGAGTTCAGCTTCAGCTTTAGTTCTTTTGTAATTACTATCTTCAGCCATTATTTATTCATTAAAACCAAATTATTTATTTGAGCGTCTGATCCCTCAAAATCTTTATCACCCAAAGCCTTCTTACCGACTTTAACATTACCTTTCCACTGTTTAGGGTCTTTTGGTGATTTTATATTTTGACCTGCTAATGTGAAGAAATCACCGGACTGATTTTCTGTTTTACTGAATATTAACACAATACCTTTTGGTTTTTGTGACATTCTAACAAAAAAATTACCGTTCTTTAAACCATCTTGTATTTGTTTCTTTAGTTGTTTATTAAAGAAACCATCATCTTCTTCTTTAAATTTTAATTCTGCCTTACATTTTACATATTCATCAGTAGGAATCTTATCTACTGAACCTCCTGATGTGTCAGAATCATCTTCTTTTGGGTATAAATCACCTAATATACCTATTTTTAAAATTTTAATTTTTTCTATCGGAGTAGATTGTTCATCTTGTTCTGTAATTAAAAGACTTTTAGATATATCATCTATTATAGACTCTACTGTATTTATTTTATTTTGTAACTTTTTATTACTATTAAAAATGAACTTAAAAAATCCTGCTAAATCATTATATAGACCTATTTGTTTATTATCCTCTTTTTTAGTTGAAATGTCTATTTTAGATGTTATATTACTTTTTTTGATAGTAATTTCACCACCTTTACCGTCACCGATAACATAGTTATCACCATCTATTTTTGAAATCGTACCAGAACCTAATTTACCATCATTTGTCTTAAAATTAACCTTATCACCTACTTTATAATTTTCTGAACCTTTTTTATCACCGCCTTCTTGGTTGGTATTAGAGATATTACCGATTATTTTTACGTCAAAAATAGAATTAGTTTGTAGACCCCTTAATGATAACTTTTCTTTATATTTAGCCCAAAAACCTTTTTTAGCTAAGAAAGGTCTTTTAATAGAATCCTGAGAAAATATTATACTACCATTATTAAAATTTAAAACTATAGTATTATTTTGTTTAGATAATTCTTTATTATAAGTGGCTTTACCAGAAAATTTTTCACCATTTTCTTTCATAAAAGAAAAATCAAATGGTTGGGTATAACTTTTTAATAATTCTTCAGTATATATACCCTGTATTTTCATATAAGACCTTAGGTCATAAGCGGGTATACCTAACTTACTAAAGTTTTGTTCTATTTTATCTCTAAGATATTCTGAACGTGCTTCAGCTGAACCAGCATCGTCACCACCTAAATTTTTTATAACTCTTGTAGGATCAGAAGGTTCAGAAGCGTAAGGGTTCAATGGATTGTATTTTCCGCCAGTAACATCAACTTCTTTAATAATATCTTTAACCTTTATTATCATTATAGTTTATATTATAAATATCACATAAATAAAAAATGGGACTATTAGCCCCATTTTATCTTTTAGATTTGTTTTTAATTTTTTCATATTCCTGTTTTTGTTCCTCTAGTTCTTTTTGCCATAAATCCAGAAAAATCCTTCTTTCCCATACTGGCATATTTTGAACAGATTCGTAAGAAAATCTCATATGTTTTACCATATAATATATTTCCCTACGTAAACTTAAACTATATTCTGACGTTAGGCCAAAAAAAGTTGAGTCCGATGGTAATTGGAGCTTGAAATGTACCAGTCGGCCCCTCCACCTCAACCGACATGTCTATTCCTGGTTCAATTTTATCTGAATATTCTCTAAACTTAAGTGAATCGTAAGCTGGCATTACATTTATAAATTGTTGTATAAAGTTTATATCTCTATTACCATCAACTTCTTTAATTTGTGTTTGTAATCTATAAGTTAATGTATTTGATATTTGTGACTTAGTGGCTTTTTCATATTTTTCAGTTTTTGAAGCAATGCTTTTTTCATCACCCACTGTTAAAAGTTTAAACTTAATCATTTTCTTACTTCTAGGTAATTCAAAAGAAAATTCACCGTTTTCATCAGGTTCTATACCATCAAGTAAGGGCTTAGACTTTAATTGACTTAAATCGACCTCATACTCAAATTCAACACCACTATTAGGATCAGTTAATTTAACAGGATAAATTTCACCATACCCTGTAGCTCGTAACCAAATCATAATAGCATTTCTATCACCCACCAATAATTGTTCAAAAGGTACTGGTGCTTCTTTTATTTTCCTTTCCATTAAAACATCAATAACTTTACCACTCTTAATTAAATTAGGTGATGTTAAGATGTTTTCATCCATAGCTGTCATATATTCAACTTTTACATTTCCATTTTGACCTGGATATAATAAACCTTTTGATGGCAAAGGTATAACATCGAATGGTGTTTGAAATTGAATCTCTTGTGTTTGTTGTTTTACATTTGACATGTTTAAAACTTTTTTTTAAATTTGTTATTCAGACTAATAATAAAACCTTGTTTTAATATGTAAAGGTTTATTAATAAATAGATTTAATTCACATTTTTATTAAAATTAGTTTTGCCAATAATGATTAAATTAGTAAGTTTGTAATAACAAATAGAATCAAAGATGAAAATGACACAAGAAAAACTCAATCGTTTAAAAGAAGTACTATCAGTACCTACTCATTCTAGAAATGAGAAGTTAATGATTGAGTATCTTCAGAAAGTTCTAACAGAAAAAGGTATAGAACATTATACAGACACACACGGTAATATTTACGCAACCAAAGGTAAAGCTGAATGGTACCCATGTTTTATTTCACATACTGATACTGTGCACAGAGTTAACTTAAACCTAAAAGTGGTTGAAGAAGTTAAGGACGGTAAACAAATACTTAGAGGTATTGATGGTAAGACCAAACAACCGTCAGGTATCGGTGGTGATGACAAGTGTGGGGTGTTTCTATGTTTAGAGATGTTAGACACATTAGAAAACGTTAAGGCAGCTTTCTTTGTATCTGAAGAAATAGGGTGTCAAGGTAGTAAGTACGCTGACCCTGAATTCTTTAAGAATGTTGGTTATGGTATTCAATACGACTCACCTGAAGGTAATTCCATGAGTTTAACACTTATGGGACGTTACTTATTTAATCAAGAAAGTGAATTCGCTAACAAGGTTACGGGTTTAATTACAGAAGCTGGAATTGATGATTGGGCATACCACCCTTACACTGACGCTTGGCAAATTGTTGGGAAATTTGATATAGCTTGTCTTAACTTAGCGGCCGGCTATTATCGTTATCATACTGACCATGAATATGTTATTATCGACGATGTCCAAAACGGTTTTGAATTAGGTCTTAAATTAATATCTGAATTGGGTGAAGAAAAATATGAAAATCGTAAACAAGAAAAAACCTATTCTTTTAGTAACTCAAACAATAGAGGTTTATTAAATGAAGAAAAAAAAAGTGATTTTTTTAATGACTTAGATGATGACGATGATTTTGATTTATTATTCAATAATGGAGAGTTTCTAGGATCAGATAGAAGTAATAAAAATCCTTATTATAACGGTGGTAATTATGATGATAAATCCAAATACGATTTTGATTGGTAAAAATGGGGACTTAACGGTCCCTTTTTTTGTTAATCAGGTTCTTTTAATCTAACTTCATATTCAACACCACCTTCATCAAAATAAGAAATTTCAACACTTTCAAGATAAGCTGGAACATCAGAACCAGCAACAAAATCTGACATGTCTTTAGATGTACCATAGGCGTCTTCGTCATCATAAGACCCCAAAGCCAAATCAATACTTTTGGCTAATACCGACACATCTTTCCATATACTATAACCACGAGAATCCAATAGAACCAAATAAAATTTACAAACATTAACAAAAGTTTCAAATTCTTTTGGATCTTCAGAATGAAAAACAAATTCTTCCCTAAGATATGTATCAGCATATTCCCACTCTGTTTTCATAACAAAAAGATTACTTTTTTGTGGTTTGTTTAAGGGTTCTTTGACAATTTCAAAAGGCAGAGTTTCATTATTAATGAACTCATTAGCCCATTCAAAATCAGATTCTCTTAGTATTTTTTTTATTAATGTTTTCATTTAATTGACTTTCTAATTCTTCTATTCTAGATTTTAATTCTTCTATTTCGGATTCACTTTCTTCTTTACCCCTTTCATAACCTTCTTCCCTCGCTTCCTCAACTTCTTCTTCATGAGTTTCATACCATATATAATCATCACAACAACCATCACAAGTACAATTATCCATACCAGAATCATAACCATCACGATGTCCGTTATCGTGAACTTCTTGAAATTGATCGTACAATATTTCAGCCATACTTAATAATTGTTTAGGGTCGTATACACCAAAATCTTTCAATTCATCAAAAACATCTTCCAAATCAGCACCAAAATCCATTTCAATTTGACGCCATTTTTCATAAACAATTTTTTTTCCTTGTTCTATTGAATGTTCGTCAGCCTCAACCCAACCAAACTCATCTTCGTTTTCTTTTAATATTTTACGAATTAAATCTTTCATATCATATAAATATCTTTTTTATTGAAAAAATTTTGCCATTAATTAAAAGATATTTATATTTGTATTGTTAAAGAAACAGGGTTGAATTGGTTAGTCCCTTGAACCTAATCAACGTAATGACACGAAACGTCAAGGTGAAACTCCTCAATCATTAACGGATATTAATGGTGAAAAATAAAAACCCCACAGTCAGAATACTAGTGGGGTTTTTAATTATACAAATATTTGTAATTGTCCTCGACCTATATCGAAATCTTGTTTATTCATGACAGTGATGACACTAAGAACCCAATCATAAGGATTTTTCATTTTTGGTTCTATTATAACATTTAAATATGGTGAATTTTTTTGTGAAACAATAAAACGTACATTGTCTTGAATTTGTTCCATTGCTATATTAAAACTTATATCGTTTTTAGCCCATTCAATAAGATCTTTTATATTACTATCATATATTCTTTCACCACCAGCTTTGCCAACATGTCTCCACTTTCTGTCTTGACCATGTTCACTTCTCTCGTCATGTCTTAAATCAAAATTAATTATGAGGTTAGCGGTTATCTGAGCTATCTTTTTCTCTAGAATAAGTTGTTCCTTAATTATATGTTTAATATTCATATGAAATATTATTTTGGACTATTAGGTTTTATTATATTTTCAGGTTGACGATTGGTATTTACAACAGTATTTGGATTATAAATATCTCGTTGAACATTCATAAAAATTCCTTGAACCTTACCATCAACTTGATTTAATTGAATTGAAATTGTTTTTAAATCTTGATCCTTTATTGACCTAATTTCATCCTTCAAAGTTTCTATTTGGTCATAATTGGATTTATTATAAGCCTCAACCTTATTACTTATGTCAGACCAAAGATAAAAAAGCCCAGACCCCAAAATACCTAATAATGTTAATAAAGTTTTTAAATTTATTTGAATTACGGTATTGGGACCAATTTTTTGGGGACCGATATTTACCTCATTATCTTGTATATTATTTGACATTTTTAATAATTTGTTGGTTCCATTTTACCCACCGAAATGGTTAATTTTAAATAGGGGTTGGGGTGATACAATGTATAAACTAAACTTGTACTACCGACAGTTATCCAAAAAGGGTAAAAATTTAATGGTAATAAATATTTGTTTAATTTATCATCATAATAGTAGACATATATGTTTGGAATATAAGTTCTAGAAACTTGGCAATTAACAAAATAAGAATTTGTGGCAAAATATATTTCATATATATAATTACCGTAAATATTGGGCTGGTTACTTCTAATCACGGTACAATAAGCATTGCCCACACCACAAATAGGGTTACCAGAAACTTTCCAAGTATTATATTCTTTGGTCGTAAAAATATAATTTGTTTGACATAAAGAAGTTAAACAAATAAAGAAAAATAAAAAAGTTAATATAAATTTTTTCATTTCGTTAGAAATATATCTATTTGATAAATATTCTTCTATTCAGAAAAATATTCCCATCTTATATTACCACAATCATATATACGGTAATATCCACGTTCAAACATTATTTCACGTTCAGATTTGTTTTTATCAAACCCTTGTTTAACCAAAACGTTTTTCTTGAAATTTAATCTATGGTATCTAATCGTATTATTAACGTACCAATAATTTGGTTGAGATGGTGTTGTTGGTTTAAACCCTAACAATTGATATAATTCACCCGAAAACCACCTTCTATCAGAGTAAGAGATAACATTTTTAGGTTCATAGTTTTTTATAAAATATTTAAATAACTTAGATGCTGAACCAACAACGATCGTATCTTTTTTATTACAAAATCTAATAAGTTCCCAATCTATAGTTTTACCAATACCATTTCGTCTACCAAAGGTCATTAATGAAACTAATTCGTCACCATAGAATAAACCCAATTTGATTGTTGTGTTGACAGAACCTTGTATGTGATTATCCTCTAAAAAATCTTTATGTTGACCACTTGTTACTAATTTAATCCTACAATTTCTGGCATATACCCTTTGGGTAATCAACCCTAATTTGTTTTTTATTATAGATAGTACCACATCTTTTTTATACAACCACTCGTCCTCAAATATATGTATTAAATCCATTCCGTTTTTATCACACAATTCCGTCTTATTTAAATGATACTCAGTGTTAACAAAAAGTTCGTTATGCCAAAATAACCCATTGAATTCGATGGCGAGGTTAATTTGTGGTATTAAAATATCTAATTCTAACTTAGTACCAGGTATTTTGGTGTGTCTTAAATGTGCCACACCCCACTCATTTAATATCTTAGATAACTCATCTTCATAAGAGGAAGAAAAGGACATACCAACAGGATTACAGTTAGTACAATTAACATATTTGTGTTTAACACGTTCTCTAAGTAAACTTTGGGATATCTTATATTCGGTGTGACAATCGTCACACAAAATCTCCAATTCCGATAAATCTTCTGAAATATTTTTAATATTTAAATTAGGGTATCTTTCCTTAATTTTATTCTTTAATAAATCCCTATATTGTTTTGTTTTACAGAAATTATCTTCACCGTATTTATTTAAACACGTCTTCTTATATAAGTCAAAATTGTTATAATTTGTATTACCATATTTATCCAACTTGGTGGATAACATTTTTCCTACGTTATTATAGTTTTCATTACCGTATCTAACTGATTTAGTTTTTTTCTGCTTACCAACAAAATCTTTGTGTTGGGTGTAAAATTCAACACCGTGGTTTTCTAGGTTGGACTTTTTAATTTTATCTATTAATAAACCACTCTTGTTAGCACAATCCAACGAACAAAACTGATTGTAACCTCTATCGAACCTTTCCGAAAATTTAACCGTTGAACCACAGGATTCACAACAAGGTCTACCATCTAGTGCGTTGAAATAAACCCAAACCTTCTCTTTGAAAGAAGAATCTGTTGGTAATTTACTACCACAATAATCAATCACCGCTTGATATTCCTTTGGGTGGTTTTTAGAAAACCACGACTCTTTGGTCTTATGACCAGATTTATTGTCTGTTATAAAAAAAGAAAAGTCCATATATACAAATATATGAACTTTCATTTTGGTTGTCAAGTATATGACAAATAATTTTTAGAATACGTGTATAGCTCTATCGAAACGTAAAGTTGCTGTAATTTCAGCTATATCATTAGCATCATAGGCCAAAGAACCGAAATCTACATCATTTAACATTGTACCTTGTAAAATCCATTTTTCTATAACAACACCTGTTGGATCTAGTAATTCTAATTCAACATCTTTCTTGTATCCAGCAGCGTATCCTTGTCTACCAGTTACGGATTCAGAATGAAGACGAACCCATTCCATTAAAGCTTGTGCCGCCGATGGACCAATAGGGTCACGGAATGTTACACTTATAGTTTCCCAAGTAAATCTACCTGTTACAAAAGTAGATGTGTTTAAGAACTGAATTTCAGTTTCTTGTGACGTGTATTTAGGTCTTGAAGCTGCTTTAACAAACCATTCCTGAATACCTAGTGGTGATGGGAATCTTAATATAAATCTATTTTGTTTTTTTGGTTCGTATGGAACCGGCATTCTCATTAATAAATCTGCCATGGTATTTTATTTTTTAATGTGTTATCTTTTATTATAAATATGCTGAAATTTTATTTTTTATTTCATTAATTTTTTAATTCTACTTATTTCTTCTAGTAAGACTTTATTAGTAAAAATTTTAGATTCTTGTTGTGGTTTAGGTTCTTGTTTAGGTTTACTTTCTTTTTTACCACCGTCAGATGATAATTTACCTTGTTTTTTAAGTTTTGTCATATATTGGAACATTCCCATTAAGTCTGTGATGAAACTTATTATATGGTTTTTAAAGGTACTTTTAGCTTTAGCTTTCTTACCCTTTCTTTCGACTAAATAAGATTCCTCCACACCAACCTTATTAATATTACCACCACCTAGTTTACCCATTTTCTCAACGGCACCACCTTCTTTATTGAAGGTTGTGACACCTTTAGCTACATCCTCTATTTTAGCACCTCTAAATCTACCTTTATAAACAATTTCAATAATATCATTAATGAAATCACCCATTGCCTCAACGTTCTGTTGGTTGTTAGGATCAACACTAAATGTTTTAACAAAATCTTTTGTCATTAGTGGGTTAGATTTTAATTTTTGTATAAACTTGTCTAGAACATTATCACCAGTATTACCCATCTTATTAACCTTGTTTCTAATAACCTCTACTCTTCTTAGGAAGTTATCGAAAAAGGCCAACTTATTTTTATCTATACCTTTATTCTTTTCTAATATTTTTATAACTTGTGGGTCTTTTATGAATTTACCTTCGTTAATGACATCTTTGTTACTCATTATGTTTTCTGTTGATAATTGTTTTTTATTTACAGCCCTGGCAGGTTCGTTACCATACGTGTTATTAGGTTTTTTAAACACAACGAAAGCTGTACCAGGTTCTATACTATCTAATTTTTCATCATCATTAGTACCGAATTTTTTATCATCACCAGCTTTATATTGGTTAGATAGTGAAACAACTTTAACAACATTTTTTTCACCTTTCTTATTAGTATAGAAATATTCTTTACCAACTTGAATATCACTGGTGTTTTCGACATCATCAGATGATTCCACACCACCTATTTTTCTATTGTTATATGTATATTTGAAAAACCCTAATAAATCGTTGTATAAACCTTCTTTATCGTTCTTACCGTTACCACCTTCTTTCGTTGGATTTGGTTTAGGATCCGGTAATATTGGAACTGTTGTAGCTTCACCCGCTTCTACAGGTTGTAATGATTGAAGTAAATCGTTAAGTGTTTTAGCTCTAGATTGTTTTAAACCTTTCATCCTCATAAGTTTAACTAAAGCACCTGTACCTATTAAAGCGATACCTATTGGGGCTAAAACAGAACCTATTGCCGCCACTTTAGCCGCAATAACTGTACCAGCACCTTTAACAACTGTTTTCTTAACAACAGTTGTTATTGTTTTAGAAACAAAACTAGCCGACTTAGACACACCAAACAAGTTTCTACCTTGTTTCATATCACCAAAAGTTTCTGATTGAAACAACTCACCTACACTTTTACCAGCGTTTTCACCACCAACTAATTGTTGGAGTTGTTTAACTTGTGTCATTGAATCACCGGCACCATTACCATCAAACATATGACTAACATCTTCAGCACCAAACTTGTTAACAAATTCTGAAATATCAGCACCAGTTTTAAGGTCCTTACCCATTAGTTTACTTGCCCAATGAACAAAACCTTCAGAATCTGGATTACCACCATTAATTATTTCTGTTATTTTTTCAGTATCGGTTACATTGATATCACCACCAAAAATTTTAATGATAATTTCTTTAATGAAATCAGTTTGTGCTAACCAACCTAATGCTCCTAAAGCCCCACCTAATCCAGCCAATACTAAAGGTAATTTATTTGATGCCAAACCTTCACCACCCATTCTTTTAGTATCGTAGGTTTTTTTACCGGCTTTAGATTGTAATTGTGTTCTAACATCTTCAGCCTCGTCCTCATTTATATCCTCTACTTCATCAGTTAAAAGTTCCTCATTACCATTTTCTTTATCTACTTTTTCTTCTTCAGAATCCATAACTGTATATGCGGCAGCTAAGTCGACATCTAAGAATTTTTGTACATATTCGGCTAAATCAGCTATAACTGAATTGGCCGCATCTGCCGGTAAAAATCCTTTTTCGTTAGGTTTTTTCTTAGTGGAAGCTACTATAGAATCATATACTGCCGCTATTTCCATAACGGTTTTTAAGAATTGTTCACCTTTTTCGTTGTTAGGAAATTCAGGGTTTTCTTCTTTAATTTTAGTATCTAAAGCTTTAATAACCTCATTACCTTTTTTATCTAATATAGCTTGTATTTTAGCCCCAGCCTCTTGGTCTATCTTACCTTTACCGAATATTTTACCACCTGCTTTGTAACGACCTAATTTAGCCAAACCATATTTAACCTTTTCCCAAAGACCTTCTTCTAGAACCATATATTCCGATTCTGATAATCTATTTTCAGTTAACATACGGTTACCTTTTAATAATAGGTCACAGTTCTCCATCAACTCCTTTATTGTTTGTTGACGGTCCATTTCCATTGCTTTTTCAAACTCAGCTTTTGTAATCATGTGTATATTTTTTTGACAATTAATTTTATTATAAATATCTTTACCTAAACAAAAATTAATAAAATATGACAGAATTTGAAAAATTTGCAATCAAAGACCAATATATTGGTTCCAACACATTACATGCATACCAATCCTTTATGTCACAAATACCAATGGTTCAGGGTAGTATGACACCCGCAGTTGTGGAAGAAAGACAAATGAACGCTACAGTAATTTCGGTATTCGACAGATTGATGATGGACCGTATCCTTTGGGTGGCAGGACCTGTTAATGACAGAATGTCGACTATTGTACAAGCACAACTACTTTTCTTGGATCAACAAGATTCTAAGAAAAGAATTACTATGCATATTGATAGTCCAGGTGGTTCTGTTAAGTCAGGTTTATCTATAGTGGATACAATGTCCGTAACAAAGGCACCAATAGCTACCATTAACACAGGTATGGCAGCATCTATGGGTTCAGTATTGTTAGGTGCTGGCACCAAAGGGATGAGAAGTTCTTTAAGGTTTTCTAGAACAATGTTACACCAATCTAGTGGTGGTGCTATGGGTAACATCCAAGACGCACGTATTACAATGAAAGAATGGGAAAAAATCAATGAAACCCTTTTTGAATTATTGGGTGAATATTGTGGTAAGGACCCTAAACAAGTTATGGAGGATGCTAGTCGTGACTTATGGTTATCATCTAAAGAGGCTTTAGCTTACGGTATTATAGATGAAGTAGTTCCTTTTAAATAATTAAAAAAAAATAAAAAAATATGTTCAGGCTATTAATATTTTTTGTAATTTTGGGTCTCATAACAGTTACAGTATATGCAGGATTCAAAATATTGGAGTCGTTTAAACAAAACGATAAAAAACAAACCACCTCCGAAGAGGTTGAACATTTAATCGAAGTGATTAAATTGAAAATAACAAGGGCAGAAATAAACGCCTCTGAAGGTATTGAAGGTGCCGAAAAAGACCTCCAACATTGGAAGGAAGAGTTAGAAAAAGTAAAACAAATCAAAGAAAAAACCAAAAATCTAAAATAACATGTTTGAAAATCAAAAATTCCCCATTAAATGGGTTGTAACAGGTGTAGTATCTGTATTAGCTATTATTATGTTTTTATTTGTTAACCCTTTTGCTTGGAATGACGCTGGTGAAAGAACAGTGGTTCAACAAATGAGTGGTAAACAATTCGTCCAATTTGAATCTGGTGTTTATTACGCTGGGTTATTCGCTAAGAAAACTTCTTGGCCAAATCAGATTTCAGTATCATATTCTAAACAAGAGGCTAATCTAGAGTTAGAAGATAATGGTATTGAAATAGGTAAAATAGGTGTTCGTTTTGGTGGGGATGCTACTACTGCCGATGTATCTGGTATAGCCCAATACATATTACCAAATGATGAAAAGGATATGATATTAATACATAATACACATAGGACACCACAATCATTGGTAACTAAAAGACTGTCACCATACACCAAAGAATGTTTACAATCAGCGGCTCAGTTAATGAGTTCTGAAATGCATTATTCTGGTGGTAGAGCACAGATGTCACAAGATTATATTGACCAATTAAAGAGTGGCACTTTTATTTTACAAACAAAGGAATATGTTGAATATGATTCATTAGAAAAAGCCAAAAAACGTATATATCAAACAGTAGTACAAACTGATAAGAATGGTCAAGTTAAACGTAAAGTGTCTAGTATTAAAGAATATGGTATTACAGTGGCTGACGCTTCTATTACCGATGTGGATTATGAGAAACGAGTTGATGATATGTTAGCTAAGAAAATTGACGCGTCAACAGCGGCCTCCGTATCTAAACAGAGGTTAATGACAGCACAACAACAGGCTTTAACGGCTGAGGCTGAGGGTAAGAAGAAACTTGTAGAGATTGAGTACACTCAAAAACAAGAACAGACCAAACAGGTAGTAGCTGCTCAAACTAAGGTGGAGTTAGCAAAACAGGATTTGGAACAACAACGTATAGCTAAAATGGCGGCAACCGAAGAAGCGTCAAAGGTTAAAATTCTAGCCGACGCTGAGGCGTATAAGAAAAGAGCAGTTATTCAGGCTAATGGAGCATTAGAACAAAAATTAGATGCTTGGGTAAAAGTTAATAAAGAATACGCGGCAGCTATGAGTAATAGTAATTGGGTTCCTACTACAGTTATGGGTGGGAATGGTAGTTCTCATAATACAGAGGCGGCGTCACTAATCCAATTAATGATGGCAAAAACAGCCAAAGAGATTAATTTAGATATGAAAACTAGTAAATAGTAACATGGGGGTTAAATACCCCCATTTTTATTGATAAAAATTTATTTGTGTATATTTAAAACTTTACTTATATTTGTATTATTAAACAATAAACAGACATGAAACCAATATTCAATAAAACAGAAAAAATAGAATTCGCTATAAACTTTTGGAATAAAGATTTCCATATTAAACTTGTAGTATCTTTATTAATGTTTTTAACTGTTTTTTTTGTTTCTTTAGGTTTTTGGTTTGATTTAATCAGACTAATCATAGTTTGTCATATTTTAATAGATTCTATAAAATCTTATTTAGAAAAATGTTACTGGGTAGACCAATTGAATAACGGAAAGACCGATGAGTTTTTCGATTTTAACGATTTAACAGATGATGACATAAAAAAAGGGTGATTATATAATCACCCTTTTTTATTATAATTAATAATTAAATTAACTTTTCTTAGACACCTCGTCATCAATCTTGTTGATGATTTTGTCAGCAACTTCTTTATGTTTAGAAGACATCAATTTCTTTTTGGTAGGTTCTTTTAAAGATCTCCAAGCTGCTACACCAACTATACCCAACATAGCCATTACCACAGTAATAATCTGACTTACCGACATTACATCCACATCGGAGAATTCACCAAGAAATTCTTTAATCAATTGTTCTTTTTCTTCTTTAACAACTTTAGCCTTGTTAGAATGTTTCATTTTAGAATTTGAAACATGTTTTTTAGCGTCAGCAGCCTGTGATAATTTCTTTTTCATTACAGGAGGTTTTGCTGGTACACCTTCACTAGGTTCTACAATATCACCAGTTATCTTATTTTTAACGTGTTTCTTAGCTTCAGCACCTTGTGATGGTATATGATTTTTCACAGGGGCTTTCTTACTTTCTATAGAAGCTGATTCCATTACGAAATTTTCAACGATTCTTTCTAATTGGTCTTTTGTTAATTTATATCTTGTTGCCATTTTTAATTATTTTTTAAAAGTATAATTTGTTAATTTTTTGAATCTATCCATTTCGTTTTGGAAGTCTTCGTTTATTAAAGGTTTTTCTTCTTTTTTAGTTTCGGTAACAACTCCCTCAACTTTAGATTCTGATACAACTTCTTTTTCACCTTCAAATTTAGGTTCAATACCAGCAGATTTTAAAGTACTTTCAATAAGTACAGTGATATCTTGTTTTTTAATAATTTTTGACATAGTCGTTTTTTATATATAAATATGCTTTATTTAATAAAAATCATTCTTGTTTATTTACTTTTTTAGTAAAATTTGAAAAAGTTTTTAAAAATGATTGTGTTTGATATCCGGCTAAAAATGCTGTAACATTATTAATAGGTAAAAATTCTTTCATTGCTGTGTCACTACATACTATTAGAATTACAGGAATACTTAGAATGGATGCCAAAACAACCAATATATCTTTCTTTGTAATATTCTCAAATAAACTTCCAGGTAATTGTGCCAATTTTAATATTACATGTATTAACAAACCTGTGTAAGCTAATAATAGATGTAATATATCAAAATGTTCTAACATATTATATAAATAGTTTTGGCATTAAAAAAGCCCATATTTCTATGGGCTTTTATTTAGGTATATCTTAGTTTATTTATAATACGTTTTATTTGTTCCTTACGGTAATCATTCTTTATAATACCTTTCATTTGTCTTTTTCTCTTATGTGGATATTTCCAATAGTTTTCAGCTTCAGCTAATGTCTCACCTAAATATTCCATACGTTTTCTTACAGAAGTACCTTCTAAAATTACAAACTCTTTTTTAACCAAAAATATTACATTTTTATCGGAATAATCTATCACATCGTAATTTTGACCAAATATTGATTTTAATATTTTTAAAAATTGTTCATGAAAGTAGACTTTAAAATTGCCGGTATACCTATCACCAAATTTTATAACCTTAGGGTTCATAGTTCTTATAAAATCATCCAATATCTTAAAAGATGTTGTTGTCATCGTTTTCCAATATTTTATTTTATCACCCCTAGACACATTTGATTCGTAATCCCAAGAAAAATCATAAAAAACATCAACATCATTCGATATCCACCTAAAATCATTAAAATAATTATTATTAAATTCTATTCTAAAATTAAAATGTGATTTAACACCATCTTCTATAACCTCATAAAAAAAATCATCCATCTTTTTTACATTATTAGATGGTTTATCAAAAGACTCCGTTATATCATAATCAAACCTATTTTCGTCTGTTACAATAATTCTTTTTAAGTTTTCGTCTAATATTTTTTTTATTAACTGTTTCATATTTTATTTATTATAAATAAATTTCATTGTACCACAATCCCATATTCTATCAAAACCACGTTCTTTCATTATATCCCATTCAGTTTTATTAACATCAAAACCTTCAGATACTAATTTGGATTTCCTAAAGTTAAATCTATGTAGTCTATAATTATAATTTTTCCTGTCCATATACCAATAGGAAGGTGGTGTAAATCCAACAAACTTTAGATTATTTTTGTAGTATACAGTATCTTCTGGTTTAATACCCGACCATCTAATATCACAATAAGTTATCAACTCATCAAACTCATAGTTTTTGGTAAAATAATTTAATAGTTTATTGAATGAACCAATAACAGAAGTATATTTTTTATTACAAAACCTAATTAACTCCCAACCACTATTCGATGTTACAACCCTACCCTTAGAGAATGTCATAACAGAAACCAACTTATCTTGATGGTACAATCCTAATTTAACAGATGATTTACTATTACCTTGTAAATGGTTTTCATCTAAAAACTTTCTTGAAGTTTTATTGTCTATTAATTTTAACACACACTTTCTTGCGTATATCTTATTTTCCTGTTTTCCGATAAAGTGTAAAATCTTACTTTTAACTATTTCAAAGTTTTGGATAATTTCATCCTCATATAGTTGAATTACTTTAACGTTTTTATGGTTAGCTAATTTTGTTTTATCTATATGATAAAATTTATCTTTACCACCACCAATTTCAGAATGATAATAATTACCATTAATTTCGAATGCTAAATTATGTTCAGGTAAATAAAAATCTAACTCATATGGGTTTATCAACCTCCTATCATTCTGTATATAATTAATAGAATATAAATCTAAAACCTCTTTTATTTTATTACTAATATGTGTTTCTGTAAATGTTGGGTTACATTTTCTACATATAGGTATTTTACCACTACCTAACACAGTTGATGTAAAAATATTATCGCACTTTAAACATTTAAACTCATATTCTATACTTTTGGTACCTTCCTTATTTTTATCATACTCAGATAATATACATAGGTTATTATCTTCTAATCTAGATTTTAAATACTCTATATACTTTGCCTTCCTGACTTCAACACCCTTCTTTGTAACCTCATCCCTAATCTCCTCCAATTTAACTCTAGTGATATCTAACTGTAATGAAGATGTAACACCGTATTTGGTTAACATCGTTTTTTCCCTTTTTTCATTTATAGTATCACCATTAACAAGATAACTAACTTTTAAAGAATTAGATATCTTATTTGGGTTGTTATAAAATGGGTTTCCATATATTTTTTCTTTTGTTATTTTTCTTTTTTCTAAAATATCTTTCTTTTCTTCATCAGTTTTGGATTTTAAAGATTCACTTACCTTAGTGGAAACTACCCCCATATCTCTATTTTCCATGGTTTTTTGGTGTATCTCTTTAACTTGCCAAATATGATCAACACCATACTTTTCTTGTACCGTTTTTTTAGTGGTATCTAATCTTTTTTGTTTTACATCATCTCTATTACCCCATTTTACCCTACATTCGTCAGAACACATTTGTTTGTTTTGTTTTTTCTTCACTTCGAATTCTTTACCACAAACCTTACATTCTCTAGTTTCTCTTATTGTTTCATCTTTGGATCTACCTATTTTTGTTTTGCCTTGACGAGCATTTTGAAAATAACAGTTTCTTGAACAAAACTTTTTATCCCTAAACTTAAATTCTGTTTCAAAGGGTTTATTACAACACTGACAAATTAATTCTATTTTCATGGTAAAATATTTTTATAAACTATAACGTGACTTAAACATATTATTATATAAATATACAATAAAAACAAAAAAGTCCACTAAATTGTGGACTTTTTATTAGTTATTTTATCTGTTATTAGATATTGTCGAATGAAGCTCCAGTAGGAGTTACGTTAAACTCAATGTAGATGTATTCTAATGTAGGTATTGGTTTTAAGAAAATCTTACCTCTCATTTCGTTTCTATCTATTTCTTCAGGGTCATTAGATAATTGAACTCTAAAGTCAGCTAAACCTCTTTCTTTTCTGATGTTATCTAAGATTGGGTTAACCAAGTTCAAGAATTGATTTCTAACAATTTGGTCATTTTGTTCGAATAACAATCTAACACCAACCGCTGTAATCAACTTACGAGCTTGTAATAACAATCTTCTGATGTTTAATCTATCAAGAACGGAATCCTTAACTTGTAAATTTTTATTACCCCAAATAACAACACCCACATCGGAGAAAGTTGCCATTGGATTAACACGACCTTCATATAAAGTATCTCTATCGTCTTCTGTTAATTTAACACGAGCTTGGATAGCGTTTGTTAAACCACGAGTATAACCAGCAACTGCGTACCATGGGAAGGCCACGTTATCGGTTAAGGCGATATTTCTAACAACTTCTAATGTTGGAGGTAACCAAATGTTAACAGTGTTTTCGGAATCTCTTTCTTGTATCCATGGCCAATAAGTGGCTGTATAGTTAGAATCAATGTCAGCCCCTTCAAGTAAACTAATAAGTGCGTCAGCCGTATCTACTGTTATTGAATTAAATCCTAAACTTTCAGTTACGTTATCTGTTTCGGTATAAGAATTATCCGGTGAACTTAAAATATAAACTGAATCAGCTCTTTGTTCTTCAACCATGTCAATAACTTCAGCCACTAAGTAACCGTTGTTAGCGTAATCAATACCAGGTGTTGCAAATACGTTAATATTAACAGCTTCAGGATTTGCGAATGTTTTATAACCATTCCAGTAAGCGTACAAGTCAGAAGTACCATCTTGTGGGCCTAATTGTTCAAATTGTCCTGCGGCTAAACCTGCCGTAAAACCTGCTTTACCTACACGATATTTATCAGTATTAGTTCTAGATTTACGATAACAATCCCAACCATCATAACCCCAATAAGGTACAAATGTGAATTTTCTAGACGCTAAAGTTTCATAATCAGTACCTTCGATACCAGCATCATCACGGAATTCATAAAGACCACAATCAAAGTTACCTGCCACAGTAGCTCCAGAATCCATGTGGAAACCTTTAGTTGTTGCTGTCCAGTAAGTATCGTTTGAAGTTAAACCTTTCCAATCAAATAAATCTTGGTCAATTCCTTTTGTATCCGTAATACCTAAGTATACTTTTCTTATTCTTTCGTTTTCAGGATCGTAAAAGGTTTTGTAATCAATAAATGGTGCTGTTGCTGTACCATAATCTCTCACACGATATCCTTCAAAACCTGCTGTGAAAGCGTCTATTGGAGCGTCAGGATTCATAACCAACATGATAAATCTACTGTTAAGAACATTTTCACCGTCAGCAGTACCAATTCTTCTTGCTACGAAATTGTTTGAAGAAGGATCCATATTACATTTAGGGAAACTTTCTAAAATAGAAGGTCTAGCATCAGTATCATCCCATTGTCTAACAATAATATCAAACTCTTTAGTGTCAGGTTTAATGTTTTGTATAGAGATTTTAATTTCTTTATTTGCTGAACTACCGTCAGATATTGAAATAAATTTAAATAATTTGAAAACTTCATTACCACGTAATTCTGATACAACCCATGGAGTTTCAGGAGTTTGGTATTGTTGTTTGTAGTTATCTATATTATTAACATGGGTTAAAGTGTCATTAATACCTAAGATGTAATTGTTATCAATTAAATCTTGTAACATGTTAGTATAAATTTCTTCAACAAAAATTCTACTATTCTTATCGTAACAATCAACACCTAATACACCAGTAATATAATTTTTATTAGTTTTATCTAATGATACGTTATAAACAGATGTCGCACTGAAACCAACAGAAGATGCTGATAAGGTGAATTGTGCTAATGGGTCTGTTAAATCTGTTAGACCAATTTTAACACCGTTAGGATCTTGAACGGTAGACCAAGTAAATGCATCTGTAGAATAGTTACCTCTAGATCTTAATACTGCTAATACTAAACCTTCATATTCGGTATATTGTGTAGCTGTATAAGTTGTTACTGTACCTGAAGTTGTACCTGTAAAAGCGTTACTATCATAAGAAGTTTGTATAATTGTTGCTGATACCCCTGTAAAAGATGAACCAACTTTAGTAAATACAACTCCTTCAGGATATGCTGTTGTTACACCTGGTACACTTTCTGTTGTTACATTAGTAGTTGGATTTGGTAATAAACCTAGTGAGTTAAGATAATTAACATTAATATCACTAATTGATGTATATGTACCACCTGTAAATGTTGCGGTAAAAGCACTTGTTGAAACAGTGGTAATTGTTGAAGGATCATAGTTAGCATCTGCCGTAATAACCCAAGCATCACCAGCATCATAACCGTTTAAACCTAATACTCTTGTCACAAACAATTGATTAGATTCGGTTAAATAACTCTTAGCTATGTAAGGTAATTCATATTTTGGTATTGGGTTTGAACCCCCAAATTTTTCAGGATTTAAACCACCAAAAATTGTTAAAAATTCATCGTAGTTAGCAATGAATATAGGTTCAAAAGCCGGACCTTTTGTTGTCTCACCAACTAAACCTAATGTAGTCACACCTACTTGTTGTGCCACAAAGGTTAAATCTTTTTCTGATGTAAAGACACCTGGTGATACTAATACTTTTTGTGAAGCCATTTAATTTTATTTTTTTTCTTTTGTTATTGTTTATATACTATTTTCTAATAAATATTTGTTCTTTTTTCAAAAGTGTTTAAAAAGTAAATAATAAATAAGAATTAATGTGATAAGTGTCTTACTTTTATAAGACTTTTGTAATATTTATATATTACTAAGATTATGAAAAGGGATAAAAATTTAAAAATAACAAAAACCACACACGAGTTATTAAAAAACTATTGTGAAGACAATGGTTTAAGAATGTTTGCTTTTGTAGAAAAATTAATTCGTGAGGGTTGTAAAGAAAAAACAAATACTGTTAAAATAAAAAAAGATATCTATGGTGACGAACTATCTTAAGTCTACCAAGAATTAATTATTACAATACCATCTCCACCTTTTCCTCCGGCTCCACCGTTTACAGTTCCAGCAAAAGAAGCTCCCCCTCCACCACCACCTGAACCGTAAGAACCATTTCCACCAGTACCACCATTTGCTAAAATAGAAGTTCCACCACCAGCACCTCCTGTATTAAAAAATGTATTTCTATTAAAAGAATTAAAATTAGGTAACATGGGGTTAAAACCTACATTACCATTATCACCGTTAACACCGGCTCCTGTTTGTGCGGCACCTCCTGTTGTTGTTGGAACAAAGCCTGCTCCCGTTATGTTTGCACCTGCAGAACCAGTACCAGCTGCCGTTACACCGCCACCACCAGCTCCTCCACTAGTAGGTATGGTAAAAGTTACGTTAGTCGGTACGTTAGCACCACCCGCGCCACCAGCTGTTCCAGCAATACTTTGTATATTACCTAACGTAGATAAAAAAAAGTTTGTCTGACTAAAAACAGTACCCGCAGCACCCGCACCACCCGCACCGGCACCTGTACCAGCACCACCCGCACCGGCATCAGCGGCCCCACTAGCTAAAATAACATTACCAGCGGTGGTATTGGGTTGTATCGATACGTAAGAAATACTACCCGCAGTCGCTGCAACAACAGGATTATTAGTACCACCCGCACCACCTGGACCAACTTGTATATATAATCTATCAGGTAATGTATTAGAAATAAAAAACCCCTTGGTTATCGCAGACCCTCCTCCGCCTCCACCACCTGTTGCAGTGTTAATTGAAGCACTAAATCCGGCTCCTCCTCCACCACCACCACCTATGGTTATAATATTAATAAATTTACAATTTTTAGGTTTTTCCCAAACTTGCCAAGCATTAGTCTTTCCGTTAGTTAAAAAAACATGTTTTATAATATTTCCATCAACTAAATTAAATACATCCATATTTTAAATCCATTTACCACGCAGTTATTATTACTAAACCATTTCCACCTCTTCCTCCGGCTCCACCATTACCGTTAGTTCCAGCACCACCGCCACCACCGCCACAACCATAAGAACCATTACCACCAGCACCAGCAACACCACCCGTTCTAAATCCTCCACCGCCTGCACCACCTGTGTTAAATAAAGGTACTGATAAAGATACATTAGATGATGGTCTAATTGTTTGTAAACCTGAACTACCATTATTTGTTCCACCTGCAGCACCACCTGTAACCGTAGGAATACTACCTAATCCAGTAATATTACCTCCATTAAAATCAGCAGCCCCACTTGCTCCACCACCAGCAGCACCACCTGTTAATACGTAAGTTATTGTGATTGAACCGCCAGCTGCAGCAGAAACTCCTGACGCACCAGCAGTTCCAGCAATACCTTGAAATATTCCTAAATAACTGACTAATCCATTTGTTTGTGTAAAAATAGTTCCAGCACCACCACCCACACCTGCGGCAGTTCCATTACCTGCAGCACCATTACCACTTCTTAATAAAACATTGGTTGCTGTAATATTTGGCTCAACTGAAACATAAGAAAGAGAACCAGCAGTTCCATTTCCATTTCCTACACCACCGGCTCCACCAGGACCAACTTGAACAAAAAGTATGTCGGGTAAAACATTTGCATTAAAAAGAGCCTTACTTATGGCAGAAGAACCACCACCACCGCCGCCAATACGATTGGTACCAGCACCACCTTCTCCTCCTCCGGCTCCACCACCGCCACCACCAATAAGTGTCATCGAAACAAATTCAATGTTTCTTGGTTTTTGCCATGTTTGCCAAGAATTTGTACCACCATTGGTATGAAAAACCCATTGTAATACATCAGTATTTGGTATGTTAAAAACTTCCATATTATGTTTACCAACAATTAATTATTATAATCCCATTACCACCATCTCCTCCGCGTCCACCTGTGGCTCCAGCACCACCGCCACCGCCACCTGAACCGTAAGAACCAAAACCACCCGCACCACCTGTTTGTCCTGCCGCCCCATTGGCACCACCACCCGCACCACCTGTAAATAACATAGGGAGTGTGATAACCGATGAATTAAGGGATGGTAACATTGTGTATATTCCTGTTGTTCCCGGATTAGTACCCCCAGCAGCACCACCCGATATTACTTGTGTGACGGTACTAGCGTTAATGGATCCACCAGCTCCATTGACTGCAGCAGTGGAAGAACCACCACCACCAGCACCACCTGTTGTTATGGTGTTTGTTATTGTGATTGAACCGCCAGCAGCACCTGTGTTTGCACCACCAGCAGCACCTGCTTGTCCCGCAGTAAGATTAACTATTCCCCAATAACTATAAAATCCAGCGGTTTGAACAAAGACTGTTCCTGCAACACCCGCACCACCTGCGGCTGTACCAGCGGTAGGAGCGGCAGCTCCACTAGCTAAAATAACATCTGTTGTATTAATTGTTGGTTCAACGGAAACATAAGAAAGAGAACCAGGATTTCCGTTTGTATTGGTGGCACCTCCAAGACCACCAGTACCCACCCTAAGATAAAGAATATCTGGTATTAAATTAGATTGGAAGATTCCTTTAGAATAAGCAGAAGAACCACCACCACCGCCACCTGTACGAGCGGTACCAGCGGTTTGTTGTCCACCACCGCCACCAGCTCCACCACCTATTACAAAAAAAGAAACAAATTTAACGTTTCTTGGTTTTCTCCATGTTTGCCATTCATCTATTGATGAGGCAGAGGCTGTGGTTTGAAAAAATACCCAATTATTAGTTTCGGGTCTTGGAACATTTATAACATCTATCATTTATAATTAGTATTTTCCACCTATAACTGAGGCTCGATATCCACCGACAACTGCGGTACCTAATGTAACATAAATTGCGTAACTTGGTGGCATCGCGAAGTTTAAAGGTAATTCATAAACTGGTAATGCCGCTGTGGCTGAACCTGTTGTTGCCGGAAGTGAAATCTCATCAACAAAAGTATTGTTAGCCGCGGTTGTCGTTGCACTACCGTTATTTAACCAAACTCTGGCTACGGTGGCTGCGTTATTAACACCTGCTGCGTTATTAGGTTTAAACCTAATTCTTTGTACATAACCACCTTCTACGGTGTCCGCAGAAAAGGCCAAATAAATTGTACCTGCAGTTAAATCAGTTGTGGTATTTTGAGCGGTCATGTTTGATGTCCATTGAACGTCTCCTCTTCTTGTATAAATTGGAAGTGTATTTGCTGCCATATTTTTATATTTTTTATTTTATGTTAAGTAATTTCCGATTGATTGAGCAAAACCAACTCCGTAGGCGTAAAAAACATTACTACCAGGTGTTGAATATTCTATATCTCCTGTTGATGTGTTTCTTGTTAAAAAATCTGAATTTGCGTTATTAAGTGTTGGTAAATTTCTTACCACTAAATTAGATGTTGATGTGGTACCAGCACTGATAGTTAATGGGTGTACAAGAGTACCGTCACTTCTAAAAACAGAAACTAAGTTACCAGATAAAGTACCACCAGCGAAAATAATTACGTTTTTGTTCGCAGTATCTGTACCTAAAGTTAAATTACTACCGTTAGAGTATAAATAAACATCATTGGGCCCTAACACACTGTATGCTGGGTCGTTAAAGGTGGAAGAATTTATACCAAAGTCACCGAAAAAATTATTATCATCACCGTTATTCGCGGTTACAACTAAATCTGATGAAGCGAAATTACCAGCATTAATATTTTGTATATTAACCTGAAAGTAATCATTTAAATCTATATTAACAGATAATGGGTTATTTATCAATGGTGTACCAGCAGGGCCAATGGTTAATGAACCAATAACATTTGTTGTGGTACCAGCTGTGTAATTATCATTCCATACAAAATAACCTCTAGTATTAGCTGTAAAAACACCTGCGGTGGCTGCTCTAAATTGTACATCACCTCTATTACCGTTAGCAAATGGTAAACCTGTAATATTAACACTAGAACCAGTTATTTTAGTTAATGTTAAAGTACCGTTTGATTGGGTAAAAGAACCTCCAGTTATAAAACCTAAAGTTGTTGTTAAATCAGACAAACCTTGATTTCTTGAAATATTTAAAACACCTGTAGTGTTATTTACAGTTAAACCAGTAACAAAAGTATCTGGTATTGTTACAGTAAAACCCGATTGTCCTTCATTTTGTGATAAACTTAAAATTCTTGTTGATGTATCAAAAGTAAAACCCGTAACATAAGTATCAGTTGTAGAGGTACCTGTAACATTTGTTACAATTAAATTTGTTATGTTAGCGTTATCAATATAAAGTGTACTACCACTTAGTATACCTTCAGATAATATGTTATCAATTATTAAAGCCATATTCTATAAATATTAAGATTCTCCGTGTGCGATAGTCGACCAATCAACATTTTCTGTAAATGCTGCATTTGCGTTAGTGTTTATTACAAAACCAGTTGTTGTTTTACTTTCATATGTAAATGTTCTAGCAACAGCACCTGTTATGGATATTGAGTAATTTGTGTTTGGGTAAGCGGTAGTAAAAGTAATGGTAGCCTTTTTAGGGTTACCAGCAAAACTTGCACCAGCCACACTACCGGCTTTTGTACTTAAACCAATAGTTGTAGTAGTTAATGTTCCATCAACAGAAGAACCTGTTAAAACATTTGAACCATAAGTAAAACCTGTAATGGCTTTTCTATAACCTAAATTTGCCACACTAACAACAATTGGGTTTGTATCACTCAATCTAACCCTACCAAAAGTTGTTGTAGTCGCCGTGGAAATCCAACTATCCAAAGTACCACTTACATCAGCGTAAGGTATTGCGTTAGGTGATGGTGTTGTTGAACCTATAGTATCAGCACCACCAAATTGGTGTCTAGTTGCGTGACTAGCTACATCTACACCGTCAACATTACCAACGTTAGTAATTGCATTACCACCCATATTAAGGTCTCCTGACATTGACCTACCCCCATCAACTAAAAGATATTGTGTGTGGTCATCTGCTGATAAACCTAATAAGTTACCGTGTACTGAAGAAGCGTTTACACCACCAGCTCTAAAAGCGATTGTGGGTCTAATATCCTCAACTTGAGTTATACCTGTTGTACCTTGTTGAACATAGATATTGGCTATTTGTACAACGGAATCACTAAAAAAAGAAGGTGGAGTTGGTAGTAGAGCGTTTTCAGTCTCAACTAATGTTGAATATTCATTTTGACCCAAAACCAACATATATTGTTCATTAGTACCATCACCAACGAGATAAAGAGTATGTTTTGTATAATAATTTGTTGTAAGTGCGGATAAAACACCATTACCATCATAAAATGTATTAGTTACAATTGTGGTTGCGGTTGTGACCCAATCACTAAAACCATCTCTGTAATATTGAGTAAATGTAATACCCGAACCACCAGTAGGTAAGTATTCGTTTGATGAGTAATGATAATCACCCTGTGACACGTTTAAACTAAATGGTGTTGTTCCTTGAGTTACAATCGAACCTGTTGCGTAAATTGGTCCCATCGCATCAGAGAATAAATTATCAAATCTATTTGAAGTATGTTCAGCATTAATTGGACTGGAATCAATAAACCTTATTGATGAATTATTTGTTACAACTCTACCTAAAATAATATTAGTTGTGACATCAGGTTTTGAACCTGATGTTGATAAAATACCGTTTTCATTGTAAAATACATATAAAGAACTTCCTGATGTTAAAACAGTGTTTGCAGAAAGCCAATCAAGTCTTACGTGTACTTCTGGGGTAGCCGTCTTATGTAAATAACCAAAACCTTCAGCAACATTAATTGTAAGTCCACCAACATCTGTAATGTGACCACCCTCAATTAAACCCATTGTAGCACCTTCAAATACTAAAGTTGTAAAATCAGTGTGTGTACCATCGGCAAATGTAACAGAAGCTTTTCTTGTAATGTCTAACTCACCATCATCAATATCTAAAAATGACCAATAAACATCTGGACTGACTGTAAATATTTTTTCGTGACTCGAACTACCGCCAAAAGTACCAAAAGTACCATTTCGTTCAACGTATAAATCCCATTCACCGTTTACGATACTAGCGTTGTCAACGTCAAATCTAATAGGATTTCCCACATTTGGGTTTCTAATACCGTAAGTAAATCCATCAAGTGTAACTGTTGATGCGTTTAATTCCGCCCCATCTTGAATAAAAAACCCTGTACTGCCTGAAATACCATTACTAACATTATCACCAACAAAAACACTTAATGTTGCCCCACTACCTGTTGCGTAATTACAATAAACAATATTATTACCAGTAGGGAAATTATAATAATTTTCCATATTAGCTAAAGCTAAATAACCATTGTTACCTATAACCCTAGTACCGTAGGTAAAATTACCGTTAAAATCTAAATACTCACCATAAAATTTTGTATCTTGTGTGTTAGATTCAACCCATACATTGGTGTCACAATCATAGAATGATACTTTGTGTGATTGACCAAAATCACCGATATCGTATACATATATACCAGCATATCCTGATGGTGCACCCGATAAGGACAAGAATGATATTTCATTATTAACACCAATTTTAATAATATGTTGTGTATTTGTAAGTGGTTTAATTAATGTAGTTTGAATATTACTACCAACAATACTTACATAAGGTATACTTGTTAAATCAATTTCACCTTCAGTGAATTCACCTGGACCGACTGATATAATATATCTATTCGATATTGACGTGTTACCTGATGTGATTAAATAATCTACAGCCGATTTAATAGAAGAAAAATCACCACCTTTTTTGGCAACTGTAATTTGTCTTGGGTCTTGATTAACCTCATAAAGTGGTGCATTAAAATTAATTTTTGTTTTTAAGAAATTGTCTGTTCCTTGTATTTTTCCTGTAGCACCTGAGTGTGAAATATTAACATCGGTATTACAGTTTTCAAAATTTAATGCAATTGCGTCAATACTTGGTGCAGAACCTACTTGTGGGGCTTCAATACCAATATTCCATCTTTGAAAGTTAACCCCTGTTAACCTTAAAAAAGCACCATTTTCAACATAAAAACCAGTACCAGCGGCATCACCAACAGCTTTTGTCAGTAATGCCCCGTTAACTATAAAACCACAACCAGATTTATCGGCTTTGGCAAAAGTTAAGCCTGAAGAAGTTACAACACCACCATTAGTGGATGTTACATTCCTTAACTGCATTCTACCAATACCAGAACCATCATTTGTACAGTAAAAACCTATTGTAAAAGGAAAACCACCATATTTAACATTAGAACATTGAATTATACTATTACCACCACCTGTACCTATATTTTTAACGTGTGTATAGTTAGAACCAAATCTAACATTTTCAACATAAAATATAGCGTTTAATTGTGGTGTTGTTGATGAAGAGTAAACAATTGCTGACACACCTGTTCCTGTACAACCTTGAATTTGACAATCTTGTATCATAGATTGGTCAGCACCATAGATTAAAGTTTGGTTAGGGTCTTTTGCTTCGATTATTGTAGTCGTTGAATTATCACCAACTACACTAACATAGGACTTCATATGAAAAGGATCTTCATAATAAACCCCAGGTCTTACTTTAACAACCCAAGGATTTGTTGATGAAGCTCCCGTAATACTATCAACAGCTGCTTTAACTGAACTATAATTAGAACTACCACCAGTAAGTGATACGTTAATAAAATTTGGGATGTAATTGATACTGTTATAATTTCTTGTATAAAAATCACCATTCCCATCAACAACTAAGAAATCATCAAGTGTATTATTTTGCGTTTGATTTGTAATTTTAAAACCATCACTTATAACATTTGTTGAATTAATTGTTGTTGCAGATAGGGTGCCATTAACCGTTAACCCAGACATTGTATCGATTGTAACATTTAAATCATCTTTACCCTGATTTCTAGATATTGTTAAAGTATTTGAGTTATTATATGTAAATCCTGTAACGTATATATCATCATTGGTTAAACCAGTCACTGTTACTGACCCATTTTGTCTATTAAGAATTAAAGTACCGTTTGAGTAGGTAGCACCTGTCACATAGTAATCATCATTAAAAAGTTGTACTTTATTAATACTACCTGCAAAACCACCCAAATAATTTGTCGATGCATCCACCTCCCATGTTGGGGTATTACCATTTACAACTGTTCCGTTTATATAAACTGGTGCTCCAAAAAGACTACAATCCAGCATTCTTACAACTGAACTACCCTCAGCCTCTACAGGGAATACAAATTTTGAATTTTCAAACACAATTGTAGAACCAGTACTGGCAGTAATAGTACCAATAATTAAACTTTCATTTATACTATTGGTACCACCAATAAATGTTGAATTTAAAATACTACATTCACTAGAGGTTACTAAAACAGTAGGTGTGGAATCTTTTCTATTAATACCTGTATAACAATTTTTAAATGAAATAATACTGTTCGAAGTTAAGGAACAATCTATATCAAAATTACCGATATTAACATTTTCTATAAATATATTAACATTACTTACACCCGATGTTGATGTGTGGTTAAACCCGTTTAAGAATTGGGCGGAAATACTACCACCTACAATTGTAATATTATCAGGTATATTTACTGTTGTTTCTGTATAAATTCCTGGGTATAAAAAATATACAACATTTGTATTTCCAGAAAATACTGATATTGCCTTTGATAGGGTTTGATATGGTTTATTACTAAGACCAGTTCCGTTTGTATCATTACCTGTAGTACTAATGTAAACAAAAGTTTGATCTGGTTGTATAGAATTCCAAAAACCATTACCTGATGCATCAGATGTTAAAACATAACCACTTGATGGTCCATTTGTGTATTGTATACCTGATGTGGTAAAATTAGAGGTATTAATAGTTGTTGCTGATAAAATACCAGTAGATATTGTTAAATTACCATTAACTGTATAATTACCATTTAGTTTTTTACCATAAACCCAAGTGGATGATCCACTATAAAATAATAAATCACCATCACTTTCCGAACCAGTATTTTTTACATTGTGTAAATTACCTAATGTGTAACCTAAAGAAGGTCTAACAAATAATGATCCATCAGAAACACCAAGTTTTTGAACAATTGCGACTTGAATTTTTAAATTTGGTGCTTCGGGTTCAACGTTTGTTAAACCACCCAATATTGTTGGTGAGACATATAATATGTCACCTTGTAACCAAGTTTCACCATAAGGTGCTCCCGTTGTATCAATATCCCTAACAATACCAAAATTATTAACATAACCAGTATTACCACTTAATATATCTTCTGTGGCGACACCTAAAGTTGTATAATAAGGATATGTACCATCGGCAATCATATATGCTCCAACAATCTTACCCGTTGTTGGATCGACACCAGCGGATCTAATAACACTACCATTGGTTAAACCTAAAGGTGTTGTTGTATTTAAAGCGGGTATATAGTTTTCTAAACCTACTTGTTGAGTTACAGCACCACCTGCCATACCGATGTTTAACGTCCCCTCATTTAAATTCCAGGTAAGTTCCCCAACACTTGTTGAACCTGTACGTAATGTATTTAATTGTACACTATCGGTGGTTACTTTACCAGTAATACTAAAATTACCAATATGTGATGTATTTCCAGAAATTGTATAATCACCTTTAAGTGTTTTTGAATTTACCCAAAGGGGTGTTCCATTATAAGAACCTCTTACTAATAAATCACCTTCGGTTGCGCCACTAATTCTAACATCATGAATTTCATCAAGTTCCCAACCATTTGAAATATTAACAAATATTGAACCGACGGTTGCTGAAACCCTAACAACATAACCAATAAGTACTGTATGTTGTGGTGCTTGAGGTTTAGTTGATGTATAACCACCTGGTGTTGTTGGAGATAACCATATTGGTGTTCCACCTGTTAAACCTAAAGTATTTAAATTACTTATAATACCAAAAGTCGTAACATAACCTTCTGACCCTGATGGTATTGAAACATCGATCATACCAAGAGTTGTAACTGAATAACCATCAGAAACTGCTGAAGCTCTTTTTACTGAAGGTCTGTTTCCTTGTGATCCTGAAACGTATACAATTTCACCTTTTTGTAGTGTTGTACCTTCACTATTATAAACTCTAACAACTTCTTCTTGACCAACTTGAAAGTCTACTAACCCTGTAGTACTATCACCAATACCAATATTTAAAGTTCCAGTTCCAGAATCCCAGTTAATTCTTCCAAATTGTGTTGTGGTAGTTGCGGTAGTATTAAAATCAATATAATCTACATTAAGTGCTGTTGTGTTAATAGTTGTCGCACTTAACGTTGAAACAGTGATTGCTGTTAAAACGGAATATTGTACCTCACCAGTGGAAGAATTTCTACTTAATATCTGTGTGTTTGAGTTATTAAGTGTTGGTGTATTTGTTATAAAAAATGTATTTCCTGAGATAGTTGTTGCTGATAAAGAATTAAAAACACCAGCACCAGCACCAGTAATCCATGCTGTTTGTACTCCAGCATTATTTTCAATTATAATATTTTTGTCATTATCATTACCAGTACCACCCCTAAATTGAACTCCGTCTTGTGTAGCGTTTGTTATAATTTCTGGGTTACTTGAGTTGTCATAAGCTTGTTGTAAAGTTGTTGTTGATAAACCGCCAGTACCACCCAACACCTCACCAAATTTAGAAACAAAATTAAAAACCGCATTAGCAGAATTATTTAAAGTTGTAACACTTTTTTGAACCGATATTATACCTATAAGAATGCCAGTATCTCTATTAGAAGGATATTCAACAAATTGTTCAGTTTGTGAACCCGCTACCGCTGCAGCCAAACTTGGGTATACTTGTTGCCCATATTGAATTCTTATCAACCCCGTTGGGAATAAATAAACCCTTTGATTTGTCGATGAATTGAATCCACCACCAATTGCTGTTACAACACCATTTAAATCATAATTGTTTGGATCTATAAATGTTGTATTTCCTGTATAAGGTGCGGTTCCACCTGTAATAACACCTAAACGTGTTCTATATTGAAAAGTAACAGGACTTTGACCGGCAATTACCACTTGATTGGGATCAAGTTGATTTGTCACCCAACCAATACCGTTACCCCATAATGCACCCGCAGAAGAATTAATACTTAAATTTGCACCATTGGCAGAAATAATAACACCTTGATTAATTAATTTTAATGGCACCCATAAATCACGTAATGCAGACATTGGTGACACGTCATAATCAACCGTATTACTAACATTTTGTATTTCATTTCTTGTTGGGTGTAATATTTTACCTAAAAATATGTTTTCTCTTCTTTGTTGTGGTGTTGGAAATGTTGATTGTAGTGTTAATGTTGATGCTGAAGTAACCAAAACATATGTTTGGTCATCAGTTGTTAAATAAGGTGTTGTTGCACTTGTAACACCTGAATAGTCTACAAATATAACACTAGGGTTTGTTGAATACTCATAAGTGTTATATACGACCCAACCTTGAAGAGGAGAAACAGAAAATTGTGTGTTTGAAGTTTTTGTTAGTCCCGTATAATTAAAAGCCCCTGTTGAAATAACATTACCTTCTAAAATATTTCTTTGAATATCGGTTAAAGATAAATTAACATCTTCATTATTTATACTAACATAAATAATACCAGTTGTTGTGCCAGTCTCAACGGTATAACCAATTTGATTGGTTCTTGAATTATATTCTAAAGAATTAGTTGAGGCAATTAAACCACCCGGTGTTGTGTCTGATAAATAAAGAATAGAACCAATTGGATATGATACTGTAACACCACTTAATAACCCTTGATTTAAAATTAAACCCCTACTTCCGTTTGGAATGTCTTCAGAAGTTAAACCAGCAACTTGGTTATTATTACCGGGTGCATTTGCAATAGCTAATGAAATTTCTGGAATTGAATTTGACGCACTTTGTATTGTGACAGCACTACCTTTAGGGATTAAAGAACCTGTATTGTTTATAACTCTAGTGTATAGTTGTTGACCAACCTTAATTATTATATTTGGGTTTATACTTGAGTTATAGGCTAAGGATTCGGAGGTGTTATCATAAAATAATCTACCTGATTTGTTGGTTACTGTAGTACCTGTATTAAAATCAATATAATTAACTGGAGATATTGAAGTTGTTGATAAATTACCACTAATACTTACATTCCCATTGACGGTACCACCTGAAAGTACGGACAATCTATCCCAACCAATTTGTCTAACTTCAATCGTATCAGTACCACCTGTGTTGGCTATTGATGTGTATAAAAAACCGTCTTGTGTATTAACGGCCATTTCACCGACTAATAATTGTGATGTTGTCGGTATCTTACCTGAAACATTTGATCGCTTAAGTTTAAATGTTGATTGTCTTGTAGTTCCTGTCATATTTATGACTATTTAAAGTACCTATTTAGGTTAAGTTAGTTGGATTATATAATCCTTAGTAATAAATATTACAATTGTTTAAACAATTAAAAATTGTTGTAAAAAATTATTTATACCTCCAAATAAAACCACCAGTTGATTTTAACCTACCGTTAGCTACAGTACAAACGTTACTAGCATTAAATCCATTGTCCATTACTTGTGATAAGAATTCATATTCTTTAATGAAAACACCTTCTTTAGTGAATTGTTGTATAGGTTTTCGTTTACTGCTTGGTTTACCATACATTGGGTTTTTATCACCTCTCTGCCTATCACCCATACCATACGCTGGATTATTTTCACCCACATTGGCTTGCCTAATTTTTTCTTTAACATCATTTGGATGTTTTCGTCCGGTTTGTGATTTTGACATTTTTTGTTTAGCTAATTTTGCCTTTTCAACACCAATTCTTTCTTCTAAAGTTAAACCTTTTCTTCTTTTAGATAACATTTCTTTTTGTTCATCGGTCCATTTATTACCGAAATTAGGGTTATTCTCACCTAACATTTTTTTACTTTGTTTAACCCTAACATAATCTGACCATTCTTTGGATGTAGGATCTTTTAAATTATAGTTTAATTCAGAATTAACCCCACCACATTCATTAATCCAATGTAACTCACGATTATCTAAATCATCGGTGTATTCAATTACTTCAAAAATAAAACTTTCCCTACCGTATTTATTGTAGGATTTTTGAAGATGTTCATTATGATGCTCACCCCTGCCCAACCAGTAAAAATGGTTCCACTCTCTGTTATTAAGATTTTCTGATTGACCAATATAAACTTTATCGTTTTTTAGGTTTGTAATTTTGTATATACCTTTATTCATAAAAAAACCGAGTAGATTTGACTACTCGGCTTATAAATATGTTAGTTTTTACGAAAAGTATAATATTCCTCGGACAACATCAATAAAGCCCGCCATCTAAAATATCAAATTCGGCCAACACCCTTACACCGTTAGGTGCTCCATTATTTAAATTGGTATTTCTAATAACAATGTCATTCAATTGAGTTAACCAACCTCTGTTAGGGTTACCAATACCACCTACCGTATATTCAGTTACAACAGGTACTTGATTACCGGTTAAACCAGTTAATGTGTCTAATCTTGCTACAGTAAAATAAGTGTCAGTACCTTGTGTACCACTACCATCTTGTATTCTAAGACCTGAAGCGATAGACGTAGATGAAGTGTTACCTGTTGGGTTATAGTTTAATGTAATTTGTGGATCCTCAACATATAGTTCATTTGTTGCTACAGTAGTGCCTGTACCGAATACTATGAAATTACCGTGAACAATTAAATCACCGATACCAGGGGTTGAGTGTGAACCACCTGAACCTATAGTTACACCACCTTGACCAAAAGTTGATGCTCCATCCGATAATCCATTATTAACAATTAATTTACCTGAAGTAGTACCAATTGTTAAAGTATTATTACTATCATTATATAAGAAATCCGATTCGGTTTTTAATCTACCACCGGTACTAGCGTAAACAACTTGTCCAGATGTTAAATCAGTGATACTTAAACCAGAGAATGCGTTAATATATTCGGTTAAATCATCTTTACCTTGATTTTGTGAAATTGTTATTTTGTTACTTGAAGCACTGTAAGTAAATCCCGTAACAAACGTATCTGTAGAACTTAAACCACTAATAGGTACTTGAATGCCGTCATTTCTTGTTAAAGTTATTGTACCAGAACTATATGTACCACCAGTTACAAATGTATTTTCAGTTGTTAAAGTATAGTTATTACCATCAGGACGTTTGTAATTCAAACCAACAGTCACAGTTTTACTACTATTACTAGCTGGTGTAGTTACCGTACCACCAGTTACGTAAGTATCATTAGTTTCTACATAACCAGTTAAAGAGGTAAAGTTAACAATTTCAAATGGATTAGTACCTGTGGCTGTTGTATTATATAAACCAGTACCAGTTATTGTTAAGTTATTTACAATTTCAGTACCAGTAACAAATAAATTATTAGTATTTGTAGTAGTAGAGTTAACAGTTGTAATATTACCAGTTACAGCACTTAACGTACTAGACGCGTAAACATTATTAGCGTTAATATTTGTTGCTGTTACACCTTGTAAACTAGAGGTACCTGTTACAGTTAAATTACCGTTTACATTTGTTGTACCGTATAGACTTAAATCGTTAAAACTGCCTATAGTAATTGGTGATGCTATAGATCCATCATTTAAACCTAAAGTTAATGTGTTAGGTGTCCACGTACCACCAGTCACATAAGTGTTGGTAGAGGCAGCAATGGCCGATATGTCTGCTAACACAAAACCTGTGGTGGTACCAGATAGGAATTTTCCTACTAAACTAGCACCACCATATGATGTTATTTTATTTCTAATTTTTAAATCATAAAGATTAGAACCCACCTCAAAATAAGTACCACCAGATGTTACATTTGATGGATCTACAAAAGGTGTATAATTACCACCTGTTGTACCCGAAAAAAATACTACCCCGTTAAATAAGTTAACCAACGGTTCACCCATTTGTACACCACTCGTAGGTAATGCACCATTATTGGTTTGGTTACTTTTTAATTTATAAATTGTCCTTCTTGTTGCCATGTTTTATTTTTTTATATAAATATCTACTTTTTATTAATAAGATCCTCCATTTAATATATCATCTTGAATTATTGAATTTTCAGCTGTTATTTCTCTAGTATTACCACTTAAATCTTGTCCTAAATTTAATATAGGCGTGTAAATTATACCAGTTGCAGTCCATACTGTTGAAGTTCCGCTAACCGTGTTCACATTTCTAAATCTTCTACTAGGTGAACCAACACTGATTAAATTATCGGAAGTTGGTAAAACTTCAGTATTATAAACTGTGATTGCATTATTAATTGTAACACCACTTTCACAAGCAACAATATTTTCTGTATATAAAGTACTTCCAGAACCACAATTTATAATATCACCACCTATTGTTGCATCACCAGTAATATTGATTGTTTCAGCACTAAAACTAACAGTATTAGTAGGTTCTACTACGAATATTTTGGTTATATCACTATTTCCACAAAAATTATTACTCATTATAATGGTACAGTTCCTCTTAATATTATTTCCGACAAGGAAGTAGAATCCGTTCTAACAACACTTATACTTATCATATCACCATCTTTCACTGAAAATGGTAATGACACTATATTGCCGTTAACTCTTATTGTTGCTGCTGTTATATTTTGAATTTCTAATGTAACAAAAGTTGCCAACGTATCATTTTGAAATGTTACGGTGGTTGGTGATCCAGGTAAAAATTGGAATATCGCTGTTATTGTTCTATCGTCTTTAGTTTCATCTTTGATTAACTTAACAACAGCTTTAGGACGTTTAGATTCAACCTCGTAAGATAAAATAGCCCTCTCCATACCAGGTTTTACTTCAAATTCATCTTCATCTAAAATATAAGCTTGCATTTTAAGTTCATATGTTTGAACATAGTATCTTTTACCGTCTATATCATCTATAGTGGATTCATCCCCAATACTTTCCATTAAGATAGGGAAGAAGTGCCCCTTTATGTTTACATATGCCTGTGATGACGCAAAAGTTGTTAGAACTTTTTGATTTAACTTATTTAACTCATTCATTCTAAAAGTGAAAAATCTAACAGTATAAGTTAAATCAACACCAACAGGTTGTGGTATCATATAAACATCAGCCCCTTTTTTATTACCATCCCATACAGGAACGGTCATATAAGGAAACTTTGCCCTTACAGGTATTTTAAAATCTGATGGATTAGTACCAGGTTGAGCATCAGGTTTTCTAACAACAGATACAAAAGGTATTTTAATATTTTTATATTTGTCTGAAGATTGCCATGTTTTGGTAAATTCAGCCCATCTTTGTGCTGTTAAAAAACTAACAGGTACTTTTTCACCATCAATTACAATACCCAACTCATTATCGACCCATTCAACAAACCCTTTATCCAAATCGGCGTGGTCAACACCTCTGGGTAAATTGGTTTTGTTTTTATCCAAATAATCATTAATATAAGCTTTTGGGCCACCTTGTGGATCCAATTGTTTAATATTTATATCTTTTTTAAATTTTTTTGGTAGTGACATATATTAATAATTTGGTAAAAATTCGTTCATATCTGCGTTTGTGCAAGTTATTGTTCTATAATAACCTTTGTATCCTAATCTTGTGTGAGCATTATCTGAATATATCTTACCATCATTAGTCACTGTGAAGTACTTAATATTGTCTTCACGGTCTGAATAACCTATATAATCACCATAATTTATATCACAATTTAACTCATCCAATTGCTCTTGAAAAATGGTAAAGATTAATTGACCGTAATCCATATATCTATTCATACCACCAGAATAAGATTTATTTTGAGCCTCTTCTAATTTTAATTTAACTCTAAGTTCTTTAGGTGCCTTGAATTTAATTTCATTTGCTTTAGCCTCACCATAAACATCATCAACAAGTGTATCTTTTCTATCTACTTGAAATAAAACGACCACGAGATTTAGATCTCCTTCGAGATATTCACGGGCCATTTCATTTTCGATAGAAAAATCTATCTCATCGTAAAACTTGCCCATTCTATTTACAGGAAATCTTTTCTTACTCATAGCACACTTTTATTTCAATAAATATTTACTAAATATGTATTTTCTTTATTTTCCACAGTTGATTATTATATTTATTTTTCATTATGGTAGATTTAACCAAATTAAAGAGTAAAACCACATTAGAGAAGATAAAAAATTATCAAGGTGGTAATGATCACATTTTAAAAATGAAAAAGAAATTAGAGGTGGAAGGCTTTTATATTTTAACCCCATCTCAAATATCTTACGTGGAGGAAAATATTGGTACAGAACCGACCAAGGTTGATAAGGTGGTTGAAATAACTTCTTATTTAGGTGAACAATTAAAAGAAAAATATAATCTAAAAAATATACCTGAAAAAGTTTTTGTACAATCAGTTTTAGCTGAAAACGAAAAGTCATATCACGTAAGAGGTTTATTATATAAAAATCAAAAAGAACCTATTTTATTTCATATACCAAAAACACAGTTATTAACAGATATGTTTTATGAACCTTATGAGGATTTAGAAGTTGATTTCGATTCCGTTAATAAAATAAATAAAAAAGGTAGGTCATTATTTAAACACCAAGAACAGGCTGTAAAGTTTTTACTAAAGAGAAAAAAATGTATTCTTTCTGACGATATGGGTCTTGGTAAGACCAAATCGGCTATATCGGCAGCTTTATTATCAGGTGCAGAAAAAATATTGGTTATATGTCCTGCCAATGCTAAGATAAATTGGTTTCGTGAAATCACAGAATATATTGATGAGGAATATGTAACAATTGTTAAATCAGGTTTTTGGCAACCCAAATTCTTTACCATTATTAATTATGATATATTAAATAGGTTTCATGAAATTGAAGATAAACGTAAAAAGGAAGAACCTAAAAGTTATATTAACGAAGAAAAGTTTGATTTAATTATTGTTGATGAGGCTCACATGATTAAAAATAAATCTTCTATAAGGGGTAAAATTGTTTCACAAATATCTGAGACCGTAGAAAATGTTTGGTTATTAACTGGCACACCAATAGCTAACAGACCCATGGATTATTATAATCTTTTAAAAGTTTGTGAAGTCCCCGTAGTTAGTAATTTTCAACACTTTGCTTATAGATATTGTGCCGCTAAATCATTTAACAAAAAGTTAAAATCAGGTAAGGTTAAAAGAATTTGGTTAACAGACGGTGCCTCTAACTTAGAAGAATTACACCAAAAGACTAAAAACTATATTATTAGAAGAAGAAAAGAGGATCATTTGGATTTACCACCTAAGATTATATCACCTTTTTATTTAGATTTGGATAATAAAAAAGGTTATAAAGAGGCGTTTGATGATTATTTGTTTTGGTTAGAATTGGAAGGTAAAAAGTTGGGTGCTGGTAGACAAATGGTCGAAATGGTTGTTTTACGAAAATTTATTTCACAAGAAAAAGTACCAATGACATTAGATATGATTAATAATTTCTTGGAACAGTCTGAGAATAAAAAAATCATAGTATTCACGGTATTCACTGAATCTTTAAAATCCATGAAAAAAGAATTAGGTGATTTAGCAGTTTGTCACAATGGTGAAATGTCAGATAAAGAAAAACAAAAATCTATAGATGAATTTCAAAACAACCCTAATGTTAGGGTATTCATTGGTAATATTATTTCGGCTGGTTCTGCAATTACATTAACTGCTGCAGATACAACCATCATGCATGATTTGGATTTTGTTCCGTCCAATCACCAACAAGCTGAAGATAGGGCATACCGCATCGGCCAAGACAAAACTGTTAACATTTACTACCCAATTTTCTCTGACACAATAGAAGAAAGAATATACGAAACCCTTCAAAAGAAAAAAGAAATTATATCCACTGTAATGGGTGAAGAAAACCAATCTGTTGATATAATGACAGATTTAGTTGAAACTTTAATTAAAAAACAAAATACACGTTAACATTATAAAGTTGTGGATATTTATGAAATAAAGTCCACATGTCACTTATAATAGAAAATGCTGAAAAACAGAAATTATTCAGACAGGTCAGACACAGATTGGGTGCTCCACTTAGAAAAATTGAGTTGGATGATGAACAAATGTGTACTTTATTGGAAATTGCTATAGAGGACCACTCTTCATTTGTTAATGAATGGTTAATTGAAACTCAATGGTCGTCATTAGACGGTATTAATTTAAGTACGGCAGATTTAAGTAAAGCTTTAACAACAAGAAGTTTAAACTATGAGGATTCCTTTACTTATGCCTATTCAAAAATTGTGGGTTTACAGGCAAGAGGTCCTTGGGAATTAAAACAAGATTACGTCGTTTTAGAAAATGGTAGACAAGTTTATCAAATACCTGCGGGTAGGGAAATAAACGAAGTATTATATTTCCAACCACCCACAGTTGATTATGCGTTATACTCAAACTATGGTTTTGGTGATTACGGTTTTGGTGGTGGTGTTGCTCAATTACCGTATGGTGCTGCAGGTGGTGGGTTTGGTTATGGTGGATTTTATTTGGCACCAGCATACGATATTGTATTAAGAAATGCTGATTATAATTTAAAACAAAGAATTGTCAGTTCTCAATTAACTTATTGGGTGACTGGAGGACCAAACGGAACTAAATTATTACATTTATCACCACCCCCAGGTAGTAGATTATCTTTTGGTGGTGCTGGATTTGCTGGAGGTCAAAAAATAAATGTAGGTGGTAGTAAAGTTTGGTATTGGTATTATGAAACAACCTCTGATGAAGAAAGACAAAGATGTCTTAATGCTAACAAAGATATTGTTAAATTACCTTCAGATGTTCCTGTAGATGTTGTTAACTATACAGAACTTAATTCACCATCCAAACAATGGGTTAGGGATTGGTTTACCGCTTTATGTAAAGAAACCCTAGGACGTGTTAGAGGTAAATTTGGTGGTGCTTTAGGTGTTACAGATGCTGAAGTCACCATGGATTATGAATCCTTATTAAGTGAGGCTAAAGAAGATAGAACCGTTTTAACGGAAAGATTAACAGAAAGATTAGAAAGACTACGTCCTGAAAATATGTTAACACGTAAGGCAACTGAAGCTGAACAATTAAATAAAGCATTACAATACAGACCTTTAGGTATTACAGTAATATAATGGGTAATTTTTTTACACGTCCAAATTTTGAGGATCGTCAATTGGTACAATATAGTGGTACCAGTATTACATTATCAGGTGAAACCAATATTTATCCAACTGGGTTATTAAGAATACAAAAAAATCCAGTACCTGGTTATGTTGCCACAGCTGCAGGTTGGGATGGTGAAGTTGTTTGGGGTCCAGTTAGTGGATTAACTTGGAATTTAAGTGCTAGTTGTAATAGTATAATAAACGTAACGCAATTAGTTGCGTGTACAGACTCTGGTAGTACAATACAAATCACATCGGGTGGTTTAACATTAAATGGTGGTACGGTACAATTTTTGGATTCACTTTCAGCGGGTACAGTTAATGATTATGTATTGGTAATTGATGGTAGTGGGTATGTTAAAAGTGTACCACAATCATCTATCACACCTATTTTTACAGGTGGTACTGGTTCGTGTATTGTTGATTTATACGTAACAAATATTCACGGGTGTTCACCAATTAATATCCAACCAACATCATCAGATAATGTTTATATGGTTATGGGTGGTGGTAATGTAATGGTTGGTGGTACTAACCCACAAACAAAATTTCATATTAGTGGTAGTACAATGTTCAACACTGATATCATATATCAATATGAAAATGACGGTACCACAACAGCACCCACAGTAGTTTCTGGTTTTAAAGGGAATTATATAAGTATGGATTATGGTACTGTAGGTACACAAGCTGTGGGTTATGCTGCAATAAATACTAGTAGTTCAGCCACATCCGTAGTTGCTTTATATAACAATTCATCCGCATTTGCTCAACTTTTTGTTGCAGGTTCTAATCAGATTAAAGTTAACCCAGGACCTGTGGGGCCCAATTTTTATAGAAATAAAGTAGTATTAAGAACCGGACCAAGTGGTAGTACTGCTGGTATGGTTATTAATCCTGGTTCAGCCGATCCGTCAGCAACTTTATGGTTTGAAATTGATGGTGCCGCTAATATGATATTAAAGGGTGATGGTGCATCGGGAAGTGGTAATGGGTTTTTGGGTTTAAAATTAAATCCAGATGGAACAGAAATGCCAACCGCTAATTTACAAATTGGTGGTACCGGAACTACAGGTTCTTTTAAATTCATCGATGGAAATCAACAATCAGGATATGTATTAACTTCAGATTCTGGGGGTACGGCAACTTGGCAAGCACCAACTGGTGCTTCCGTTGTACCTTCACCATATATATTTGGATCACCGACATTATCTATTATACCTTTATCTGGTAATAACACAACTTTATCAGAAGGTAGTATAATATTAGGTGGCACTGGTAACACAATAAGTGATGATAGTTCCCCACTATCAACAATTGTTAATGGTTTTTTTAATGATATATACGATTCCGATTATTCATTAATAAATGGTGGTTTGATTAACGTAATATCTGGACAATCTTACAATGTTATAACTAATGGTAGACAAAATAAAATTATATCTAGATCCACACTCACAAATCTTTCAGGTTGGAAAACAATTACTAACGGTCTACAAAACACAATTAATATAATATCTGGTGAAACTGGACATGAAACCATAATAAATGGTAGACAAAACAATATATTAGGGACATCAACAAAATACTCAACAATAATAAACGGTGACAAAAACGTTATTAGTGGATCTTCAAGTGGTAACAAACACAATATAATATTAAACGGTGAAACCAACTCAATAAATGAAGGTAATTTTAACTTTATTACCGGTCAAAATAACAGATTAAATGAAAGTGGTCTTTCTGCAGCTTTTGGTGAATCGAATTTTATAAACAATAGTGACTATAGTTTTATATTTGGTTTTAACAATAAAATATTAGACGCCAATAATGGTGTTGGGAATTCGAGGATTATATTAGGATCCAATTCATTAATTAGTGGTCAAACAAGTAGTGTTGTTATATTAGGTGATAACATAACAGGAAACTCATCTAATACCGTTTATGTACCTTATTTAAACATTAAAAATATTGGTACAGGTTCTATTGTTTTTGGTTTAGGATTAGACGCAAATGGTAATGTTGTATCTGGTAATACTGGTGGTAGTGGGGCCTTTACTGGTAACACTTCAGCTAGTTGTATTACGGATTTATGGGTTACAAATATTCATGGGTGTTCACCTATAACTATATGGGATCAGTTACAATATAATGGTAGCACAGCATCTACACAATATAGTACAGCTTTTGGTTTAAATACCTTATCTAGTGGAAATGGTAGTCATTCTCAAGGTTACCAAACAATAGCTAGTGGTGATTATTCACATGCAAGTGGTAGTGGTTCTACCGCTAGTGGTATTTATTCATTTGTACACGGTAACAATTCTATAGCCAGTGGTAATACAACAATTGTTTTAGGTTCAGGAATTATTGGTACTGAAGACAATACAGTTTATGTTAATAAATTAAATGTTAAAAATATTGGTACAGGTCCTACTATTTTTAGTTTAGGATTAGACACAAATGGTAATGTTGTATCTGGTAGTACAGTAGATAATGACGGTAGTAGAAATGTTTATTATGTCCCTAGTGGGGAAACATTTAATATTCCATTTGGAAAACAGGCTTTAGTTGTTGGTGATTTATTAGTAGATGGTGAAATAACAAATTCAGGTCAACTAGTGTTTGTTAATGGTTCTATTATATTATCGGGTGGAACTTATACTGATAATGGTGGTGATTTAATAAATTATGAATTTGAAGATGGTTCGGGAAATTCTTTATTAAATATAGCTAGTTTACAAGGTGTTAATTTTACGGGTATAAACACTGGTGATACTATTGTTTGGAATGGTACTAATTTTGTACCACAAGTATATTCACAGGCTACACCTTTTACTGGTAACACTTCAGCTAGTTGTATTACAGATTTATGGGTTAGTAACATTTATGGTTGTAACAATAATTTAAACATTACTGGTGACACATATATTGCTGGTACGTTATATGCGACATCAAAATCATTCGCAATACCACACCCAACTGAAAAAGGTAAACAATTAATTTATGGTTCATTAGAAGGTCCTGAAAATGGTGTATACCATAGAGGAAAGTTAGTTGGTTCTAATATAATTAATTTACCTGATTATTGGTCGTCATTAGTTGATGTAGACACTATAACAGTTACACTAACACCAAACGGAAGTTATCAAAAACTTTATGTTGCATCAATTTTAGATAATAGTGTTACTGTAGGTTCTGAAGATGATGTAACAATAAACTGTTTTTACACAGTGTATGGTGAAAGAAAAGATATAAAAAAATTAGAAACTGAAATATGATAGTTAATTCTATTTTATTTTAAAGAATATTTATTATAAAACAATAAAATGGGTAGAGATATTATAATAAAACCAAACAGAAACACCACGGGTGCTGGTTTAGAACCAGTAATATATTTTAGTGGTGAAACAAATGCTACCATATCCTTAAAAGTTAATGATGACGGTTCTGTGGTATTTGGTAGTAGTAATGGTGATATTTTAAATATCGGTAACTCTAGTTTATTTGTTGGTGGTTCTATAAATGGAATACCAAACGATATTAAATTTGTTGTGACAGGAAATTCTGTTTTTTTTGGTTCTGTTTCAGCCACAACTTTTTATTATGGAGATGGTTCAAAACTAACAGGTATTAGTTTAACAGGTATCACAGGTTTACAAAGTGCTTTAGATTTAAAAACAGATTTAACACTTTTTAATTCTCATACTGCAAACACAAGTAATCCTCATCAGACTAGTTTTAGTCAGTTAATCACTACAGCTCACACTCACAGTATCTCTGATATAACAAATTTACAAAATGATTTAGATTTAAAAACAGATTTAACACTTTTTACATCTCATACCGCAAATACAAGCAATCCTCACCAAACTAGTTTTTATCAATTAACAAGTACTGCTCACACTCACAGTATATCAGATATCACGGACTTAAGTACCCAATTAAATTCTAAATTTAGTATATCTGGTGGTACTGTTAATGGTGATGTTTTAGTATTAGGTAATGTAACAATTTTAGGTTCGGCAACAACCATTAATACCGCCACTTTAAGTGTTGCTGACAATGTTGTTACACTAAATTCTAATATAACTGGTGGTACACCATTTCCAGGTCATTCTGGTATTGAAGTTTTACGTGGTTCAGGAACAACAGCAGCTTTATTATGGGAGGAACAAAACTCACAGTGGGAAGCTGGTTTACATGGAACAACAAAAAGAATTATACTAAAAGGTGATAGTTTAGCTTTATTAACTTCAGGACATACACACCCCACATCTGAAATTACAGGCTTACAAAGTGCTTTAGATAGTAAACTTAACACTTCTGGTGGTACTATAAATGGTGATATTTTAGTTACAGGTTCAGTATCGGCAACAACTTATTATGGTAATGGACAATATTTAACAGGTTTAGTAACTAGTGATTTTTATGTAACAGGTGGTACATTTAGTAGTGGTACTCTAACCCTTAATAGACAGAATGGTTTGGTAATTGTTACCGGTTTTACTTCTGGTGATACATTTGTTACCGGTTTTACTTACTCTAATAATAACATAATTTTATCACAAAACCAAGGACAAACACCATTGTCTGTTAACATATCAGTAATGACAGGTTTAACTGTTACAGGTATTATTTCCGCAACAACTGTTTATGGTGACGCAACAAATATGACGGCGGGTGATCAACCACCGCTTAGTAATAACAATAAAATAGCTAATACAAATTATGTTGATTTAGCTGTAGGTACTATATCAGCAACACAAAATTTATTTAATTATTATAATTTCATTTAAAAAATATAAATTATGCCAAATACATCACCAATATTTATTTTAACCCCAAATAGAGGAATAAATGGGGGAGCCAGAATTACAGGAATTAATACAACAAGAGATTTATCTGTAACAACTAACGCAGTAATATTATTATCTGGTGGTACAGATGGTAGTAGAATAGATGCAATCGACTGGGTGCACTCTTCTACAGGTGTAACAGCATCAGTAGCAACAATAGGTAGATTGTTTCAGTGTTCTGATACTAATTTTAGTAATCCTAGATTATTAAGAGAAGTTTCATTACCGGCAATAACGCCAAATCAGACTGCAACAGTTGGTCAAACACAGACTATGACTTTTACTTCTCCTATAATATTACCAGCGGGTTTTTCACTTGTTGTAACAATAGGTACAGCACAAAGTGCTGGTAACTATTATGATGTTATAGCCTATGGTGGTAATTACTAACAAAAGTAAAAAAATAAATTATGACATACAAAATTTTAAGTACTAGAACATTTAATGAAATACTTTTTACAGAAGTTGAGTATGATTTTGACGGAACTATTGTAAAGGTAGAAGTGGCACATTCTATGCCAGGAACATCACAAGATGTTATTAACGGTATTATAAATAGAGCTTCAGCAGAACAGGCAAAACTTAGTATTATTGCGGCGTTACCTGATGTGATAAATGATTTACCAATTAATCAAACACAAAACATTTAAAAAAACATGCCTACAAGAACTTGGAGAGGAACAATTGATAGTAATTGGGGAACTGCTGGTAATTGGTTAGAAGGTGCAGTACCAACATCTGCTGATGATGTTGTTTTTGATGTGTCATCTTCCGCTTGTACGGTCAACGCATCAGCAAGATCTTGTTTAACAATTAATTTTTCTGCTTACACCAATACAATTACAATGAGTAATACTATCACCGTTGGTGGTGATGTTACCCTAGGTTCAAGTATGATTATAAGTGGAAGTAGTGCTTTAATAGTAAATGCTAACGCCACACTTAGAAGTAATGGTAGGGTTTGGAGTAATCCTTTAACGTTATCCGGAACTTCCCGAACTTATACATTAGCAGACAATTGGACAGTCTCAAATGTATTAACTTTAAATGGAACAACTTCTCAAATAATAAATGGTAGTACAATTTATTCTTCAGGTAATCTAACAAGTAACACTACCGCAATTACATCAGGAACTACAAATATAGAATTAAATGGTGGTACTTGGAGTAATAGTTCTACGGGCGTGTTAAGAAATAATTTAACTTTCAACGGAAATGTATCTGTAAATGGAAATGTTTATTATAATACTGGAACTTTAACATATACAGGTGGTACTGTAACTACAACAGGTAGTACATTAAACATAGGTGCTTCAACCACACTTAATACAAGTGGTATGAGTTGGAATAACATAACATTAACTACTACTGGGGGAGTTCCTACTATTACAAACAATAGTGTTATTACAATAAATGGAACATTTAGTATAGGAAATGTTAAATTAGATGGAAGTGATTTTAATTGTTTTGGAAATGTAACACACAATGCTTCACAAACAATTAATGGAACAGCTACCATCTATTTTAAAGGAAATGTAAACTATTTTCAAGGAAATAACCCACCATATTCATTTAGAAATAACTTGGTTCTTGATAGTGGGGTTAATACAATTACTTTTACAGGTTTAGTTGGATTTGATAATATTACTGTAACTCATAGTGGTGGAACTGTAAACGCAAGTGGCTCAACAATAAATGTGAATAGAAATACTGTTGGTTTAAGTACGTTTAATACAAGTAGTGTAAATTGGGGAAATATTGAATTATGGGGTGGAACTCTTGTTTTATCAAGTGATTTAAATATAAATGGATTACTTACTATGATTGGTTCAAGTACTACTGTAAACGGAAGTTTTAATATAAATGCAAATGGTGGAACGACATTAAATGGTGTTACAATTGCAAAAGGAACAGGAACGCCAAGATTATATTTTAAAGGTGGTACTGTTCAATCATCAAATACATTAGGAAGAATAAGTATGGATAGTTATATAGATGGAAATATAACAATAGGAACTTTACTTATTATTGGAGATAATGGTTCAATAAATTATGTTAGTGGAGTAGTAACTAATACTACTAATAATACTGTTTCATTTGCTAATTTGAATGTTAGTATTAATTTAGCCGGAGTAACATTAAATAATGTAAATTTTACATCTGCTACAAATAACTATACAATTACTTTATTATCTAATTTAAACATAAATGGTTTATTAACTACAACTGGTGGTTCTATAAGTGGAAGTTTTAATATAAATGTATCTGGTGGAGTAACAGTTATAAATAATGGGATTTTTGCACAAGGTACTGGGACAACTGTATTAAATTTATTAGGAGGTACTTGGAGTATAACTGGTACAGGAGTTATTAGATTAAACACAGTTATAAACGGAAACATAACCATAAGTGGAAATGTTTATTATAATACTGGAACTTTAACCCATAGTGGTGGGACGGTGACCTCAACGGGTAGTACGATGAATATTGGTGCCGCAACAACTATCACGGTCAATAATACAGGATTTACACTTAATAATATAAATACATCAGCAAATGTGACATTTGCTGGAACAAATGGGTTTCCAATTAACGGAACTTATACATGTACAACACCAGGAACAACTCATACATTTGTATCTACACAAACATATAGTATTAATTCTTTAAATATAGCAGGAACAAACGCCTCAAGAGTTACATTAAGGTCGAGTAGTAGTGGATCTAAAGCTATTATCAATTTAAATTCTGTTCAGTCAGAATATTATTTAAATGTAACAGATATAGATGGTAGTGGAGGAGCTACCGGATGGACATTTGGTGGTACTGTAACAAATAGTGATAATTGGAACGCAAGTACAACTTTATACTATGTAGGGGCTTCAAATTTTAGTGCAACAGGTTCTTGGGCACCTTATTCTGGTGGTGTACCAATAGGTTCTATTTCAGCACCAGCATCAACTGATGATACAGCTTTTGATGTTAATTCGGTTAATAATTGTAATATGAATGCAGCAGGTACTTGTAAATCTGTAAATTTTAGTGGATATACAGCAACACTTACAATGACTAATACCATGACTGTTAGTGGTAATGTTACTTTAGCTTCAGGTATGAGTATAAGTGGAAGTAGTGCTTTAATAGTAAATGCAACTCATACATTTACAAGTAATGGAAAAACTTGGCCAAACGCTTTGACTTTTAGTCAATCAATAACGATTACTTTAACTGATGACTTAAATGTAAACGGGTTACTTACAATAGGAACATTAAGTAATCAAATACAAACATTTAATGGAACTTTTAACATAAATTGTAGTGGTGGACTAACTGTAAATTCAACTTTTAACCAACAAGGAATTGGGACAACAACAGTAAATATATTAGGTGGAACTTTTAGCGGTGGTGGACATAGGTTAAATACAAACATAAATGGAAATGTAACTATAAACACAATTGGTTTTGGTGTAGGTATTTTAACATACATTTCGGGAAATGTAACAGTAATAGGAACTTGTAGTTTAAGTGGAACATTAAATGTTGCTCCTATTATTTGGAATGATGTGAATGTGGGTACTACAACATTATTATCTGACTTAAATGTAAATGGAAGAGTTTCTGGTTTTAATGTGTCTTTTAATGGAGCATTTAATGTAAATGTAAGAAATGGGTTATCAATAGGGAATTTTTTATCGAGTGGTTCTAATACTAATATTAATATATTAGGAGGTATATTAAGTGTTATTCAGTCAATATCAAATACAGTTAATATTAATGGAGATGTAACAATATCTAATTACTTTTTAGATGGCGGCACTATGAATTATTTAGGTGGCAATGTTACAATTTTAGCATATACTCACGGAACGGGAACTGCGAATTATTTAGGTGGAAAAGTTAAATGTACTGGAGTTTACAGTATAATATCTAATGGTACTTTTATAAATTTTGACAAGGTAAATTTAATAACAGTTACAATTACCGCAGGAAGAACAATCACTATGAATAGGTTTTTTAACGGTACTGCTTCTAACCCAACAAGAATACAATGTGCAACCGCTGGAGCTAATTATTCCGTAACTTTTCAAGATACATTTGAAAAAATAGCAAATAACGTAAAGGTATCGGGGTGTATAGCATCAAGACCCGGACAATTATTATTAACTGGTGCTAATAGCAACAAAGGTACAAACACAGGGATAAGATATATTAACAACGTACCAAATGGTATTGCCAGAAATCAGGCACCAATATCCAATCAAATGATGTTTGGTATCGGTAACATCTCCGACCCTAGTTTTGTCGCAAATTAATTTATATATTAACCTTATTTCATATATTTATAAGTAAAATAAGAGATTTTTTTGTAAATAAAAATTACCAAAAATCATTTAAATTAATGGCTAAACATTTTAATGGACATCAAAAATAATTACTTTTTTAAAAATTTTGAGGCAATTAATATTGTTTACAATGAGTATTGGGATTTTAATTTATCTTCAGATAGATTAGGTGATTATCTTGATTATGCAACAAACTGTAAAAATTCTTGTAATTATACAGTAATAACTGATGGTTTAGTTGTTTGGTTTGATATTAATGAAAGTAATACAACAACAGATGGTTCATCTTTAACTTCTTTAATTACATGGTCTGGTAGTACCATAATTCCGTCTACTGGTTTTACTTTAAATGATTGGGGTTTAACAGGTGTTGATAATGGTAGAACTTATTGTTTATCAGGTGAAACATTAGTTATCACACCTACAGATACAAAATTAGTGTTATATCCAGTCACAGGTTTAACTGTTGTATTTGATAGTACAGGTTGTACAACAACTAAAGGTCTTTATGATTATCCTTGGTCTTTTCATTCTAATACAACAACAACCGATGGTTGTATTGTTGGAGATACCATTTGTTTAAACGGAGGTTTTTATCAAGGGTTTTTTAAATTAGATACAGATAGACCAGCACCAACTTCTGTTATGGATGTTGACGCATGTAATAATACAGGTTATACATTAACCACAACTTCAGCGACAACAAAATGGGAAATAATGCCAACGGAATTTCCTGTTGGTTGGTCGATGGAAACTTGGGTTAACGCTTCCAATGGTTATTGTTTAAATTTAACAGGAAATACTTTAAATGAACTATACCCAAACAATAAAGGATTTTTCTTTTATATTGGTACAAGGTCTGAAAATAAATTTTGGAATACTTTTTCTGGTGAATCTGGTTATAAAACAACAACAGGAATTCCTTTATCAAACGACGAAGAAAAATTGTGGGATCAAAATTTACAAGGTCCTAATGACGGACAATCTTGGTTTACGGTAAAAGGAAGTACATTTTCTTGTTGTTGTGATGCTTGTGGTAATACAACAACTTATACCGATCCTAATATTATAACAGGTGGTCAAAATTGGTTTCAATACCAAGGTAGTGGGTTTTGTTGTCAAACTTGTAGTGCAACAACTACAACTGTTGTAACAGGTCATTCTTATTCTTATTGTGACCAATTATCAGAAAACGCTTTAGGTTTTAGAATTACAGATGACGGTAGAATAGGTTATCGTAAATTAACTGTTACAGGTGGGTGTTATAATAATGAATATAGAATAACTGGAACTGTAATGGAAGAAGGTTATTCCGAACCAAACATTATACCATCTGGTAATACTTGGAATCATATTGTCGTAACATACACAGCTGGTGGTGGTTTTAAAAATGATTTACCTTCTGGTACACTTAAATTTTGGGTTAACGGATTGGTTAAATATTCGGTTAAAGATTTTATCGGTTTACAACTTAGAGCTTTGGACGAATGGAGTGATAAACAAATAGGCGTACCGTTCAACATAAGTTGGGGTGGTGGTACACAAGGTTTATTGGAAAGTCAAACTTTTAACGGTCCTGATTACGCGGATAGAAATTTATTAATTCAAGAAAATTTTGCTGGCACTTTTGAGGGTGAATTATCACAATTAAGATTTTATGAAAAACCTTTAAATGTTTTAGAAGTTAGAAATAACTTTTTTATTGATTGTAAAAGATATTGTAAACCAAACAATTTTGGTGGAGCACAAATTGTACAACCAAATAATAATAATTGTAGTGGTTGTAAAAGTCCATTACCACCGTATATTTTTATACCGTGTGATTGATATTTATATATGATATGGCACAAAACTTCTTCATAAGAAAAAACTCCAATTTACCATTATTAAAGTTAAAATTAATCAACGACGGTAGATTAACATATAGAACCATTTATGACCGTTTAGAGAACGCGGCCATAACATTTTCCATGATGGATGATAAAGGTATTTACAAAGTATTTAACAAACAAGGTTTGTTAATACCTGTGGATAAAGAAATTTGTCCTGAAGATGGTGAGTATTATTTAGGTTATGAATTTGATTTAAAAGATACTAATGTCGCCGGAGTATTCAAGGCAGAATTTAAAGTTGATTTTTTAGATAATGGGGAATCCCTTATTGTACCAATTCGTGAAGATTTATATGTTACGGTATTGGATAGCTTTACTAAGAGTAAAATAGTTTGTTAATGGATATAAGAAAATTAATAAAAGAAGAATTAGAAAATAGTGAAAGTTTTAAAACTTTTGCTGAAAAAAGATTAGCTGGAGCTGAAAAAATCACAAACAATGCTAAAGAAAAAGGTGGCCCAGCGATGTTAACTTACCATCACTTTAGGGTTAAACTTCCTTACTATAAAAAAGCTATGGAAGGTAAGTTAGATATTGAAAAAACAAAAAAAGAATTTAAAGAAAAATTAGACCAATTATGTGAATTATCTGAAAATGTTGAAATGTCACAAGTTGAATTTCAAAAATTGGTTGGTCTGATAGAAGTTTTAGGTGAATTAATTATTAAACAAAAATAATATTCACAATATCATTTTATTTATATAAATTTTATTAGTTATTAATTTATAAACGAGAGGTTATCTGTAACCCGTCCCAAACAGAGTTTTATATGAGTAAAAAAGAAATTAAACAAGCAACACCCGAAGATATTAAGGTGTTTCTAGAAGGCCAAGACCCTGAAAAATATATTGTAGCCGTAGAGTTACCCCAAACTGGGGACTGGTCGGTAGATGAAACCGATAGAGTTTACACATTTATCGATGACCCTAAAAAGGGTAAAATGATAAAAACCCAAAAATTTACACCTTTCTTATGGACAAAATCACTTAGAGGCAGTGGTTTCTATGGTGATGACATGGATAGAATGCGTGCTGAAGCCAAAAAATTCGGTATTTTCACAGAGAAACTTAGAACTGACGGTGATGAACGTTTAGAAGATGGTTTTAAATTTATTGTTAAAACTTCTGGTACATATAGAGAATTAATAAACTTCTTTAAAAAAGGTGGTTTAGACCCTTGGAAAAGAAAAGACCTAATTCAAATGGTACAACCCATCGAACAGTTTATGATACAAACGGGTAAACGTTTATTTAAAGGTTTTGATGATTATACTGAGGTTCATAAGTTAGTATTTGATATTGAGACCACCTCATTAGATCCTGAAGATGGTCACATATTTTTGATTGGGATTAAAGACAATCGTGGTTTTCGTAAGATTATTGACTCCTATGATGAAAGTGGTAATTGGAGTGAAGAAACTGAACGTAGAATGTTAAAAGAATTTTTTAACATTTTACATGAACGTAATGCTTCTATTATTACAGGTTATAATTCAGAAAACTTTGACTGGAAGTATATCTTAGGTAGAATGAGAATCTTAGGTATTAGTAATGAAGCTTTTGTTATTAGTAAGATAGGTGATAAAACAACCACAATAAACACTAAAGGTATTATTAAAACAAGACATCCTGAAATACCTATGTATCGTAAAACAGCGTCCCTTAAGTTAGGTGCTGAATTAGAAAAATATGAACAAACAGTTATGTGGGGTATTAACATTTTAGATACTTTACATAGGGTTAGACAGGCACAGGCATTAAATTCAAACTTAAAAGAGGCAGGTTTAAAATATATCGCTAAAGAAGCCAAAGTAGAAAGACCTAATCGTGTTTATGTGGACGGGGGTCAATTAGGTAGAATGTGGGTTCAGAATAAAAAATATTGGTACAACCCAACTAGTGGTCAATGGTATGATTTAGATGGTATTAAACCTGAACCTAAATTATTTGAAGATAAAAAAGGTGAGATGGTTGTTATTGATGGTTATGAAGATAAGTGGGAAGAGGTTGACGGTAGATTTTTAATTACAGAATATCTTACGGATGACTTGTTGGAAACTGAGCAAGTAGATGATATTTACACACAAGCAGGTTTTTTAACGGCAGCTTTAGTACCAACAACATTTAACCGTTCAATAACTATGGGTACGGCAACAATGTGGAAATTATTAATGATGTCTTGGTCTTATGAAAATGGTTTGGCATTACCTGATATACTACCCAAAAGAGATTTCACAGGTGGTTTATCGAGGTTATTACACTTAGGGTATAGTAAGAAGGTGGCTAAATTTGACTACGCATCACTTTATCCGTCCATACAATTAACACATGAAGTATTCCCAAGTTGTGACATTACAGGAGCTTTGAGAGCCATGTTAAAATATCTTTCTGATACTCGTAATAAGTATAAAAAATTAATGAATGACGAGGCAGCAAAAGGTAATATGAAATTATCATCTATGTATGACAAAAAACAATTACCTATTAAAATTTTAAATAACTCAGCTTTTGGTTCTATTTCAGCACCTTATATTTTTCCTTGGGGTGATATTGATATAGGTGAAATGATTACTTGTACAGGTAGACAATACCTTCGTTTAATGATTAAATTTTTCATGGATAGAGGTTATACACCTTTAGTGTTAGATACTGATGGTGTTAACTTTTCATGTCCTGAAGATGTTGAAAATAGAACGTATAATGGTAAGGGTTTACATCGTTTTGTTAAAAAAGATGAGGTTTATACAGGTATAGATGCAGATGTTGCTGAATATAATGAAAGATATATGTTTGGTGCTATGGGTCTTGATATCGATGATATTATGGACGCTACCATTAACTTGTCTAGAAAGAATTATGCCATTCTAAAACCAAGTGGTAAAGTTAAATTAACAGGTAATACTATTAAGGGTAAAACAATACCTAAATATATTGAGAAATTCTTAGCTAAGGCTATTAGATTATTATTGGATGGTAAAGGTAAAGAATTTGTTGATTTTTATTATGGGTATTTAGAAAAAATTTATAATAAACAAATACCTTTAGTTGATATAGCTAACAAATCTAAAGTTAAAAAAACCGTTCAATCGTACCTTAAAAGAGGTTTGGATAAAAATGGTAGAGACTTACCAAGACAGGCCCACATGGAATTAATAATTCGTGATAACATTCATGTTAATTTAGGTGATACTTTGTATTATGTTAATAACGGTAGTCGTAAATCACATGCCGATATTTCTTTCAGTAAGACTAAAAAAACACCTGAAGGTGAACTTAAATTTAACTGTTATTTAATTACAGAAGACCAAATTAAGAAAAATCCCGATTTGACTGGTGATTATAATGTACCAAAATACATTGAAGCTTTTAATAAAAAAGTTGAGCCACTTTTAGTTGTATTCCCATTACATATTAGAGAGTCGTTAATTATAGATAACCCTGAAAATAAACAATTTTTCACATCTAAGGAATTAGAACTAATAGGTGGTGTAGCAACTAACCCTGAAGACCAAGATACATTGGAGGAACTTATGACTATGAGTGATAGTGAGATTAAATTTTGGGATTTAAATGGTAAACCTTCAAATTATATGATAAAGGATCGTTTTGAAGAATTACAAGAAAATTAGGAATATTTAAGTTTTCTTTGATATTTATAAAGAAAACTTAAAATGTTTATATCTAAGAAAATAATACAAGAATTGGTTAATAAAGACGGCGGTAAGTTAGGTAGTGACAATGTCAAATTAAGTGTAGACAATTCTAAATCGGCCTCCAATAGTACCATGGATCCTATGTTTGATCCTAAAGATGGTGACCAAATAAAAAACTCATCAATACAAAGTACAAGACAACAAGGTTATAGAGGGTGGTACTCTCTTGTACCTATGCCTGCTGTTAAAACACCTATGAGAAATAGTATAGATGTTGATGATAATATTAGTTACATGGATGACGAAAAAGAAAAAACTTGTAAACATTGTAAAGGTGAAGGTTGTAAAATATGTGCAAAAAATAAACTAAAAGAATCTTCTAAGAAAAAAATGGAAGAATATGTTGAGGATATTGTTTCTAAAAAAATATCTAAAGACGTTTTAGATAAAGTTAGAAAAGACGGAGATATTAGAAAAAATGGTATTCCTGACATTGATATTATTGCGGAAGAAAATCCGGTTTTGGTTAGAAAAACCAAAAATCTTATTGACGCCATTAAAACCAATTTGGCAACAGGTGAAGAAAAAGGTGTTATATTAAACTTCTTAATAACCAATATAGATACCATGGATATTCCAACAGAATATAAACAAGAAATGTTAAAAAAATTAAGATAATGGCAAATTCTTCATTACAAGGACACACATGGGATTTACCGCAAGAGTTATGTAATCATCTTAAAAGGATACATAGGGCCTATAAAGGTGATAAGAATGTTGAAGGTTATGGTAGATTGGATAATCTAATTAAAAACCCTAAAATGAGTTATGAACAATTAAAAAGAATTAAAAACTTTTTTGATACTCACCAAACATCCAATACTGATTATATGGATGATAAGAAACAAGATACACAATTTATATTAAATGGTGGTTCTAAAATGAGATATTGGGTTGATAAAACTTTGGAAGATGCTAGATCAGGCGTTAAAAACCCTAAAGAGTTGAAAAAAGATGTTGGTATGATGAACCAGTTTCAAAAAGACAGACTTAGTCATACAAAAGGTTTATCTAAAAATCCAACAAAAGTTGATGGTAATAAAGAATTAAAAGAACAAAAACAAATAAATAAAGATATTTATATAAAGAAGGAGATGGCTTTAATGGAATCTCTGATAAACATTTTTGATAAAAACAAAGAAATATGCCAGCACAAACAATCTCTCCAATCTTAACTGACGCTAACAGTGTTCAGGATATGGGACCAGGTGGTGTCTTAAACCAATTACCTAGTTTAAAAGCTACAGCTGATAGTGAAAGAGTAAAATTAACTGTCTTAAATGATTACAAAGATAATAATAATGACAGATATAATGCACAACACCCTAATGCTTTAAGTGATATGGATGAAAAAGGTCGTGGTGAAACTAACAACCAAGTAGGTACTAAAACAGACATTATGACCAAAAATACTTTATTATACTCATCAGGTAATAAGTACAAACCTGGTAACGGAAATGGGTATAATAACATATCATACCCAGAGCAACATTGGTAAAATAGCACCCAAATTAATTATGAACACAAAAACATATGATTTTATTAGTAAATCAAAAATAATACATAACTCAAGTTATGATTATTCTTTAGTAGAATATTATAATAATTATACTAAAGTTAAAATTATATGTCCAAGTCACGGTGTTTTTGAGTGTACACCCAATAATCATTTAAGTAAGAAAAGTGCTTGTCCATCTTGTGCTAAAAATAAATTATCAAAGTTATTTGCTAATAGTAAAGAAAATGTGATAAACGGGTTTAAAAAAATACACGGTTATAAGTATGATTACTCTTTAGTTAATTATATAAACACAAACACAAATGTAGATATCATATGTCCAATACACGGTAAATTTTCACAAAAACCAAAGTTACATTTAAAAGGTTGTGAATGCCCTAAATGTTCAGATACCAGATCCTCTAAAGAAATTTTTATAAATAAAGCAACATCAAAACATGGGTCTAGATATGATTATTCAATGGTTAATTATGTGAACAACTACACCAAAGTAGATATACTATGTAACCAACACGGTGTTTTTAAACAAAAACCAACTAGCCATATAAACGGTTGTGGGTGTCCTATATGTTATAAAGAAAGTTTATTTCATACTACAGAAGTTTTTATTGAATTAGCCAAAAAAGTCCATAAAAACAAATACGATTATAAATACCTTAAATATGTGGATTCAAAAACAAAAGTGGTTATCACATGTCCTAAACACGGTGAATTCAATCAAAAACCAAATAACCATTTAAACGGTTCTGGTTGCCCAAGTTGTAACACATCTAAAGGTGAATTAATGATTAAGGGTTTTTTAGATGATAATTTGATTAATTATATACAACAACACAGTTTTCCTAATTGTAGGTATAAATTACCTTTAAAATTTGATTTTTACTTACCGGATTATAATACATGTATTGAATACGATGGTGTACAACACTTTAGACCACATAACTTAGATAAAAGTGGTATCGAGTTCGAAAGGACTAAAAAATGTGACGAAATTAAAGATAATTATTGTAAAAAAAATAATATAAAACTGATACGTATTAAATATAATGATAATTATGATTTATATGAACTATTTATTAAAAACAATATATCGGTAAGATGAAGCTTTACAATCTCCTAAAAGAAATTATTGTAGAAGAAGCTAGTAGGAATGAAGTTGAAAAGGCTATCACAAATCATGATTTAATTGAAATTTATTATGAGGGTGATGAAACAATCAACCCAGGTCGACGTAGTATTGAACCTTACGTGTTAGGTGTCTCTCCTAGAGAAAATTTAATATTACGTGCATATCAATATGCAGGTGTTACTGATACCGAACAACCAGGTTGGAAAACTTTTAGATTGGATAAAATAAGAGATTGGCAAGAATTGGGTCGAACTTTTAACACACCAATTTCAGATAGAATTTCAAATATACCAAAATATAACCCTAATGGGGATAGAAGTATGATAACAATATTTAAACAGGCAAAATTTTAATATGGAAATGAACCCACAAATGATAGAAATCTTGAAAAAGGCTAAAGCTATCGATAAAGCAGCAAGAAAATTTGATACTGGTGCACCAAAAAAACCACAATCTGGCGGTTTGTTGGATCAGATGGGTGGTTATGGTGACACAACGATGATGAGTGAATCCACACCATCAATTAAAAAAGATATTGGTAGTGAAAATTACAGACAAGCTGTGACGAACTCTAAACTACCACCAGCAATACAAAAAGCTATGTTGGAAAATCCAATACCACAAGCCGAGTTTGTTAGTGTGGATCAAGAGGCTATTAGACAACTTAGAGAAATGGATGAACCTGTAAATACATATAGTGAAGAAGATGAAATTGATATGTATGAAAAACCGGTAAGAAGGTACGAAACTCAACAAAAGAGACCAATCAAAGAAAATGTGGAATCTAAATCTGTAGATATTAATGAATCTTATTTACGTAAATTAATAGCTTCTGAAATATCAAAAGCTTTACCTAAAATAGTTGAAGATTATTTTGATAAACGTTTAGTTAAAGAAAACGTGCAATTTAAGGCAGGTAACACTATCTTTTCCGGTACCGTAATGCCAATGCCAAAGTTAAAAGGAAAGAATAACATTTAACATTAAAAAAAATACAACATGACGACTAAAGGATGTGGTTGTAAAGGCAACAAAGGTACACCAAAAGGTAATAAGAAGTAATTCGTAACCTTTACAAAAAGTGATTGAAACCCCATTATTATATGGGGTTTTTTATTTTATACCCATAATATTTTTAATATATACATAATGAGTCAAATTAAAGTACTGGTAATACCTTCGGACCGTTCAGGTGTTAGTAAATTTCGTTCAGTGGATCCACACATAAAATTACAAGAATTATTCCCTAAAGAATTTTTTGTTGATATTGTAACAGCTGGTACTGACGGTATCGACTGGAACGATGAAAATTATCTCAAACAATTTAACATAATACATTTTCATAGAACAATTAGTGATGTTGTTGATGGTAGGTTACAACCTGTTTACGGTGAAAAAGTTAAAAACGTTTTTGATAGGTTAAAAAAATATGGCATTATAACCATAATGGATTTAGATGATTATTGGATGCCAGGTCCAGAACACCCAGTACACGTTATGTTAAAACAAATGAAAATGGACGAATTAATAAAATCCAATTTTGCCGTAGTAGATTATGTTACAACCACAACATCAATATTTGCCGAAGAAATTAAAAAATACAACAAAAATGTTGTTGTTTTACCAAACGCTATAGACCCTTCAGAACCACAATTTCAAAAGAAAAAAATTAAATCCGATAAAAAACTTAGATTTGGTTGGTTAGGTGGTTCTTCTCATTTACATGATTTAGAAATTCTTAGACAAGGTTTAAATATTTGGACTGGCAGTGAAGAAGGAAAAAATTCTCAATTAGTTTTATGTGGTTTTGATTTACGTGGTAATGTTACAGAAACAAACCCTAATACAGGTGAACAAAAAACAAGAAAAATTTTACCACATGAAAGTGTATGGTGCAGATATGAAGAAATTTTTACAAATCATTATAATTCATTATCTAATGATTATAAAAAACATTTATTAAAATATAATCAAGATGAGGATAATGATTATTCAGATAGTAATGAAACTTACAGAAGAGTATGGACCAAACCTATTACCACATATGCCTCTAATTATAACATGTTTGATGTGTCTTTGGCTCCTTTAAAAGAAACTTTATTTAATAAAGTAAAATCACAATTAAAGGTTATTGAAGCTGGTTTTCATAAAAAGGCTTTGATAGCTCAAAATTTTGGTCCTTACACAATTGACTTGGTTAATGTAATTGAATATGGTGGGAAAATTAATGAAAATGGAAACGCTATATTAATCGACTCCAACAAAAACCATAAGGATTGGTTAAAAGCTATTAAATTTTTATACAATAACCCAGAAATGGTTGATAAAATGGGTGAAAACCTTTATAATACAGTTGTAAAAAGATACCATATCGATGTTGTTACAAAGTTGAGAGCTGAATTTTATTCCTCAATAGTGAATGGTAAAGAAAAAGAAGTTAAACAATTAGTAAAAGAAACAAATGAAATTTAACATTGAAAAACTATTATTCTTTGATGTTGAAACTGTATCCAAATATCAAAGTCTTTATGACATGATAGATATTGAATTGGACATGTGGATGAGATATTATGAGTCATCTAGAAAAAAAGTTACAGATGAGACTAAACTAGATGGTTTAAAAGAAGGTTCAAAAGAGTATTACAATGAAGTTTACAGACAAACAGCGGCATTCTTCCCAGAATTTGGGAAGGTTGCCTGTGTGTCAATGGCTTTCGTAAATAAAGGTAAAACTAAATTTGATTCTTATTACGGTAAGGATGAATTAGAAATATTAAAAAATGTTAGAAATATATTTGACAAAGTAGATAAATTAGATTTCTCACTTTGTGGTCATAGTATTAAAGTTTTTGATATACCGTTTTTAGGTAAAAGATATTTCATAAACGGTTTAAGACCACCCACAATATTCCCTAATCATGATACTAAACCTTGGGAACTTAAAGTTTTAGATACTAAGGATATTTGGCAATTTGGCAATAATTGGTCCTTAGGTTCTTTAGATTTAATATGTTCAGCACTTAATATAGAGTCACCAAAAAATGGTGATGTTAAAGGTGACAATGTAACATCAAGCTATTGGCTTGATAAACATGAAGAAATAAAAGAATATTGTGAAAGAGATACCAAATCTTTGGTAGATATTATTACGAAATTAAACAATTTACAATAATGAGTAACGAAATTGAAAATTACATTAAAGAATTATTACACCTTAAAAGTTTAGGTTTGGTAGTTGGTGAAGATGCTGAAGAATTAGATGGTTTAATAGAAAAATTAAACCATATAGATGTCGATGAAGAAAATTTAAACCCCAACAATCAGGAATTTAACATACCAATAAAATTTGTTAATACATCTAATAATCCTGATCCTGTTTACGCAAAAGACGGTGATTCTGGTTTTGATTTAAGAGCTAACTTTACTAGAACCATTTTTAAAAATGGTCAAAATATAGAGGTTAATCACGAATATGTTATGAAACCTTTTGAGAGGTCTTTAATACCTACAGGTTTGTTTTTTGAGTTACCTTACGGTTATGAATTACAAATTAGACCAAGAAGTGGTCATTCATTTAAGACTGGTTTAATGGCAATTCTAGGTACTGTAGACCGTGATTATAGAGGTGAGGTAAAAGTTATACTTATTAATTTATCTGATAAAGACGTTACGATAGAACATGGTGAAAGAATAGCCCAAGGAGTTGTAGCGCCTAGAGTTAGTACAGAATTAGGTAAGTTAGTTAAATTAACATCGGTGGAACAATTAAGTGAAACTGATCGTGGTGTAAGTGGTTTTGGCTCAACAGGTAATAAATAAAATATGTCGGTAGTAGCGGTAAAAATAGGTAAAAATAAAATAACCATAGGTGCTGATAGTATATTAGTTAATGGTTATACACAGGAAAAAGATAAACTAGCCAAACTTTTCAAAAACGAATGGATGGTGGTTGGTGATGTTGGTGAAGCACAAGAAGGAGCTTTATTCCAAATTTTTTCTAAGACAAGGAAACCTAGGGAGGCCTCGGTAGAAGCTATAACAGAATATTTATTCGATTTTTTTCAATGGAAAAGGGAAAAAACTGATGCCGATAAATTAGAAAATAGTTATATTATTATATTTGAAAGTAAGGCATTTTTAGTAGAAGGTTTTTATGTTAAAGAAATAACAGATTATGCCGCAATTGGTGCGGGTATGGATTTTGCTTTGGCCGCTTTATATTTAGGTTCTTCAGTTAGTGACGCCATTAAAACAGCATGTCATTTATCAATACTTTGTGAAGAACCAATAAACATAATAGAAGTAGAAAAGAAATGATTAGCATAGTATACTCAACAAGGACCCCAAATAAACAATTCCAAGACCATATTAAGAAAACGATAGGTGTTAAAGATTATGAGATTGTTGAAATTGTTAATAACGGTGAAAAATCACTAACCCAATGTTACAACCACGGTTTAGATGTTACAAAAAATAATATAACCGTATTCTGCCATGATGATATTATATTAAGTGATAATTGGGGTAAGAAGGTGGTTAAACATTTTGAAAATACTGATTTCGGTATTTTAGGTAAAGCAGGTACAACTGATATACCTAGTATTGGTAGGTGGTGGGAAGATACGACTAAAATGATAGGTATTGTTTCACACTCACATGAAGGTAGAACTTGGGAAAATAGATACTCTTCTAATTTTGAGGGTGATGTGATAGAAACTGTAATGTTAGATGGTCTTTTCTTTGTAGTACATAAAGAACGTATTAAGGAAAGATTTGATGAGAATATTAAAGGTTTCCATTTTTATGATATAGATTTCACGTTTAATAACCACTTAAATGGTGTTAAAGTTGGTGTTATGTTTGATTTCAAGATAACACATAAATCTATAGGTATGACTAATGATGAGTGGGAAAAAAACAGATTACAGTTTGCTGAAAAATATAAGGATAAATTACCATACAATATCGTACCTGAAATAAAGGTAGACTTTAAAGAGGTAAAACTAAAAGAAACACCTAAGATTAGTGTTATTATACCAACAAAAGGTAATGTCCATCTACTTAAACAATGTATAAATTCTATAGTAGAACAAAACCCATATGATAATTTAAAAGTATATATAGCCGATACAGGATCTACCCCAGAAGAAAAGGAAGAAATAAAATCAACTTATGGTATTTTCAATAAAATAAAATTGATTGAGTATGATTTTTATAATTTCGCTGTTATCAATAATGACGTTGTGGAAAACCACGTAGATAAAGACACTGAATTGTTGTTGTTCTGTAACAATGACATAAAGGTTATAAACAACGCTATATCCAAAATGGTTGATGTTTATTTAAAGAATAAAAAAACTGTTGGGACTATTGGTGCTAGGTTACATTTCGGTGATAATACAATACAACATTCAGGTATAATAATGTTCTTAGACCAAAACAGACAAATAAGATTGTCACACCATGGATTAAGGTCTTATTATTCATACCATAAAGAAATGACTAGGGATGTTTTTGGTAATACAGCAGCGTTTATGATGATGAGTAAGAAACTATTTGACGATATTGGTGGTTTTAACACATCTTATAGGGAATGTTTTGAAGACGTTGAATTAAATATAGAGTGTATTAATAGAGGTAAAGAAAATATTTTTGTTGGTGACGCTGTTTGTTATCATTATGAAAGTCAGACTAGAAATAAGAGTGAAGAAAAACTTAAAAAAGAAGGTGAAGACTACACAAAAAGGTTAATACCTTTTATTATTAACAATAAGAAAAGTTATAATTATTTTAACAACGTTAAAGCCAAAGACTTTGAAATGTTGTTACAACAAGCAATGAAAAATAATGAAGTTAGGAATTTCGTATAATATTTGGGACGGGGAAGAATTACTAGAAGGTTCAATAAAACAAATTAGAAACCTAGTAGATTACGTAAGTGTTGTATATCAAACAACATCTAACTTTGGTAATCCATGTGACTCAGGGTTGGTACCATTATTGGAAAGATTAAAATCAGAGGGATTAGTCGATGAATTATTCGAATACTCACCAAAAGTTAATAAAGGTGGTCACTCTAATGAAACACATAAAAGAAACATAGGTTTAGCCTTATCACAGGGAGCAGGGTGTACACATCACATGTCTATGGATTCCGATGAGTATTATTTACCGTCAGAGTTCGAATATATGAAAAATAAAATGATAGAGGGTGATTATGATTCATCATATTGTCAAATGCAGACTTACTATAAGTCTTGGGAATACTCTCTGAACCCACCTGAAGAATATTATGTTTCACTTATTTTTAAAATTAAACAAGATTCTTCCTATATTATAGGTGCACCAGCCCCGGTATTAGTTGACCCAACTAGAAGGATGTCACCTAGTAATAACCCTTTAATATTAAAAAGAGGAGAAATACAAATGCATCATGGATCATACATTAGAGATAATATACGAACAAAACTAACAAATAGTTCAGCCTCTGTCAACTTTAATAAGGATATTGATAGAATCGTTGAACATTACAATACTTGGTCCTACCCGAATAAAGTATTATGGGGAGGACTACCAAGTACATTACATAACGTAAAACAAGTTAAAAACCTATTCAATGAAAATAAATGAGTTTTTTGATAAAGTTTATTGTATAAATATAGACAGAAGAAATGATAGATGGGACTCGTGTTTAAAAGAATTTGATAAACACGGAATTACTGTTGAAAGATTTTCGGCAGTAGATGGGGACACCCAAAATTACAATTTAGGTTACCCATATGACAACGAATTAGCTGGTGCTATTAGTCATTTAAACGTTATTAAAAAAGCTAAAGAATTAGGTTTAAAAAACGTTCTTATTTTAGAAGATGATGTAGTTTTTCATGATGATGTGGATTATTTATTTGGTGAGTTTGTTAAACAATTACCTGACAATTGGGAGTGTTTCCTTTTTGGTGGTAACCATGTTGGTGGTAGAATACAAATATCTTCTAACATTAGTAAGGTTAATAGGTCTTACGCTTTACACGCCTACGGTTTAAACGAAAAATCTTATGACTATATTATTAACTACATGGAACATAAAATAAATAGAGTTATAAAAGAAGGTAGGGGTGTGATAAGATCATCTGTGGCTGCAGATTTTTTCATGGCTGATACACAACAAGTATTGAATTGGTATTGTTTTACACCACATCTGGCTTGGCAAAAAGAAGATTTTTCTGATATACAAAAGAATAAGGTAAATTACGATTTTTTAAAATAAAAGAAAATGAAAAGAAAAAAAATAAAAATTTTTGATAGTATTTTTTCACACAATCCATACAGTTGTTTTAACTGTGATTCTGACTATATGGAATGGGACGTTAACCCAACAGAAATAAAAGATGGGGATACTGTCTTTTTTACTGAACATGATTTAGAAAAAGTTTTAAACTATAAAGACAAAAATATTAAATGTGTAGGTTGGTTATTAGAATCACCCGCTATTATAAATCAAAATAAAATATTTGACTATATTGATTATTTTGATGAGGTGTACACATGTAGAGAGGATTTTTTAAATTTTTCACCTAAATTTAAATTTTTACCTGTTTGGTGTACATGGATATCTGAAAAAGAAAGAAAAATATATAAAAAAAACAAAACAATCTCAATAATAGCATCCTTTAAAAGACAAACAGAAGGTCATAGATTAAGACACAATGTTATACATGCTTTTAATGATAAAATGGATGTTTATGGAAACGGTTATAGAGCTATTGAAAATAAACTTACGGGATTAAGTGATTATAGATTTTCTATTGTGATAGAAAACACTAAACAAAATTTTTATTTTACCGAAAAATTATTAGACTGTTTTGTGACAGGTACAGTACCAATTTACTGGGGATGTCCCTCTATTGATAAATTTTTTGATAAAAATGGTATTATTTCTTTTAATAATATGGATGATTTAAATGATATATTAAATAATATAACAGAAGAAACATATTTAAAAATGATAAAATCCGTAGAAAATAACTTCAACATTTCTATGAAATATAAAACAGCTGAAGACTATTTAATAAATTATAACATATTTTAATTTATGACGACATCCGTTTTTATACCTACCACACCAAGTCATTTATTTTTTTTAGATAATATATTAAATTTATTTTTAAATAAATCTACAATAAAACCTAACCAAATTGTGGTATCAATTTCTGACGGTAAAAATATTAACCATACAGAATTAAATATTTTACGTGAAAAATTTAAGGATGTTGAATTTGTAATACATGAAAATATATTATTAGCAGGACCTAACAGGCAGGTATCAAAAGACTATTGTCATTCTGATATAATAATATACCAAGACTCAGACGATTTACCACATAAACAGAGGATTGAAGTCATTCTACATGTGTTTAAAAATAACGATATTGTACATTTAAATCATTCATATCAAAATCTAAACACCAACATCAATTCTTTAGACATAGAAAATTTGATGGGAAACGATTTTATAGATTTAAGTAATATAAATTATGTGTATAATGAAGAAATACGTAAATTTATGTTACCCAATAATGATTTAAATGAATGTATACGATTAAGTAATCATTATGGTCTTAAATATCCTACACATGCCGGAGCTGTTAGTATTAAAAAAGAGGTTTTAAATGATATAAAATGGAAGAATAGAGATGAATTAAGGTTTTCACCTAGATGGTTCGATTCATCTTATAAAGGCGCTGAAGATTATGAGTTTTGTGTTGAATGTCTAAAAAACTATAATAAATCTATGATTATAGATTCTAAAATATACTACTATTACGGTTAATGGGAAAATTTTTTATAAAACAACACTTGGGTATGGGTGATAATATAGTCCATAATGGTATGATTAGAAAACTGTCATTGGATAACCCAAACTATGATATATATGTACCTTCTAAAACACATAATTTTAATAACGTTAAATTTATGTTTAGAGATACCGAAAAAATTAAAGTTGTGGATATTATTAACGATGAAGGTATGTTTAACCATATAGAGCAAAATCATTATGACCATGTAGTATCTTCATATCTGATAGGTCAAACCCAGTTTGATTACGGACAGTATTTTGATGATACTTTTTATTTAAAAGTGGGTATGGATCCTAAAGTTAAAAAAGAATTTTTTAAAATAGAACGTGATCTTATTAAAGAAAATATTGTTTATGAAAAAATAATTAGTATTGTGGGGTCAGAAAAGTTTAACCTGATACATGAGGATGTAGAGACCAATAGGGTTATAGATAGAGGTAAAATATCTAATAATTTACCAAATTTCGTAATAACCAAAGACTTCAATTTTTTTGATTTATTATATACTATAGAAATGTGTAGTGAGTTTCATATAATAAGTAGTTCATTTTTATCATTATCTATGTGTAAAAAATTTAATGAAAACACTTTTGCACACATGTATAGTGGTAGAATGGAGTTAACTAATTACATATCACAGAATGGTATAAATATTATAGTATAATATGGAAGATATTTACATAATAGGTTCTGGTGGTTTTGCTAAAGAAGTTTATTTTCTAATTAAAGAAACTAATCTCTATGAATTTAAAGGATTCGTTGATTATAAACCAAAAAACACTACCTTAACAATAGGTGTGGAATCATTTCCAATTATTGATGAAGATGAGTTTTTAAACGGGTATGAATCGTCAAATATAGTCATAGGTGTTGGACGACCACATTTATTAAAAATGTTGTCAGAAAAATTTAAAAATTTTAACAAACCAAATATAATTCACCCTAGCTTTATTTCAGATAGTAAAAATATAATAATGGGTGTTGGTAACATAATAACCGCTGGTGTTATTTTTACAACAAATATAACAATAGGGTCCTTCAATGTTTTTAATTTAAACATGACAATAGGACATGATTCAATGATAGGTAACCATAATGTTTTTAACCCATCTACAAATATATCTGGAAACAACAAGATAGGTAATGGTAATTTATTTGGTGTTGGTTCTATTAGTTTAGAAAACATGGAAATAGGTAATAACAACGTTATTGGTGCTTCAGCTCTTTTAACTAAAAATATAAACAATGATGGTGTATACGTAGGTATCCCAGCTAAAATAATGAAAAATAACAATTAACAAAAAACAAAAAAATGGCAGATACACTAGGAACTTTAGTCGATAAATTAACAACGGTTGATTTAAAAATGTGGAATAATCAAGAACTTCTTTATGAAATCAGAAGAATGAGCTTTGAGGAATATAAAGAAAAATATTTTGACACCACAGATGGTGCGGAAAGACTTTGGGACTGTTTAAAAAAGGCTTGTGACTTAAACGTACAAAGAAATCATTTGATAAATGAAATCGATGAAAAAATAATAGAAATTGTTAACGCCAAATTGAATGGTGAAGACTTGGATAATGGTAAATTTCTACAAAGAACTCATAAAACGTATTAATTATGAATGATTGGTCAGTTGTTGGTGGTAGTGGTAGTTTCATTAAAATGTATTTAGAAGATACGAATAATAAAAACTTTGAGATTATTAATGTTATAGAAGAATCTACTGGGTTTGCTCAATTAAAAAAAAAATTAAATGATACCTATTTATAAACCATATTTTAATAAACAAAATTTAAGTTACGCACATGAAGCAATTGATTCAGGTTGGGTCTCATCACAAGGTGAGTATTTGGATTTAGTTAAAAATGAGTTAAAAACAATGTTGGATTGTAAAAAAATAATTTTAACTAACAATGGTACCACCGCGACACATTTGTTATCCTTAGCTCTAAAATTTAAGCACCCAAATATCAATAAAATTATAGTACCAAATAACGTATATGTTGCAGCTTGGAACTCTTTTTTATTTGATAAGAACTACCGTTTGATACCTATAGATTGTGATTTAAACACTTGGAATTTTGATATTGATAAAATTAAAGAAAATTTAGATGAAAATACGGCAATATTAGTTGTACATAATATCGGTAATGTTGTAAATGTACCTAAATTGAAAAGAAAGTTCCCAAACACAGTTATTTTAGAAGATAATTGTGAGGGGTTTTTAGGTCAATATGAAGATAAACCTACTGGAACAGAAAGTTTTGCTTCTTCTATATCTTTTTTCGGTAATAAAACACTAACAAGTGGGGAAGGTGGTGCTTTTATAACTAACGATGATGAAGTGTTCGAATACATAAATTGTGTTAAAAATCAAGGACAATCTGACGTAAAATTTATCCATAAATTTTTAGGTTATAATTATAGAATGACTAATATACAAGCGGCATTATTGTATGGTCAAATAAAAGATTATGATTTTATAATCAAAAATAAAAATAGGGTTTTTATGAGATATAAAGAAATTTTTAATACAAATAAAAATATTTTAACACAAAAAATAGAAAAAAATACTAAACATTCTAATTGGATGTTTGGTATTAGGTTTGAAGGTATTTCAGTTGAGATGAAAAAAAATTTAGAAAATTATTTGTTTCAAAACGGTATTGACACAAGACCTATGTTTTACAATATAAATAAACATGAATATTTAAAAAATATTGACTCATCAAACATTAATGCAGACATTTTACAAAAAGAATGTCTAATACTACCTAGTTTTCCAGACTTAAAAGATGGTCAAATTGATTTTATTTCAAATAAAATTTTAAAATATTTACTAATTAACACACATACTTAAAAATTATTTACTATGAAAATAATATCTTTTTGTTTATATGGTGATGACCCTTTATATTCTGTTGGGGCCATTAAAAATGCGAAAGCGGTAAAAGAACTTTTACCTGATTGGAATTCTATGTTTTTTTGTGCTGATAATGTTAATAAAAATATTATTGAACAAATAGAAAAAAACGGTGGCATAATAAAAATTATGGACCATAATGAGAGCTTTACAGGGATGTTTTGGAGGTTTTTACCAATATCTTATGATAACGTATCTATAATGATGTCTAGAGATTGTGATTCTAGAGTTTTTGAAAGAGATGTTATAGCAATAAGAGAGTTTGAAAATTCAAATTATAATTACTCTATAATTAGAGACCACCCTATAGGTCATCATTACAGAATTAATGGTGGTATGTGGGGGGCAAAAAAAACCGAATTTATAAAAAAAATAAATGTTTACATTGATGAATTTTTAAAAAATAAATTTAATCATATTTATAACACACCAGAATCAAAAAAAGATAGTATAAGAAACCAAGACCAAATATTTCTTGGTCAGGTTATTTATCCAAATATTGTAAATGATGCGTTAATACACGACGAGTATTTTAGATACGAACCAAATTGTGTAAAACTAAATCATGACAGAAAATCTTGTGATTTTGCTTTTATTGGTGAATCTATAGATATAAATGATGAATCTAGAGATGCTCCTTTACAAAGATTACCTACAAAAGAAAAATATAAATAATATGGAGTTAACTTATGTAATATACTCACACACAGAGTTTTTAGATTTACTAAAAATAACTTACGACTATTTAGAAAATGTTGATAATAAAATACTTTTGATAAATAAAAGTAATCATGAACATGATATATATTCTAAATTTAAAAAAGTTTTATTTTATGACGATTCTCTGCCTTACACCAATAAAGTTTCTGAGGCTTTAAGTAAAATAGACTCTAAATATATATTATTCACACATGAAGTTGATGTCCCTTTAAAACGTGACGAATCTATTTTAGATAAATTTATCCAATTAATGGAATTAGAATCTATTGATAGGATTGATTTACAACCAAATGGGGGTCAATCAGGTAGGTTTATAAAAATTTTAAAAGATAAAAAAGTTGAAGAATGGCCTCATATTGAGTTTAATGAAATAGATAATGATGATATGTGTTTAGGGTTACATACAAATCCCGATACTTATATTTATAATGTTAACCCATCTATATGGAATAGAAATTCACTTATTGAAGTATTTGAAACATTTAAGGGTAGGACTTATAGAGATATAGAATATGGTGATGTACAAAATTATTGTACAAAATTTAAGATTTATAATTTATATTCAGTAAACCACACATTACGTTGTGGTTATATGAATAGTTTACCTTTTTACAAATACATACACATAACACATTATCGTAGATTGTTGAGATTTGATGGTACATGGAAATGTGAGTTTGGTCACACATATATTGATGCAGCTGAAGAGTATACAGAAATAGTTAACAAATATAATCTAAGAAATTGTGGTAGACCATTTAGTTAATACATGAAAGTTGCTCTATTAATTTCTGGATACTTAAGAAGTTTTAAAAACAACATACCCAATATCAAGGAAAAAATTATTGATAAATTTGACAGGGTAGATGTTTATATGCATATAACTAAAAATGAATCAGAAGAGGACAAATATTTAAACAACATAAACGAATCACAAGAGATAGGTTACATTTCTAAAATGTTGAACCCTATAGCTTTAATATATGAACCAAATATAGAATGGTTTGAAGATAAAGAGAAAAATAGTTTATATAATAAGTGGTTCAAATTTTTCAAACTTAACCAAATTAAAATAGATAATGAAACTAAATTTGGTGACTATGATTTGGTTATAAAATATAGACCAGATTTGGATTTAATATCTGATGGATTAATAATAGATGATCCATTGAAAGATGTTGTTTACATACCTAAGGACAGTAAGATAGATAAAAATAAATTAACTAAAATAGATGACAAATATCTATGTGATATAATAGCTTACGGTAACTCTAAAGTTATGAATGAATATTTTTCTTTATATACTCATTTAGATTATATGACAAAAAAATATGGTAATGTGTCTGAAACATTATTATATTGGTATTTGGTGGAATATGGTATAAAGTACAAAGAATTACATATAGATTATATGGTTATTTTATCTATGTGTAATGTTTTCGCCATTGCTGGTGATTCTGGTTCTGGTAAGACTACACTAGGTAATTTACTAAAAAAATATTTTTCAAATTCTCTAATGTTGGAGTGTGATAGATATCATAAATGGGAAAGGGGTCATGATAAATGGAAAGACTTAACACATTTAAACCCAGAAGCTAATTTCATCACCAAAATGAACGACGACATCTTTGATTTAAAAATAGGTAAAGACATATATCAAGTTGATTATGATCACAAAACAGGTAAGTTTACAGAAAAAGAGTATATAGAATCATCCGATAATATAATAGTTTGTGGTTTACACAGTTTATATGTACAAAATGATAGTATATACAATTTAAAAATATTCATAGATACTGATAGTGAACTTAAAAAAAAGTGGAAAATACAAAGAGATGTTGTAGAACGTGGTTATAGTATGGATAAAGTTTTAAAACAGATTGAGGGTAGACGTGTAGATTATGAAAAATACATTCTACCACAGAAAGATTTATCTGATATTATAATAAATTTTCATGAAAATGATGGTCTGAAATTGAAATTATGTATAAATAAAAAATACAACATAGATAAAGTGGTAGATGAATTGATGGGTGATGGTATACCATTTATTAGGGAAACAAATATTAAATTTAATGTACTAACATTCGATACTTATTGTGGGTTTAAAAACTTAAAACCACATTTTAAGGTCGGTAATTACTACGATTATATACTTTATTTTATAATGAACGTTAATTATAATTAGAGTATGAAAGATGCCGTAATATTCGCGACCTATGTACCTACAGTTGATAGGTTACACATTGGTATAGAAATGTTAGATAAAATATGTGAACATTTTAAAGATTGTGATATTTTCATAGGGATTAATCCATCTTGTAGAGAGTGGGTTGAAACCATAGAATCTTATAAAGATAGATTGAATATATATTATGAAATCACAGAAGATGATAAGGTGATCAAATCAGACGCCTCCGCATATCAAACGGCTTTAAAATTATACAAAAAAATTGGTTTAGAACATAAATTATTATGGTTTATGCATACAAAAGGTGTCACATCTGGTAGTACGTTAAGAAGTTCAGTATATAAAATATTCCACTCAAAAAGAAAGGATATAGAAACTTTATTTGATAATAATGATCGTTTAGGTTTATTTATGCCTTGGATGATAAGGCAACTACCTAAGAATAAAGATTATGTTGAAAATAATTTAAAACACATATTAATTGGTAATCATTTTAATAGATGTTCAGATTTAACTGGTCATTATACTTTTTACACAATAAAAGGTTCTATTATAAAAAATTTCCTAAATGATGTTATTGAAGACTTTTTTCAAAAAAATCTACTTACATTAGGTGTTGAACATAAATTTGATTTATATTTTTTTGAACGTGATTTCCCTATGATTGTAGAGAAATATGGTTATACGTCATACCCAAACGATCATTCTTGGGCTTTAAAATACGAACACTCTTAATAAAAAAAACAATATGACAATAGACGAATTAGCTGTTAAACACAATACTGATAAAAGTAGTTTAGATCATCAGTATACCCAACATTATCAAAAATATTTTGATAAGTATATTAAGTCCCCAAATAAAATATTAGAACTTGGAATTTATTCTACTACAGCAGTTCCACAAATAGATACTTGTGGTGCCTCATTAAGAACTTGGTCGGAATATTACCCCGATGCAACAATATATGGGTTAGATTTAGTAGACCACACTGTTTTGGATAGACATTATAAAAATATAAAAACTACTTGTTGTAATTGTGAAATAAGAACAAGCAGTGATTTTCAAAACTATGAAAATACTTTTTTAAAAAATATCCACACCAACATGGAAGGGGGAAAAATAGGGTTAGACCATGTAATAAATACATTTGGCTCTGACTATGATATTATAATTGATGACGGTCCACATACTATGGCAGGGCAACAAATTTTTTTAGGTTTTATGTTTAAACATTTAAAATCTGGTGGATTATTTGTAATTGAAGATTTATTTACATCAAGAGATGGAAGGTATAATCAGGGTCCTAGTACAGATAAAACTACTTTATGGATGGCAGAAAATTACCTAAAGACTGGTAAGATAGAATCAGATTTTATGGCAAAAGATGAGATCGAATATTTAAATGATAACATATTAGAATTTAATTTAGAAAAAGGTCGATATTCAGAAATAATTTTTATTATAAAAAAATAATATGAAAAATACGATAATAGATATAACAAATAAGAATACAAAAAATAACCCAAAAGATGAAATTTATAAATCATTTAATGATTTTATATTTTCAGAAGATACTAAGCTAGTTGGTAAACTGTTACATAGATTCCAACACTTTTTAAATATTAAAGATATTCCTGGTGATATAGTAGAGGTAGGGGTGTTTAAAGGTTCGGGTATTGCCACATTTTCAAAATTTATAGAAGTTTATTGCCCAAACTCAAATAAAAAAGTATTAGGATTTGATATTTTTGGTACTGTTGAGGCCGATGAAATTTTAAATAAAGATAGTAAATTAGATAAAGAATCTATGAATATAGTATACAATAGAGTTAATGTAGATGACCTATCTTTGGAATCAGTGAAAGGTAGATTATTGGGTACTAAAATATCTACCGATAAATACGAATTAATAAAAGGTGATGTAGAGACATCAATACCAAGATTTTTAGAAGAAAATCCTGGTTTTAGAATTTCAATGTTATATATAGATGTTGATTTAGATAGACCCACTTATTTTGCTTTAAAATATCTTTGGGACAGAATTTTACCTGGTGGCGTAATTTTGTTTGATGAATTTGAATACCATAAATTCACGGAAAGTAAAGGTGTAGAGAAGTTTTTAAAAGAAAAAGGTATAGATTTTAGTTTAAAAAGTACAAACTGGATTGCACCCACAGCTTATATGTATAAAAAGGGTTTCTAATGTTTTTAGATAGTAATTTTTTATATAAAAACATTCACAAAAAAGACCGTAACAATAGGGAAATTAATTTATATAAAATAACGGATGTAAGTTTAATCGGACAAAACCTTTACTACCCTAATTGTTTATTAAAAAAAGAAAGTAATGTAATAAACCCAATGGATGAGAAGATAATGTCTCTAAAAGATGTTACCACCCAAGAGAACTACAGTATAAATGACACCGTAAAAACCACCGTACTTAATACACCTGTTTTTTATTTTGTATATAATACAGATAATTACTACCATTTTATATATGATACTTTACCTTATTTAATGAGTTATAAATTTATTAAAAAAGAAATACCCAGTATAAAATTATTAATGAACTACCCCGCTGAAAATAATAATAAATTTTACCCATTTGTTTTAGAATTTTTAAATTTATTAGATATTGATGTTGTGGGGGATGTAGTTATTTGTGATTCAAACACTGTCTATAAAGAAATTTACATATCAAATTCATATACTCACGGTATAGATTCAAATCTACCACCAAGGTATGAAGTTTACCAATTATATAAACACATAGTAGGTAAAGTCACCAAATCCGTTGTGGATTATAATAATCAACCTAAAAAAATATATGTATCTAGAAGAAGTTGGATGCATAACGACTTCACCAATATAGGTACTAATTATACCACAAGAAGGAAATTAATCAATGAGGATGAGTTAGTAGAGTCTCTAGTTAAACAAGGATTTGTAGAGGTTTTCACCGAAAATTTAACTACCGTTGAGAAGATATTGTTATTTTCACAAGTAGAATATGTGGTTGGTTCAATTGGTGGTGGTATGTGTAACGTTCTATTTTCTAAACCACAAACAAAAGTATTATCAATAATATCACCAACATTCTTAGACGTTAATAACAGGTTTAAATACTCATTCAGTAATGTTAATGTGTCATATTTCACAGAAACATCACATGTATCTAACGATTTATTTAAAAAATATATGAGAGTTAAGTGTAATGATGTTATTGGTGAAATTATTGATGTATCTGAAGATGAACTAACTATAAGTTATTCTAAAAATTTTGTAGCAGGGTGGAATAATCAAACAAAATATGAAAATAAAATTTTAAATAAAAAATATTGTAAACCATTAGATAACGGTTTAAATTCTGAATGGACTCTTAATGTTAAAGATTTAATCACAACTATTTACAATGGTGAATGAAATTGGTAATATTTGGTATGTTTGAGAATAAAATAAAATTGTTAGAATTGTCTAAAAAAGTATCTAAGTTTTGTGTAGGTGTCGAAGGAAACGTTTCAACCAAGATAAAAACACCACAAAATTATTTGATAGTGATAAAAGCTAGTGGCACTAAACTATCTAATTTGTCTGAGGATGATTTAGTTGATTTCGACTCAGAAGGTAAACAAATATCTAATTTAAATAAAAAAGGTAGTATGGAGTTAGGTTTCCATACATACTTGTTGAGTTTTGATGATATTAATTTTGTATCACACACTCACCCGGTAAATACATTAAAAATATTATGTAGTACACACTCTGAAACATTTGCTAAATATAGATTATTTCCAGATCAGGTAGTATTTAACGGTGGTAAATCTTGTTTAATACCATACGTTAAACCTGGTGATGAATTAACCATAATGGTTAAAAAATATGTCGAGAACTTCATTAAAAAGGAGGGATATTTCCCAAAACTCATATTGTTACAAAATCACGGCATAATCACTTGTGGTAAAAACATCGAAGAGTGTTTAATATCATCAGAAATTTGTGAAAAATCTGCCGAGGTTTTTATACAAAACACCAATTATTCTAATTTTTTAACAAAAAAACAGGTTATAGATTTATTGAAGGATAAGCAAGAAAAATATAGACAAGAAAATTTAACATGAAAGTTATATACGTGGATATAGATGAAACTATTTGTGAGACACCCTCACCAAGAAATTATTTCAACGCAAAACCAATAACAGAAAATATAGATAAGATTAATAAATTATATGATAAAGGTTATACTATAGTTTATTGGACAGCACGTGGTAGTAGAACACAAATAAATTGGTATGAATTAACTAAAAAACAATTATTAGAATGGGGTGCTAAACACCACGAATTGAATGTTAATAAACCTTATTACGATTTGTTTATCGATGATAAAACATTAAGAATAGAAGAAATATGAAGTTAATTTCTCATAGGGGTAATATACAAGGACCAAAGATAGATAGAGAAAACTCACCGTCTTATATAGATACAGCCATTTCTGCTGGTTATGAGGTTGAAATTGATTTAAGATATATCTGTGATAAATTTTATTTGGGTCATGACACCCCAGATTATGAAGTGTCAGAAACATGGTTGAAATTGAGAAAAGAAAAATTATGGATTCATTGTAAAGATTTAGATTCAGCCAATAAATTAATAGAAATTGGTGGTTTTATGTTTTTTTGTCATAATTCAGATCCTTATGTTTTGACTAGTAATAAATTTATATGGGTACATGATTTAACTAGGAACTTATCTAGTAAATCGACAATAATACCACTTTTAAATATTCAAGACATAGATGATTATAACAAAGATGTTGTATACGCTGTTTGTTCCGATTATGTATTACATGCTGAAAATCAATTAAAAAAGAAGGGGTTATGTTAACAAAAAAACCACAAATAATAATACCCATGTCTGGTATTGGTAAAAGATTTATTGAGGCCGGTTATTTAGAACCAAAACCATTAATAGTTGTTGACGGTAAACCAATAATTCAACATGTTGTAGAATTATTCGATAACCCAGAAGATGTTATTTTTATATGTAATAAAAAACATTTGTCTGAAACTAATACGTCAAACATACTTAAGAGCATATCACCAAATTGTAAAATATATGAAGTATCTATAGAAGATAGGAAAGGCCCTGTTGATGCTATAAACCAAATTGTGGATTTTTTACATTTAGAGAATGATAGGGATATAATTGTTAGTTATTGTGATTACGGTACTGTATGGGATTATAATAAATTTTTGAATGATGTTAGAAATAACAACTATGACGGTGCTATACCTTGTTATACAGGATTTCACCCACATATGTTAGGTAATGATAATTATGCCTTTTGTAAAACTAACAAAAAAAATGAATTATTAGAGATAAAAGAAAAGGAACCATTCACCAATAATAAAATGAATGAATATGCCTCTAACGGAACCTATTATTTTAAGAATTTAAATATCTTAAAAAAATATTTCAAAGAATTAGTCGATTTAAATGTGAATATAAAAGGTGAGTTCTATGTTAGTTTGGTTTATAATCTGTTAGTTCGTGATGGTTTATCTGTTTTAATATTTGAAATAAACAAAATGTTACAATGGGGGACACCTTATGATTTGGAAACATATAATAGTTGGTCCGATTTCTTCAAAAAACCTAAGATGAAAAACATATCTTGTCCAAAGAATACCACGTTAATATTACCAATGGCTGGTAACGGTAGTAGGTTCAGTGAGGAGGGTTATGGTTTGCCAAAACCACTTATAACTGTAGATAATAAACCTATGGTCATAAAGGCAATAGAAAACTTACCTAACTGTGATAAAAATGTTTTCATAGTAAGAAATGAACATATACAAGAATATGGTATAGATGAGGTTTTGAAAAATTTTAACAGGTATTCTGATGTTATAGGTATTGATGGTGTTACTGAAGGTCAGGCTTGTACTTGTGAAATAGGTCTTAAAGATGTTAATTTAGATAACCCTATATTAATATCTGCGTGTGATAATGGTATATATTATAACACAGAAATATGTAATGAGATGTTAAAAGATGAAACCATAGACATTATAGTTTGGTCTTTTAGAAACAATCAAACAAGTAAGGTAAATCCTAACGCATACGCTTGGTTGGATGTAGATGATAATAATAATATAAAACATGTGTCATGTAAAAAATTTATATATGATAATCCTTTAAAAACACACGCTATAATAGGTACTATGTTTTTCAGGAAGGCTAAATATTTTATAGATGGTTTACATAAGAATTATAAAGAAAATGTTAGAACTAACGGTGAGTTCTATGTTGACGATATATTGAACCAAAATATTAACGATAATTTAAACGTAAAAGTATTTGAGGTTGAGGATTATATTTGTTGGGGCACACCTAACGATTTAAAAACATATAACTATTGGTTAGATTACCACTTAAATAATAATAAATAAAATATGACTAAAAGAAGAACTAAAAAACTTTCAGAAGAAGAAATATTAGAAGTAGAAAATAGCACCAACTATAATCGAAATGGTGATAATTTTTTTACACAAATTAAGGTTGACGTAAAACCAAAAACTGAAAATCAAAAAAAACTTTTACAAGCAATAAAAGAAAATGAAATTACCATAGCTTCTGGGCTACCAGGAACCGGAAAAACTTTCTTGGCCTGTGCCGAAGCTTTAAAACTACTAAAAAACCCTGAAACTGCCTATCAAAAAATCATATTAGTTAAATCTGTAACCACATTAAAAGATGAGGAAATAGGTTTTTTAAAAGGTACTATGGAAGAAAAAATGGAACCTTTTATGGATTCTTTTATTGATAATTTTAGTAAAATTATAGGAGAAGGTTTAACTAACAGACTTAAAGAAATGAAGTTGATTGAAATTAAGCCTATAGCTTATGTTCGTGGTAGGAGTATTGATAAATCCATTATCATCATTGATGAGGCTCAAAACATATCCTTGGATAATATGAGGACGCTAATGACACGTATCGGTGAAAATTCAAAACTAATAATATTAGGTGATGTTAAACAGAAAGACATACGTAATAAAAAAGAAAGTTCTTTAGAAGTTGTCATAGAACGTTTTAAAGATAAAAAAGGTTTCGGTACTGTAGAATTAAGAAATGAAGAAGATATCGTTAGAAACCCAATTATTAAGGTAATAGAGGATATATTTGACCAACTAGAGGAAGAGAAATCTAATAACGGTAAAAAACAAATTCTAAAAGACTAAAAATATGAAAATAGGTGTTTCAATTAATGGGGTTTTACGTGATTTTTTCGGGAAGATTGAGAAAACACATACAAAATATTTTAATCCAAAGGATGGTGAAGAAATATTCATACAAGACTACGATTTAGAAAAATGGATTAAGTTCCCTGAAGAAGAAATTGTAAGGAATGAAATAGAATTCAACCCCAACTTCAATGAAAAGGAGTTTGTAAAATCTGAAGCAACATTCGAACTTACTGAGGTTAAGGAAGAACCAATTACTGTAGAAGAATTTATATACGATAAATGTTGTTTAGAGATTTTTGGTTATTCTGACGAAGTTATAGACGGTGCTGTACAATCTATAAATGATTTAAATTTACATTTAAAAGATAATGGAAAAAAACATGATATTATTATAACAAGTCGTGAAGTGGGTAGGAGTATTCCTGCCACACTATTTTTCCTATCTAAAACAGGTTGTATGATACAAGACATTAAATTTACGGTAAATACAACAGACTGTTGGCAACATGTTGATTGTATGATTACAGATCACCCAGAAATTTTAAACTCCAAACCTAAAGGTAAAATTGTTATTAAAATCGAAAAAACATATAACAAAGATATACCTTCAGAATATACAATCAAAACAGTTAAAGAACTTATAGGATTAGATTTATTTAATTAATCTTTTAAAGTTTACTTATTACAATTATTAATTAAATCTATTTTATGAACAAATTTAAAAATACGGATAATAAATCTTCATTGTTTGCGATAGCCGGAAATGAATTTTATTTTGATTTAGAAACTTTAAGTCAATTTGTACGTTTAGATAATTCTGAAAGTATAGAAGATATTTTAGGTGAGGCCAAAAAAGAAATGGAATCCGAAAAAAACAATGAAACGGATGATGTTGTAGATTACACTCAAATAGTAGATTTAACCAAATGGGAAACTACCAAAGCTTTAATGGATGTAATTTTAAACGAAAATTCAATCGTTGATGAAGCTATGGGTAGAACTAAATTAGGTGAACAATTATCAATACCCTTTAGATTATCATTTAACACATTATTAAAACATAATATAATAAAAGAAAACAATGGAAGATAACACTAAACAAGTCGTTAAGAACGCAATCTCTAATTTAGAGAACAAACAATTTAAAATTTATTTTTTTACAATGGACACCAAAGGTAATCCAATCGCTAGTTTGGCCAACATTTATGATCATGCTAAAATATTACGTGATTTAGGTTATGACGCTCAAATTTTACATGAAAAAAATGATTACGTTTCAGTAGCCAACACATTAGGTGAAGTTTACGCTGAAATACCACACGTGTCAATTGAAGCTCAACAATTAAAAGTTAATCCACAAGATTTTATAATCATACCTGAAGTATTTTCAAATGTAATGGAACAAACTTTAAATTTACCTTCTAAGAGAATAGTATTTTCACAATCTTACGATTACATTTTTGAAATGTTAATGCCAGGTAAAAGTTGGTCTGATTACGGTATTACAGAAGTTATTACAACAAGTGAGAAACAAAAAGAATATCTTGAAAATTTGTTTTCTAAAAAAATTAAAGCCGAAGTAGTTCCTGTAAGTATACCAAAATACTTCAAACCCTCAGATAAACCAAAAAAACCAATAATAGCGATTTCAACTCGTGACCAAAGGGATTTAGTTAAACTTTACAAGGCATTTTATTTAAAATACCCTCATTTAAAATGGGTTTCTTTCCGCGACATGAGAGGTTTACCTAGAGAAACTTTTGCTAAATCTTTATCAGAATCCTGTTTAGCTATTTGGATTGATAAGGATTCCTCTTTTGGTACATTTCCGTTAGAAGCTATGAAATGTAATGTACCCGTTTTAGGGTTAGTACCAAACATGGTACCTGAATGGATGTCAGATAAAAACGGTCTTTGGACACATGACCCATTGATGATTGTTGATTTAATAGCTAACTATTTTCAAGCTTGGTTAGAAGATGGTGAACCTTCTGAATTATATGAAGAAATGTCTAAACAAAAAGATACTTACTCTTATGAAGAACAAAAATCAAAAATAAAAGAAGTTTATGAAAAATTCTTTACAAATAGAATTAATGAATTAAAATCTTCACTACCGTTAGAAGTGGAAAATAATGTAGAAACAGAAAAATAATTTAAAAAATGGCAGAAAATAAAACAACAATTATAATTCCAATCCATAAAATGGATGACACTCTAAGTTCTTATTTTGAAAAGGCTATAAAAAGTGTTGAAAATCAAAAAATTAACCCAGAAGAAGTTATTATTGTAACAGCAAAAGGTGTTAAAATTAATGAAGAATATTTAAAAAACGTAAATTATAGAATAGTAGTTAATGAAGGTAATACTGATTTTTGTTCACAAATTAATTTTGGTGTTGAACAAGTTAAAACCACTTTCTTTTCTATATTAGAAGTTGATGACGAGTATTCAAAAATATGGTTTGATAATGTTAACAAATATGTAGAGGCTTACGATGAAACAGATGTTTTCTTACCAATTGTTTTAGATGTAAGTCCTGAAGGTCGTTTTTTACATTTTAGTAATGAACCTGTATGGGCTAAAGACTTTTCTGATAAATTAGGGTTTTTAGACAATGATGCTTTATTGAACTTCCCCAACTTTCAATTGTCGGGTGCTGTTATTAAGGTAGACGCTTTCAAAGCCGTGGGTGGTTTAAAACCTAGTATTAAACTTCACTTTATATATGAGTTTTTATTAAGAATGACTTATTATGATAAAAAAATAATGACCATCCCTAAATTAGGGTATAAAAAAGTTAATATGAGACCAGATTCTTTATTTTTTAATTATCAAAATAAAGAAACGGATAAAATCGATGTTATTGAGGCCAGATTTTGGTTTAGTACTTCCCGTAAGGAATGTTATTTTAAAGCCGATAGAAACATAAAGTTTGATAGAGAGATTTCTACAATAGTATAATGTCCACAGAAAGAAAAAGAGGAAGAAAACCGTCAAAAGATCCTTATTTTGGACATGTAGAAGAATTAGCTGTTAAAGAATTTTTATCTTTAGGTAGTTTAATACATGATTCAAAATCATTAGAGGGATACAGATGGACTGGTAGTACAAAAGATGAATTTAGAAGAAATGAAATTTATCGCCAACACTTACAAGCTCCATTAAATAAAATGATAGAAAGTATCATTAGAAGATATAAGTTATATTCTAAAAGTATGACTTTTGAAGATTTACATTCTGATACACTATCATTTTTAATGATGAAATTTCATAAATTTAAACCATCAAAAGGTAAAAAATCATATTCTTATTATGGTACTGTTTGTAAACATTATTTATTAGGTAAACTAATAAAAGATGATAAAAAACTAAAAACTTTGATATCATATGAAGATATCGCCCCAGATTTAGAAGAAAATGAAGAATACTCTTATGAGATAGATAATCAAGAACTAGATTTAACTTTATTAATAGATGAAATATCAACTTCAATTAAAGAAGAATTACAAAATAAAATTTTAACCGAAAATGAAATAAAAGTTGGTAACGCTTTGGTTTCTATTTTGGAAAATTGGGAAAATGTTTTTGAGGGTAAGGAAGCGACTAATAAGTATAATAAAAATTTAATTCTTTATTATATGAGAGAAATGACATCACTAAGTACCAAAGATATTAGAAACGCAATGAAAAGATATCGTGGTATTTATAAGTTTATAAAAGATGGTGGTTTGTAAAAACCACCATTTTGATATTTATAAATAAAAGAAATCATGGGAAGACCACAAAAAAAACAAGTTAAATTAAATACCGAAAGTTTTTTAGGCATAACTCAGGAAAGTTATAGTACAAATAAAATTGGGTTATGGTGGTAAAAAACCATTTACCTTATATTTATATGTATATGCCTAAAAAATTAACAACATATGATTTCATAAATAAGGCAAATAAAATACACCATAATGTGTATGATTATTCTTTAGTTGATTACGTTAACACAAATACTAAAGTTAAAATAATATGTAACATTCATGGTGTTTTCGAACAACGTCCATGTTCACATATAAAACAAAAACACGGATGTCCTTATTGTGCTAAAAATAAAAAGTTATCTACAGAGGTTTTTATCCGTGAGGCTAAAAAAATACATAAAAATAAGTACGATTATTCTTTATCTGAATATGTTGATTGTTGTTCTACTAAAATAAAAATTATATGCCCAAATCATGGTATTTTTGAACAAAGATCGTGTGATCATCTATTGAAAAAATGTGGGTGCCCACATTGTAGTAATAACCAAAAACTAACAACTAATATTTTCATAGATAGAGCAAATAAAATACATAATAATAAATTTGACTATTCATTAGTGGATTATGTGAATTCACATAAAAAAGTATTTATTATATGCCCAAATCATGGTATTTTTGAACAAAAACCATATAGCCATTTACAGGGTTTTGGATGTAAAATGTGTAATGTATCTAAGGGTGAACTGAGGATTAAAAAAATTTTAGAAGAAGAAAAAATTAAATATATACAACAACACAGTTTTCCTGATTGTAAAAATAAATTCCCTCTAAAGTTCGATTTTTATCTACCAAAACTCAACGTATGTATTGAATATGATGGGTATCAACATTTTCAACCTCATTGGGGTGATCATAGTGGTAAAAATTTTATTAAAACCAAAGAAAGGGATGAAATTAAAAATAAATACTGTACAGAAAATAATATTAAATTAATTAGAATTACTGATACGAATATAAATAACGAATTATGGCTAGACCAACTAAGAAAAAAATAGAGTTAACTAAACAAAGTTTTCAAATTGTGGCTCAGGAGGCCTACAATGAACTTGTAGAACAAAGAAGTACATGTATTAGGACAATTAACGAAAACAAAAACAAAGTTAATGTTGAAGATATGCATGATTTAACCAATTTAAACAAAGCTAATACTGACCTTCTTAAAATTATTGATTCTACCATTGATAAAAAAATATCCTTGGTTAAACTAATGAGCCAACTAATTTTTAAAGGTGGTGAATCCGATACTGGTGGAAATGGAAATGGTTCTTTAACACCTGAAGATATGGCTTTATTACGTAATATTTTTAATGAAGGTGACGATAAAGAGGGTGGGAATGATAAAAAAAACTATAACATTAAATAATGGGGTTTATTGACGATAAAACACAATCTATTAATAATGTGGCTTTATTAGAAGTGTTAAACAACTTGCCAAAAAGTAAAGTAACATCTTCATTGGAGTCTGTGAACTCAAAAAGTAAAAATTTATTACCTTTTTTATTAGATTTATTAAGTACTACTTGTAAAGATAAAGATAAAAATAATAGAGCAAAATGTGAGGCAACAAGTATATTAACTGATATTTTGGTTGAATTTTATCCGGTGTTAATTAGAATTCTAAAAGATGGTATTAATAAAGGTATAAAATCTTGTTTAGCCTGTGGTGTAGATTTTAAAATACCAAGCAATAATCCACCATCTATTAGGGTTAAAGTAAATAATATTGATTTTGGTGATTTATTAAAAATTAACCCAAATAGTAAAATAGGTTCTATGTTTTATAATAAAAGTCCTAATGAAGATTTTAATTGGTTTTTATATAATTTAATACAAACAGGTGGTTCTGGTAGTTGGAAAAATATTGACGGTGTTAATATTGTAGATGTTACTTATTTTAATACCAGTCAAGAATTTGAAATGTCTGTCAGTCAACCTTATCATGGCAAATCTTTTAATAAATTTTTGTTTGATTATACAAACTCTATCGATTTAATACCATTACAAAACATGTTACCTAAAATTAATGATATGATGACAGGATCACTAACATCAAATTTGGAAGGTATAAATTTTAGTTTGGATAAATTAATTAGTATTGAAAAAATTAATGTTTTACAAGATAAAATAAATAATTCAGATCCTTGTAAAGAGGAATATACTTACGATGATAGTTATTTTTCATTTACGAATGAAGAAAATTTTGAAGTGGAAAATACGTCAAACCAAAAAAAAGTTGGTGTTGTTTACTTGGATTTGGGTTGTGGTACCTTACCAGTAACATCTTCACCAGATGTTATGAAAAATATTTCTGACAACATATTAAATACACCAGTTTCTAAAGTAGATGTCGTAATAAAACAATCAATTAATTTAATGAACGATAATTTGACTATTAACGTCCCAGATGAGGATAGAACTGTAGCTAAACAATCATTAAATTTAAAAATGATTGAATCTTTACCTAAAGTATTTACTAGTGTTATTTTGGAACCTAAAATAGTATCACTATATCAACTATCTTCAAAAACTGTTAACGATACAACAGTAGATGAAACAAATGGTTTTGATTTTGTTAAAATAACTAGAGTTTTTTTTGAATACGTAACTAGAGAAAGTCTAGCTGCCTTAGTTGAGATTGTTTTTAAAAGAGTTAAAAAAGAAATATTAGCCTTAGTTGAAGAAATAACTTTAAAAATAGTTAAGGAAAAAGTTAAAATAAGAATAAAATCAATAAATAGTATAATATCAGGGGCTTCAAATGGTTTATTAAATACCATACCAACACCCAACTCATCAAAATATATTTAATATGGCAAAGTGTAAAGATATAGATCCAAACAAAACCGACTTTAAAAATCCCAACTCGGTTTTAAACTCACTTTTAAATTTATTTAAAATAGCCTCTACTAGATCAAGAGCCATCCCCAACCCTTTAATACTGGCCTCAAAAGCCAGACCAGGATTAAGCCCTTCAAAAATTGCAGCAAAAATAATACAAAGACAAGCTGAAGCCGGTATACCAGTAGGTCCATTACCGAGTGGTGAAATTTCACCTGACGAAATTATGGAAAAAATTAGAGTAGAAGAAATAGTCAATGCTATAACATCAGAAATGGTGATAGATGTTGCCATACAACCAGGTACTATTATACAAGGTACTGGTGGTAATGCAGGGGGGCCGGTACAAGTTGCCGGTACTGTTGTTGGTATAGCTTCTGGTAACGCTACAGCTAGATAGTTATGGAAAAAATTAAAAATAAAAGTAATGCCGAACTTATTGAAATGCAAAAAAAATTAAAAGATGAGTTTGAAAAAGTTAGAATTGATTTGGTCAAAATCTATGATTATTGGTCTTTAATCGAAAAAAAATATAATGAAATAAATAATGAATTAAACGATAGATTTGGAATTAACAACAAATGAGTGACGAAAGAAGATACGACCTTGGTTATGCGGATTCAAGATTGGATAAAATGTCATTTCCGTTATGGTATTACGGTGTAGTAATAAGAATTGATGATCCTTACGATGCGGGACGTATTAAGGTTAGACTTGAGGGTGTTGATAAAAACATTGTTTTACAAGGTGGTGGCAATAGTAAACAACAAAATCAAAACTTGGGTAATAACGAAACTGATGCTTATTTGCCTTGGTGTGAACCTTTATTACCTAAATTTCTTAACATGATACCTAAAGTCGGTGAAATGGTTAAGGTGGCTGTTTTTGATTATCGTAATAAACAACAAAGAAGGCAATATATTGGTCCTGTTATTGGACAAGAAAACCCTTTAGATTACCAACAAAGTAATTACAATGTAGCTAAAATACAAGTAGAAAATTCTGGTTATAACCCTGCTATAAGTAAATGGCCAGATTCTAAACAAGGTGTTTGGGGGGTATATCCTAATAAAAGTGATATAGCTTTATTAGGTAGAAGAAATACTGATTTAATATTAAGAAATAAATCTAATTATGATGAAATAATATTAAGATCAGGTAAGATTGATTATAGAAATTTAAATCAACCTTATCCGGTAAGTTTAAACAAAAAAAACCCTGCTTATGTAACAATTAACCATACTTTTCCTAAAAAAAATAAAACAACAACACAAATAGGATTAGGTTTGAATGATGATAGGACACATGTTAATTTAGTTGCTGATAAATTAAATTTAATAAGTCATATGGGATCATCTTCTAAAGGTAAATCTCCGGCTATATTAAATGGTGATAACATAGATTTACAAATTATTACCGAAAACAGTAAATTACACCCAGTTATCTATGGTGACCTTATTTGGGATATGTTGGAAAAATTAAGGGCTTATGTTGAGGGTCACATTCATAAAGCTTCTAGGAGAGAACCTGATGGTGATAAAACAAAAAACGATTTAATAAAATGGTTTAACCAAAACATGGGTACAAGAAAAACAAAGTTAAACCCAGATGGTACCTCTTATATAGATTATGAAAACTGTAAGTTCTTAAGTAAAGGTGTTAAAACAAATTAATTCCCGATGATATTTATAGTAAAAAAGATTAATGGGAATTTTAAGAACATATTTCGATAAAGACACCACTTTAATTAGGGATTCTTATGTTAACACAGGTAGAAACCCTATTGTAGAATTATTTCATGGTGGATCATTAAAAGCGGAGGAAGTAAAATATTCAAGATATATATTTGATTTAAATTTTAATGAGATATTAAAAAGGGTTAATTCTAAAGATATACCTTACGTAAGTGGAATGACCCATACTTTAAAAATGACCAACACATCTTGTTTTGACCAAGAACAATTGTGTAAAACAGTTTCGTCATGCGTAGGTGACATTAAAAGAGCCACTTGTTTCGAGTTAATATTGTTTGAAGTTCCAGAATCATGGTGTGAAGGAAATGGTTATGATTATACACAAACTATTGTTTCTTGTGCTGAAGGTGATAAGGTATATTGTGAAGGACCTGCAAATTGGTTTGTTAGGGGTGACGTTACAACATGTTGGTCCAATGAAGGTGTTTATGCCACAGACCCAAGTAATTGGTGTGCGTCAGCAACCACTAGTGGTACCTCTGGTACTACAATATGTAGCGGTGGTACAAATTTAATTATTGCGACACAACATTTTAATTTTGGTAACGAAAATGTATGTATTGATATTACAGATTATATTAACGGTTTAATTTTAAGTGGTTATACAGGTTTAACTTATGGTTTAGGTTTAGCATTTAAACCATCTTTAGAACAGGCTCCATTAGAAGACGCTGAATATGTAGGTTTCTTTAGTAGGGAAACTAATACGGTGTTTGAACCGTTCTTAGAAACTAAATGGAATGATAGAATTAGTGATGATAGAAATAAATTTTATTTAAATAAATCAAACAATATTTGTTTATATGTTAACGCTGGTGGACAAAACACTAATGCAACGTTTAGTGGTGTAGATGTCTATGACCAAAACGACGACTTATTTACAACAATACCTTCATCAGGTATTACCCAAATAACTAGGGGTGTTTATTGTATTAATTTAACGGTTGACGATAACCCGACATCAGGATATTGTGGTAACATACAATTCCGTGATGTATGGAAAGACGTTACCGTTGGTACTAAGAATTTAGGCAACGTAGAATTAGATTTTATTGTATTAGACGATACAGATTACTATAGAATTGGATCCACTAACAGTGCAAATGCCAATGGGTTAGGTGTGGGTTCAGCAAGTAACATGTCAATATATGATTACGACTTTAATGTTGTTGGAATAAAAAGAAAAGAAAAAATCAAAAGAGGTGACACTAGACGTGTAAACGTTAATGTACGTATACCTTATACATACGACCAAACAGCTTTATTAGATAAGGTTTATTATAGAATATTCATCAAAGAAGGTGGTCACATACAAATAGATTACATAGATTGGCAAGAAGTTAGTAGAACACCTGATGGTAATTTCTTCTTAGTTGATACGTCTTGGTTCATACCTAATGATTATTTTATAGAAATTAAGATAGAATCTGGTGGGGAAGTTAGGACTTATGGTGATATAATACCTTTTGAGGTAGTTTCAGAAAAAGATTGGTGTTAATGAAAGATTTAATTAAGAAAATATTAAAAGAAGATGTGGTTAAAACAAAACCATATAAATTTACAAAGGGTGGTTATTTAGTACCATCCACTGATAAATTTTATCCTGAACAAATAAATACTAACATCATGTTAACTGATGAAGAATATGAAACCATTAAACAACTTAATGATAATTGTAAGGAGTTGTACGATTTACATGTACATAAAACAAATTTAATCGAAAAACACAATAAAGGTGTTATCTATAAGTTTTTAGAAAAGAAATTTAATAAATAAAAAAACCCCGATTTCTCGGGGTTTTTAATTTTATGCGTAGAATCTACCTTTTTCAACAGCTTCTTCTTTCTTCCTCATATAATCCATCTGTTTCTGTTTTTGATGTCTCATATGGTCTTCTTTACTTTTTTGTTGAACAAATTTACCAACAGTTTCTTTAGATTTTCTAACCTTATCCTCCAACTTAGTGAAATCATTAACTATCCCATCAATCTCTTTAGAGTAACCATCTTGCCCTGTTAACTTAGAGTTACATAAATCTTCAAAAGCCATCTTAGCTTGTTGAATAGACCTAACAATACCATCTATTGTTGATAACTCACCATTATTTGTTCTTAATAAGGAAACTTGTTTTTCCTGTTTTTGTTCAGGTTGATTATTCTCTTCTTCCTTAATAATTTTCTTTACTAATTTTTCTATATCGTTCTCTGTTAATTTGATCACCTTTTTTAGTTTCATATTTTCTTTCATACCTTTATTATCTTTATCATCATAATCACCTAAATAAACTTTTTTGCCATTTAAAAATTTATCTATTTTTGGTCCTAAAACTTTTCTACGATACTTTTCGTAAGTTTTAGTACTACTAAAAATCCAAGATATGATTACAGCTAAAATAACAAATGGATTAAAGTCGGTTAAATAAATGGTAACTGCTTCAATATATCTCATTAAATCCGATAATAAAATAGATGTTGTTAAACTAAGGAATTCTCTTAAAATTTTCTTTAATAAACTAGCATCACCACCAGTTTTTTTAATAAGAATATCCTGAATATCTTCTTTAGAAGAATTTTCATCAATACCCAGACCATCTGATAACTCTTGTTTAATTGTTTCAGCCTTTTCAGGTGATATCTTTTTTTTGATTAAATTAGTAATTTCATGAAATATATTTTCAGTTAGTAAACCATTAGTTTCCAACACTAAAGACTCAAATAATTTTTGTTCTTTTAAAGTTAATGTGTTATTCATAATAAAATGTTTTTTATATAAATATTTGTATGTTAAGAAAAAATCTGTATCTTTGTGTCATTATGGAAAAGATATTCAGATTTTATAAAGAACCAAGTAATAGGTGGTATATTGATTTACCTGAATGGCCGGGTGATAAAGCAGATTTGGAAATGGTTGAGGGTGCTGATGACATGTTGGATTACATATCAGAAGGTAATGACAGTGTTAGTTTACTTTTATCTGTTAAAGAAATAGAAGGTGGTAGTAAATTAAAATTAATTAGAGAAGCCACAGAATATGGTAATGGTTCATTTTATTTTTTAAAATCTCATATGGGTGTTGATTTGGATAAAGAACTTTGGTTATGTGATGTAACTAAATTTATTTTTGGTGGTTTTCCTGATGAAATTTTTTTCATAAAAGTTGATTGATTTTAAAAAAATTATTAATTTTACAAAACAATTAAAGATATTAAATAGTTTAAATATGGCTAAGAAAAAAGACCTTAAAGAACAAAATCCTAAATTTACAATCGATTTGATTGAACTTTTGGCTGAAAACGATCCTTCTTCTACAAATAAGTATTTACCTTTTATGGTTAAACAAACTGAAAATTGGGTTGATTGGTTAAAAGAAGAATTAAAAAACAATACATTCAAAGAAATGTTTGATATTGTAAAAGAATTCGAAGAATTATCCAATAAAAATTTATTGGAAAATAAAGACATTTATTCTTATCCGTCCAATCAAGAAATTGTTGACACTATTAAATTGGCTCGTGAAAAAGTAACAAAAAGTCATGTTAAAAAACATGAAACATTATCTTTGTTTGAAGATGATAACTTTTTAGTGTTACAACCATTAACTTCTCGTTCTTCTAATATTTACGGTAAATCAACAAAATGGTGTGTTTCTTCAGATCAAAATGATTTTAAAAAGTATTTTAATCAATATACTGAAAATGGTGTTTTAGTATTTTTCATTGATAAACGTGTTAAAGAAGAAGAAACTCGTGATAAAATTTATTCCAAGGTGGCTTTTCATCATGACAAATCTAAATCCACAAGTAATGAGGCTACAACTATATGGGATTCCAAAGATATTAAACTTAATGCTGTCAACATGATGGACTTAATGACAATTATACCATCTGAAGTTATGACAGTTATTAATACAACCCTAAAAGGTAAATCTAACAAAGAATTGGCCCGTGAAAAAGGTATTAAAGATGACGTATATAATGGATAATCTTTATGTGTTTTAAAAAGGTGGTGTTTACATTAACATCACCTTTTTTATTGTTAAAACATGGTAAATAAGAAATTAAAAAAATTCCATTTTATTAAAAAAAACAGTATTTTTGAGTTTGAAGAAACTAACAATCTATTTGATGATTTGGTAGCTGTAGGTTTAGCGACTGAAGGTCAGATATTAAACCACAATATGGGCAATGCTTTTACCATTAATGACGGATTAACCACCACTATGATTGTGGGTAATGGTGGTAATATTTTTACACAAGGTCAAATTAGAGCTTTAGGTTCGGTAATATTTAATATAGAAACAAGAAGGTTAAATTATTGGGACGGAAACGAATGGATAGAAATAAACCAATAACATTTAAAGATTTAAAATTTGAACCACATCCGGTATCAATGTTTTTTGGTGGTCATGCTAAAATTTTTATCGATAAAGTCGGTACCGTTTCTATTGTGGGACCATATAAAAACCCTTACAACATCAATCCAATGGATGATAAAATTGGTACTTATGAAATATGGGCCATAAATTTATGGGAAGAACCCATAATTTATTTAACAATAGAAGAATTGGATGAAATTCTTTTGGACCTACAGAGAAATCCTTTAGATATTAAAAAAGGTTTAAACAAATTTAATTTCTTAAAATAATTTTTATTACCTTTGTTTTATGGAAATCAAATCACTTAAGGAACAATATATAAAATTAATGGCGGATAAAATATCTATTAGCATAGAAGATTTATCCCAAACCGAAAAAGAATTAATTGATTTTGGTTATGAACTTTTTTCAGAAAAAATGGAAGATATTAAAATTCTTAATGATGAATTAAGAAGGGTATCAGTTGATTTGGCAAACATGAAATCATATAGAGATGATATTCAACGTGATAAATGGAATGATGATTATGATGATGATTTCTTAGATTAGACTATTGATATAATGTCTAATTGTACGTCTTAAAACACTTTTAACTACATGGTTAAATTCATCCTCAATCTCCCAATATATTTTATTTAATATTAATTTTTTGGAGCTATAATCAAAATAATATGGTTTATCATCAATTATGATAAAAGATTTTAACCCAAAATAAGGCGTTGATTCGGTTTTTTTTGGATAATTTGTTTTTAAATAATTTAAAACCTCAGTATTAATACCATCAGCATCAATTAATTCTTTAGCCCAATCAAAACCGTCTTCTGATTCTTTTAATGAGGAACTTCTCCAAAGATAATCATCCATAATATGGACAACATTTGGTGTTACGTTTGGTATATCAGATATTTCGTAATGAAAGTTCCATAAGAAATTATCTTCTTGGTCGTATATACCATTTTCTGGTGAGTAATAAACTATATTGGTCGCGAAGTTATTTATGTCATTTGTAACTGTTACATAATAATCACCCATATCGGTTTCATTTTTAAATTGATAACCTAATATATCACAAACATCTTTAAAAGTGTAACCACCTTCATCCCACCTGCCCATAAGTAAAATCTCTTCAGCCACACGATGTCCTGTTATACCGATTTTATCTTTTTTTGGATTTCTTTGGATGATTATAGCATGCATTCCTTTATGGTAATCTTCCCATTCACCTAAATCACTATTAATACACCATTGACATTGGTTTGCGTACTTTTGTAAGGCTTTATGAGTTAGTGGAACAACAACAATTATATTATCGTCCTTATATAGTTCCACCCTTTCTTCCCTAGGTACACGTGCCTCTTTTAATATTTTCTTAATTAATTCTCTCATGTGTTATATAAATATTATCTTTTTGGGTATTCTTTAATCTATATTTAATTCGTATTTGTAGTTACCACAATCCCAAACTGACAGATACCCCATATCTATCATAATTTGTTTTTCAGTTTTATTCTTATCATACCCCTCTTTAACCAAAATATCCTTTCTAAAATTATACCTGTGATATCTTTTACTATCACCTATTGTGTACCAATAGTTAGGTTTTGTCTCTGATACCAACTTAAACCCTATTTTTTCGTATAAATTACCATCTAAAGTCCATCTTTTATCCGCATAACTTACTATTTTTTTAGGTTGTTGTTTTCTAATAAAATATTTTAACATTTTAGAGGCTACACCTACCACGTTTTTAGAAGAAAACCTTACCAATTCATAAACACCATCTTCCTTTTTAGAACCTAAAACATTCCTTAAGTCAGAAAATGTCATAACAGCCACTAATTCATCTTTATGGAAAGCACCTAACTTATATTTAGATTTATCACCACCCTGTATGTGATTTTTATTTAGAAAATCCTCTTTTTCTTTTGAGTTAATTTCTTTTATTACACAGTTTCTTGCGTATAATTTTTCTTCAGATAACTTTAATATATGTTTAATTTTTTTCTTAACAATATCACAATTTTTAATCCACTCATCAGAAAAAATGTGATATAGTTTTATACCGTGACTTTTGGCTAGTTTTTGTTTATCTAAATGATAGTTTTTGTCTTTACCCATTTTTTCTGAATGCCAAAATAAACCGTTATACTCGAAACCTATCTTTAGTTCCGGAACATATATATCTATTTCAACACCGTTTAAAGATTTTTTGTGGTTATTTATAACAGTAACACCTAAACTTTGTATGTATTCCGATATTTCTTTTTGATGTTTTGAGGTGAAATTATTCTCTATATTATTTCTACCGACATCTAAATATGTTTTACATTCGGTTTTAAAATCTTCTGAAAAAACCTCACCGTATTTAGTTTTATATTCTTCTAAACTAATGTTATGTGATTTTAAATGAGTATTAGATATAGATCTAAAAGGTTGGTTACATATTTTACAATTTATAAAAGACTTTGGGTTATCTAAAAATATTTTTTCCTCTTTTAAATTAATACGTACATTTGGGTGGTATTCAAAAAACTCTCTTATGTTATTATAATCATGTTGTCTTATGTGTTTAGTAATAAAACCACCTTTATTTTCAGTGTCATTAGTAGACCATTCACATAGAGGGCAATTCCATTTTTCTTTCTCAACTGTGACATCATCCATTACATCAAAATAATCTTCATACCATAATTTACCAGTGGTTTTTGTTACCATATTCCTTTTGAAGGTGGACGGTAATTCAATGTTGTAGACATTTTTTAAATGTATAACAACAAACCCCGATCTATTTAAAACATCTTTTATGATTTTACCTGTTTTCTTACATTTAAGTATTTTATTATCATATTTAGTGTAATCAACATCCACCAATACGTGTTTAACCTTACCGCCTTTTTTGTTTAAACTTACACCATTATTACTTAAAATGGATTTAACTTTTAGTTTACCTACGTGTAATAACTCACATATTTGATTAATTGATAATTTTTCTTCTGTATATAATTTGACTATATCTTGTTCCATAAATATAATTATACCATAATTAGGTATTAAAGTAAATAGGTTATATGGTATTAATAAGACATAAAAAAAGAGGGACAATTGTCCCTCTTTTATATTAGAATATTAGTTTTTTACACTAATTAACGTAATTCTCTTACGTCGAATGTACGTAATCCATCTACACGAATATGGCCATAGAAGCGATTATTAACCATTTTTTTGGCGTAACGTGTCATTATACCCTTTACTGGTACGAAGTTGAACGGATTGTACATTGTAGGAGTCAACTGCATTGGTACATACGGAGCGTAGATGTAACCAGTGTCAAGTAATGACTTACCTTTATGTCCGATGATAACAGAGTACGCTGGAGCGTATGGGTCACGGTAAACAGTGTAACGACCATTTAATGAACCTACTCTTTCAATACCCATGTTATATTGGTCTTGCTCAGGAGCTGCGTTAGATACGTGGAAGTATTCTAAATCGTCTAATACTGCTGATACCTCAGAAGATACAACAACGAAGTTAGCTCCACCTCTTAACGTAGATTTGTGGATTTGAGCTGAGATTTGGTTGACAGCCGTCATCAAAGTTTGGTTCCAATCTTTTTGAGTGTAACCATTGTTGTTTGGTAAACGCTTCCATCCGTTGTAATCCCAACGTAATTGCCATGCTGCACCTTTACGTAAATCCATTAAGATTTCACGGTCAATTTCAGCCGCAACTTGCTCAGATAATAATGCTGTTAATTCAGCTTCAGCATCGATGTTGTGGAATGCACTAACGTCTTGTGCTAATTCAGGAGTCCAAGTAGCTCTTAACTTACGTTCAGTAACCGATACAGTTACAGATTCAAGTTCAAAAGAAACTTCACCCATGTTAGATTCAGCTTCTAAATCAGCGTATTGTCTCCAAGCGATAGCTACGAAAGATGCTGATGTTACAGAAGTTCCTGTATAATTAGCCCCGATATATCCATCAAATGTTTTAGTTGAACAAGAAACACAATTTGGACTTGTGAAATCTAATTCAATATACAATTTACCATCTGCTGAACAAATATCACCGTAGTCAACAATACCTCTACCGTATTTTTGAGTTACTAAACGGAAAGGAATTTGGTCACCTTGATTGAAAATTACATTTCCAGAAGGATCTAATACTTGAGTACCAGCTACAACTGTTAATGAAGCTAAGAAAGATTCTGTATCCATTTCATTTCCATCAGGACCTACTAAACGTCCAGGAGCTGTACTGCTAAAACCTTTAACTTCAAATTTTTGGTAACGTAATGAACCATCAGAAGCTGCTGGAGTTTTTCCTGCTACATATTCACTTCCACTTGTACAAGCTGTTAATACAACTGCTGTACCAGAAACAACTTTAAGAGTAATTTCACCTTTTGATTGATCGTATAATCCATCGTTATAGAAAATATCATAAAGGTTTTTAGTACAACCACTAAATGTAGATTCAGGACAGTTAACACAACTAGCGATAGCTAAACCTCTATGTTTAGATGTACCACCGTTTGTACCAGCTAAGAAAGCTGCGTCATCAACTCTATCAGACGTTTTTGGAACGAAGTAGAATAATTTACCGATTGGTAAATTTAAAGCTTGAACCGATACGATATCGTTAGCTAATAATTTAGAGAATACACGTCTTACGATTGGAAACACTACAGTTTCAAAAGATCCAGTAGATCCTCCACCTGCAGTAGATGTTTCACTGATAAGAGTTGATGCTTGGTTTTCATATAACAAAGCGATGTTTTCTCTGATGTGGCCTTCAAGACCCTCTAAGAACCCTAAAGATTCCCATTTGTTTACAGTTGCCTCACGGATTGCTTTTTGATGCTTTAATCCGATATTACCAACCTCACCTGATTTTAATAAATATCCCATTTTTTATTGGTTTTTTAATTGTTATTTGTTATTATTTTTTGTAACTGTAACCCCAAAGTTTTTTCATTTTTTCAATCTCTGGGTGTACAAAAACACTTTGTTCACTGATTAATGCTCCACTAGAAGAAGTGTTATTGATTTTTTCTTCAATAGTTTCCTTTATAGGTGCCTTACTGTTAGAAATTTCTTTAACAAGTTGTTTATAAATTGATTGAGATTCTTTTAAAGATTTAGCCGAATCCAATCTTTTTAATATGTCATTCTTTTCTTCTTTAGTAGTTGTATTTTCAGTGAATAATCTTACTGCGTAAGTAAGATTGCTGTTGAACACAGCCACTTCTTGAAGTTTTGTTCTGAACTGTTTAAGAGCGTCTACCATTTTTTCGTAGTTTTCTTTTAGTTCCTTATTTTCTACTTCAAGTTCAGAATTTCTGGTATTTAAGTTTGTGTTTTCTTTGATGAGTTTTGAAATCTGTGGAGTTTTAGATTCACCAACATAAAGATGTCTTGGAGCAGCTTTTGGTTTGTCTAAACCATTACGTCCAAATCTTCTGCCAGCACCTAAAGTACGTGACATATAATCCATGTGATCTTCATCATCATGTTTCATATAATCCATATGGTCTTCACCCTCGTCTTCCATAGATTTTTCGATAGCCATACCTCTTTTCTTTTCATAAGGTGTAATATCGTGGTCTTTGTCTAAATCAGCCTTTTCAGGATTTTTTAAACCACTTTTCTTATAGTTCATATAAGACATTTTATCACCCATGTAAGACATTTCGTCTTCGGCATAATCCATGTAAGACATTTCGTCTTCCATTTCTTCCTCACCATCATCCACAACTATTTCGTAGATAACGTTATCAGAACCTTCTTCACCCTCACCAAGTTCAATTTCACCAGCTTCAACGCTAGCAACTTCACCTGCCGGGTTCATTTCGATTCTGTATTCAGAACCAGATTTGTTGTCTTTAAGAGTTACGATACCGTTGTCGTTAACAACTTCGATTTCATCTTCAGGACCCATTTTTTTGAATACTGAGATTACGTCTGATAATGGTTCTTGTGTAAGATCCACAGTTTCAACGTCACCCATAACTTCTTCAGTTTCATCACCAAGATCTAAATCCATTTCCCCCTCTTCTTCACCTTCTTCGGTTTCAAAGTCAAGGTCTAAATCTTCAATCTCAGTTTCCTCTTCTTCACCACCTAAGTCAAGATCCATTTCGGTTTCTTCAGTCTCGTCTTCACCTTCTTCTTCAGTGTCTAAACCCAAGTCTAATTCTTCCTCTTCTTCTTCAGTGTCTAAGTCAAGGTCTAATTCTTCTTCCTCTTCTTCATCCTCTTTCAATCTTTTTTTCGAACCAGTTAATGATTCCTTTACCATTTCTTCAATTTCTGAACTCATCGTCTGAGACAGTATTTCTTTTGCGTTTGATTTGAAAGTGGCGTCAATTTCTTGTGCCTCAAGAAGAGCTTCCTCAATAATTGATTTCTTTTCGTTTGCCATTTTCTTTTTTTATTGTTTTTAATGGTTATATTATCTCGCTTACACGAGATTTATAAATAAATATGTATTAAGACGGCAAAGTGCAATAACTTGATAATAAAAAAGTTAAAAATTTTTATAAAAAATTGTGATATTTATTAAATATGAAAGATAAAATCAGACTTATTTTAAGGGAATTTGTAGAAAATCAATCAAAAAACGACGTTTCTGATAAAGCAGATTATATGCAAAAAAAAATTATTAAAAAGTCAAAATATCCTGCTGAGACTAAAAAAATTAGTCATATGAAAGATGAGATTGGTAAAAAAGTAAAAAATGCTTATAAAGATATAACTGGTGAAGAACCAGTTAGTGATGATAATATTGTGGTAAAAGTTGATGACAATATTAAAGCTGGTAAAATTGGATCATTTAAACACCCTGAAAACGAAAAAGACCTTGGAATTATGAAAATTCATCCCAAAGCCTTAGAAGATAAAGAATATGTTGAAGATATTCTGAAACATGAATTAATACACGCTTCACATGGACATAAAAACACTGAAGCCAGAAATCATAAAGGTATATTTCAAGATTTGGCAGATCGTGTTGGTCTACCTAAAAAATATAGACATTAATTTTTACTTACAACTTTCGGTTGTAATTCAGGATCTGGTACTAAGATAATATCCTCAATAGGGCTCTTAGTTGTACTAACAATTTCATAATCCATTACAGAATCTTTTAAATAAACACGTGTACGTGCCTCAGCCTCAGTACATGTCATAGCATCAACAAGATACTGTGTTCTAATCTTTTTTGGTTTACCATTATTTTCGTTGATGGTTTCAAATTCTACTTTCACTAAGAAGTATTTTGCTACATTATCATTCATTGTTTTAATTTTTTATATTTATACAACAATTCTACAAAAAAATAAGGGATATGTAAACCACATATCCCTTATTTATATTAAAATATTATATTGATTATTCTTCGTCAAAATCTCTTGGTGAAGGTCTTCCACCTCTAAGACTTCCTAAATGTCTTTTTTCTGCCTCAATAGCTTCTTTACCTAAATTTCTAACAGAACCTTCCATCTTAGTTAAAAAATTTTCTAAAGCCACCCTAAGTTGGTCATCTAAAACCTCAGGTGATAAATCATTTAATTCATTTAAAGAACTAACTATGGTATTATAATGATGTTTGATAGTTCCCATATATCCACCAGCGTGTGTGGCAAACATACTTGGATCATCATAACCACCATATTCATTTATATAATCTTCTTTTATTGGTGATTTTTTCTTAACATCCTTAACACATCTTTCATATCTTTCTTTTTGTGCTTTGGTCCATTTACTTCTTTCTGTAGTACCTATTTTATCACCAACTGATTTTGTACAAACAGACCAAGGATTTACTTTCTTACCTTTTTTCTTGGCCTCTAATATTACTCTGTCTATAAAATTCATTTTTAAAAATTTTTTCTTGCTGCTTAGGATCTTTTTGATCTTTGCAAAGCTGCTTTTGCAAAAGCGCAGCTGCGCAAATTAAATATCTAATTTTTTGTTAGATTTATTTTTTTCTGAAATTATTTCATCAAAGTTATAATTCTCTTGAACTTGATTTACTGAAGCCTTATCCAAATAACCTTGTATCCTGTCATAACCATAGATATCAACTAACCTCTTAACTATTGTTCCAGGTATTTTTCTTAAATATTGGATTACTTGAGGTGGTACATCTTCAGCGTATTTACCAAAAAGTTTTTGAATTTGTTTTTCTCTGTTATAAGGTTGAAATTCTCTTCTACGGAAACTAGTATCTTTTCTTTCCTGTTCTCTTTCTGGTAAATCTTCATTGATAGTTTTACCTTCGTTGATTATTTTTTTAACCAACTTTTCAATATCGTTTTCTGTTAATTTAATTACTTTTTTCATTTTAAAAATTTATTTAAGCTATTTAATATTTTATTATTTGATGTAGGTATTGAATTAAAATGGATTTCGGTTGGTTCATTTTCTTCCATTAAATTCCATTGACATGTGTAACCATTACAACCGTTATCTTTTATATAAGATTCTGTAAACTGTTTTAAATCACCTTCCTCAGAAGATATCCAAGAACCTGGGGTAGACGGTGATGTAACAATATCCCAACATATTAATTCGAAATCATCTTGTACAACATTTTTACCACCTTCTTGTTTAAGGGATCCAACACCACGAGATGAAATACCAACTGTCCAACCTTTTCTAATCATGTTAACCACTTTATCACCAACAGAAGATATAATACCCATTTTGTGGTAACCCGGTGTTGTGTCAAGTTCTAATTTACCCATTAAAGTTTTACCATCCCACCATGTTTCAGTAATTCTATGTGATACTCTATCGGCGTCAATGATTGAAGACTCTGGGTGGTTTAACTCACCTAAAGATGTACCCATTTTTATATATTCCTGATATCTTTTGTTTTCTCTTTCTAGAATTTCTTTAGGGTAAATTCTACCGTTTTTATTTTCAATTCCCCATTTTTGTAATACAGCGTATACTATGATTGTTTCTGGTAAACTACCATCTTTCCCTATGTTTGTACCCGATTTAAACTCGTTTAAATATTGTAGGTGTTCTTTAATTAAATCAGAATTTGTTTTACCTTTATAAGATAAATTAGAGGCCACAAATCCGGAATCATATTCAACTAAAAATCCCCTAGTATTTGTTTCACCTGGTTTTAAAATTTTCATTTTTAAAGTTTATTATATAAATATGCAGTAGTTGTAGATATTTACTATATATGAAAGATCTTATTAAAAAAATGTTAAAAGAATTTGATGATTTTGAATGGGTTAATGATACACTAGGTAGTGGGTTTGTCCCTGCAGTATCAAAAGAAATGTTAAATATTAATGATACTGTTTTGGTAAATGGTTATGATTTACAAGATGAAGATGTTATTTTTAATGATGATATTGGTTTTATTATCGGTATTAGACAGCATGTGGGTAACGATGTTATTTTAGTTAAATTTAACGATAAAAAATTTGACGAGAATGTAATCAACATGTCAACACCTATGTGGGATAGCTACAAAGAAGATTGTCGTGGTAAAAAATGTTGGTCATTTATGAGAGATTATACAAAATTTGAGGATTCTGAACATTTAAAAATATTAGTTTCAACCAAAATAAATGAAAGTATAGTAAAAGAATATGATGAATATAGTTGGGTGGAAGATGTTATTGGTGATGATGAAACTGATAAAGAATTTATCATACCCACAATTGGTTTGTTAAAAAAAGGTATGGAGGTATTAATTAACGGTGATGATATTGATGCTGAGTTTAATATGGATTTGGGGGTCATAATAGATGAAGGTATAACAACTCTTGGTAAAGATTTAATTTTAGTTAAATTTTATAATAAAGATGATTTGGGTTCTGATTACTTAGGTCGGGTGGGTTATAACAACCATGATAATAGTGAGTGTTATGATAATAAATGTTGGTCTTTTTTTAAAGATTTTAGATACTATAAATCAAACGAACAAGATTTAACAATATATATAAAAAATCCTTTATATAAAAAACCTAACATAAATGAAAATGTTGTAAGGAAAAAGATAAATATGGATTTACCTAACTCGGTAAAACAAATGAACCAAATCTTTAAAGATAACGGTTATGAGTTATATGTTGTTGGTGGTGCTGTTAGAGATTTATTATTAGGTCAGGAACCTAAGGATTTTGATTTGGCCACAAATGCCACACCTGAAGTTGTTAAATCCATGTTAAACATGTTTAGAACAATTGAAGTTGGTGAACAATTTGGTGTAGTTAATGTTATAACACCTGATGGTGAGTTTGAACTCGCTTCGTTCCGGAAAGATGTGGGAAAAGGACGTAGACCAGACTCTGTTGAGTTTACAACAATAGACCAAGATGTTAAAAGACGTGACTTAACCATTAACGCTTTATTTTATGATATAGATAAAGGGGAGGTTGTGGATTTAGTTGGTGGTATTGGTGATATAGAAGGTAATGTGGTTAGAACAGTTGGTTCAGCCTCAGAACGTTTTGATGAGGATAAATTACGTATACTTAGAGCAATTAGATTTGCGTCTAGAGTTGGTTCACAATTAGATAAGGATATTGTTGACGCTATAACTAAAGATAAAACACCAATAAGTGGTAACGGTTTACCACTATCACAGGAAAGAATTAGGGATGAATTCTTAAAAGGTGTTAAACAATCACAGTCTGTTGGTTATTTCACACAAATGATAACCAACCTAAACCTATGGGATTGGATATTCGGTAGACTTGTAGTGACTACGGATCCATTAATAGAAACTAGAAATCCATTGGTACTTATAGCTACTTTACTTGTAAGTAATGAACCTAAGTTGGTTGAAAAGTACTTGGTTGACACACTTAAGTATACGTCTGAAGAAGGTAAAAAGATTGCCTTCTTAATACAATTTTTTAAGACTAATAGTGGTGATTTATATAAACTTAGAGAAAGATATGACGCTATAAAAATGGATGACGATACGTTAAGAATTTTTGGTCAAATGAACAACATAAACCCAAAATCAGTTGAAGCATTCATAAATTATAAAGTAACAACATCTGGTGAAGAATTAATAAAACAAGGTTTTAAAGGTAGGGAAATAGGTGTTGAGAAAGATAGAATTGAGAGGGAGATTTTCAAAAAGTTAATAAAAGAAGAAGTTAAAAAAGTATCTTATTCTGCTGTTGTATTAACAGAAGAATCTAGAATTAGGTTGATTAAATCTTTAAACATACCTAAGGGTTGGGAAGTTATTGCACACCATATGACAATAAACATGGGTCCTATAAAAGAAGTTTATAAACCACTGTTAGGTCAATCAATTGACTTAGTTGTGACACATGTAGGTGAGTTAGATAATGTAATGGCAGTCAAAGTAGATACGGAATTAGTTACAAAAACAACAACACCACATATAACAATCGCTGTAGATAGAAGTAAGGGTGGTAAACCTGTTATGTCTAATAATATAAAAGATTGGATTGGTGTACCGCCTTTAGAATTAGAAGGTATAATTAAAGAAATTTATTTTTAAAAATAAAAACCCCGAAATTTCGGGGTTTTTTGTTAACTCTTTTTTTTGTAAAATTTAAAATCTTCATCCTTTTCAAAAATATCTTTTATAATTATTTCAGATATTTTATTTAATTTAGGTATTAATTCTTCTGAATTAACTGGTAGTGGTATCTTTTGAAATAAAGTCAATTCTACCGACATAAAACTTCTTTTATCATAAGAAATACCCGATGATGCCATATTAAAATCCACAATTGCTTTTGGTAAAAATTGTTCGGTATCTAAAACCTCAAACAACTTACGTTTTACTTTTTTTGATTTTTGTTTAATAATCGTGTCAAAATTTTCTTCTTCTTTATTTTTTGGTTTACCCCAAGCAGATATCTGTATGTATATAGATTCTGGGTTTCTATTATCAACCGCACCTGATATAACATTGTAATTATAAGGTAGGTTAAGTTTAATTTCTTTTCCTCTTTTCATAAAACTATTAGTTACTCAACTGTTATTGCAGCTTTATCAAAAACAGTTTCAATCATAACTAAAGAAACTTTGTATGGGTCACAGTTTGCTGCTGGTCGTCTGTCTTCGAAATAACCCTTTTTATCGTTATATGTTTGTACGGGAATTCTTATACTAGAACCACGGTCACTATTACCAAAACTAAAATCATTAATACTAGATGTTTCATGATTACCTGTTAAACGTAATTCATTATGTTCACCATAGACTTCAATATGTTCTTTGTGTCTAACTTTTAATTTTTCACAAGCCTTTAATATAACATCTAAACCTCTATAATCTCTCATTTCTTTTGTTGAAAAATTAACATGACACCCACTACCATTCCAATCACCTTTTACAGGTTTAGGGTGTAAACTAATATCATAGCCATAATTTTCAGCAACTCTTTGTAAAATGTATCTAGAAATCCATAATTGGTCTGAACCGTTTAATGCTGTCACAGGACCTATTTGGTATTCCCACTGACCTATCAATACTTCAGCGTTAATACCACCAATAGATAAACCTATTTGAGAACATTTGTTAAGATGATCCTCAACAATATCTCTACCAATGACATTCAACCCTCCAATACCACAATAATAATCACCTTGAGGTCTAGGTTTATCAGCATCTTTATTAAAACCTAAAGGTATACCACCATCATATTGAAATGGACTACTTTCATTTGCCGGATGAGTTATTATATACTCTTGTTCCCAACCAAACCAAGGTACTTCATTGTGATTGGCATCGTACTCCTTAAACTTAAGTTCTTTTAATAATTTAGTAAGTTTGGATCTTGTGTTTGTTTTATGAGGTGTTTTACCGTCTGGGTTATATACCTCACATAGAACTAATTTGTGTGGAGACCCTCTTAAAGGGTCATCTACCACATAGACGGGTTTAAGTACACAATCAGTACCTTTAAAATCAAATTCTTTGCCAGCTTGTTTAGTGGAACTACCATCAAAACTCCATAGTGGGTAAGCTTCTGGATAACCCTGATTTTTTGTACCTTCTGAAGTTACAATATCTTGAGCGTCCACAACTTTAGTTTTACTACGAAGTTTTTGTGGTACATTACCATCTAACCAAATGTACTCTAAGAAAACTTTGTCATTCATAAATTTTGTTATTTTATTTTTTATTATTAAAACAAGTATAATAAAAATTTATTATGTTGGAAACTATTTAAAATAAAAAAACCCCTTTAGGGGTTTTTTTAAGTTTCTTCTTGTTTATCAGTTTTTTTACTTTCGGATATTGATTTGTAAGCATCAATAAATTTACCACCAAAGACATACCCACCAAATAGTGTCATAGCGTATTCTAATGCATCCACAATCATTTTAAACTTATCCATATCAACTTCACTTTTTTTAAAACCAACATAAGTTAATATACCTAAAGTTATATAATAAGATACTATTGATAAAAATAAATAAACACGCCCTTGTGACCATTTACCTTTTTCTTTTAAAATTTCTTTTAACATATTAAAATAATTTATCTTTAAAAGCTAATAATAAACCCACAACAACTTGTGATGCAATAACAATACCAATAACTTTTTGCCATTCATTTTTTTGTTTATAAATTTCATTCTTACCTTGTTGCATTTGTGTTACTGACCATACTTCTATAACACTCTCTTTCCATTTTTTAAGGTCCTCAACATCCTTTTCAGTGTTTTTAAAATCTGACATTTTTTGGTTTAATTCTTGAAATTTTTTATCTAAATCTCTTTTAATTTCTTCTTGTCCGGCATTTAGTCTTTCTAATTCTTTAAGAACCAAACGACCATACTCAGACCAACCATTTTTTGATATGTTTTCGTCATCTAAACTCATACTTTAACTGATGAAATAATCGAAAGTATATTCTTACAAATACTTTCGTAATGTTTTATTTTAATTTCATTACCTTTTAACCCACATATAATATTTTGTTCTTCGTTTATAATTTGAACTATACTATTTAATATTTTATGATATTCATCACTCATTCTATCTTGTTTGTCCAACTCATCTATTAAATGTCTAAGTTGTACGATATTTTCGGATTCCATCATTATGTAAACTTTTTTTTGTAGGTTATATTTATTTTAATAAATATTAAGAAAAAATAAAAAAGGTCTGAATTTTTTATTTCAGACCCTTTACTTTTTTAAATTATTTTTAATTAACTTAAATTTTTCATTAAATCGTATATTTTAACAACATCATCTTTAAAAGTTTCTTTATTAAAACCCATATTATAAATAAAATCTTTTGATTCCAATAACTTAACTTTAACCTCTAAATTATTATCATATTCTTTTACTAATTTAGTGATTAAATTAATAGACTCCTTTTTTAAATTATTTAATAATGTTTCTTTTTCTTTTTCATTACTAGATAAAATTGTTTTAATGATTTTTTTATCTTGTTCATCCATGTTGGAGTATTTTTCATTGTATTTTTCAACTACAATATTTAAAAATTTGTTTGGGTTTACTTTATTTTCTTTTAATTTTTTACCAGTTAAATTTTCTACGTCATAATTAGATAAACCATAATTATCACTAAAATCTGTACCGTAAATCACACCTTCAGTGTTACTCCATATTTTATTAACTGTCAATACATCACCTATTTTAAGATTTTCATAACCTCTAGGTAGTCTGTCATTAGGTTTTTCTTCTGGTAATCTAGTTACTTTTATTTTATCACCCTCTTTAAAAAATTTAGTTTTAGAGTATAGGTTTTCATTTAATTTTGTTTTGGGGGTAATTAAATGTTTTTTAAGAATATTTGTGGATTCTATAATAGTATCAATTGTTGTAACATCTTTATTCGTGCGAATTAAATTATTTAAAGCTTTATGTAAATCGTTTGGTTTTTGTGTAATTTTATAACCATTACTTTCTAATAAGTTAATAAGTTTTTTATTTTCATTAAAAATACTTTTTTGACCTTTATATTTTTTTAAAATACTTACATGTTCTTTAATGTACTCGGTGGCCTCATTTTCTGTATTAAAAGTTTTATCTTCTAAATTTTTGTAAGCAACAAAATATGTTTTTAACGTCTCACTTTCTTTAAGTGTTCTTAAAAATTTTTTATATAAGTTTTTACCTTTGTCATCACCTTTAATGTGAGATTCAATTAAAATCTCTGTGAATGTATTTTTTATTGTTCCAAAATCCATCTTTATTTTTTAATTATAAATATCGTTATGATTGTAATAAATCTAATTCATCATCATCTTCATCTATTTCTTCCTCACCAATTAAATCTTTAATACCATCTGTCATCATCATTATATCTTCATTTTTACGAATACCTTCCATAAGTAGTTTGTCTATTATAGATTTATCCTTATATCTAAAACTTTCACCAAATCCACCACCACCAGCTTCTTCTGTGCCAGCCTCTCCACCGCCTGTTTCACCTTCACCACCTTCTCCACCGCCTAAATCACCGCCAAGGTCTCCACCAAGGTCTCCACCTCCGAAGCCTCCGCCTCCACCACCAAAGCCTCCACCACCAAAGCCTCCACCGCCTCCTGTTTCTTCATCACCTGAAGTACCTTCAGCACCAGTCTCAGTTTTAGCCGGAGAACCAATTTCACCGTATAGTTTATCAACTCTTTCAAAATAACCTGTCTTTTTAATTGTTTCAGGCGTGTTTTCTAACTCTTTAGCTGCAGCCCTTTCCATACGTTGTTGTTCAAGGTCAATTTTAATATCGTCATCAGTCCAATTAAAAATATTCTTTTTTGCCCAAGTATGAGATGTTGGGGCAATACCGCCGTCTATTTGTGAAACAAGATCCTTATAAAGAAGAACTTTTTCTTTCCACTGTTCAACCTTTAACATTTCACCTTGAGTTGAAGGGTTGGTTAAATTAAGTGTAAAGTTATTTAAATCATCGTGAAAACCAAGAACATATAAATGTATAATAGCCAACTTATTAAGTTCTTGTATCATTGATTGTTGTATACGATTAATAGTACGTGCAAATCTAATATCCAATAAAGCTAAACTTTTACCGTCACCAGCCGCTTCGTCAAACCCTAAGAAAGGTTTAGGAACGCGTAATGCTGTTAATAGTTTTCTTTGTATGTATTCAATATCAGCAATTTGGTCCAAATTTGAAGCACCCGCCAAAGTATCTATTGGGTTTGGTGCGTTAGGGTCACGAACTGGTACAAAATAATCTTGGTCTACCGCCAATGTATTATAACGCAAATCTACTTGACCTGTTTTTTGGTCTACTATTTGGTTTCTTTTAAATTTATTAGCAACTTTTTGTACATATGCATCAACATCCTTATCATCTATATTACCAACATATATTTTAAATACACGTCTTTCCGGTGCTCTAACAACACGATATACTAACATTGCATCCTCAGATAATAATAATTGTTTCCAAATACGTCTAGCTTTTTCTAATATTGAAGTACCATAAGGTAAACGTCTATCATCACCTAATAAACGAAAATGAGCAACTTCCCAAGGATTAAAATCCATAGATTTGTCCCTCCAATGAAACATAACTTGTTTTTTCTTTTCAGGTAATTGAGTAACTCCGTCACCTTTATTAGATGATGGTGTGGTACCAAATAAACCTTCTTCCTTACGTTCAATTTCTATATTAGTTAATTGAGCAGAACCAATAATACCCTTTTGTCTATCTATTTTTAAGTAAACAAAATTATCACCATACTTACACGTATTACGTGTCCACATTGGTAAATTAGTTTGAATGTCTAATATGTTGTAGAATAAATCCTCCAATATATTTTTAACACGTTTAGAATTAGATTGTATTGTTAATATTTTACCTTGTTCACTAGGTGTACAAGATTCCTCTGACATTATATCTAAAGCAGCTGCAATTTCAGGTGAAAATTCCATTGCCTCATAATCCATATAAGACGCTATTCTGGATGTTTCATAATAAACAGCCTTTTGATATAACTCACTATCTACTCTTGCCCATTGTGCCTCAAGATAATTTTGTTGTTGTAACTCTAATTTTTGTTTATTATAATCTTGTTGAGATTGCGTGGTAATTAAGTCACCATCACTAAAAGTGTATTTAGGGGTAGTATTTCTTTGTTCGGGTTTATTTTGCCCAAACATATAGAATAACTTTTGATAGACTGTTAGATTTTTATTGTCTGCCATTAATGAATTTTTCCAAAACTTGTTATTTTTAACATAAATATTCAGTTTAAATCTAAACCAACATGTTTAAATGTGAATGTTACTCAACATAATCACAATTAACATAAGCCAAATGATTACCGTTAGCCGGATCTATATCATAAACATATGTTGTAATGTTATCGACAACATTATCACAAATTAATTTTAAACCAGTTTGTTTTAAATTACCACCCTTTTCAAACGGTAAAGGTTTCCATTTATAATAAACTGGTCCAGCACCTCTTCTCATATTGGGTTGACCTTTAAATGGTTGGTTTTGTGAAATATTTCTTCCTGTTGCCATTATTTTATTAATTTTTTATTACTGTTTTTATCGGTAAATCCCGCCATACCAAAAAATACCCAATTATGTTCAGAGTTGGCATATTGAACTTGTTTGGATAAATCACCACGCGAATTCATATGGTTATTTTCCGTAACATTTAACTCTTGTATTGTATCAGTTGTGTTTGTAGAAACAACCCAAGAATCCAACATAGCTTTAGTTTGCCCCTGACTTTTTTGTAAGTCTTTAAATGATGTTTGTGCAACGTAACAGCACATCGCAATACCCATCAACAAATCATCATGATAACCTTTCATATGGTCAGCACGGCCACCTTTAAACACAAAAGTATCCATTTCAGCCAAAGCTCTAATAGACCTAACTTTAAAAGAATTTAAACGTACAGATTCCTCTAATTTTGTAACTATAGTATTTCTATTTTTTTGAAAATTAAGACCTGGTAATTTACCATCCCTCATGTGTTTTTCTAACGTTTTATTGTTAGTTACGGCATCTATACCTATGATTTGGTCATAGTACATTCTTTTAACCGGATAACTAAGTTCTATCATTTTTAATACGGAAGAAACACCATAACCACCTGTAATATCGACAACAGCGAAAGCCTCATATCTATTACCATATTCTACAGCTATTTCACCTAATATATCTGGGGCCACCTTACCGTGGTATTCAGCAACTTGATTACCTGTGGTGAAATCCATTATACAAATAGTAGAAAAGTCATCTGCTGAACCTGAAGAGGCATCTATAGCCATTATATATTCATGACCTAATTGTGGGTCTTCCCATATCCACATACCACCATCCAACCACTCCATTCTAACCGGATCTTGTATATTATTCTTTCTGTGGTAATCTATATATTTTTCATTAATTACGTTATCACCTGAACCGTTAAACGTACAGTTCAACTCTTGTGCAATCTTACGTTGATTATGGTTAAGTTGGGCACACATTTTTTCATACCAAGGTGAAATTGGTTGCCAACCTTCAGACTCTAACCTATCGAAATTGTCATAATTCATATCAACAATTTCTTCTATCACTTCTCCGGCATCATTAAATTTTAACCATTTCATATCTTTGTTGTAACGTGGATCTTGAAACCATCTCATTTCAACAATATTAAATGGATTGTTAGTTTTTTCTTTTGTTTTGGCCGCCATATATGTTTTATAATATAAGGCGTCCATACCGTTTGGTGTTTGGTGACCTAATATACCGTTATATAAAACACTGTGACACCACATATCATCATCATTATTAGGTAATGAGAAATCGTAGGTATCGTTTTTACCATCTTCTATAGATTTAACCTCAACCCACATAATATTGTGAGATATGTTATTATAGGATTCGTTTACGATATCCAAATAACTTAATAATAATCCTCTACTAACGTGATTTACTTTACTGTTTGTTCTAGTTATGTGACTTATTTTACAACCTCTATCCGAAAAATATTTTAAACCTAACCCATTTTTATGGTAATTATTACGGATTATATCACCACCCATTGGTACAACGTCATGTGGTTCATGTATTTTATACATTACTAAGTTATGTTTTTTTACATCTTTACGTTTTAAATTAAAACCTATTAAATCGTAAAAAAGTTTAGAATTTTTACTGTTCATATGTAATCTATAATTCATAGACTCAACCTTAACCCTTTTGGTTGGTGGTGTTAATTTTTCTTGGTATTCACATAGTATACCCAAGTTCATAAATAACACCCTAAACTGTTCCACCAATCTTTTAGAAGACGAACAAAGACCTACATTACCGTTATCAGACCTACTATAACCGTCACCGTCCATAAACCCTCTGATAAAAGATATCACATTTTTTTTAGACAAAGAAAAAATACGTTTAGGTATTGTTTTTAGTTTAGCTTTTAGAGCTAAATCAAAACCCATGTATTCTAAAAATCCACCTAATTCTTTGGATGATGTGGTGTAATGAAATTTACCGTCGAAACTATATTTTAAACCTAATTTTTTGAATATACCGGATATGTCATCACCACAACTAATAGTTATTGAAGTACCTACATGTTTACCGTTTTTTATTGATTTATATGAACTACCTTCTGCTAAAAATAAACCCATAAAATAACTAACATCTTCGGTTATTTTATTTATTTTAAATTTGTTCCTATTTCTTTTGTTTTCGGTAATAATGAAATCAGAACAATCATCATTATCACCCCATATGTTTTGGTTATAAACAACAGGCACATAATCACCAACAGACAAATCTTTCAATTGATACCACCCAAAAGATTTGTTTTTATCCGAATACACGTAAAGTTTATGATTTAAACTCCCTTCTAAATTGGTTATTTTAGTTTTTATTATTTTAGTATCTACATTACCGTTGTTAAACATAATATTAGAACCTCGTAAACCACCGTAACCTAAAACTTCATAATTATCTATGTTGTACCCACCTTTTCTATTTTCATCAACGAAATCACCAACCTCTCTAATACCTTTATTAGTAAATACAAAAGTGTCTTTTGTTACACAAGAAATTAAAATAGCTCCACCACCTGTTGATAAAGCTGGTTGAGCCGCCGCATAAACCTCTTCACCGCCTTCAATATACGCCGCCTCATCCATGACTAGTAATGTAGGTGTATAACCACGTAATGCATCCATTGATGTAGCTACGGCTTTAACCTCTGAACCGTTTGTTAATCTATAATGTTTAGCTGAATTCTTTTCGGCATCATACCATGAAGGTTCATCACCTGGTTTAGTAGGTGGTGCCCAAACATTCATCCATGATGGTAATTGTGAAGTAAAGTCTTTAACTTTTTTAAGGAATTCTATAGCTGTTTCCTGTTTATTAGCTAAAATTAGAACCCTTTGAGGGCTTTGTGGGTCAGCCAGTGCTGTCATGACAGCTATATAAGCCGCCGTTGTTGTGGAAACACCCGCCTGACGGGGTTTCATCACTATATTAAACTGTTCTTTCTTGTATGCTTTAATTAATTCCTTTTGTTTGGGGAATAATTTAAAACTAACAAATCCTTTTTGTGTTTGGTCAAATGTGGTTAAATAGTTTTCTATTGTATAAATAGGATCTTTTATACATTTGGCAAGTTCAAGAAGTTTTTGTGTTTTATTTTGTTGTATATTAGACATGAAATAATGTTCTTTTAATATATAAATATCGAGAACATTATTTAAATCATTTATTCTTTATTTTACGTAATTACAAACCATAAATTCTGTCTTTTAAAATATCTATAAGAACTGGTTTTAAGTCTTCCGTATATGGATAAAAAGTTTCCACAGTATAATCAACATTTAAATCTACCTTACCATCAAATCTACCAATACCCTCTTCCATCATTTCTTCTATTAAACTTACATAAGTCGCCGTAGGTATATTGGATTCACGATTAACTTTTTCTAAAGCGTAATCTATAACATCGTCCACAATATAATTTAATTTTATAACAAATACATTTTTTTCTTTCATGGTATTATCATTACCATACTTCATTGTCACATCTTGCCACTCACCCTTACTACCAAAAATTTCTTCAATTGAATTTTTAGCCTTTTTATATAATTTATCGGACAATAAACCATTTACAGCATCATTAAAAGACCAGCTTATTTCTCTTTTAAGTTTAATTAACTCATCACCATTCATTATTAATGTTAATAAATTATCATTAGACATTCCCACAATTCTTTCATCATATAACGTAATTGAAAATTTACCGTTATCTTCATCGTAATCCTCCACCCAACTTTCAAAATCGTCAATATAATAGTCTTTTAAAGTTATTTTTTTATTACGCATTTCTTCCATCAAATAGTCTCTAATTAATTCGGAAACACCCTTTACTTCTAAAACACTTGGGACAGCTTCATCAGCATCATAACCATACCAATCTATAATATCTTCACCACAGACAATTTTACCAGAAACTTCAGTATACAAATCTTCTAAATAACATAAATCATCGATTGTTAAATAAAAACTTCCACCCTCTTCCCTAATTTGACCGTTACGGTAACCCCCAAAACTATGTTCAATAATAGATAGAACTTCTTCTTTAATTTCTTTATCTTCTGGTGGTGCGGAATTGTAAGCACAAATTTTAAATAAATCATCAAAATCATCCAAGATATCTAATTTTTTATAATTTAAATAAGCTTCATAATAATTTTTGTTAAAAAAATCATCCACAACAACTTGAGTTGAGACGTTGTACAACACATCAACTATATTATCACCATCTTCGTCCAAACCAACTAAGTCGTTTATAGATTTTTGTAAATCATCAAGTGTTGGGAATATTTTTCTAACCCCTGTTACAAATAAATAAGTTTCAACAAAATCTCTAGTATTAATTAATCTATATTTTATAATATCAATATGTAACCCTGTTATATGTGAAATATACCTCCAATAAGTTTCTGGTGAATTACCAAAAACTTTTATGTACAAATCTAAATTAATATCACTAAGTAAATTCTTTGATAATATTAGTTTAATTTCTTCTTCATCACAATAAGCAAATATTTGTCCATCATCTATACCGTATTTGTATAATTCAACGTCATTTGGTACTAAATTAATATTTTTTAAAATAAAATCTATTTTTTCCTCAATACTATAAACATCTAAAATAATTTTTATAACTCTTTGGTTTAAATTATTAAAAGGGTTTATATCAGCCTCAAAACAAAAATTAAAAAATAAATTAACAGCCTCTTTATTACTATCAGTATTATTTGTTTTAAAAAGTTTAATAATATATTCAGCGGTGGTAGCATTACTAAGATGACCGAAAAGGTTATTTATACTGTATTTATGTTTCATGATTTCGTTTAAAAAATCATCTAAACTTATAATATTTTCTATTATTGCATTTAATAATGATTTAACACTAGAAGAAGAAAAATCTAAAAAATCAAAAGGGTTGTAATTTCTTTTTTTGGCTAATTCCCATAAGGTTTTAACAGTTTTAAGTTCATCCTTAATTAATTGTGAGTAAAAATAAAATATATTATCAGCACCTTCAATGTAATCTATAGGATCAACTTGTTTTTTAACCATATATTCATATGCCTTATCAACCCCTAATTCTTTAATAAATCTATCATAAGATAAAGTTTTTAATGGATCCAAACCTAATGAATCAACCCAAGTTATTAGTTCATCACCGAAATATAACTTATCAATACCTTTTTTGTTGTTAGATGATAAGTAATCCACAATAACATCACGAACAGTATCCCAATTAGGTATACTATCTTTAGCTACTTTAATAGATGTTGGTTTATCTGGAGCATCATAAGCTTCAGCATTGCCGTCATTGTTGAAAAAAATGGCCGCTTTATACCAAGGGTTTGATTGAGGTTCTTTTTTGTTTATTATATAGAATAGGGTGCCTTTTGAACTGTAACTTTTAAAATAATTGTCAGATTCCTTATTTGTTGTACACCATTTAGTGCCAGAACCATAAAAACAAGACGCTTTATGTGATAAAGGTATTAATATTAATAAATTATCATCATTATATAATGTTTTAGTTTCTAATTTTTTAACGTCAGATTTAGTTAGTAATTCATCAATGAATTTTACTACCTCAACAAATAAAACCCAATCCGTATATTGATTTATATCTTTTGGTGATTTATATATTTTTTGAAATTCCTTAGCGATTGGACTGTCGTCTGTTAACAACCAATCAAATCTACTACTACTTTTAACAAACTCATCTAAATTTTCTTTAGTTAGTTTATTTAAATTTTTATGGAATAAATTTGTGTATTTAACAATCATAGGTATTGTTACATCAGACGATTTCCGTTTAACCATCCAATCCAAATACTTGTTATTACCTGAAGGGTCTTTCCTTGATAATTCTTCTACAAACTCTTCAGGTACTTCAGGATATTTTTTTTTAACATCCTCCAACCTACCTTCAAATATTAATTCTTCTAACAAAAATTTAGTCCTCATATGTAATAAATATCATCATTTATAATATAAAATAAACATTAAAAAACCCGTATGGAGCGAACACACGGGTTAGTCGGGGGCTTTCACCCCACATAACTTAACGGTCCTAAACGTTAAGATTTTTAATATTTTCTATTCAGTATATCGGTTAATTTTTTAACCAACCCATAGTCTTCGTCATCTAAAGCCTGATCAATAGCCGATTCTAATTCTTTTTTAGACCAAGTTTCAGGACTATCCACAACATCTTCTGGTTCTTGTTTACCCATTATACGTTTTAATATATCATCCTCCTCTTCTTCCTCGTCATCAGCTGTAGGTGTTTCACCTTTATCATCGATTGGTTCATCGTCATCTCCACCAAAAGAAGATTGCATTTCTTCTTCTCTTAGTTCTCTTATAGCCTCATCAGCCAACCTTCTAACTTTTGTTTGAGCTTCGGTTTTGTTGGCTATTAAACCCTCAACTATTTTATTATACTCATCGTCTTCTAATTCTTGTAATTTATGCCAAGTTAATGATATAGCTTCTTGATTGTCTACTGGTATTTGTTGAACGAATTTTTCCCAAATTTTAGTACCTAAACGAATATCATTGGTTTCATTTTCTAATGTGTCCACTTTTTCGGCCACATATTTTCTAATTTCAGGATCCTTAGACTTACCCCAATCCGACATTAGATCTATAACACCTTTACCTAATTCATGTAAAAGTATTGGGAATGTCATACCTTGTGCTATAATTTTATATTTACCTTCACTTGTTGTGGTTATCTTAACATTTCCCGCATGAACACCACTACTTCCTTGGTCTTTTATAGTTTCATCATCCAATAAAAAATAACTAGCGTCGTTGGCCGCCATTAAATCACTATAATCTTTAGCCAAACGTTGATTTTGTCTACGGAATTCATCATCTAGCATATGTAAATTTTGTGATTTCCTTGCCGCACCATGTGTCATAGCGTTAGTGTATCTACGTCTTTTAACCGCCGATTTTAATTGGTCTTCATTTTTACCTCTTGGTTTTTGAGGTTCTGGGGTATTTATTCTAAGATTACCACGATTAATTTTACCAATTTTAAAACCATTTTGTTCAGAAGCCTGTCTCATTTCTTCTTCAGAAATATCTTCAGGTAAACCTAACATAGCTGGTGGTAAACCTGATATTGTGGCCTCAAACTCGATAGAACCTTCAGGGATTTTAAAACTTTTTTTAACCATTTCAACTGCTTTAGCCTCTAAATTTTGAATACCCATACGATATTCTTGTTTTGCCGCACTAACCAAGGAATTACTCATAATTCTTTGAACATCATTAAATGTTACATTTTGTTTACCAGTTTTTTCTCTGATATTTCTAGCTATTTCTTCGAAGGATTCCCTAGCTAATTGATTGGTTAAATCCCTACCTAAAATTTCTGAAAAGTCATTTTCACCACTTTCAAATTTTCTTCTTACATCGTCATTCATGTCTTCTGTTAATATTTTTTTTGATATTGTTTCTACTAGTTCACTTTTAGTCATTATAGCTGACTGTGAAGACTCCAATATACGTAAAATATCTTGTTTAGTTAAGTTAGCCATAGTATTTTCTTGTTGTATATTTTTATTTTTTAATAAATTAGCCTTTTCCACTTCAACTGATTTAATTTCATCTTTAACCTTGTCTAATTCACCTTGAAAGTATTTGGCCTCTTCTCTAGATTTTTTTGCTAGTGCTGTTTTCATTTGTCTGTCTTGAGCCTCAACTTCTGGTGTTACACCGACAGCTCTACTAGCTTGTGTGGATGCGGCTGTAGATTGTGCTTTACTATTAATAATTTGATTATTTACTTCTTTTGATTTGTTTTTAAGATTTAAAATCTTATCATCTAAAGATTTAACTTTATCTTCGAAACTAGTTTCTTCTATTTCTCTTAATTTTTTAGACATTATGTTTTAATTTTTTTATCTTTGTCGAATACCAAATCTAATGAATATAGTTTTTCTTCAACTGATTTTAAAGTATCACCAAATTTAAATACTAAACGTTCTTCAGGATAATCACCATTATCTTCTAATTTTTCCCAACCTAAAGCCACGATACCTTCTACAGCATTGTATATTTGAAATACACCTGAATTTTGTATTAATTCTAAATCAAAGTCGGATGTTTTAATATTTCCAACAAATTTAATAAAACTTGGGTCTGGTGTTAAATCGTTCTTATCTGTAACAACCGAGGATTCGTACCAACTTTCATCCCAATCATAATTTACGGAATTTGAAAAGAGGAACTCAAAAATGTGTTCCCCTTTATGATTAGTACCTACTTTATTTATATATATTAAATACAATTCTTTCATTATTGATTTTTAGAAATGTATTCCTTAGCTAAAGTTTCAGTATTGTCAGCCACAAAGTCAAATTCTGTATCTAATACGTTGTCTATTAATTTTTTTAAATAATCTAAATCATTTAGTTTCTCATTACTAAGATTTTTTTTGTCTAATGATTTAAAAAGTTGTGTTTTAGTCACTTTTACTGCCTCACTAATCTTTTTTTTATTAGTCGCTATATAACCTTCTGTTTTTGCTTTAGGGGCTGATTCTTCATCTGGTGGAATATGTGGTGGACGAGTAAAAGGACGTTTTGACGGTGTTGGCTTGTCAGTACCAGGTTTAACATCGGGTTTTGTTGTTGGTTTTGTTGGTGCTGTTTTTGGACTCATTTCTATATTTTTTTCACCCAAATATTCGTAAAAATCATTAAGATTGTCAAGAGGTTGTCCTTTAAAAGATTTTTTCATAGGCCCACCAACTTCAACATCACCAACAGCGTTAATTCTAACACTACCCACAATTTTATTACCACGTTTAAGGTTTAAATAAATAGTTTCTTCTTCAGGATCTGAGGACTTATCTTTTTTATCCCACGATATTTCTAAACCATTTTGTCTAGCCATAGATTCAACATCTTCATAAGCCATTTCTTGTTCTATAGTAGCCATTTTAGTATTTAAATGATCTTCTTTCATTACATAATCATTCATGTAATCTATTTCAGAACGTTTAATAATATTTGGATTATCTCCCATATAATCTATGGTTTCATCATTGTCATAGTTTATACCGTAAAAATCTTCATCTTCTAAAGCTTTAGGGGCTGATTCTTCATCTGGTGGAATATGTGGTGGACGAGTAAAAGGTTTTTTACTAGGACTTGGTCTGTCCGTACCAGGTTTAACGTCAGGTTTTGTTGTTGGTTTTGTTGGTGCTGTTTTTGGCATCATATAAGGGTCATCCATGTAATCTTTACAACCACTCATATAATCGGTACAACCACTCATATAATCTTCTTTTGGATTTAAAACCATTGTTTTTTCTTCATCGGATAAACTATTCCAATCAACTAAGTCGTCATCACTATCTTCCATATAATCATCTAAAATAATTTCAGAACCTTCAACCTCTTCACCACCCGGACCGTAATCAATTTCTTCATCCTCAGTAGTCATTAATCTAGATTTTTCTGCATCACTTAATTTACTCCAATCAAATTCAACATCATCATCTTCTATATAATCACCTTCATCATGTGCCGATAAAAATCTTGTTTTAAAATCTTGATCCGGATACCAAATATCGTAATCATCTTCATCATCTTCAGGATCATTACTCATAAAATCAAATTCAGCGTCGGAATCTTCTTTACCTTTTTTCTTAATTGCACGAATAATATCTTTTTTATCCTCACTATCCATAAGGTCTAAATCTAATGCGGATATAACACTTTTAGCCACCCATTTACTTAAATCTGAAGAAACATCTTCAGTGTCTCTAAGTTTTTGACCTAACTTACCAGTTAATTTTTGTATATCTTTAATGTTATCTTCACTATCACTTTCTAAATCTAAATCTTCATCAGTTTCATCATCAGTAATTTCTGTTTCAGTGTCAGTAGTTTCTTCTTCACCCCCGAAATCAAATTCTTCACCACCTTCTGTTTCTGTGTCAGTTGTTTCTTCTTCACCTTCAGTATCACCACCAAAATCAAATTCTTCACCACCTTCTGTTTCAGTATCGGTATCAGTTGTTTCTTCTCCGCCACCAAAGTCAAATTCTTCACCGCCTTCTGTTTCTGTATCAGTTGTTTCTTCTTCACCGCCAAAGTCAAAACCTGTCGCTTCTTCCGAACCTTTAGATTTTTTTTTCTTTTTTGTTTTAATTACAAACTTTTTTTCTTGGATTAAATCAGGTGTTAAAATATTAGTACCTTTTTCAACACCATAAGTTCTATTAAAATCCTCAAACATTAAATTTAAACGTCTAGTGGCCTCTTCATATGAATTGAATTGGTTTTTATTTTTATTACCTAAACCACCGATATAGTCATAGTTAACACCGTCTATTGATTCCTTAATGAAATATTTATTAATTTCTTTAACAATACCATAATACTTATCGTTAGGTGCTTTTTTTGTTAAAGTGATAGAAGAAAGATTAACACCTTCATTAACAGGTTTAACACCGCCCATTAAAGCTTTCATTCTTTCTAATTGTTTATTTGTTATATTTCCCATAGTTTATTTTATCGAATAAGTTCCGTCAGCATTACCTGGATCGTTAGACAAGAAATCTGCCATAGCTTCTGGTTTTTTCCTACCAATTAAAAACACACTACCAGTTACATTAGATTTTTGTGAAATACCAACGTTAACTGTTATTGGTGCAGCCATAGATGGTAAAGATTGTCCGTAAATAGTGCAAGCAACACCATTAGGTATTAATACGGCAAAATAATAGTAATCATCAAAATCACTATTAGCCAATGAGTGTATAATATCTCCTGTCATTATTAAATTTTATTTTTATATAAATATCTGTTATTTTCTAATGTTACAGATTTATCATAGGAAACAGTTTTAATATCAGATAATCTCTCTAACATACCGTTACGTCTTAAAACTTTAAAAACCATATTCTCAACCGAAAACTCGCCAACCTCATCTAATCCTGCTTGACGCATTTTTTTTATTTTATCTTTAATTTTATCTGCTTTTTTTACTATAGTATCGTAATTTTTTTCATCTTTCATTTCATCATATAAATCATCAATAGAATCCATTATACGATTGGCCTTTAACTTTACATTTATATCATCAACAGTAATTTTTTTTCTACTTGGTTGTGTTAACCATTTATCGTATAATATAGAATAAACACCTGTTGAGACATGTTCTTCGGTGATATCTTGAACATATAATTCAACGTCATAACCATATATTTTTATATCATGATTATTATTCCAAGCAGTACTTTTAGTTTTTAAAAAATCTTGTACCAAATTTTCGTCTACAGGTACTTCTTTATAATCTATTAATATATGTAAATCTACATCTGAATATTGTGACCAATTATAATTAGCTAAACTACCAGTAAATGTCACATCTTCTATATCAACACCCTCAAGTTCCAAACCTTCAAAATAATCATCAGCTATTTTAAGTAAAGTTTTTCTAATTTCAGGACGTAATTTTTGATTATCATCCCATATTTTAGGATTAAGATGGTCTTGCATCTTAAAACCAGTTAGGTCGATGGTTCTATCACTTTTAGTTATTTTCTTTACTTCTTTTATTTTTACCTTTGATTTCATACTACATTATAAATATTCCGGATATTTATTAAAATATATGGCAAAAAAGATAATTTTAAAAGAAAGTCAGATAAAAAAGTTAATAGAAGCTCGTATTAACGACTTTAACGTTGAGGATATTGCATCTAGATTAGATTCGATAACTTGTACTGGTGAAGATTTAAAATATTTGGTTAAAAAAATATTAGGTGAATATGGTTATGATGATGTTAGGGTTATGTTTTTAGGTCATGATGAAGAAACTAAAAATCTTCGTTATATTACATATACAGAAGGACCTATTTTTGTTTATAAAACAAAATCTGAAGTGACAGCTGAAGACAAACCTTGTTTATCTGTTTACGATGTTCACGTATATAGAGAAGTTTAGTTATTTTCAACCAATTTTTCTTCTGTAGTTAACAATCCCTTACCGAATTTTTTTAATCTTTCGTAATATCTTTTTTTAACACGTTCAGATATAGGTATTGGATTACCTTCATCGTCTATTCTAACAAACTTTATATTGGTGTGTAAAACAATTTCCTGTTCACCTGTATATACATTATGTTTTCTAAGTTCAACATATAAAGTAACTGAAGTATTACCAAATTCAGTTACTTTAGCGTACAATTTAATAATATTACCAACCTTTACCGCTCTTTTAAAAATTAACTCATCTATTTTTACTGTGACCATTCTCGGTGTGTCACAGATTTGGGAAGCGTAAGCACCAGATCCTTCATCTATCATTGATAATAGAACGCCACCAAAAATGTTACCATGAACACCTTCTTCTTTACCTTTACAAATATGCGTTGATATTAATTCCATTTAATCAAATTTATAATTTTCAACAGGATAATCAATTTCAATTTCCCAATCAGATTTCTTTTGGTGTATGTAATAAATCATGTTTTCGACATTCTGACCATGCCTCATATCAAGTAATTTAAATGTCATTTCCTTAACAAATTTACCACCATCCAAAGAATATTCAATATTACTTAACTTCGCCACTGTATCTGAATTATATAGTATATAATGACCATTACTGGAGAATCCAGAAGTATTATACTTTTTAAGTGTTACACATCCAGTTAATAACACACTTGTAATAATTAATAATTTTTTCATAACTTTTATTTTTAACTTTAATAATCCGTACCAGTCCCGTAATTAGAGTCTAGTTCTTTAAAAAATTCCAGTTCAAACTTTTTGAGTTTTACTTCCATCCAAAAGTTTTTATCATGTGGATACCCAAAATACGCTAGGTACGAATTAAACTCAGCACCATCTCTTTTTAGTGAGTGCCAATATATGTCCACACCATATTTTTTATTTAATAATTTCGCTTGAAAACCATTTACTTTATACATATCACTTTGTGCAGAATATGTAAGAAATGTTGTATCATTAACTAACACAAAATTACTACCTACTACGTCTTCTTTCATAACTTTTATTTTTTTATTGAAATATAAACATCACCATACCAACCAAAAATTTCATCTGTAAATTCATTAACGGGTATAAATTTATCCATATCTATTTCTATTTGTATATGGGTTATTTCATTTGGAAATCTTACCATAACTTTCTTTTTATTACTCATACACTATTCTTGTTTTGCTTCCTTAGTCCCAAAATAATAAGAAAATATCATTAAAACCAAAGTCCTTATTAAATCAAATAATTGATTACTCTGTTCTACTGTCAGTAGTGAAACTTTCCACGCAATTGTTTTATCCACAATAAAAAGTGCAACAAGAGATGTAAACACGACAAGTATAAAACGTACTAATATTTCTTTTGTGTTTTTGGCGAACATTTGATATACAAAATACGCACTGCCCACTATGAAAGTTAAGGAAGTAAATATTCCTAATATCATTACCCAAAGATGACCTGATGAAAACATAATTTTAATTTGATAATGGGAATTTAATTGTTGGGTGAGATTGATATCCTTCTAATATAAAATCAGATATTTCATAAAATTCCTCCTCACCAGTTGTTGGTATTAGTTTAGGATATATCATATGATTATCATTTATACCTTTTATTTTTAATCTAGGTAATTCAAAACCTTCTCGTGTAATTTGTTCTTTAACACCATCAATTTGATTTAAGTAGATATGAGTATCACCTAAATTACCAATTAACTCATCAGGAACCATATTAACCTCTTTAGCAATTATTTCTAATAATAAACCATATGATGCTATGTTAAACGGCAAACCCAATGGAGTATCGATGCTGCGTTGATTCCAAAGTAAAGAGATTGCTCTGGTTGGAATGTTAGCTTTATCAATATCAACTATATGCCAAGGTACTTGTCTTGTTTCTTTATTTAACCCGTAGATTTTATCCATTAGAGATTCTCTCTCTTCTAAACTCAACTCTCTTGTATAAACTTGAAATCCATAATGACATGGTGGGAGAACCATCGTATCCAATTCACCAACATTCCAAGCATTAACCATTAATCGTCTTGAGTCTGGATTTGTTTTAAGGTCTCGGATTAGGTTTGCGATTTGGTCTATTGGTTTAACTAAATATGAACTTATATTACCTTCGTAATCTTTTGTTAATGGACTTCCATTCCCATTCCAACTTCTCCATTGTTTACCATAAATTGGACCTAATTCACCCCACTTCTTAGCAAACTCATCATCTGTTTTTATTTTGTTTATGAATTCTTCTTTTGATAGTAGTTCAATTAGAGATACTTTAACTCTCTTACCAGAATTACGCAATCTTTCTACTTCTTTCTTTTGTAATTCACGTTGTCTTAAAATTTCTTTCTCATAGTTCTTATACGCATCACCATCCCAAATATGACAATCATTATCAACAAGGTATTTGATGTTTGTATCACCACGTAAGAACCATAACAATTCTGTTACAATTCCTTTGAAATACATTTTTTTGGTCGTAAGAAGTGGGAATTTTCCATCCTTAAATTTGTATCGTATTGTTCTCCCGAACACACTTAAAACCTTACCGTTTCTAGTATCTTTCTCGACACCATTCTCCAATATATCCTTTAAAAGGTCTGTGTATTGTTTATCCATTACGTTCATTTTTGTTCATCATAAACATTTATAAAGTTTTTCTGAAATCTATCTTCGCCCACCTCTAAAGTATCATCAGTATCTATTCTTTTCAAATGTACAGTATCCACAATACCATCCAAAGTGGTGGTGAAATTCGTAACTTTAAAGATAAAACCCGTTTTAATTTCTTTATATTTATTTTTTAATTTCATTTAAAATTTGATTTACTCTGTTCAACAATTCTGATGGGTCCACATCTGGGTTTTTAACTGTGGGGTATTTTTTAATATGTTTACTAAACATTTCACCCTGACTTTCAGCCATTTCAAACCTATGATAATCTTTTGGGTCTACATTTGAGTACGTATATCTACGTCCTGCATTAAATGTAATAACTAACTGTTTTTTATCTTTATCATAATCAGATGCCAAAATGTTTGATGATTTAAATAGGCATGAAACTACACCGTTTTCGTTTTCTTTTCTATCTATAAACATATTAATTCATGTATGTAATCCAATTTTTTATGGTACTTAAATGATGCACCTCTGTCGTAACACTTTCTTCACCGTGTAATGATAAAATTAAATAATCACCAGAAATTGTGACAGAAACTTTGTCATAATCGTTTGCAATAACAGATGTATCAAACTCCCTAGCCGTAGGGTCTGTTTTAAACCAAATAGTAACCTTTTTGTAGACCATAATATTAATTTTTTATAAAACTTAATTAATTTTTTTCAAAAAGAACAGTATTTATAGACCTTATATCTAAAACTTTCCTTTTATTTATTTTTAAATATATTAATCAAGAAATAAAATTGGTTGATGATGAAAAAAATGACACCTAAATTAAAAGGTATTCTTAAAAGTGCTTTTAAGGAATCAATTAGACTTAATGACAACAAAATTAAACCTGAACACATATTATTAGCAGTTTTTAATGATAAAGAAAATGGTGCGGTTGATGTTTTTAAAGAAATGGGTTCAGATGTAACAGATTTAATGGAAAAATTGGAAGGCTACTTGAGACTTAAAATAAAAAACCCTAATATTGTAGAAGTAAAAATAGTTCCCTTAAGTGAATCCTCCAAACACGCCTTAAGTTCGGCTGAATTGGAATCAGATAAATTAAAGGATGATACAATAAATGTTGAACACATTGTTTTATCAATACTTAAAAATCGTACATTAGATGGAACAAAAGTTTTAGGAAATCAGGGTATAACCTATAGAACTTTTAAAGAAACTTTATTAAATTTAAAAGAACAAAAAATAATTAATATGACAGGAGATTTTGAAGAAATTGAAGACTACGGTAAGAAAGCTAAAAAAGCTTCACAGGGTAAGTCAACAACACCTATCTTAGATAACTTTGGTAGGGATATTACTAAACTAGCCTCTGACGGTCAAATAGACCCAATTATTGGTAGAGCAGATGAAATTGAAAGGGTTTCACAAATTCTTTCAAGACGTAAAAAGAACAATCCGATTTTGATTGGGGAACCAGGTGTAGGTAAAACAGCAATAGTCGAAGGACTTGCTCTTAAGATTGTTGAAAGAAAATGTCCTCGTATTCTTTTTGATAAACGTGTGGTTAGTTTGGACTTAGCGTCTTTAGTTGCTGGAACTAAATACCGTGGACAATTTGAAGAAAGAATGAAAGGTATCATGCAGGAATTAGAAAAAGCTGACGATGTTATCTTATTCATAGATGAAATTCATACTATGGTTGGAGCCGGTAACGCTTCAGGTTCATTGGACGCTTCTAACATTCTTAAACCAGCTTTAGCGAGGGGTGAAATACAATGTATTGGGGCTACAACTCTTGATGAGTATCGTGAAAACATAGAAAAAGACGGAGCTTTAGCTAGACGTTTTCAAATGGTACTTGTTGAACCGCCGTCAAAAGATGAAACTTTGATTATTCTTAACAATATTAAGAATAAATACGAAGACCATCACAAGGTTAATTATACAACCGAAGCTATTGAAGCCTGCGTTAATTTAGCTGACCGTTATATTAATGACCGTGAACAACCTGACAAAGCTATTGATATTATGGATGAGGTTGGTGCAAGACTACAAGTTCACATCAAACCACCAAAAAATATTATGGATTTGGAAGAAAAAATTTCCGAAATAGGTCAACAAAAAATCGATGTAGTGAAGGCTCAACGTTATGAAGACGCAGCAAAACTTCGTGATGAAGAAAAGAAATTACAAGATGAGTTAGAAAACGCAACTAACGAGTGGTCAAAATCTTTGGATAAATCAAGACCTGTTGTGTCAGAAGATGACGTAGCAAAAGTCGTATCTATGGTAACTGGTATACCTGTAACCAAAGTAGGTCAAACAGAAACCGAAAAACTCCGTACCATGGATAAAGAGATTAAAGAAAAAGTTATTGGTCAGGATTCCGCTATCGATAAGATTACCAAAGCTATTAAACGTAATAGAATAGGTATTAAAAACAAAAACAAACCAATTGGTTCTTTTATGTTTTTAGGTCCTACTGGTGTTGGTAAAACTTATTTGGCTAAAATGTTGGCTCAAAGTATTTTTGGTTCAACTGACGCTTTAATTCGTGTTGATATGTCGGAATACATGGAAAAACATTCAGTATCTAAACTGATTGGAGCTCCTCCAGGATATGTTGGGTACGAAGAAGGTGGTCAATTAACCGAAAAAATCAGAAGAAAACCTTTTTCTGTTATCTTATTGGATGAGGTAGAAAAAGCACACCCAGACGTTTTCAACATTCTTTTACAAGTTTTTGATGATGGTCATTTAAGTGATGGTTTAGGTCGTAAGGTTGATTTTAAAAACTGTTTAATCATTATGACATCAAACGTAGGAGCTCGTAAACTACAAGAATTTGGTACTGGTGTAGGGTATGGTACCAAAGCTAAACTTGATAGAATTGATGATGATTCTGAAAATGTTATTCAGGACTCCCTTAAAAAGGCATTTTCACCTGAATTTTTAAATCGTCTTGATGACGTTATTGTTTTCAAATCTTTAGGTAAGGAAGAAATTGGTAAAATTGTCGATATCCCACTTAATGATGTAATTGAACGTGTGAAAGAAATGGGTTATACTCTTAAATTAGATGATACTTTAAAAGAGTATTTGATTGAAAAAGGTTATGACGAAAAATATGGAGCACGTCCACTTAACAGAGCCATTCAAAAATACGTTGAAGATCCTGTCGCGGAAAAAGTCTTAGACGGTGACATCTCATTAGGTGATATTGTAACAATATCTTACGATACCAAAATCGAAGACATTAAGGTTACAATTAAAAAACCTAAATCTTCTAAAAAGAAAGAAGATAAAAGTGAGTAATTTAAAACCCCTCTTATCGAGGGGTTTTTTATTTAAAATAAAATGTTTATTTTTATATAAATTATTAATAATATGAAAGTTTATTTTTGGGATAAAAAATCTCTTTCTTATTCAGTTTTGAGTAGGAATTTAAGTATTAAAATTATATTTTTTCTAACAATTTTAATTACAACTTTTACCATTTTAGTGTATAATTACGGTTTTAATAAAGGCATTAAATCAGAAATAATGGAAAAAGATATTATTATGATTTATAATGAAACCGAAAATTCTTCTTTTACAAAAAGAAAATTTTATGATTACTTAAAAGAAGTTAATATTAGATTTCCTGAATTGGTATTCGCTCAAGCGATAAAAGAAAGTGGTTTAAAATCACATATTTTTAAACTTAACCATAACCCTTTTGGTATGAAAGAGGCGTCCAAAAGACCTAACAAACAAAACGGTTCACAGTTTAATCATGCTTATTATAATACATGGAAGGATGCTGTGATAGATTACGCTATGTACCAATCCTTTGTTGGTCTGAGTAAGTTAAAAACTGAACAAGAGTATCTAAACTTCTTGAAGGAGATGAACTACTATGATGTGGATCACCCAGCTAATGTTGATTACTTAAAGGATTTAAAGAAAATTAGAGATAATATCGATAATTATTTGGATTGATCCAATATTTTATTGTAAAATAAAGAAAATGTTGTATTCCATAAAGTACCGTACACACCCAATACTATTAAAAAACTGTACCAACGATAACTACAGTCCACAAAAACCAAACATTTATCGAATGTTATAATACTTAAACAGATAAATATAACCATCCACATTTTGAAAAAATGAAAAGCGTCTGTTAATTGTACAGGTTTGTTTAAACCAAAAAACCATTTAACCCTACCTTTAGAATAGTCACCATCAACATATTTATTTTTCCAAGATATTTCACCATTCCACCACATCTCATTATTAAATTTTTTAAAAATTGAAGTATGGTAATGGTGGGTAGATTTATCCATAACCGCATTACAAATAGATGCTAATATTATAAAAACCAATGAAAAATAAATCATTTTTTATTTTGTTTTAATTTTTTAGTTTCTTTGTATTGTCTAATTGGGTTTATAATCCAAGCATATGTGATACCAATTAAAGTATAAAGAACCGGCCAAATCCAAGATAAAATAAAAGGTATTTGTGCCCATTCATAATCTTCCGCTATTGTACCAAATAATATGGCACAAAACATAGAAAATCCTAACCAACCAACTTTGGTTGTGAATATTTGTAGTAAAATTTGTTTTAATTTAGTTTTCATTTTGTAATATTAAGTTTTTTAATTCTTCAATAAATTCGGATTGTAATTTTTTAAGCCAAAGAACACCATCCTTGCCGAAATACATTAACCCCGATATGTTAGTTATACATTTGTGTCCCCCACTGTTTGCTTGGATAATATCCCAACCAGTTATAGACAACATTTTTAATGCCTTAATTTCTCTTTCACCCAAAGTTGAGTAATGTTTGTCCATCACATTTTTTATAGCGTTTTGCCATCTTTCAACCGTATAATCAGGTGCGGCACCTTCTGGAATTGTGTTTAAACCCCTAACACCTTCACCAATATCACCATATAGTGACATTAAATCTTTAAATGTAAAACCAACACTCTCCTCTGAAAAAGATTTGTGTTTTTCGGCGAAGTATTTTAAAGTGTCTACACTTATTATTGTGTTTTTTAACTCCTGTTCGTGTTTTTTTAATACTTCCTGTGCTATTTCACCCAAATTTATACCCTTTATAGACCTTTCAGGTTTAAATGGGTTACATGATGCCTGTAGTAAACCTAAAGGCCAAGCTATAATTAAGAAGTTAGCGTCAGGAAAGTTTTTAAAAGGTACGTATCTGTCATAAGATCCGGGTTTAATCATAGAACCACCACCATATTGTGAAATAATACCTGTTTTTTCATCATATTTCACATTTTCACTATTCTTCATAGTTTCACCATATTCTTTAGAATATTGTGACATAACCTCTGGTGAGGAATAACCCTCTTCTTTAGCCATTCTAACTATGTTTTGGTATATGTTTAACAATGATGGACTAGATTCCATAACCAATCTTTCTAAAAATCTTGGTTTGTTTTTATAAGCCAACAAAAGTTTATTACAAACAAGAGCCATAGCCTTTTTGTTATCCTCTAAACTTTTCTCTTTATCTAACCCAAATACATAATTCATCACCTGTTCAGGAGATATACCCATTTTAGCGTAATTAGCACTATCTATAGTGGAAATCATATTAATATCAAAACTAGGGAATAATTCTTTAGTTGATATTATTTGAGAAATTGTCTCGACGTTGGACCTAGAGTGTCTAAATGATTTGGAAGCTCCAGCTTCAGCACCTACTTGCTTATCGTGATGATCTGTATGTATAACAAACATCGGTTTACCGTGAGCGAAGTCAACTAAAACTGGCATGATATCACCTCTTGCCATTGGTTTTTTAATGGAAAATTCTTGGTCACCGTATTGTATCACTTCACACTCTACAACCTTAATACCGTTATCTTCTAGGTATTTTTTCATAGCTATAGCCGTTGTAACACCATCAAGTTCCCTCAAAGATCCTGATGAAAGTAGATTTTTGCCTTATCGTATCTATAAGACAAATTACGTATATTACGTATTCCACTTTCTATCAGGATCTTTTCAAATATTTTTTCTGATATTATCATTATTTACACTTTTTTAAATAAATATTTGACTTTGGCTAAAAATGAATATATTTATTGATAAATAAGTCATACAATATGGATAATATAAATTTACTGGATTATTTTACTGAAAATAATAACGGTCTTAGGGTTAGAGAAAGTTGGTTACGGGACAATAACTACGATTTATACTCAAAAATAATAAACTTCAATAAAGAAGACAGCTTAACTTTTAAAGAGAAAATTTATTTATATATAAATAATACTAACAAACCACCTAAATGTGAGGTTTGTGGGGTAAATGATGTGAAATTTATCTCACTAAAAAAGGGTTATAATAAAAACTGTTCTATAAAATGTGGTGTAAATAACCAAAATACTAAAAATAAAATAAAGGAAACTAATGTAAAAAAATATGGTGTAACAAGTCCTTTAAGAAATGATGAAATAAAAAATAAAGTAAAAAAAACTAATTTAGAAAAGTATGGTGTAACATGTAGTTTACATAATGATGAAATAAAAAATAAAGTAAAAAAAACTAATTTAGAAAGATACGGTTTTACCCACCATTGGTATTCTGACGATATAAAGAATTTAAGAAAAGAGAATCTTATTAAAAAATACGGCGTATCAAACCCTTTTCAGTTAGAAGAAGTTAAAGAAAAATCTAAAAAAACTAATTTAACAAAATTTAATGTAGAGAACTACTCACAAAGTGAAGAGTTTAAAAATGTGATTTTTAAAAACAAAATAATAGATAAATTAAATAATTTCAGTGGGTATACTTTTATTGATTACGAAAATAAAGTATTAACATTAAAATGTGATAAATGTGACAAAATTTTTAAAATAGACAATTATTTATTTAATCAAAGAAATAGGTTGGGGTATGAAATATGCATCAATTGTTTCCCACTTAACGGATCAAACTACACCAAACCACATAGAGATATTGTTAGTTATATAGAGAATTTGACTGGGATGTTAGTTGAGATTAATAATAAAAAGATACTCGGTGGTTGTGAATTGGATATTTTCATACCGCAGAAAAATTTAGCCATAGAATATGATGGATTGTATTGGCATAGTGAAATAAATAAAAGTAAAACATATCACATAAATAAGACGTTATTATGTAAAGATAAAAATATTAAACTATTACATATTTTTGAAGATGAGTGGTTATTTAAAAAAGATATTGTATTATCTATTATAAAAGCTAATTTAAACATATTCGATACCAATATATTCGCAAGAAAGTGTGTTATAAAAACAATAACCAATAAAGAATCATCGAAATTTTTGGGTAATAACCACATTCAAGGGTCTGTTAACGCGTCTATAAATTTGGGTTTATATTATAAAGACGAATTGGTTTCTGTTATGACATTCGGTAATCGTTCAGGTGTGGGTAACAACAATTATGAATATGAGATGTTAAGATTTTGTAATAAATTAAACACAAAAATAGTTGGTGGGGCTTCAAAATTGTTCGGACATTTCATACAAAATTATAAACCAAAAAATGTCGTATCTTATTCCGATAACAGGTATTTTGATGGTGGTTTATATGAAAAATTGGGCTTTAAATTTTTAAAAAATACCGAATTAAATTATTGGTATTTCAAAGACTTGGTTAGAATGCACAGATATAATTTTAGGAAAGATAAATTAATTAAAGATGGTTATGATCCGAATAAGACTGAAAAACAAATAATGTATGAACGTGGTTACAACATTATTTGGGATTGTGGTAATAAAAAATGGGTGTGGGGTGATTAAATATCACGAATTTTCTTTCAGTTTACTCTCTAATGTTTGGATATGGTGATTTAAGTACCATAATGCCTTTTTAAGGTCTTCTAACTCCTTTTCTTGGTTCTTTTTACCTGCTCTAGATATGTATTTTACGGTATTTCCTAAAGAAAACCCCAAACCCCACGCGTCTATTACTTTAATTGCCTCATATTTATTATCTTTACCACCATAATGTTGCGGGTGATTTACCATTTCTTTATTTTCCATAAATAAATTTGTGTAATTAATCTAAATGTTATATATTTGTAATCATAATTAAAAACTAAACAAAATTGTATGGCAAAGTCTGAACAAAAAGTACAAATTGTAAAATTAACGGATTTTAATTTTCCGCCTGAAGTGTTTATACCTTTAAAATGTGGTAAATTTGTGGATAATATTATATCTAAGAAGGGTGGTACAATGCCTGCCACTATTACAGTAGTTGTAGGTGAACCTGGTTCGGGTAAAACCACATTATTAGTTGATAAAATGTCAGGAATTGAAAAATATAATCCAGGTAGGACTTGTTTATATATTTCTTCTGAAATGAACCCAATTGATAACCGTGAATTGGCTGAAGATTTACCTCAATTAATGAATTTAAATACACTTTATTTGGCTGACTATGAAAATCCAAAAAAAGCTGTTGAAGAAGCTTTAGATATGGGTTGGGATTATGTTTTAATTGACTCCTTTATGGATGTAAAAGACAAAATTAAAGATAGTCAAAACAAATTAACAGCGTCTTCTGTTGAAACTTGGTTAATTAATTTATTGGTTAAACACACTAAGGGTGAAAATCAATCAAAAAAATATACAGCATTTGACGTTATCCAGCATATTACAAAAGGTGGTGAATATGCGGGTTCTACCAAGTTAAAACATAACACAACCGCAATGATGTATGTTCGTATTGACGAAATTACAGGTCAACGTTATTTAGTTTATGTTAAAAATCGTAGAGGTGATATTCGTAAAAAATTATACATGGTTTTAGACAAAGAAACTGGTGAACTTAATTACGATTCCAAAAAATTTAACGAACTTGAAAGAGCCATTCAAATCCAAAAAGAAATGGATAGTTTTCAAACCGAAAATGATAAACTTTTGGAAAATTTATTGAAACAAGCTCAAGAAAATCAAGAAAATGAGGAAACCAAAATTAAAGAAACCTTGGTTGAAACTAATCCTGTTGATAATGACGAACTAATCGACGTGGAAGATTAATTTTAAACAAAAAATTTGTATTTATTGAAAGTATAACTTATATTTGTAGTCTAAAATATTATTACATGGAAAACACAAAATTTGAAACATTTAAAAAAGAGGTAAAATCCAATTACCCAATTCGTAAAAACTTAACAATCTCCGAGTTAAATATTGACTTTGAAAATCCTGAAAATCGTAACGGTGGTATTAATATTGAAGGCGTTAGTTTAAAACTATCTTCAAACGCTTTCAAATCTTTACTTAAAACTCTCAAAATAACTGACGCTTTTATGGGTAAATTTACCGATATTTTTGGTATGAATTCTCGTAATCAATTAGTTAAAGTTATTAAGAATAAAATTGCCACATCAAAAGATATGTTGGTGTCAATTTACATTTCACCATCAACTAAAATGGTTGTGGCTATCACTGACGCGTCTAAACCTTACATTTCACCTGATTTTTATTTTGATATGGTTGAAAATGTGATTAATGATAATAATTTAGACATTGGTAGTATGTCTATTTCTGGTGAGGGTAACATTCAAATATCAACAGTTAAAAGTGGATGGGCTTTTGACGTACCTGATTTAAAAGATGAAAGTTTTCACACAGGTGTTATTGTAACAGCCGGTCCCACTGAAGATATTGCTATTGACCCGTATGTAATTCGTTTAGTTTGTGAAAATGGTTTAATTGGTCCTCGTCGTCTTGAAATGGGTCCACGTTTGGAAAGTAACTCGGTTGATAACATCAACAAATTTATGAGAGAAGTTAAGTCTTTAAGTGAAACCAATAAGAAATTTCAAGGTATATTTACCAATCAAGTTCAAAAAATGAGTACAATTTCAGCTTCATATAATGAAGTTTTAAAATTCCGTGATTTGGTTAGTAGTAAGGTTACAGATAAAAATGATGCTCGTGTTGAAGCGGTTTTGGATAAATTTTTTCCAATAGGTGAAATTCAATCTTCTTATAAAGAAAGAGGTATTAATTTGGAAACACTGACAAACCGTCATTGGAAAAACGCCAAAACCGATATGACGACTTGGGATTTATTAAATTCTTTAACTGATGTTGGTTCACACGATTATGGTATGGGTATTGGTGAACACTCTAAAAATGATTTAAGAAAACATGCTGGTCTTTATATGTTTAAAAAAGAGTTTGATACAGAGTTTGTACTTTAAAAACAAAACCCCACAAATTGTGGGGTTTTTTGTTTAATCATTTTTTAAATCTAACTTATTTGCATCCTCATCTTCTATTTGATTTTGAGCGTCATTTTTGATTTTAGTTATTAAACCATAACTTATTTTACTAGGTAACTCACTTAAACCGGTCAAAATTACATTAACTTCATCTAAGTTAAATTTTAATGTTATTTCTTTATCTTTCATTTTCATTTTTATTTTAAATTTTTATTTTATATTTAAAAAATAAAATAATTTTATAAAAAGTAAAATATAATTTTATAAAATTATTTTGTAATATTTTTACCATTAAAGTTTTACCCATGACCCATTCTCATAACCCCAAAAACCTACAGAAGTGAATGTTAAGTTAGTATCGGTTACATATAAAATTAAACCATTTACGGCCGTTATAGCACTAGCTTGTGTAGATGTCATTCTAGGTAATAATAGACCTTGTGTAGTAGACGATAACTCTAAAACAGCAGCCGACGTGGTATAACTATCCGATTCAATTCTTGTTCCACCTGAAATTTCTAATCTATAATCCGTTGATGGGGATTTACCAATTGCAACACGATAATAATTGTTATTAGCTGAATTTACTGTCCCACTGTAACTTATTGGATCATATTTAAAATTCATCGTTGCGTTTCCGGTTGTTCCACCTTGACCAGTGGCACCAATAGCAAATAACCCTAAACCTGAATTAGTTGAACCCATCGTTATATTTAATACGACCATTGATGATGTAGAGCCATTAACTCCATGAGTAGTTCTACCAACACTTACCGTTTCGGTAACTGCGGCAATGGGATCATTTAACATCACAAACAACCTGTCATTTGTATAAACATTTCCATCCCTACCTAATATAATTCTATAAGGTGATGAATGTGTGCCAAAAGAAACGGAATTATAATTTAATGAACGTAAAACAGCATATCCGGCCCCCGATGTGTCGTAATACATCGCCAAATTGCCATTTCCTTGATTTAACCCATTTGCTTGTCCGTTAATAGTGTTGGCTATATGTAATAAAGGATTACTACTTGAGTTATCTACCTTTAAAGCATATGCACCTGCTGCGGAGGTGGAACCTTTAAAATAAGTTAAAGTATCTGTTGGTATAGTATCCGCTGTGAAACTGGTTACTGCAAAATATTTTTGTGTATCAGTGTTACCGTTTGCCTTTATTCTAACTAAATTATTAAAGAAAGTAGCTAATGAACCGTTATTAGTATTTGGTATTAACGATAAAAAGTTAGAATTACCGTGCGGTAATGTTCCATAACCATTAAATTGATAACCACCATTCATTGTTCCAACAAAATCCAAATTCGGACTTGTTATAGTCGAAAAACCACTATCAGCAAATCTAAGCATATTAGTTCCTAATATAGATATTTCACTTGTTACTTGCGTACCATTAATATATAAACTTTCAGTACCAACTCTTGTGTTTGAATTAATGGAAACCCAATTCGCATCATTAACATTTAATGCTGCTTGATTTGAAGCTATCTTTACTGAAAATAAATCTGTATTAGTTACTGTTCCTGCATAAACAGATAATTTAGTTGTTGGTGATGATGTCCCAATACCAACATTTGTTCCATTGTCGTAGATTATCCCCGAAGTAATAGCCCCATTAGTTGTTCCTTTTAAAACATAATTTGTTGTTGGTGGTGTTCCAGTAGCATGATAAGCTAACTGTCCATCAAACAATGGTAAATAAACCGTTCTATTGGCCGCAGTTGTAATGTTGTTACTTAAATAAGTTGTGTAAGTGTTATCCCCATCTTTGAACCCTATACGTTGGGTTGTATTCATTAAGATGTCATACGCTCCTGATGTATTGCCCAGAGCTAAAGTTTGAGCAAGAGTTTGACTACCACCACCGCCACCAATTACAACCGCGTTATTAGCATCATCAATTCTGTATAGGTTATCATCATTTCCATAAGCAATTTTTATTTTGTTTAATGGAGCAGCAGTAAAACCTGATACCGATTGTTCTTTTAATATTAAATTTCCCATTTTTTAAGTTATTTACTCTATATTAGTCACCCCATAAACCTCTTTCAATCTTTCAACACCCTTACTGTCCGCCTGATTTAGTACTTCTTCCATATTTAATGTATTAAATACTAATCCAAAGAAAGTTAACTCAGGTGTTTTGTATTGTTCAGGTATTTCATGACCTTCTATTTCAGGTAAGATTTCAAATTTGATATTCGCCTGAAAAGTAGATGTATTAGCTGGAACATCTACGTTAGCACTTCCTGCTAAAATTGTTGTTTTTAAATGTTTGTACTTCATGTTGTTTTATTTTTTTATTTTTTTATTATATATTAATAATTTTTATGCTATGAATGTCCAACCACTAGATTTATATATGTAAAGACCTTCTGTTGCATCTGTTTGATAAACTATTAACCCTATAGCTGGGGAAGGAATAGAAGTTCTTTGTGCGGTAGTCATTCGGGGCAATAAAACACCCTTATTTGTACTAACAATATCTAATATCGATGATGTGTTTGGTGCATTTGTTCCAATAGCTACTTGCCCAACTTCTGTATATTGTAAGATTAATGGATTTCCTGTTGTTGCTTGTAAAGTTAAAATTTCATTTGCTAATCCACCCCAATATCCACCAATACCGACACTTGTAATCCTTGCACCACCGTTTAAATAAGATAACCCCTCTACATGTAATTTTACAACCGGACTAATTGTTCCAATTCCTACCGTTCCATCATTTTGAACACAAAATAATGGACTATTTGAACTATCATCTACCCTTAATGCGTATGCGCCGGCGGCGGAGGTTGCACCCACAATATGCGCTTTAGCGTTTGGCGACGATATACCAAAACCAACTCTCTCGGTTCCTGCGATAGCTAATGTAGGAGTTAATGTTGCTAAAGATGCTCCACCAGCTGCACTTGGATAAAATCTAAAACCGTTAGTACTTTCAGAAACAAAATTCATATAAGCTGCTCCTACACCAGCTCTAAAAGTCATGTCATTTGCAGCTCCATATCCAGCAAAAGACGAACCTTGTTTTAAAACAATTTCAGCATTAGCACCACTTCCATTAGTAAATAACAAATAAGCACCTGCCGCTGCATTTGTACTTGTGTTTTTTATTTGTAAACCATCAAAATCGGCTAATGCTGTATTTATTTGTAATTTATAAGAAGGACTTGCCGTTCCTATACCTACATTAGTCCCATTGTCGTATATTAAACTACTCGAAGTAATAGCCCCATTTGTAGTGCCTTTTAAGATATAATTTGTTGTTAACGGTGATCCGGTGGCGTGATATGCAATTTGTCCATCAAATAAAGGTAAATAAACCGTTCTATTTCCGGCCTGAGTTTGGTTGTTGGAAATATATGTTGTGTAAGTATTATTACCATCCTTAAATCCTATTTTTTGACCAGTGTTTATTAAAATATCATACGCTCCTGATGTATTGCCATTAGACAATGTTTGAGCAAGAGTTTGACTACCGCCACTTATAAAACTTACTTGGTTTTGTAAATTAGATAACCCACTGTCGAGAGCAACAAAATTATTATCTAATTCAGCATGTGTTAATGCTGATTTTTTAATACCTCTAAGTGTTAAATTAGTAAAAAATGTCATTTATTATTTTATTTTATAAATATCTTGTTATTCAAGATTATGAAACATTAAATATATAATAAGTTCTACTATCAACATTGACCTCATCCCACCGACCATCATCACTAAGTACCTCAAAATCCCAACCATCTACAAGGTCATCAATTAAAGATTCTCGATTAATTTCAACAAGACCACTATTTATTGCGTTTTTACTTAAACCATTTCTATCTGCCCAACCCATTTCCCGCAACCAATCCCATGGGTCATCTTCCATCTGACGTAATTTATCTTTATAAATTTCATCCCTATATTTTTCACGTATTCTTTCTAATAATTTTGGTTGATATTCTTCCATTTCTTCTTTTTCGGCCTCATATTCTTCCATTTCTTTTTTATATTCTTCTTCCGATATTTCTTGTTGTTCTAATTTGGTCATCAATTCAGATATTTCATCGTCAAAACCTTCCAATATACCACTATTAATATTATACTCCTCAATAAGATTATCAATATCATCACTATAACCTTTGGCGTAATCAATTAAATCATCATCACTAATATCATCAACATAAAAAGTAGCATCTTCCGAGGCTATATTATCAGCATCAGGTATTGTGACATAATATTTAATTCTATCACCCATTATTTCAAAAGGACCAATGTCATCATAATAACCTTCAGCCCATTCTCTTAAAGCGTTTTGTGCCTCTTCAAATATTCCCACAGCGTATGAACCATGATCATCATTTGTATAAATTTTTAAACCATAATGTGTATACCTTTCTTCTATTACCTCGTCAGCCTCTTCTTGTGTTAAACCCAAATATGTAACCAATGCCTGAATATTTGGATCATCAACATAACCCATATTTTCATACATCTCATCCATTTTATTTTGCATGTATTTTAAAATCTCTGCCTTAATTTTTTTAGGTACAGAAAGTAAGTATTCACTACCTAAACGATTTGCAATATTTGTATCTTCGGCATTCCACAATTTAATCTTTGACCAATCAATCTCCCAATCACCTTCTAAACCAAATTTCATGTATTTATTAATTTTTTTATCATAAGGTATTTGCCAAGCCACCTTATATAATGGATTTTCAGAAGTTTCATTTTTATTAATTACATAAATCAAAAATTGACGGTCTGTTTCACGTTTAAAATGGGTATCACTTTCTTTTGAAGTTGTACACCATTTTGTACCAGCACCATAATGACAGGAAGCCTCCCAAGTCCTAGCTCTTACAACCAACCAATTTTTATCTTCATAAATTTTATCAGCTTCAGATTTTAATTTTTTAGATAATTCTTTCTTTTTTTTACGTTCTTCAGCTCTATCTAAATCAAAAATCAAATAATTTATCATTTCACTATCACTAAACTTATATTGATATAAATCAGTAGTACCCACCTTTTTACCGTTTTCTTCATGTACTAAATACGGTAATAGGTTATGGAATCTATTAATTAAAACAGAAATAAAAGCGGCTGTCCCACCCCAATAACCACCATCAAGGTATTCATTATTACCCATTATATTACCAATAGTTTGTAATGTTGGCTTGTGTGTTATAGCTTTAACCATCCAATCCAAATATTTTTGATTGCCGGATGGGTCATTATTTACGAAATAATCTATAATTTGTGAATCAACGTTGGGGAATCTCTTTTTTACATCTTCAACCCTACTTTCCGTTAATACTTCTCTTATTTTATCTAAAATAATTTTCATTGTTTAAAAATTTTTACTATATTTATAAATATCTAAAATAATCAATAATTATGGCTTATTCTCCTTTTGAAAACGAATATAAAGTTGTTATAAATAATATATTAAAAGAAATTTATGGTAATACCGAATATTGGGGTCGTGGACCTTCAGGTAATTATGGTATTATAAGACCAATAACACCTAACGACGACCCAAATTGGTCTAATTACAATTTTATAAACACACATTGGACTGTTAGAGATAAAGTTGTACTACCTTACTTAAAAAATAAATACGGCAATCATATTACTTATAATAAAAATTTTTCACAAAAAAATAGTGAAGAAAATAAATTATTTTTACAAAAAATAATAGAAGATATGTTTGAAATATTTGGTCCTAATTCAGCATTAAAAAATTCTATTGTTGATGCTATAAATAAAACAAGAAGTAGTGGGACTAAAAGAGAAAATTATGTTAAAAGTACAATAGAAACTTTACCAGGGGTAATTAAAGTTGATATGTTGGCTGAAGCTGGAGGTACTTTAGATTTTATGGGAATAGACATGAAAATATTTTCAAACGGTAAAATTTTACCACCAAAAAGTTCTGGACTTACAACCCAAGTTAAACCTTTTACTGGTCTTGAAAAAGAAGGTGATTATTATATTGTAAAAACAAACTCTTTAAGAAGAGAATATGATACAGATTTAATCGTATTTGGTAAAGATACGGGTACAGAATATCATGTGGCTGTGTTTAGAAATCAACCAGATTTTTTCAGTTTTACAGAAAACACTGTGATAATACCAAAAAAATTAATGTTAGTTTTAATAAACTTTAATACAACAACTGGTAAAAGTGTTTACAAAGTTTAATCACCTAAATTTTTAATAGCCTGTTGTATAAATTTAATTTTTTGATTATAATCATAAATTAAAGATTTATAATCATTTAATTTATTTTTTAAAATTTTAACTTTTTCGTCTTTAGGTGTATTTTTTAACTCATCAACCTCTTTTATTTTTAGAGAGGCAGATTTTAATGATGGTTCGTTTTTGAAATTTAATAAGTATTTAGGTGCTTTAGAGTAAGTAACAGGATTTAGTTTTTGTTGTACCAAATCATGTTTATAATCAAAAATAATATAATCTTCACCACTTACAAATGCCAATTTTTGTACTTTATTTGGTGAGTATTTACCTAAAATGTCAGTATAAGACGGTACTTCAAAATAAACATCACCATCCATTTTAGTATGTAAAACCACATTACCATATAAAGGTTTTACTTGAACGTATTTAGTGATACCGTCAAATGTAATCATTAAATCTTGACCTTCTATTCTATCTCTAACATCACCATCACAAAATCTATTAATTACAATACCAGGGTAATTTTTTTCTAAGACTTTAATTACGACCTCTTCATTTTTATTACCTTTAAATCTGGTACCAGATGTTTTTGTTAAAACCTTATCAGCTAAAATACTAGTATATTTACCGTTATCACCAACTAAATCTTTAATATTAATATTTATCCACTCATTTAAATTTAAATCTGTACTACTTTTTTGATGTACTTCTTTTATCACTTTTTCAACATCACTATTTGTGTCAAAAAAATTTATTACAGACCACAAACCAACACCCCCACGAGACTCACTAGTATATCTACCACCTATAATACCATCACCTGTTTTACAGTTTTCAGTATCAATTTTACCAACACAAGGTGATACGATATTTTCAGTTGTATTTAAAACCTCCGGTGAACATTTAGGGTAAATACCACTATCAAATAATATGAAATTTCTAAAATTTTTAGAATTGAATTTGCCAGAATCGTCTACTATTTTAAATATTTTAATGTTTTTAGACTTATTTGTTTCATTATTACCAAAAATATCTAATTGATCGTCCTCAACAATTAAATCTCTTCTTTTTAAAGCGTTTTCTACATATAAACCTCTACGTATTAAAGCTCTTTCTTTGTGTCCTATAATTCCCATACTTAATAAATATTCGTAATTGTACCATCTTCACTAAAAACGATAGAAAATGGTGAACGAAAAAAATTATCATAAGATAAAGCACATAAAGGATATTCCCTTTTAATGTGTATATTGTCAAATTGAAATATTTTGTTTGAAGACCATCTTAAGTAATCTTCTGTTTTAAAACCATTAACTAAATCCAAATAACCAATTTCATTACATAAACTTACAACATTGTCGTATAACTCATCTATCATATTTAAAATATTTGTTAAAATTTAAATATTTTTAAAACAATACTAAACATCAGAATTTAAATTTTTTAAATACTCTAAATTGTCTAAAACGGATTCAATCGTGTTTATAATTTCTTCTATCGCATTTTCCGAGTAAAATTCACCGGCTCCTGGCATTTCATCAACCAAAATATCTGGTTCTTTCACTTGTATAATACGTAAATCTTCTATTATATCATTTAAACCACGTATCATATCACCAAAAGCTTTTTTGGCTTTTGGACTAAATGAATTTTCTTCACCTTCAAAATCTGATTGATTATCTTTTCTTTCGTTTAAATAATCTTTGATAGCTTTATCTATCTTATCTTCTTTAATGAAGGTACCGTCTTGTTTTAGTTTTTCACTAACAATTTTTCTTATTTTGTGATTATCCATCACTAATCTTTTTTTCATAATACCTTTATTTATTAAATAAATATAACTAAATTTATAACTATAAACAGTTTTATGATGAAAAAGTGGGAAAAAGATTTAATGTTAGTATTATCAAATAGTGATGTTGATAATAAAGAAGTGGTTATTAAAAAATTTATTAATAATTTAATAAACGAAATAGTAGATTTTACAGAAAATGAATTACCACCCTCTCTTGGTTCACAAAAACATTTTTTAATTGAAAAAATTAAAGAAGAGTATATTAGAGATTAAAATTTAAAGTTTCCACACCTTCAAAATCATCAAATTCTTTTTTACTAATTTCTTTTACGATAAAACCTTCATCGAAAAACCCGTCTAAAAGTTCGACTAAATCTTTATCTTCTAACAATAATTTCATTTTATATATTGATAAACCTTCTTTTGATTTTATTTCAATATAACGTGCTTTTGATTGTTTGATTGCCTCTAATAAAACAAAAACTTTGCTGGTATGTTCGTTGTTACTCATATACAATAAATATATTTTGTTAATTAAAAAATTAAAGTTATCTTTGTTTTATGAGAATTGGATATGCTTGTATTAATATGACCTTGGGGGAACAAGGTATTACTACTAATCGTGGTATGATTAAAAAAACTTTTCAGAATAAAGGTTTACCTTATGCCTCTGAACTTTCTTTACAAAATGTTCGTGACCTTGTTGAGGTTATTAAATGGAATGAAAAACACAATATCACACTTTATCGTATGAGTTCGGATATGTTTCCATGGTCAAGTGAATATAGTTTTGATAATTTACCCGATATTGTTAAAATTAAAAATATAATGACAGGTTTAGGTAATCTTATCGAACAATATAACCATCGAGTTGGTTTTCACCCCGGACCTTTTAATGTTCTAGCCTCACCAAATCAAGACGTTATTACTAAAACTGTTGCAGAACTTAATCGTCATTCTGAAATAATGGATATGATTGGTTTACCTAAAACACCTTTTTCTAAAATTAATATTCATGTTGGTGGTGCTTATGGTAATAAGTCCGATGCACTTAAACGTTGGGTGGATAATTTTCATTTACTCGGTGACACCGCCAAATCCCGTCTTACAATCGAAAACGATGATAAACCCAATATGTTTACAGTAGCTGACCTTATGTATGTACACGAACATACAGGTGTTCCTATTGTATTTGATTATCATCACCACAATTGTCATAATGATGGTATGTCTACTAAAGAAGCTTTAGAATTGGCCATATCTACATGGCCTGAAGGTATTACACCTGTTGTTCATGTATCGGAACCACGTGATAATAAAAATGTTAGAGCACATCATGATTATGTACGTAATGAAGTTAATACATATGGTCATAATTTAGATTTAATGTTTGAGTCCAAAGCCAAAGAATTATCAGTATTAGAATATCGTAAAAATTTTAACACTTTGATTGTTTCTTGATATTTACTGTATGGGATATATTTCCTATAATTAAAAAACAATTAATAAAAAAAAATTAAATTAAAAAAATGAAAAAATTATTCTTTATTTTAAGTATTGTTACTTTAGTAGCTTCTTGTGGTTCTACCGCCACTGAAGGTGAAGCAGTTAAAACGGATTCATTACCAAAAGTAGATAGTTCTACTGTTGTAAAAGATAGTGTCCAAGTTGATGTTACTGTTGTAGACACCACTGTTGTTAAGTAATTTAAAATGGGGGTAATTTTTATCCCCATTTTTTATGCCTATATATTTTTATTTTTTATATTTGTAAAAATAATTAATTATGAAAAGATTTATTTTACCGATTGTTCTACTAAGTGTTTTTTTATTTTCTTCTTGTAAAAAAGAAAATGTTGAGTTCCATAAAATAACTTATGAGTTAGAATTTTTCCCCACTATTATAATGCCCGCCAACGATTTTAATGTAAGAACTGAACCATCTCATGAGGATTTTGATTTAAGAGTGATTGATAATACTAAAATACAAACTATTAATTATTGGGGTTTAAAAAGGGGTGATAAGGTTATGTTTAATATTGCCGCAAAACAAAATTATTGGTTTGAAATGCGTATTTTAATTGATGATGTTTTAGTTAGTAAGAGAGAAGTTAAAATAAGTGATACTAACTACATGTCTGTTGAGTGGTTTAAACAAACAGGTATTAACGATTATAAAGGTAGTTGGTCTTTAATTGAATTTACCTTTAACTAAATTCAACACCGAAATTAAAAATAATAAAAGTATTAAGAGATATATCTATCAACTTAAACTTACCAGTACCCCATAAGTTTACCCATTTTAATTTTTTTTCAGGTTTAAAAATAGGTTTGTTTTTGGGTTTTCCCATTATATCCCAAATTTTATCTTTTAAATTATCGGTATCTGTGGGTATAAAAGTTATATTAGATGGTGGGGTTAAAAAATATTCTTCCTCACCATTTAATATTTTATTTAATTCTTTTTGTAGGACATCTGCCACCTCATACTCCTCTTTGCTGACACTAACTTCAATCCATAGAGTTAGTAAACCAACTCGTTGTGGTGTGTTCATATGGTATTTGTAAAAGTTATATAAACCAACAATACCCCTAATTTTACTTTCTAACTCTTCATTCATATAATAATTTTACTATATTTTGTGTATTAAATAAATAATAACTATATTTGTGATATGAAAAATATTTTAGGTCGTACAAAAGAGTTGATTGATAGGTTACAATCTAACTCATCTTCTAACAACAAAATCAGTTTAATTAAAGAATATTTTCATGATAGTGAATTAAAAAAACTATTCATGTATGTTTATAACCCATTCTATCAGTTTCATATAACATCAGATAACTGTAAAAAGAATGAAACCATTTTGGCATTAACAGAAAAAAACTATACCATATTTGAATTATTGGATGAATTGCGTACTCGTGAAGTTACAGGACATAACGCAATAGGTCTTGTTAACTCTTTTATTGCTGCCAATATTGAACATAAAGAAGTTATTTATGATATAATAGACAAAGACCTTAAATGTCGTATTGGTGAATCCATAATTAATAAGGCGGTTCCTGGAACCATTCCAACATTTGATGTGGCTTTGGCAGAAAAGTTTGAACCTGAGATGGTTGATTTTGAAAAAGAAGATTGGTTTGTTTCACGTAAATTGGATGGTGTACGTTGTATTGTTGTGATAGATGAAAACGGTAAAGTAACTTCTTTTTCTAGACAAGGTAAGATTTTTGACACGTTAGGTAAAGTGGAAGATGCGATATCACAATTAAACTTTAGTAACATAGTTTTTGATGGTGAAATCTGTATGGTTGACGAATATGTTGAAATAGAATTTGAGGACGGTTCCGTTGAGAGGTATAAAAACACTGATTTGGTAGAAACAACTAATGGTATAAAATTAGTTAGTGATTTAACTGACGATGACGATATAATTTCAAACTATAATGAAAGTTATTAGTTTTATGATATTTATAATAATACATTATAATTATGAATTATCAAAAAATTTACTATCAAATAATAGATAGAGCTAAAAATAGAGAATTAACATCTTATAAAGAACTTCACCACATAATACCTAAATGTATGGGTGGTACTGATGAAAAGGAAAATTTAGTTTATTTAACAGCAAGAGAACATTACTTGTGCCACCAATTACTATGTGAGATATACCCAAAAGAAAAAAAATTGTTTTTCGCCTTTTGGGCTATGAGTAACCAATTAAACAATAAAAATCAAAAAAGAGATTATAACATAAGTAGTAGAATATATGAAAAATTAAAAAATAATATAAAACATACTGAAGAAACTAAAGATAAATTACGAAAACCAAAACCAATTGGTTTTGGTGATAAAATAAGGAAATCTTTATTAGGTGTTAAACATAACCCGGACAGGGTTAATAAAATGAGAGAAAGTTTAATGGAATCTATTAAAAATAACCAAGGTAGGGGTTTTAATTTGGGTTCTTCTTGGAGTGAGTCATCCAAAAACGTACACTCTCAAAATCGTAAAGGTGAAGGTAACCCCAGATATGGGTCTAAACTAACAGATGAACATAAAAAAATATTACTATTATCACAAGCCAAAAAAAAGAAAAAGATAGGCCAATACACATTAAACGGTGAATTAGTAAAAATTTGGGACTGTGGTGGGGATATCACAAAAGACTTGGGTATATCCAGGGACGGTGTTATTGATTGTTGTAAGGGTAGACGAGATAAGTTTAAAAATTACATTTGGAAATATGAAAAAAATTAAAAAAATTACACGTTATTATTCAGAGAATTTCACTAACATAATGAAAGAAATTCGTCGTAAAAACCACCGTATTGATAATGTAAAGTACAAAATTTTTGATATGTTATCATTAGAAGAATTTAGTAACAAAACTAGTGTACGTAATTTATCTAAAAGATTAGAAGTTTTATCCAGTAATTTTGTGGCTTTTGAACAAGTTTTATTAAATAAAGCCCCACACCTCTTGGGTACTTGTGAAATTTTACCCCAAGAAAAGGTAGAAAACATCCAACACTTTCAAAAATGGTTAGATGAGGCTGAGAACAACGGTTGGGAGGGTGTTATGGTTCGTAAAGATGTTGGGTATAAAGGTAAACGTAGTAAGGATTTATTAAAAGCTAAAAACTTTCATGATGCTGAATACGTTGTTAAAGGAATTAATTACGGTCCAATTCGTATCGTGGTGGATGGTAAAGAAGTTACTGAAACCATGACATCACAAATTGTTATCGAACATAAAGGTTATGAAGTTGGTGTTGGTAGTGGTTTTACGCTTGAACAACGTAAAGAATTTTTCAGGGACCCGTCAAAGATTGTTGGTAAATTGGCTACTATACAATTTTTTGAAGAAACACAAAATCAAGAAGGTGGTGTAAGTCTAAGGTTCCCAGTTTTAAAACATATTTTTGAAAGTGGTAGAGATATGTAAGAAAAATTCTTATATTTGTAATCATGAAATTAATTTTTATCGATATCGATGGTGTATTAGCGACAGCCCCTTGTTGGGATATGTCACAGGATAACAAATGGAATGCATACCCATTTGATAAAAAGGCTGTAAAAGTTTTAAATAAAATCCTAGAAGAAACTGGGGCTGAAATGGTTTTATCTTCCGATTGGAAATACCACTACAGTTTGGGCCAAATCAAAGAAATATTCATGGAGTTTAATGGTGTTATTAAAGCACCGTTTGATATGACACCCGAATTACCAACACCAAATGGTTCTGATTTGGAGGGTGGAAGAGTTGTTGAAATCAACCTGTGGTTGAAACAAAACAAAGAAAAGTTAGGTGTTACCCATTGGGTGGCGGTGGATGATTTAAAGATGTTCTCTTTAGATAATTTTGTTCATTGTCCAAAAGACATGGAAGGTATTAAACAAACAGGTATTAAAGAAAAAATTATTAAATTCTTATCATAATGGAAATTTGGAAAGATTACTACAAAGTATTGAATGTTATAGATAGTTGTGAGACTATCGAACAACTAAAAGGTGCGGCAAGAATGTTGGGGTTTTGGTTGGATAAACACATGGATTATCAGGTTTATAATAAAACCTTTAAAAGTCGTTTAAAAGTTAAATACAAAGAATTAAGTGGTTGTGATTTTAGTGAATTACCTTATAAAAGTATGTTAAATTATTAATATGAAAAAAATCTTTAGAAAAATTAAATTATTTTTTAAAATGAGATATGCCAGAACCATTATTGGTATATCACAAAGTGCTAACTCATCAAACACAACTTTAAATGAAATACAAAAAACCACATTAAACATTTTTAATACATTGGTTAGAGATGAAGAGGCTGATTTATTATATGCCCCATTGTCTGAAAAACAATTAATACAAAAAGGAAATGTTTTTCTTTCCATAAACAAAGCATCAAATGGTTGTATAATTAATGTGTCTGGTGTTGATAAATCTGCTAAAACAAATTACCATTACGATGTTTGGTTCAATGAATATTACTACAATAGAATTAAAACTAGGTTTACCAAAAGTATTGATAAAAGACGTAGTAATGTAGAAGTTGAATTGGTTAACAGAGATAAAGAATCCCTAGAAAAAATTTTAAAAGATATTAGAAATAATGAAGTCTAAGTATTATTTTAACGGTAATTATTTGGTTAAAGGTGTAAAAATATTCGGCAAAATAGTAGGTAGAGTAATATATAGTAACACAACCGTTTACAATGTAAATCAAAAAGTAACTTTAAATGCAGAAACTTTTTCTGAAGTAAGTGACGAAATGGTTAAGACGTTAAAAAATTTTGGTTATTTTTCTATTTTGGATTTATGATAGTCTTCAGCTTTTAACACACTTGTACCGAAAGATTGTGCGGATTCTAATCCATATACTTGAGCAACAAGATTTGTTACGTCATAGCTTTCTATTTCACCGTCAGAAGCGTCATAAAAAATTAAATCACCCTCAAAATTCATATGTAATGCAATTTTACTTAAATCATATTCAACATCCATATATTCTACAAAATAATCTTGGTGTGATTTTAAAGGGTTTGTTTTAGGTATGAAATAAAACAAACTACTTGTATTGGATTGATATTTATTGTATTGTGTATCTTCTTTTGATGTTGTACACCATCTAGTATTGGAACCGTAACTACATGAAGCCCTATGTGACATAGGTACTATCACCAACCAATAATTATCATCAGTAAGTTTTACGGCCTCCTTTTTCAAGTCAGCTCTAGTAGGTAATTGTTTTACAGCATTCACCATCTCCCATAACATATAAAAGTCATAGTAAGAATTTATGTCTTTCGGATTACTCAATACTTTATTTAGTTCTTCTATTGGGTATCTAAACTTAAAGTAAGGTGAATCCATACCGTAGTTTATGTTAAATTCCGTTGGGTTCGATACAGCTTTCCAAGACACCACTTTATCTATATTTTCTTTATTTAGTTTGTCTTGTAACTTATGAAAATTAACAAAACCTTCTATAATTTTTTCTAAGACCACATCGGTTAATATAAAAGGATGGAACTTACCTGAGTGTTTTTTAATTTGTTTTAAGGCCCACATTAAATATTTTTGATTACCAGACGGATCACTATCCACTAACTTTTGAAACCATTCTGGCATTCTTTCACCTTCTTTGTAAGATTGTGGTATTAATAAATCTTGGAAATCTTTAACGACAAAAGATTTGGCATCTTCTATTCTACCTTCAAATATTAATTGTTCCTTTATTAAACTTTTTAAGTTCATTAATCTTTTTGTACCACCATTTTTTTCTTACCACCCTCAGAAGTATCATAGATAACAAAATTTACTTCAGGGTATAATTTTTTTAGTTCCGTTTCGATAAATTCCTCAACACCTTTAACATTTCTAATGTCATCATCAGAAAACCCTAAAGATATTTTTTTGTACTTACCTTTAACCACATATGTTTTAACACCATCTAAAAGTTTTTTAACAAAATGTTCTATAGCTACTTGTTTTGCATGTTCAGGATTGGCTGCCCCACCAGAAGTTTCCAAACCAAATCTTTGACCGAATTCTTCGGATGATACGGGATAATACTCACCCCTTTCATCTAAATATAAATCAATTAATTGTTCATTATTTAAACCTTTTGTTAGGTTAACTGGTAATTCTTTTTTGATGTTACTAACCATTATTTCTTTTTCTTTTGGTTCTAACACCATGTTAATAAATACTTTAACACCTTCTTTAAGTGCTTTAGGATTATGTCCCCGAGCTGTATTAATAGCGAAAGGGTTGGCATAAATCAAAGCTTCAATAAATTTTTTGTAACTTGGTGCAAAACTTTGGTTGTGTATGGCCTTTTCTGTGTCTCTTATAAATGATTTATAATCTTTAAAATCTCTAAAAGGATCATCATCAAAATTTGTAATCACATATCCTTCATATTTAAAAGGTTCTTTACCCACTTTACTTCTATAGGTGGCGAAATCTTCTGTAGACATACCAACAACATCACCCTTATCACTTTTAAGGAATATTTTTGTTGGCATTCTTAATATATTGTCGTCCCAATCAAAAACGTAAGACCTTAATTTAGCCTCTATCAGATAATTTTTAATACTTTTTAACTGAGATTCTGTTACTAATAATTTTTTCATTTATATTTTTTATATAAATATGTTACTAATCGTTATCGTATGTTGATGCTGGTTTATCATTAAATTTTTCTTCTAGTACATCATTTAAAAATAAATTTGTTATTTCTCTAGCTACTTCCTGATGTTTTACAATATTAACATTTGCCATAATACCTCTAATTGTCATGTAAACGATTGTATAACTTTCATATTTATTGGTTATATCATTTAATGTTAAACTAGGTTTATTTTTTATTTTTTTATATTCGGCCAATATTTCATCATTACTAGTTCTAATAAAACGTAACAAATCCTTATCTTTTAACAATAAGTTAAGTTTTATAACATCATAAAGAGCTTTTGTACTATATTCTTCCATAACCATGCGGGTTTGTTATTATAAATATCTTAAAAAGGTAGTTATTATGGTTATGTTTATATTAAAAATGACTAATCCAAAGGTTCAAAAAAGTGTCTATTTCAATAGACATAGATGGGCTAAACCATTTTTTATAAAAACTATCGTCACCTTTTTTTATAGAAAAAAAATGTTCATGATTAGAATTATTTATTATAGCTAATCTATCATGTGTTACAAGTACTATTTCATACAATTTACCTTCAGTTGCTTCAACTTCACCACTGTATTGCATAACTACAGACTTGTGGCAAACTAAATTATCACCAACTTCAGGTGTGTCATTATCTTTATAATTTTCATTAAGATTTTCTGGAAAAAAATTTATATCAGAAGTGTCTAACAAATCTTTAAAATAAATTAATCTACTATCTTCAACACTATCAATATTTAAATCATTTTTATGTATAGCACCGTAATCTAAGGCTAATTGTTTATCATAACTTGTAACCCATATTCTAAAATAAGCGCCACCATATGTATCGATAAAATCTTCAATCTCATCCACGTAAGCATAAATCCAACTTTCTGTTGTATTTCTAGTACTCCTAATAACAGATAAAGGTGTAACATCCATAGATATTAGTAACTTATAAATTTTTATAATATCTCGTTTGGTAGCCTCGTCGTCAAATATTATATATTTCTTATCTAAGAAGTTTTGATTTTCGTTTATATTTTTATTTCTTAAACCCATGACATACTATAAATATCATGATTTGGCGTAATTACTTTCAATGACTTTATTAAGTCGTACAAGTATTTTGGTTAATTCTTCAACCAAAACTTTACTAGAAAAATCACCCATTAAAGCAAAACGATTTTCAGTTTCAATTTTTTCTTCGATGTGTTTGATTAAATCTCTAATATCTTCCATTTGTACTAATCTCTTAATTCTTCAAGACAAACCATTTCCAAGTCCTGCCAATCATGAAGTAATTCAATAAAAATGTTTGTAACATCAACATCACCACGATAAATTTGACTAATTTCAAAAGATTCCGGTTCTGGTGGTTGTTCTCTATCACCACTCTTATATTCGGAATAATACCCAGTAACAATTAAATCTAAATTCTTGTATGTAACGTAAACAGTTCTTATCATATTTTAAAAATAATAAAAATTAATAAAACTGTGAATATTGATTATTTAATTATACCCAAAAATTGTGTCCAAATCTAACTCTTCGGGGTATTCGATGGTAATTTCCATTTTAAAACTACTTCCATCAAAATTATCGTTCATAAGATAAATTTGATTACTTGGTGTTGATTTTGGGAAATTAATTCTTTTAGTTTCAAATTCTAACAAATACCATAAACCATCACTTCCCATATAGGTATCAATTATTTGAGCAAAATCATCATCAAAATAAACGATTTTATTATTACTTGAACCTATGTCGCCGTTATAATAACCGTTAACAATGACATAATCACCAATTCTAAAAATATCGTCTTTTTTACGATTGGACTCGTTAATTGGTTGAAGCATATCGTCTATATCAAAATTTATAAATTTATGTGTTGGTTGTAATGTTCCGTCATTTAACCATTTAAGAATAGAATTTTCAGACGACATTAAACATTCTTCAATACCTTTTATATCTTCACCACCTTCTAATTTATAACAAACAGTATATCTACCATCTTGAATTCCGATATATAAAATATCACCCATGTCATCACCCATAATATCAGGGTGTTTTATTGCATTCCCATCGGAACCAATTTCATAAAATAAAACCTTATCATCGTGTAAAAATTTTAAATCATCAATCGTCCAATCACGTTTAATGGATTCATCAATGGGTTCAAACATTGTACTGGTTTCATCCGCATCAAAATTAAAATTGTTAAACCATGCCCAACCATCAATAGCATTTGAATAGTTATAGTCATTTGTATCCCAAATACCGTAAGTTAATTTATTTGGTCCATCAGGCCAATAGCCAATGGTTAAAGATTTAACTATATCTGGTATATCATCATTTTCACCAGTAAATGGATTCCATCCAGATGGTGATGTACCATCCCACCAACTAACTTCAGGGTAAACAATTTCAATCAAACGCAAAATTTTGTTCAATTGTTCAATACCGATTTTATCATTTTGAATTGGCTTATCGAATCTTAAATATAGCTTTGGTTGATACATATACAAAATAAATATCAACCAAAATTAAAAAAAGAAAATAACGGATTTGGGCATACAATTATACGGACCTTAGGTAGGCCAACATTTTACGGTTCCATTTTTTTTCCGCATCATAAGCCTCAATTTCCATTGGGTGATTGGCGTAACCATATTTTTTATATAATTTACCATATTGACTTAAGATTGGTTGCAAATGATGGGTCCATTCATGAATTAAAGTTTTTGTTAAATCAGAAACGGTTTTGCAATCAGCGTTAATTTGAATGGAATTATCCACAGGGTCATACCAACCATAAGTTTGTTTGGTTTCTTTGTTTAACCATAAAACTTGTAAAGGTTCGGACTTACGTCTATTAAGACCCAAATTTTGTTCACAGAAAAAAATGGCGTGCTTAAAAACTTTTTTAAAATCTTTTTTAGATAAATCCTTAATTTTGGTTCCAGCTTTAATTTCCATACAACAAAGATATGGAAATTATTTTAATTGGCAAAAATAAATCGTTTTAATATTTTTGGTATAAATACCTGTTCTTTTGGGTTTATCCAAATATCTAAATCCTTGTCATAAACCAAAGACCAAGTATCTGTAATAGGATTGTATAAATTATGATTACTTATAATCCATTCATAACCTTGAATATCTTGATAAATTCGTGGTTCACCTAACGATCTACGTATAAGGTTACACCAACTACCATCACTATATAGTACAGCTCTAATCTTAGAATGTTGTTTATATATTTTTTTGGCATAAGCCAATTTATCTTCTATTGTCATATTATAAACGTTTCAAAATAAAATTCACAATAATTGTTATCAACAAAATTTAAATTTTTTTATATACCGATGAGATATGGTATCAAAAGAAATACAATCTTCAATATTAATATATTTGGTTTCGATATAACCATGTGTTGTATCACTAACAACTTGAAAACTTTTCCCATAAAGATTTAAATAACATTCAAAAGTTTGACCCAACTTATTAGCATACCAATAAGTGTCCTTGGAACTTTTTGTAATAATAACTTTAATTTTTTCCATTAATGTTGATTATTACTTAAACTAATTCCATGTTGAATACCATAAATAAAATCTCTAATCTCACCCTCTGATAAATTTGGCAATATCTTACCCAAAGAAAAACCAATTTCATTGCCAACATCAGATATATCACCATTGTTATATTTGATTTCATTAAATGTTTGACACAATTGCTCAAAAATATCTTTAAATTCAATCGATCTTTCTTCCATGATTTTTAATTTTTTTTGTAAAAACTTGTTCTCGTACAAGTTATAACATAAACGTCACTTTTCTTTCCAAGTAAGAAAGTCATCGTGGACTAATCACGATATGTCTGCCCATTTAAGGACTTGTGCAGTCTAAACTATTTCAGAGGATAATACACCTCACCTGCCGTTGTAGTCAGGACAGGAATCGAACCTGTGAAGCTCCCGCATGGTTTGCGGCTCGGTAACCTCTCCTCCTTATTTTAACACCATATTCCGCCACCTGACTATTAAAAACCTCCCACTTTTACATGGGAGGGTGACGGTTCCATTTCTTTGATACACTAAATGTGATATGCACTATATACCTTTCATCTGGTTATCCGCCATAAAAAACTTCAAAAATAATAATTTTAATCCAATAAACCTATTATCAAAGAAATAATATAAACCACAATAAAATATAAAACAATTGTTAAAGCCAAATTAAAGGTGAAGGTAAATATCCAAACCAAAAATCTAAGAATGGGAAACCATTCATTTGCTGAAATGGGAAATAAACCCATAATTGCATCCACAACCATATCACCAACAAAAATGAATGATAGAATAAAAGAAATAACCATTAATAATTTAACAAATGTTTTCATATATCATAAATTTGATAAAACAAAGATAAGAAAAAGAATTTAAAAAACAAATAAAAAAAAGGGGGCGGGGGGATAAATGGACGTAATCCGGATATTTTTCCCCATCCACACATTTTTAAATTATTCAAATAAATTTAAATTTAATTTTAGATGGCGATAAAACAAATGAATTATCAAATACAAGCCTGCCATCCTCAGACCATATATGATAAATAACATGAGTATGATAAGGATTAACAGATGTGCCAAGAACAATATAAGAACCATCTTCCTCAATACGAATAAAATCAAAAATCTGGCCAACATAATTAGAATACCAATAAGTTTTTTTATGATATCCAACAATTTTAACCTTATTCATATATTAAATTAATTTTAATTTTTTAACGGATCCTTTTGGTCCCAAAAGATTGCCCTGATAAATAAGGCATATTGTGCCATCAGATAAAAAACCTTCCAAGGTTTGAAGGGTGGAATCCCACGTAATCTTTTTTCCATATATGCCATAAATATCATGTGACCACCATTCAACCAAAACCTGACCTATGTCCCTTGAGGTATTAATATCCATGACGGTATAAATAATCCCTTCATCCGACCAAACAAATTTATCCCCAATGTTTAATTTCATATTATATAAACTTTAATGGTTTTAAATAAAAGCCACCTCTTTCAATAATACTAATTTGACCTTTGGATATTAAATCATTTATATTATCATAAGAATTATGCCACCTTGTTTTATATATACTACCACCATCCCAATCACTACCAATCCAACCCCAAAGTATTTGATTATCTTGGGTGGTATCAATATCCAATATTTTATATAGGATTGAGTCTAGATCCCATCTTACAATATCACCTTTTCTTAATTTGGTAAAATTCATTTTTTATATAATTTTTAATTGTGGTACCCACTTACTAATTAAATCTCTCCTATGCTCACAACATTTAACATATGTACCATCAGGATGAAGATAATGGGATAACAAACTATTACGGAATCTTGTATGAAGAAAACCATTCTTTCTTATCTCCACAATAACTTGTTCCTTACCTAGTTCTGTCTTATATAACTTTATATCATCTATAACTTCCCTAAGGATAAGAATATCTCCCACCTTATATTCCATATCATACAAATCTAAATTTAATTCCCTCACCATTCCAATCATGTACACCTTTTGGTTTAATACCAACACACCAAGTTTTTTGGGTACCAATTTTTAATTGATAGAATGTAATCATTGTACCATAGGTTGGTGAACTTTCGTCACCATCCCAATCTTCTTCCGATTTAATAAACTCACCCTCCATGCCCACATCGGCATAATTACCCTTATACCGTTTTGTTATTATAACTTTATCTCCTGATTTAAATTCCATAACACAAATATAATAATTCCCATATAGAGAAACAAATATGGGTGAATTTTTTCCCGGAAATTCCGGAATAGGTTTTTAACTATGTAGGGGGTGGGGTCCTTTTTCTAGACAATTTTTCCCGGAATTTTAGGAACGCTTTTTTGGCTTAAATTTTTCCCGGAAAATTTTGCCACCAGGTCCCGGATATGAATGGGGAACCGAACCCCGCTTTCTACCCCGCAGACCCTCCCAGAGGGGGAGGGGGGATACGGGCACCCCCGCCGGGGGGCTATACAGGGGGTCCCCATAGGCCGGCCATCCAGTACAAATCTTGTTCCAAATTTTTATTCTGTCATCTTGTCATTCTTGAATATGTGAATACCATCCTTTTCTAGCCTAAAAAAACAAATTACAAATACAATTAACCAAATGGTTACCGAGAACCAATCATGTATTGCCAATGTGGTAAGTATAATTAAAGTTACAAGGCTTAAATAAACTCTATACCAATTTTTCTTGGGTCTTTCTTTGCCCAAGAATTCTCTAATTGCCATAATAAAGGCAATCAATCCTAGAATTGGGGCCAATGTTTTTAAGATTATCATAGTTTATATTGTTTTATATGTTTTATTGGTTTAATGGGTTCTTCCTTGTAAGCTTGTATAAGATTGGAATTTTCTATTATTCCCTTTAGACTATCCAAAGGAATTTCTTTGGATTTGGTTGGGTCGGTTAAATTGCTAACCTTGCATATCCATTCATCCCTCATTATTGTTGAAAATTCTTCTCCTGCTTCATCATTGCCAATAAAATAAAATTCAGGTCTATTAACAATATAATCTATTTTAATAATGGTGCCTGTGTTTAAATTAAGAAATCTATCTCCTTCTTTTATTTCCATTCTTATATGGAATAAATGTAAGAAAATTATTTTAATTTATCAAATAAAGATTTAAGATTGTTGTATAAGATATTCCATCTATTAATGCTTTTTGATGATTGTAAGGAATCTAAATCAATCATTATATCATTAATAATATTATCCATGGTGAATAATTCGGTCCATCCGCTAAAATATATAAAATTGGTATCTTTGATGTATATAACGGCATTATCTTGTCTTATCATAATATGATAAGGTAAATTATTATCTTTGAAATATTCTTCAATTATATTTGCTAGGGCAATTCCTTTTGGTTCTGGCATATCATCGATATTAAACCAGTCCATATCGTTTGCCTGTTCCATTATATCTTCTTTTATCAAAGGTATTAATGTATCATATAAATCCTGATATTCATCCAATAGTTCTCTGTTATTGGTTAGACTTATTATGCTTCTTTTTAAAGATTTTATGGCATAATAAAAAGTTTCATCCGTATCTAACATTGAAACATATAATCCTGTTTCATCACCAATGGTAAAGGTACCTCTATCATATTCTGCCACATATGTTCTATTAAATCTTGGGGATTTATTTTGTTGAAAAAATTGATTAAGAAAATAAACTAATTCATTTACATCCATTCTATAAGGATCAACTGCTCGGTCCAATGTTTCCTCCGCCCATTCCCATTCATTTTCCCTTAATATCTTTTTAATTAAATTTTTCATATATCTTATAAATATTCATTGCCAATTAAAAAATTATTAGTACCTTTACATTGTGACAGAGGATGTGAGAGGCAACCAGAACGCCACCTGCCTTTTTTAAAAAAAAGTGACACATTGTCATGTTGTTTTTTTGGCCAATTGAAATAAAAGTCGTACCTTTATACTATGAGAGATGGTGAGAGGCCAACAGCTAAGACCCTGCCTTATAATGAAATTTTTTAAATTGATTGTGTTGGAGTATACACGGCCCCTAAAGAAGATTTGTTAGTGGCAAGATATGATTATAACATCATATCAATATACCACAAAGATAAGGAAAATAATTTAATTGGCAATAAAAAATTTAAATTTTAATTTTTAAAACATCTTCCCACTTAACAGAATTAACATTGTTGTACGTATACCTAGAATCCCCAAATGAAATAAAAGGATTTTTTAAATTAACATATCCTTCGTGAGTTTTACTATATTTAAGAATACATTTAATTCTACTATCATCCGAAACTTCAGTTATCTTCCAACCTTTCTCCCTAAGGACTTTTAATAAAATTTGGGCTTCATCCCAATCTAATTCCCTCTCAAATAAAATAAGACATCTATTATATTCATTAAGGTTTTCAGGAATTAATGACATGGCTTTGGCATATAAACTATCACCACCAATCAAATCTTCTGCCCATTCCCATTCATTTTCCTTCAATATCTTTTTAATTAAACTTTTTGTTTCAATTATACCAGGTACCTCATCTTGGTTTATATAATCGGTTAGTACTTTATACACAATCTCAAAATAATTTTTACTATACCATTCCTGTAACTCCACAACGTATTTAAATTCAGGGGTATGTATAACAGTTACATTATCATAATCATTATGATAGCTTATATCAACAGGTATTTTAAAAGCCTCATCCCATTCAGGTGTCGCCATACCAGTGTAACCTTCAGTACCATCCCAATAAACCACACCATTAAATTTATCCTTATATATTCTCCAACCCTTATATTCTTTAACTTTGGCTATTGTATCTTCAATAATTTCCGATCTATGTTTACGATCTCTAATTGGTTCCAATTCCAAATTAACCCAACTAAAATCATCTGGATTAAAATCATTTTCCTTCAATATCTTTTTAATTAGATTTTTCATATCAATAATAAATATTCAGATAATAAAATAAAATTTAATATTAAGAATACATACAATCTGTACAGATGAGCACAACAAAACACCCATCTCTAGGTGTATCAAAAAAAACTTTAAAACCTTATAATTTATCGATTTTTTTTAAACCATCATAAAGAAGTCCCTCAGAACTGTTATCTAATCTCTACCAGGAGAAATAATTTAAATAAACCTTAATCATAAGTGATTTATTGTTTATATATGTCTTAATAGTTTTGGGACGGGATAAATCCTATTAACCTCTTGTCCTACATTTTTTTCGGGATAGGTAATAAAACATGTAGAAAAACCTAACGTATATAATATAAATATCTTGATAGTTAGAAAAATTCTTATTATCTTTAATATATGGAAACAATAAATGAACCTTATTACCTTTACAAATATGTTGTTAAAGGTGTTGAATATTGGACGCCAAGTCTAATATACGCTACATCCCGATCAGAGAAGGGTGTAATACAAGTACAAGTAGGATGACAAAATGTCGGTGTACTGTAAAACCCAATTACGGTACACTGGCTTTTCTCAACATGTCATATTGTCACATGACAAAATGGGGAGGACTAGCCTGAAAATTTGTCAGGAAATTCGCGGAGGGGTCAGTTCCCTTTTGGTTTGGCAAACTTTTTCAATGGATTTCTTATAGTACTTACCGTGGCATAAAAAACATTTCGTGTCATAAATTACCCTTATTTACCACTTTTTACCACATACCCCCACCAAGATCGAGATTTTTACTCCATTTGGCAAATAGCGTTGCCTATTGACCGGATCGAGGGTATCCACACATGAATATAATTATGGTACTAATAAGTGTTAGTTTTCAGTACATCAGTCCGAGTAGACTTCAGGTCTAACGATACATCTATAACATAAAAAAACCCCGAGGATTACTCAGGGTCTAATAACTTTAAATCTTCTATGTCTTTTTGTCGATTCATTTGTTTCTTATATTGTCTTACCATACTAATGGAGGCAAATGGATAACCATCATACCATTCTACATTATTAAATAATTCTTCTATATCCATATCAGGCCATGTATAACATAATTCTATATTACCGATTCTTATTGGTTCCTTATTACCGAACATTTCCTTATATACATTTTCTCTTACCACAACATCAAGGTCTGAAGGTTCAAGTAATCCTTTAATTGCCATGGGGCCTGAACCAAATATGATATAATCTTCTTTGGGTATATTTAAAGAATCAAGTTCCATTAGAAAACTTTTAATAACTTCTTCCTTTAATATTTTCCTGATTAGGTTTCTCATATAAGAATAAATATCTATTATTAATACTTTATTCTATATACGGTTTCGTGATTCCTTCTTTTTACTATTTTTAGATATTCTTTATCCCAGTCATAAGGAATATTATCAAATTCATCGAAACTTATTGTTGTTCGATTTGGGTCATTCCAGAAATTCTTTCCCCTTCTACAAACTTCATTACCATACTGCATAAATTCTTCATGATTGGTTATGATTTTTATTTCATCATCCCATAAGGTTTTTAGATGTTTACGGATTTTCATTCTTCATAAAATGTTTTACCACAGTTACATTCAACGCCAACATATTTTCCTTGTAAGGTGATTGGGAAATCATTATCATATGTAACTGTTGCCTGTGGGCCACATTTAAAATTTAAGTGTAACCAATTATTTATGATATGTATGTTTCTTTCTCTTAGTGCCTTTTTTACTTCACTGTTCTTAAAGTATTTCATTCCTTAATCCATTTACCATTATCATCCATGCCAATATATCCCAATTTAACCATAAGAAAGGTTTTAAATGACCATTCAAACTCTTGTGATTTTTCTTTAACATAGGCATCAACCATTTCTTCTGTTATGTGTTCTAATAAAATCCCATCTAATATATACCGATTTCTCTAGTCTATCGTTTATAGGTACATCTGCCATTTCTTCTACATTGTATAAGAATATGCCAGGGTAACCCAATTTTTCACAACTCTTTTTTACCTCATCCATAAAATACCATATACCACCAAGTGATTGTGGATATCTACTTGTTTGGGTTGAGTATTTGACAAACTCCCCTTCGTATAATTGTTTGGGGTTTGTTGGATATTCTACATTTATTACCTTCATAATTTACTTATCTTTATCAAACCATTCTTCAAATGTGTCATATTTAAATTCATCCATATATTATTTCTTTGTATCCCCAGATAAAATAATTGATGAAGCACAACATTCATATAACTTTGAAATATTTTCTTTTAAACCACCTCTTAGATTATCGAATATTCCTGTATTTTCCCACTTCTTATATAATTCTTCTTTTTGTTGGGATAAATCTTTTTTATGATTTTCTTTTTTCATATCTTATGTAGTTTTAAATGTCTTAATGGTTCTATAGATTCTGTGATATATTTACTAACATTAACTTCATTTATCATACGTTGTTTTTCACAATGGTCAAACTTTAATAGGTAAATTTGTGTATCTTGTATTTTCTCAGAACTTATAACCATAAATCTCTTATTATGCAAATCACTATCTATTTCAGGATGGTTATTTGTTATATATGTTTTGCCGACTTTTAATTCCATATTATTGTAAATCTAATGATTTATGTGGATAGTGTAAATATATACCCGGACTACGTCCCTAGAAATAAAAAAACCCGAGGATTATCTCAGGGTTTTACATAATTCATTATAAAACCCAAAACAAGGTTCATCAAACTTTAATTCTTTATTCATATTATTTAGGTTTAACTATTTCAATTAATTTTTTAAGACAAGCAAGTTCTGCTTCTTCATAAGTATTGAATGTACCACTATAAGAACCTCCAGCCCCAAAAAAGTTATCAAATATTTCTTTTTCAGTATATAAATCTCTTATATGGAAGCTATATTCTATACATCCTCCAAAATCTCCAGAGTAAACTTCTCCAGATATACTTTTTTCATCTCTAAACCATCTAAATGTTTGTGAGAATGTTGGTGCTTTTGTATAAATAAATCTCCCTTTTAAGTTTATACTATCGTTTAAATATAAACCATTATCTTTATTATATTGGTCATCATAAAATCCAAAACATTCATCATTAAACCCTAATTCTTTTAGGGCTAATGCTTCTTCGTATGGGATAAATTCGTTTGTCATTATTTCTATTTCTTAATGTTACAAAGATATAAAATTATTTTAAACTTTCTACATTTTATCTTTTAATTTTGTTATTGATTGATGCCAAGGTTATGAAAATAAATAATAATAATATTACTGTCATGGTTTAAATTATTTAAGGTTTGGTAAAACTTTTTCTATTGTGTATATGTTTTCTTGGTCCTTCTTGGATTTTTTCTTTTTCTTCTTTAATTCATTAAGGGCATCCAAAAGTTCTTGTTTTTCTTTGCTAACTTTTGGTTCCACCTTTGGAATAAATTGGTGTATGGGTTTGTCTTTGTAGACAATTTTTTCCACAATCTTATCCTTGTATATAATTTTATCCTTATATACTATTTTCTCCACAGGTTTTTCCTTATAAATTATTTTGGGTTTTTCTTTGGTTAAAGAATAAACCATTGTGCTTAAAACAATGTTTAATATAACGGATGATATGATTATTGTTATTATCATACCACAAATATAAGAATTTTATTTTATTTGGCAATTAACTATTCTGGGAAAAAATCTCCAATATCTTCTGACCCACCATGTAACAATTTCCAATGGCCGTTTGAAATTATGACCGGAATCCAATTAAGTTCTGTTTTAGATTCATCATCATCATACCATGTTTCACCACCGTCTATGCTTCTGAGATAATAAACATCGCAACCATCATGGAAAATTTCATGGTTCCCAAATATTGTATGTTTTGTCATTACCCTAGCTTTTTTGGGGTTGCATTTGATTGATTCTATCATAATCAATATGTTTTCCTTATTAACCCTAAAAACATCACCAATTGAAATTGGGTATTTTTCTTTTGTTTCTTCTTTTATTGTAACTTGATTGTTGTTGGATAAGCATTTGTGGCAATTAAAAGGATCATTTCCTGCTTCAGATAATTTCCAAGACCATCCGCAATTGTTGCAGGTTATGGTTTTATCTTTTTTAAGTTCTTCTTTTATGATTTTTTTGATGAGATTTCTCATATCTTATAAATATTCTTATAAGATAAAAAGCTTTGGTTTTTATTTTGGGGTATAATATCGTTCATAATTTTTATCGAATATCTCATCCAATTTTTTCTTTGTTTCTTCATCTTTTGGGATTAAATCATAAATGTCATTATACATTTTATAGCCAAATTTTAAATCCCTTAAATAACTTTCACAATAATGACCGTCTTGTGATTGTTTGCACATTAATGGGCTACAACAACCTTCTTCACCACAGCCCGTGCAAATGGGGCAGTATACATCATAACCATCTTCATAAATCTTTGCCTCATCAAAAAAATGGCCCAAATATATTTTATTATTGTTCCAATCTGCCTCGCAATAATAAACCTGTCCAACCTCATTGATGGATGTGATGGTAACATATTCAATTCCATATTGTTCTCTTTCAAATTGGTTGGCTTCCAATTTATCCCCAACATTAAATTTTGGTTTCATTTTATCCCTTTATTGTTAATTCTTCAAATAATAAAGCAAACCATAAGTTTTGTAATTGATGTACATACTTAATATCAAATGAAATTGGGTATTTTACGCCATCATCTCTATCATCAGGACTGTCAGTAAACTCTTGATAAAATGCCCAGTTATCAGCCCAATCCCTATATTTAAAACAATATTTATAATCATTAATACCCCTACTCCAATATTCTCCATCTCTATAGAACCCGAACTTTTCAAACCATTTTTCAGTTACAGGTATAGGTTCATATACACCTCCATTAGGTATGTTTATCAAATCAGTTACATCAACACGTATTGTTTCAAAATCTTCATGGTTTAGCATTAAATTTACTAAATTTCCTATTCTTAATTCTGATGCTTTCATAACTTATTTTTAATTAATGATTTAAACCATTCAATACCCTTAATAAAACCATCTTCATATGTTTTTTGATACGGACTTCCACTTAAGTATTCACCAACACTTTCTATTTCTGCCTGTATTTTTATATCCCTATCTGTGATAGAGTTAATTTTTTCCTCAACCCATTCAGCACCCATTATAAAGTTTTCTGAACCTTTTTTATAATCTTCTTTTTCACAAGTTCTATAACCAGAATAAAACCCTTGGTGGAATATGTTTTCTTCTTCAGTTGTTGAGGTTAAATGAACAACATTGTCTATTAGTTTTAACTCTTTTTCTGATAGAGTTTGTATTTCATCATCTGACTTTTTCATTTTAATATAAATTCAACTAATAAAACAATATAAATTATACCTATAATACCAAAAATTAAACCAACAATAGTGTCTTCACTTAGTTTTTTCATTACAATCCATTAAACCATTCATGATATTTTATCCTTGCCAATCTATCCTCACCACTATGTGTTTTACCCTCAGAATGAAACGTATCTAAGACTTTTTTACCAAATTCATACATTTCTTTTTTCATATTTTCTTGACATTGAGTATAACCTAACACATAACCTTTGAACCTTTCCATATCTTTTGAAGGGTCGACAGAACTAGTAGAAGCTCTATGTCTCTCTATTTCTGATTTAGCTAGTTGATTTATTTGTTCTTTCGATTTCATGTTATTTTTTTAAGTTATTTTTAATCCAATTATCTGTATTACCATAATCGCTTGGTTGAACTGTTCCATTCCCTAATTCAACACCCCATTCAATAGATTTTTTCATTAACTCAATAACCTCACTTTCAGTGTATTTTTTATCTTCTTGACATTTAGTGTAACCATCAACAAAGCCGTTTAACGTACCATCTATGTAACCTTCAGTATATTGTCCTCCACCACTACCATTATTTCTATAAAACTTAGTAGCTATTTTCCTTATTTCTTCTTGTGATTTCATTTTAATCTGTCATATAGTTTAGATTATATTTATTAGCAATTCTACTATAATGGTATTTTACAAAGTCATCCATTGAACTTTCTGGAAACCCTTCAAACCATTCTCTTCTTATATTATGTAAAATATCAAAATCCCATTTGATTTCATAAAACTTATTTTGGTTAAAGTATAACAAGTCTGAATATTCTGCCACATCAATATTAGAATGTAAGTCGTTATCCTCACCCAACTTTTTGATTGTTTCACACTCAATTATTGTATTGTTTTTTTCATTTCTTAAATAATGTACCATGATATTATTCTTTCCTTTTTGGTGGGTTATAATTTTCCTTTAACCATTTCATAGTTTCGTAAACACCATTTATATCTTGTTCAGATAATTCCCTTACAATTCTATCCCAACCATCTTCACCAATATAATCATCGTGAATTATCTTAGCCGATTTCCCATCAAACCAACCATCAGTATCACTTTCATAAATGATTTCAAATTCAACTTCTCTACCATCAACCCAATATGTTGATAGGAATGGATTGGATAGACTTTCTCGATGAACAGATATTTCTTTAACCCTCTGTTTCAACATTCCTTGTGGTCCGAAATAATGCGGATCTCTATCCCAATATAATACAAACCACCCAGTGTCTTTTAAGTTTAATGTACCTTTCATTATACAAATATAAGGAAAAATTATTTTAAATCATAATATTCTCTAACTTCATCTAGTTGTGATGGGTCAACAATAAAACTTTCCCAATCATCTTTTGCAACTTCAACATCCCTTACATCAATATAAAAGGTTTTAGGTGTAAATGGAAATGATTTAACATAACCCCGTTTATCTATCATTTTGGTTCTATCTCCATTTAACCAATCTTCTTCATTTAACCAAGCCATTCCACTCCATGTTATACCTCTTTGGTCTCTTTTAACAATAGCATCAATATAATAAGGTCTTCCGTCTTTACCGTCTTTGAATAAAGCCGAACATCTCTTATTTTGATACCAAGATCGCCCATCACCTAAATCTCTCACATCACCCCACTCTTCATCTTTACCAGTGATAGGTTGTAATGGTTCATAATTAGCCAATTTACGAAATAAGTCGGTGACAATGGGTGCTGACATCCCTGAATGTCCTTGTTTGGAAAATACTTCTATTAATTCCATGACTGCTTTACCTGTCATACCATCATAAAAGTCACCTTCACCAGAAAATAAACCAGCCATCTCTAATTCTAATTTTGCGTGTTCTATTAGTCCCATATTATTTATTTTTTCCTGTCATATAATTTACTTCCACCTCTTTGTTACCTTCTAAAGCGTTTTTAGCGTATTGTAAGGCAGACCTAACTTGTCTATCATGTGATGTTTCTAACTTGTTACAATTATGTATGTTTGAAGTAATTCTAAGTGCTTCAACTATCCTTTCAAGTTGAAATTTATAAATCGTTATCTCTTCCATGTTATTTATAGTTCAGTTTTATTTAGGAATTCTTTAATTTCTTTTAATTTCAATATCGTCTTATTTGCCTCCATCAACTTTTGTGATGTTTCTTTGTATAAATCATTTAATTGGTTTATTGCACAAGTTTCACATTGTCTTGCATACTTATCACCCATGAATTCTTCTTCACAGTTTACACACTTACTCAAATAGAAACCTGGAGCGTAAGCAAGTATGGGATATTTTATTTTATTTTCCATATTATTTGTTTTTCATATCTTCTATTCCTGCGGCAATAATACCCGATATAAGTATCCAACCAAAAGATATGAATACCAACATGGCTCTAGTACCTTGTTCCCAACATGAGGGGTTTAATTTCCATGAAATAAATGAAAAGGCCAAGTACATCAGTAAAACTCCTATTAATGATAATTGTATAAATGTTTTCATGTTTTATCTTATATTATTTGATCTTATATTATTTGATGTTATCCACTTAGCTGTGGGTGAATAAGGATTTTGTAAATCTATATCTATCCCCGTTGTGGTCCCAAAATTTGATTTAGGTTGTCCATATTTTTTAGGATTGGGTACCATTTTATTTCCCATTATACAACCGCACATACCACTGCCACCATTTTTAGGGTTACATCCACAAATTTCAGCATACATAACCTCATCAGGTTCATTACTTATGATAGGTACTACTGTAGATGGCTTATCTTGTTCATACAAATCAATAAGTCTAAAGACTTCTGATTTAAATTGTGATATTGTTTCAACCCTATCGAATTCAATTTCAATTAATTGTTTTAATGTTTCTTTTGTCATAATTTAAATTTAATATAAATCTTCACTAAATAAACCTATCATTGGATTATGTAATTCATTTTCATTCACTTGTTCATTTTCTACTGCAATACTCATAGCTTCTATTCTATCGACAAACCTATTTTTGGATGTCATAAAACCCTGTTCGGTTTCACCCACACTATCGGGACCAAATTGTACTGTCCTCAGTTGAGAAAGTGTTGACACGATATCAATACAATTACCATGTCTGTGACCGCAAACAACAATTCCTTTATCAATGTTTTTAGGTAATAGTCTTTGTGTAGGTAAATCTTTATACCATATGGCAGCACATGTAATATATTCTTCTGATTTTATTTTTTTCATACTAGGTACCATTTTGGTGTTTGACCATGTTGCCATTTGGCAAATCTTACTTTATATTTTTTATAATAATTTCTATAACCTTCTATTGGGTCTGACATTTTACAATCGTCAGGCATTGCCTGTGAAAACTGTGTCAAACCAATATCAGGTATTTCTGGCATGTTGTCACGGTACCAAAAATTAATATCCTCACCAGCATGTTTCCTACCGTATCTTTTGGTGTATTCTTTACACATCTCATGAGTTAATTCCGTCAACCATTTATAATTACTTGATGATGTATTAACCCATTTTGTACATGGATGGTTAACAAAACCAATTCCATATGGAAAAGGTTTATCATCTTTTTGCCTTGGAAACCCTTGAAAATTTTTATATATAAAATCTTCTGTAATTTCTTTTTTATTTTTTATACCTCGTCGGATATAAGATATTGTACCTAATATTTGATTGTGTTCTGTAATCATTTTTACCAAATGTTTGTCACAGTGATATTCAGCACATTTTTTAACGTCCTTATCCAAAACAAATATATTCATATTTTAATGATATGAAAAATAATTAAATATAAAAAGTAAAAATTAAGGTTTTTTGGTTTCAACCTTTCCATATGCAGGACATGGTTGATAGTAATAATTTTTACAAGAACTTGCCAATAGACAAATTAATAAAGACAAAATTGTTATTTTTTTCATGTTTTATTTTGTTTTATCAATCACAACATAAATTGTGTCAATTACTTTACCAGTTGTTTTACAGTTACAACCTGATTTACTTTCAGGGGACGTGCTATTACCAAATGCCGTAGCGATAGGATTTCTATCTAAAACTTCCATTTTGGTCACAAAATGACTTGTCTCACCACGATTTCTGAACCAATTATACCCAGCTGTTTCATGATAAACAATTTTAACCTTCCAACCGTAATTAGCAGCACTATCCAATGATTTTACCAAATTTTCATCTTGATTGTCATTATCAATAGAAAAATCAAATGGTGTTGAAGAGTTCATCCCAGTTTGGGTCATGTTCAAATGACCTTCCCATGATTTCCATATTATACCACTTTTGGAGAATTGTGTAACCAAACCAATTCTTTCACCGTTAGAATAATTTTCTGAACAAGATGTTATTAACAACATTGATGCTAAGGCCGAAGCCCAAATTTTTATTTTTTTCATATTTTAATTATAGTTTAATGTACCTTTCATTATACAAATATAATATTTATAAAATATAAAATCAATTTATATTTAATAACATGAGAGACTTAATTAAGAAGATATTAATTGAGGAAATGGTTTCTAAAATAGATGAGTGGGAATCTAATGTCTATTCACCGGAAGAAGGTGTGTTTACTACATTAATATCTAAAGATGATAATAATGGGGATAAATTATACTTATTCGTTGGTTTTGAAAAAATAAATAACGATATCAGTAAATATTCATATTGTTTTATGGTTGTTGATACTAACAATAAACCTATAACAGGTTTTATGTTAAAAAGAGATGAGGTTAGTAGATATATACCTAATAGTATTAAAAATAAAAGAATGGTTATATCTATAATTTTGGGGTTAACTAGAAGACTATTAACAAATATTAAGCCTAACAAAGTTATTAGAACGACCCATGAAGTTTTAGATAATAACTCTTTAGTTAGATATGATGAAATTACAAAAATATTTATAAATGAATTTATGTATAAACTAACAAAAAAAGGTAAAAATACCGATGGTACTGATTTTTGGGTAATGGAATTGGTTGATAATATCCAAGAAAATGAAACAACGGAAACTGAGTACTTAGACATCCCACCTATCGAGGAAATTAATAAAAAATGGGAAGAAAGATTATTATCAATATTACCAAAACTTAAATGACATGTTAAAAAATAAAGATAACACCAAAGATAAAGAAAATGTAGATATTTGAACATACCGTCAAAAGAGGAACGAGAAAAAAGTTGGTCAGATAAACTAAAAAGTATATTACCTATGGTAAAACAAGATATTATAAATTACCACAAAAATAATAATAAATAATTACTTTAATTTAACACACCCACAAGAATCATCTGTTAACTCACATTCGTAATCAACCCAACGAACACATTCCGTCCACTCTCTCCTATACCTACCTGTGTGACCATTATCTGTAGTCTTCCATTCAGCACACTCTCTACAAATTGACTTATATGTGTATTCTTTACAATAATGTGATGTATAATACATGTTACCATATAGAACCAATATTATTAATAACATTGGTCCCCATATCCAAAATAAATCAAACCATTCTTTTAAATGTTTTTTCATATATTTATATCCATTTCCGATAATCCTCTAATCACATGAGGTAATTTTTATTTTTTTAATATTTTTTTCACAAAAATTTATTTTTTCAACTTTCACCAAAAATCTAGGATTGTGGTGGTTTATCTGCTTAATTCCATCTATCATATAATATTCACCTTTTATGTGGACCCAAGGATCCGAACCATGGTCACTAAACCCTACAATGGTACCACATTCTTCTTGTGTGCAGTAAAATAAGCCACCGTTCTTTTTCTTAACTCTGTCACCTATTTCGAATTTCATAATTTTAACTTAAATCAAATTTTGTACCCAATTTATTTTCTATTTCTGATAATGAGTACTTGTTAAAAGCTAACATTAGTAATTCTAATTTAAATTCATCTTCTAAGGTTTTTACCTCAACATTACGTTGTCCCAAATAATTTTTTTCCAAATCTTTGGCCAATATTTTTAACTCATCCTCAGATGCGTAGTCATTTACGTAATTCCTGATATCATCAAAATAGATTTCCACATCAACATCTTGTGATACATACATTGTCCTACCTCTTTTTCTCATTTTTATTTTGTTTTAACTTATCATCCTGTTCTTGAATTATTTCAGTCAACATTTTATCCACCCAAGTTAAATTATCATCTGAGATACCGTATTCTTTTTTTAATTCAGTTAGTAATTCTTGTTTAGATTTTTCAGCTTTATCTTTAGACCAACCTATATTTTTTTCGTTATTTTCCATTTTTTATATATAATATAATAAATTTATTCCCAAAAAACATCGTTGTCGATAATTTCATCAACAATTTTATTAACACCTCTAATCATTTTTTCGGTATGTATAAACCATTCCCTATAACCATCAAAATCAAATGAATGACATTGTTTATTATCATCCCTTATGTAAAACCTTTTTTTCGTTACATCTAATATCTTATAGTGTTTACCAACTTTGGTCACAGCTTTACCTTGTAGTTTACCGTTTTTCATTATAACAGGTTTGATACAATAAAGATAACCACCAACTTTATATGATTTAGTTTCCATAAAACAAATATACAAAAAATCCCTCACACTGGAGGGATTTTGATAAAAAAAATTTTAATTATCTATACCCATATTTGTCTGACAGTATCAAGTTTAATGTCGGTATAATCTGAAAATAATTTAACATCATCGGCATAAGTAACTTTACCATTAGGCCTCAAATGTATATAACCAGTTCCATTTGAAGAGTATTCAACTAAATCATCAAAATTATAATCACGCACAATATTGTCACCAACATCCCAACCAATTTCTTTTAAAAACTTTAATAAATCCATAACATCACTAGCAAGCATAGGTTGTGAAAAACGTAATATATATCTTTCATGATTATAACTTGGTATTTTTGAAAATCTATTAGCATCATCATCAATTATATCACCAACCCAATCAAATTCATTCGTCTCAATTAAAGGACCAAACATATCACTAGTTTCATCCGCATCAAAGTCGTGACTTCTAACCCATTCTCTTCCATTTAAATGTTTATACATATGATGTTCCTCATCTGATATAGACGGGTCATCTATATCACCGGATGTGTAAGTTATATTCTTCGGATTTGATTTAAAAAAACCAATTGTTATATACCAAATACCCTCTGAAGGATCTTCCCATATCTGATCCAAATAAGGTAAATTAGTTGGTATACCTCCTGACCGCCAAGTGACATCGTCGTAATTTCTTTGAATTACTTTCATTACTTCAAGTAACTCCCATTCATTTCTCAATGGTGGGTCAAACCTCAAATTTAAAATAGGTTGATAAGTTCCTTCATTCAAGGAACCAAAAACATCATCCATATCTAAATCATCATCGTCTAAAATAATATCGTAATAACTAACTATTTTATATTTAGGATTCCATAATCTATAGTCTTCAGCGTAACTTGGATCCTCTTCTGGTCTCCATATACCATCTTGGTAAAATGTCCAACCTATGGTTGCTCTTTGTGCATGTGGTGGCCTACCATTATAATACGGGTATCTTCCGATATATATCCAACCCAAATCAGGTGGCATACTTCTAACATCATCACCACCACTTTGCCAATATATACCTTTTGAGTATAGATATAATTGTAATTCTTGGAACTGTTCTTCTGTGATGTCTGACACAGGCATCACAACCCAATTCCATTCTTGTAATAATCTTTCTATATTACCGACTATATGTGACGATTCATTTTCATTTAAGGAACCAAAAACGTCATCAATATCTAAATCAACACCCATAGTTTGGCATAAGAAATCCATATTTTTAATAACATAAAAACCACTCTCTAAATGTGATAAAAAAACGTGCCAAGGTTCACTATTATAGTAAATTTCTTCATCGTCTTCCCACTGTAAATCAATATACTTTTCATCAGAATCTATAATAGTATAAACAATACCTTCATTATTATATTCTTCAGGATTGTAGAACTGTAAACCAATACCACCACTTTGAAAGATAAAATCTAAAATTTCTTTTTCCATTTACAATAAATATCTTGTCTATGTTAAAAATTGTTTATATATTTGTACAAGTTATTTGACATAAAAACACAACAATAAAAAAAAAACAAAGATTTTGTTGACGGTATGAAATAAATTACATATCTTTGTTGTGTTAAGTTAAACAACCTGATAACGGTAAGGGGAAAATAAAAAAAATAATTTTTAAAAACCTCTTGATAGTTTAAAAAAGAATGTTTAACTTTGAAGAAGTGAATGAGTGGAAAGTAAAGGTCCTAAATCTCCCGAGTAAAGAGTAACACGACCATCCGACATGACACCACTCATAAATAAAAACTGTAACACCATAAAAACTGTAAATGTTTACCACAGAGGAAGCTAAGTCCTGAACCATCGTGAAACCGATAATTGACTGACACAGGCTGAAACCTCTCTAAAAACAGGGAAAGTAAAAGCAATCGTGGTGTTCAAAGATGTTGTTCTTTTTTTAACGGGTCATAGTATTTTTATTAAACTTCACAATAGTTAAAATAAAAAAATTGGAGAACTTTCACACTCTCACAAGGTTTAATCAGTGGACTGATCATCCACACGGGAATCAACGATCACGGCACCTTAACCCAAAAGCCACCGATTCCCTTAACACGTGTTATAAACACAAACAAGACCGATCTCGATTATAACATCGATAAAACCCTCTTGTCACACCTACCTTACGGTGTCAACAAAGGTTCCCTTTCATGTGAATAAATCTATCGGCAAACAAAACCCCCACATCTATGTAATATTAGATTGGGGGTTTTTAGTTTTTAAAAGATTTGTTTAAGGTATGTTAAAAAATTCTCTACCGTTTATAGGTGTTGAACCGTCTTCTGATAACTGTTTAATAAATCCCTCTTCATCTTTATCGAAATATTCAACATCACCAAACAAGGCAACAAGTTTATTATTATATTGTATACGTGTACTAGGATGTATTTCTAGATGATCCATACCACTACGTGACGCAGAACTTTCAATTCTAATGTCTTGTTCTAATAAAATTGGGATTACATATTTTTTAAATTGTTCTGAAGATATTTTTGGATAAAAATAAAACAATATATAATTTCCATTTCTTGGTAATGTTTCCCACATGTTGGATTTTTCAATGATATCACCCACCCAATCAAAATCACCCTCTTCAGATTCCGACATATTTTCAAAAAAATATTCATCATCAATATCATCTAATAAATGGAACCATGTTTTATAAGAATGCCCCATTACTGGTTTTATTGTAAACATTCGATTTATACCAGTATCGTCTTTTATAACTAAAACCTCTAATCTATTATCAAAATATGTTACATCAATTACTCTATATGTTTTATTTACTGTTAAATAAGGTTCAAAAGCAGGTGTAACAGTGTGGCATAACAAATTATCACCAACTTGTGGTTCCCTTTCGTATTCTTCTTTTAAAATAGATTTAATAAGATTTCTCACATAATATAAATATCACAGAATTGTGAAGATTTAATTATTTGAAAGTCCTTTCCAACATCACAACCAGACTTGCGTCAACCCATTTTTCATCAGCACCATCCTTAATTTTAAACTTGGTTATAACGGGTAACTTAATTGTCTCCAACCTACCAAATTCCATGTCCATAATTTCAACTACCTTGTTGTTAAAATTACCTCTTAAATTAATTTCCATATTTGTTAATGTATTTTTCTTTTATAATATATTCAGCCATCAATTTCATAAAATCTATATCTGCCTCATGTTCATCTTCAGGTACCACCTTTTCTTTATGGTTACCTTCAATGAAATATAAACCATCAACTTTTTGTTCTTTGGTTAAATGTATATAAAGTCTAATAGAGTTATAATAACCTTCTATCCATCTGTCTTGGGGCTTTATCCAATTAATCATTTTCTATTTTGATAACAATTTGATTTAACATTTTATCTTCACCTTCAGGATCCCATTTGGATTCCAAATCTGTGCCAAATAGTCCTGCAAATCCATCCCAAAATTCTGCTTTTCTTTCACCCTTTAACATTTTTAAAATTTCATAAGGTGACATACCATTTTCTCTATGAATAAGTTTTAATAATACCTTACCTTCACTTATGGTTAAATCTTTTATTGTCTTACCATAATTACTTTTTAAATAAACTTCCATCTCATGAAGTTCTTTTTTACGTATAATTGGATTTGTAGAATTTAGGTTTTCTTTTCTGTTATTAAGTTCTCGGGATAGCACCTTGACCAAAGGTAAAACTTTTCTAACTTTTTTTTCTAAACGACTACGTTCCCAAGAAACAAATACACCCCAATTACCCTTTTCCTTTATTATAAAAGGTTTTAATTTAACATAGGGTAAGGTATCACCATTAATTATAACGGCTGTTACCCTTGTTTGACAAACACCAATAAAGGTTATTACTGATAATATAAGGGTTAATATAAATTTCATTTTGTGACTTATAACGCATACTCAAAAAAATCTAAATTCTCAATTTCTTTAAAATCTTCTTCTCCAATAAACGTTAATTTTTCAAGTATTGGACTTTCTAGTTTAATTCTAGTGAATTTACCCGCATTTGGTTCACAAGTTAAAAAAACAGATTTATCATTCAAACCTAGAACCCTATAAAACTTATTGGGTTTCATACATAAAAATTTTCTATCGAATAAGTTTTTTGATATCCAAGTTTGTCCGTCTGTGATAAAAACATAATCACCTTTTCTAATCTTCTCCATGATATAATACTTCGTGTAATAATCCTTTTTGACATTTAACTGTAACAAATTTTAAATCATAAATTACATCGCCTATCCATTTCTTTTTTAAATAATAAGGACCTTTAACTATAATAACAGTTTGTGGTGGTTCATCATTAGGAAATCCTGTACCGGCCAAAAAGTGATTATAACCATCATCTAAACAATAAGCCCAAGAATTATCTATTGGTTTGTATAACTCACCAACTTTGGTCTTAAAAATTATAGGTAATATATTCTTTTTTAATTCCATTTTATGATTTTATACTTACTTTCCACAATTTCACGTACCTTTTTAAATTCTTTGACACGATTAAGTCTAAGATTATATCCCTTAGCTATAGGTCCCATTAATATTAAGGCAGTACTAACCTTTGATTTTCCAATAACTTCTTTCATAAATTTAAATAATATTTGATTTAAACCCACAATGTGGACAAGTTAACATTTTATCTTTACTTGGTTTATACTCACTTAATGACCATAATTCTTTACAATCACCACAAAAAAAATGATACATATGTTCTATGTTAAAACCATGTTTTTTCTCTTTTAATTTTTCAACAATTAATTCATTAATCCTGTAAAACTTACTTTCATACCATTCTTCAAATGTCAAAGCAGAATCTGGGTTTTTTGTTTTAAATTCTTTGTATTGTGCCTCTAACGTCATAATTAATAAAATATAACACCTGTTTTATCTTTTCTCATTATTTTTAATTCGGTTAAACCTTCACTAAAATAAACTGCAACTTGTCTCTTATGCATTGGTGCCTCATAAATCACACCACCATCCTCCAACTTCACACCAGTATCTTGTAATACCCTAACACCTGTAACATCAAATTCATTTACAGAAGGTATTAGAATATCATAAACCCTTGTTGATTGTGAAGATATAACAAAAGAACATTCGTTAAAATAAAAATAATTTTGTATCTTGTGTATTGTTGTATCGGTAGGAGTTACTATTTTAATATTACTATATTTTAGTACAACATAACTATTTTGACCAAACAAACTTATTCCAAATAAGAAATTAAAAATTGTTATTAATAAGTTTGTTTTAAATTTACGATTGTTTATCATTTTTGATTTTTTTCATTAAACTATTTAACAAATTTAACTGAAAATTTTCATCATTCCTAATATGTGGTAAAATATTTTTTATATGTTCTAAATTTGACATCATGTTATCACCAGTTTTATCTTCAGGTTTAACATTATCTTCACAATCAGAACAATACTTATCACCTAAATCTACCTCACCGTTTAAACACCTCCATTCTTGTTCTGTAAACTCACCGCCTGTTTTTAGTATCCTCCCACAAGAAGAACATACTAATGCCATATTACCGTTATTGAATTTGAATTTTGTTGACATGATAATTATTTTTCCATTACAACCATTATCTCATCGTTTGGTGATGAATTGCTATAAGTGTCTTGGTTTTGATTAACCATAGCCACAACACGATAACCTAATTTAAAGTTATCTTGTATTTCAACCTTTAATTGGTTAAGATTTCTTCCTAGAATAACCTTTTGTTCCTTACTTCTGTCTGACATTTTATTTACAGTCACAACCGTGGTTGACATCAGAAATAAACCTAATAAAACTAATAATGTATTTTTCATATAACAAATATAGTGATTATCTATTTGGTGGCAAAATTAAATAGGAAGATTTACCTTTGACAATAATTGATTTGAGACATGTGTATATATTTCTGTAGTTTTAACTGAATAATGACCTAATATTTTTTGAATTAATTTTAGGTCTGTACCATTCTCCAATAGGTTTGTTGCACAACTATGTCTTAATTGGTGAATGTGATATTTTTCACCTAAGTATTTTTTAACAATTTGGTTACAACTGCCAGTACTATATTTTAAGTTATTTTGACCATTAAATAAAAAATCAATTGGCCTAAACTCTTTGTAATAACTTCTTAATAATTCTAAGATGTTCTGAGAAAGGGGGACTACCCTATCTTTTCTACCTTTAGCGTTTTTGATATGGATTATCATTCTTTTAGAATCAATGTCTTCTATCTTAAGATTAACAACTTCTGAAAACCCTCAAACCAACCGAATACGACAAAGATAATATTGATTTATGCTTCAAATTATTTATCTTCGATAGACACTCTATAATGTAATCATTATCAATTACTTTTGGTAACTTCTTTTCTGACTTGGGTCGTTTGAAAGATACTTTATCGTATTTCTTATTTAGACCGAATTTGTAGAGAAATCTGATTGAGTTAATAACTTGGTTTTGTTGTGAAATAGAGGTAAATTTGTAGTTATCTAAGTAAGATTGGAAATCTTTTGAATTACAATGAATGACTTGTTTATCTCCCAGAGATTTTAGGAAGTCTTTAATGTGACTTAAATAATTATCTTTTGTTCGAGGAGAGTAATTTAAGTATATAAACTTTTCTTCGCAAATCTTTATAATTTTTTGGTTCATTTAATTGATTTTAAATGGTTTAACCTATACTTGTTTATATATAATAGTTAGGCGATATTTTTAGACACCACCGTAAATTCACATCTTCTCTTTGAAAACGTCCTTTTACCGCATCTAATTACATAAACACCACCCGAATAAGACCCTTTCCCATGTTTGCCCTTTTTGCTGTAAGACACAATTAAGCCTTTAGCTAAAAAAGTTGCTTTTGGACTTCTTACCCAATATTCTACATTGTACCCAACAAGGTCAATTCCACCCGAAGGGAAAACATCGCCTAACACGGGTTTTGCGTCAGCAGGGGTTTCGTTCAAATTTAAGTTTTCGTTTTCCATTGTTATTTATTTTTAAGTTGATAAATCCGTTTCCATAAGCCCTGCCGAACGCAAAGCCCGAAACCGTTATAAGTAATGTGTGTAGATGACATTGACCCCGCTGTGGATTTTCACCACTATTAGTTAATCTTCCGATGCGGGGTTAATCACCCACACACTACTTATAACAACAAATATAAGAAATAAATTTTAGATTACCAAATCTTAGAGGAAAAATTTACTTCTCATATTTGCAAACGTTAGTGATAATTAGTTTATTCACTTTTCCTAATTCTTAATTCCTTGATAATCTCGTTAAAGACATTCTTTTCCTCCTCATCAAATTTTTCAGGACCTTCGCCCCAACCAATAGGTTTTCCCCATCTGAACGCTATTGTAATAGCGTCTTTTATATCTTGTAAAGTGAATAACTCACTATCACTAACATCAGATATATTCAAGTTTTCTGATTCAGTTAGTCTCTGTTTGAAAGTGTCTATGTATTTTCTCATTTCTTTGCTCATAATTTTGTTTTATATATAAATATCAGAAACCTGAAATATATCTGAGTATCGTTATATTCAATTTTTATTTTCTACAACCCATCTAACCACTTGTTCCCTTGTTAAACCCATTAACTTACCATTTTTGTTATTGAAGTCTTCGTGGAACTTTTCTATGAAATTTGACGGAATTTCATGATGTTTTAAAACATAATCACCATTTTCTATTTCAAAAAAATAAGCTCTAGCATAATCTTTTTGTGGTGGTGGTAACATTTCAATGTCTCTTCCTGTTTTTAAAAAATGTTTGAATCTTAAAAGATGTGCTTTACCTTTCAAAATATTAAACAATACCCATTTTTTAATTTCTTTAATCATTTTATTTTTTTACAAATATACTAATAAAAACTGAATATAACAAATGATAAACAACATTAAAACGATTGTTTATCATCAACCGTTATTTTATAATTTTAATTTTTTTATTGTTAATCATCAATATATACATACCAATACCATAGTCAGATATGTTGATGATATCTAATTTATTTCCATCACCCATGTAGATAATATTACCAAATATATCAACGACATATACATTTGAGTTTTGTAGTTCTGACTTAAAGTTTGGATGGTTAAATAATCTTACATATCTAACGTTTGTAATAACGTCAATAATTAATACGTTTACAACAAATACATTATTACCATCAAAAAATACAAATTGTTTGGTGTCACTTAGGTTATCATTAGTAAAATCAAATAATCTTGCCTCTGACTGTGCCATACCATCTACTATAAACCCATTTATACTACACCCAATACCATACGTGGCGACATTACGTACAATTAATTTGTCAAAATTTGTAACACTTATCTGAACTGTATCTGAACTGTAATTTCCGGATATATTATTATTGGGCCATTCTTGTCCGACTAAATATACAAAATCAGTGGCGAATAAATTCAGGGGTAATAATAAAGATAATAATAATTTTTTCATATCACAAAATTAAAAATTTTAAAAAATTAATGGTGATAAAAATCACCATTAATCCCACCATCCTTTTAGACCAGAACCATCAAATTGTTCATCCCAATATTTGTATTGTTCATCCCAATCGGTGATATTTTCGGGTGCATCTTTAAACTTATCAAAATCCTGTCCTTTAAAAATTTCCCATAGTTGTTCCCACATTTGTTTTTCAATTTGACGTGACCTTTCATAAACTTTTTTTCTAAGTTCTTTTTCTTCAGGAGTATCATCATCAACCATTTCGTAATAACCAGGTCTATCTTCACAAGGTTTAAATTGTAAAGGTCTATCAGGTAAAACCCCTAATTCTTTTTCTGCCAACTCAACAAAATCATCTTTGATAAATCTATCTAAAATATATTGAGCGGTAATCATTTTGTCCACTTTTTTCTTTCTGGAACTATCAACTTCATTACCTTTTATGTCTATGTTTTTTGCCATGTCACCAATTGATGTTTCCATAAACATAAGAACACCATTATATCCATACCAACGATATTGGAATAATGCTTTTCTAAATAACCAAACGTTTTTGAAAAAGTTTGGCATTTCATAACGTAAAAAATCCCAAGTTTTCCATAAAACTGTTTGACGATTAATCATTTCAGCAAATGATTTGATAAATTTGTTTGTTATACTTAATTTCATATCACAAATATACTAATTAATACCCACTTTCGTGTGAATTATCATAAAAATTATTTTCTTTTGTTTCAACCAGCTTTGTTTTTTTGTTTTTAACTTTTACATCTTTTCTTACTATCTTACTGATATCAGTATTTTTTGTTAGTGGGTTAAATTTATCTAACAAAACGTACACCCAAAATAATAACGCGGGTAATACTAGTAATGCTACACTACCAGTGAATGCACCAACTATGGTCAATAAACTGTTTAAAAAAATAACCACCCATTTGGCTTTTTTTCTTGTAGATTTTTTCAACCTGATTTCAACTTGTTTTTCCATTATTTTAATATATAAAGTGTTTCTCTTTTTTCCGTACCAAACCAATTTTTATCACCAAAAGCAAATGTATTCAACTCAACCATATCTTTTTTAATTGGAAAAGAATTGTCGTATGTACCCTCCAACATACTTATTAATCTTTCATCGTATTTTACCCTATACATTTTAAGGTTGTCAATGTAAAGATAAAAATTACCTTTTTCATATTTTATTGTATACATTTTTTATTATTAATTGTAAATAAAATTTTTATAAATTTCAATCTAACCTATTTGTGTGGTGATGTGGATTAGATTTTCTCATTTCTCTAAAATCATTTAAAACCAAATCCACTCCTTGACTAACCAAATCCCTACCTGTGGTTTCTTTGACCATTTCATATTCTTTGGTTGTGACCTCAAATTCACCAACAACATCATCACCCAAAGAAGTTATTTGAACTTTAATTTTATAATTTTCCATTTTACTTTTTTCCATATAAATAGTTTTAATCCTCTACAATTGTTGCTGTCATATAAGAATTTATAACAATTATTTCTATACTATCAATACTTCTAAGACCTATAACCATAGAACCACCACAAGATATGTTACAGTATGCCTCATCAGGATTTTCATTTAAGTAATCAATAACTTCTTCAATCCATTTTTGTTTTTCATTATCAGATATATAAGCACCATCACTAAAATCATAAAAATCACCATTTTCATTTTCTTCACTATAGACTGAAGTGATGTTAGGTACCATTTCTAAAGGTATTACTTTTGATTTTTTTTCGGTAAAGTTAAATTTCATAATTTTTCTTTAATTGTTTTTTTATATCACGTTCTTTTATTGTTTCTTTTTTATCGTATATTTTTTTACCTCTACCAACACCAATTATAACTTTTATTCTACCTTCATTTTTTAAAGCCAAAGGTATTATAGTTAAACCTTTTTCACTAAGAGCTATTTGTAACTTTTTAATTTCTTTTTTTTTAAGAAGTAATTTTCTATCACGTCTTGGGTCTAAATCATTTCTTGAACTTTCATATGGTTTGACGTACATATTTTTAATAAACAACTCACCGTCCTTGAAGAAGCAATAAGACCCGTCGACACTGACATCACCCGATTTAATAGACTTAACCTCAGAACCTATTAAAACAATACCTGCCTTATATTCTTCTAATATATCGTAATTAAACCTAACTTTCCTGTTCACCATGACTTCCTTTTTTCTATACGGTTACAAATATAAGAATAAAAAGGTTTACAAACAAATTTTAAAAATTTTTTGATGATTTTAAAAGTTAATTTAAGATTTAAAGTTGTTTTTGGGTTCATTTAATTTACAAATTTAAAAGGTTTTAAAACATCATTACCTATAATTACAATGTTATCACCGTATATAACATCCCAACTTGTAGTCCAATATGTATCACTATCAACTATCTCAGCTACAACACCTTCATCATTTATTTCCACTATGACACCAATTTTACCTCTGACCTCATTTTTTACAGTTTCGTTATTTGGGTAAACAATACCATCACCAATCTTTATTTTTCTAGGTGATTTGTTGATATTACGTAATTCTACTATTTGTCTTTGGTGTATTTGAGACTTTAATTCAAAATAAGATTTGTCCAATTTTAATAATGAAATTTCACTATCTAAGGTGTATAAGGTCCAAATAAAATTAAGACCTGGTATTAACAAATATATTTTTTCATACCATTTTTTTCCAATCTCAATTGTAGATATACAACAAAACATCGAAATTAAAACGTGTAATAAAGACAATAACAGAATGACTTCTACAATTTTCATTTTTACAATGTTATATTAATTTTTTAATTATAACAAATATAAAAATAAAAAAGGGGTTTTACAACCCCCCTCAATTATTTATCTACCTTTGGCCACACCTGACTAGCTTTTTGGGATACTAGTTTTTGTATTGCTGGAGGTAATTCTACGTTTTTACCAATATAATCGTCTAATAAATCTTTTTCTGTTGTGACAGCGTACATTTTAGAATTAGAGTTTTTAGCTACCCAAGAAGAAACTTGTAATTGACTGTGGTCTGCTGGATTAAATCTATCAACTTTTATCATTTGAATTGGTTTTATTGTTTCACCAACAATATCACCTACCACAAAATAGTTAGAAGTTGTGTTATATGTACGCCAACCTTCAGGTGATAATGTCCATTTGTCAACATAAATTTTAATATCATTACCAACGTCTTTTGATGTTGGTTTTGCACCAAGTTTTTGGATAATAAGTTTTGCTATTTGACGATTTTCATCATCACTTAGTTTTGTTACTGCCGATCTGAAAAAATCTTGTGCCTCCATGTCTTTAAGTTTTGTACGAACATCTTCTACACCCAAAGAACTTAACATTTCAATTATCAAACCAAACACAGTTTCACCACCTAATTGTTCACGAACGATTTTACCAGTATTTGAGTTCTCATATAAAGCCAACCAATTATCATTTTTTATTATTGAAACCAATTGTTCTTTTGAATAAATCCCAGATTGAACAAATCCACCAAAATTGTCCTTCAAACTATTATCTCCATAACCTGGTTTATAAAAGCCTTTAGCTTTTAAAGTATCTTCTATTTGTCTTTGTTTACGATTTTTTATCGCGTCTCTGTTGTGAGCTAATACCGCATTTTTAATTTTTTCAGTGAAAAAAGGTGATAATTTAGGATCATTAGTGTCTAAACCATTAGCGTAATTACTATCACCCTTGGACCACCATGAAGCCTGACCATTGTCTTTCAATAATAAAGCTGTTTTGTAAGGTGGGTTACCACCGTCTTTATCCTTCCAATATTCCGTATAAGGGTAATCTTTTCTACTAATGAAGAAATATAAAGTACCGTCTTTTGTATAATTAGCAAAATGACTTGTGTTTGCTGTAGCAACACACCATGCACTGTGTACACCATATTTACAAGAAGCTCTGTGAGTTCTTGGTGATACAACAGTTAAATCTTTATTTTCAAAAACTTTATCACCTTCACTTTTTATTTCTTTTTCTTCTTTGGATTTGGCAGAGTATCTTCCTAAAAATTCGGCAAAAACCCTTAATTCATCAAGATCCGGAAATATATTAATATCTTTTGCTGATTTTTTTAATTTGTCTTCAATAGGTGTGTCATAAGTTTCAAGATAATCTTTTATTAGGTCAGTGTTTATCAGACTTAAGTTTTGGTGATATTTGTTTACCAAATATACCACATCAGCTTTGTCTCCACCTTCTTTAACTTGTTTGACAGCCCAATCTAAATATTTATTATTACCTGAAGGGTCATTTTGTGAAATAAATTCTATAACTTCTTTATCCACATCAGGGTATTTGGCCATAACTTGTTCTTTACGACCTTCTAGTAGTACTGTTTCTTCTAGTAGTTTATATAATGAATTCATATTAATATAATTTATCTTTATATAAATATTAAAAATTCATAAAAAGTCACATGTTATTTGAAAAAATAGTCTAAAAAAACGATTAACAACAATTTGTAAATAAACTCAAATACTAACATGGTAACCAAAATTGATAAAACATTTATCACAAAATAAGAAAAACTTTTTTTTTCTGTTTTTGGTGTTAAGTTTATCATAGGTTCCATTATTATATAACTTAAAACTAAAAAAGGTACTATATACCAAATACCAATTTGTTCAATGGGGTTAACTTTATTTAGTAAATCTACATTGTTGGCACCAACAAAAGCCCCAATCGATAAAATAACAAATACATTAATAATTCTTTCAATACCTGATAGGTGAAATAAACCCAAAATAGGTTCGTAATAAAATTTATCTAATAGTTTCATAAAACAATAGTATGAAAAATTTGTGAAATTAAAAAGACTAACAACCAATCAAATCTCTCAATTTGTGTAAATAAGTGTCTACAGTATCGTTGTTGGTGTCAATATTTTTAATGTTTTGTCTAAATTCGGATAATGTCTCAACAAATTTTGCCCAAAGTTGTGGGTCATGAATTTCTTTTCGACCCCCTATTTGTATTTTATCTATTAAATCCAAAGCCTCTTCATTACTCATGTAACCACCCTTACCTTTACCTTTGGGTGCTACTAAGTGACAAACAATTTGTTCTCTAAGAAGTTCTTCTTTTATTATTTTTCTTAATATTTTTCTTTTCATGGTATTCTTCTAACAAGTCAATCCACTTTTTCAATATAGCAGCTCTTTCATACTCTTCTTCACCAACAACTTTAATTAATTTATTTTCTAATAAAATAATATCGGGATGTTTATCTTCCTCTGTGAACATATTCCATTTTATTTAATTTACGAATTATTTCCTCACTTCTTGTTTTAAAATATTCGTTAGATTTTTTCAAAAATGAATTGTAATTTTTATATTTTTTTAAAAAAGGTATGTCCATGTTTATCAAAAGAGACCAATCGTTTTTTAAAATTTTTGGGCTTATATGACGAAGGTCTTTGAACACATATAAATTTTTTAACTCCGAAACCATTCCTCTGTAATCATTCATCATGTCTCGGTCATAAACATTTTCCATAAAAGCGTCTAACTCTAAGTCTGACAATAAGTAATAACCTTTTAATACATCTTTAAAAATCTGACTAACTTGGGTTTCATTATTTAAAACTTTGATAAAATCACGAGTATACATGTTTATGGATTCCTTTGTTGAATTAATGTTTGGATAACCTTTACTTATTCTTTGCCAATCTTGGTATGCGTGTTTGATTTCGTGATTTAAAACGGTTTTTAAATAAGGGTGACCTTTAAGTTTGTCTAAAATTAAAATATGAACCACATAATTACCGTCTTTATCATAACCAGAAGTTTCATTTAAATAACCATTTAATCTTTTATTAAAATCAATAACAAAATAATCAACAGAAAATTTTTCAAATATTTCTGGATATTCTTGACCATCAACTATTAATTCATCACCAGAGTTATTTATCAACAGGTTATAAATAATATCAGACCAAGCTCTTACTTCAAAAGAGATACCAGCACTTTCTGTTAGAATATTTTTTATTATTTTTTTAATATTCATCATCACCAAACGTTTTTCTATCCAGATAAGATTGTTTTTTTAATCTTGTATCCACTTTATTTAAATTTTTATCCAAAACAATAATATGAACACCATAATGTGTTACCATTTTTTGTGCATCAGGTAAAAGTTTTTTAAAATAAGTTAAAAACAACATCCCCCTTTTTCTATTTACTGGTTTAAAAGTAAGTCCTCTGACATTTTTTTCTTTATACAAAAAATCATTAACAATTTTGTTTAAGGTGGATAATATTTTAAATAACTCTATTTTATCTGATTTAAACTCTGATTTACTAATTGTAAGATAAGGATTATCAAGTGCACTACCTCTGTCTTCTTCAACAGTAAACTCAACATCCCAATAACCCGTAGGATTTTTTTTAATTAAATTAATTGCCTCCTCTGGTAATCTTCTGTCTCTATCAACTAAGTTAGACATCATCTTGGGACTTAATTTATAAAACGTAACATTTATGTTTAAGTTTGAACCTCCAGCCGTTTTAAATTCATAGATATAAAAATCGTCTGTCTTGTTAGCCAACTTCCACATGAATGGTTCTACATTGGCTTCACCTATTTCCAATAATAAAGTTTCTTTTATTATTTTTCTAATGTTCATTTAATTTAATTTAGTAATAATAATCATTAAAATCTTCACCACCTTTACCAGCATAATACCAACCCCTTTCTCTAGAATATTTCCAATCATCAAAATCTTCACTTGAACTAAAAAGGTCTTGTTGTGTACCCTTCGTACTTGTTGTTTTTTGTGTTTTTGTACTTGGTTCCCATTTTTTAGGTTCTTGTTTAGCCGGTAAACCGTGAACGTATCTCATTTTGTTAACTCGTCTAAAAATGTCTTCACCTCTTTGGTTGAAATATTTTTCTGTATACCTTAAAAAATCTAAAACATTATCAAATTTTTTGAATAAAGGTATATCGTAACTTTGTAGTTTTTTAAACTCATCCCCCAAACCTCTAGCCGGTTCACCTTCCTTGGTCATAAAAGTAGATGCTTTAAAATTCATCAATTTTTTACCAATATCTTGATAGTTTACCATTGCGTTGTCATATTCGTTTTCCAAGTAAGCAGGTGTTTCCAATTTAGAACCCATATAATAATTACGAATTATAGGACCCAATTGTGGAAAGTTTACCGAAGCACCTAGTATTAACTTTTCAAAATCTTTTGTGTATATATTTTTAATTTCCCAACTATCTCTTATTGGTTTACCACCGGTTCGCATCCTATTCCAATCATCGTAAGCATGTTTAATTTCATGAATAAAAGTGGACATACTCATGGCAGCTAAAGGTATATTAAGGTAAACAATATAATAACCATCTTCATCATAACCAGATTCATAATGGTCATACTCAATACGATTACTATTTGTTAGAACCCAAACATCTACTGAAAATTCTTCGTATTCTTTGGGGTAATCCTCACCGTATACCACAACCTCGGCTAAAGGTTCGTACATTTGACTGTAACTCTGTCTAGACCTATAATCCTCTCTCATATAATCATCATAACCTTTCTTATAATAATTTTTTCCTTTACTAGTGTCATCCTCCCAATAAAAAGGATCATCTTCAGGGTTTACAGGCTTATCTAAATTTACATCAAAAATATCACTCATGGATGGGTATGAAATACCCTTTGTTTTTTGGGAATATTTTTTGTGTTGTTCTTCTCTATGAATTTTTAAATTTTCGTCTACTTCATTTTTTAATATTGTAGCCCATTTTCTAACAATTTCCGATATTCCAGCCTTTTCAGTGAGTAATTGTTCTTTAATAATTTTACGGATAGTATTCATCATTAATAAATATCATCTTAAAATAAAAAACCCCTCGGTAAAGGGGTTTCATAAAGAATTACTTTTTTATTTCATCAACAATACTTTCTTGGTTGACTACTTTAGCTATCGCTAATAACATATCTGAATTAAATTCTTTATTGGTTAAAGGTATAAACTTATCCTTGACAACTTTACCTAACACAACATCTATATCAGATTTATACCACACATTTCCAAATGTGTCTAATTCAATCAAAGCTCCGCTTTTTAGTGGAGCCATTTTTGTTTTATTTTCTTCAATTACAAATAACATATTATATTTTTTATTTTTTTAATTATTAAAAATCGGTTTCTCTTGGGGGTGTGTCTGGTGTCTCGTAATCAACACCATAATTATATATGATATTAGCTTCTTCTTCGTCAATTTGTTGTATCGGTACTACTTCTGGTATATAATACTTTTCACTTTTTAGGTATTCTTCTTCAGAAAAATATTTTACGTTTTTCATATCTGATACACAATTTTTATAAATTTCAGACATCACATCAGAAGGTATACCCGTTTGAATAGTGTCAATTCTATTATCAATTTCATTCCATACAGAAAATTCTGGTGTTAACACATCATAATCAGTATAATACACACCAAATTTTCTACCACTTTCCTTACTAATTACATAAATCAAAACACCATTTCTAGAATATCTATAAAAATAATCTTTGTTGTTTTTTGAGGCTGTACACCATTTTGTGCCAGAACCATATGCCAATGAAGCTTTAAAAGTTAATGGTTTAATTGCGAGCCAAGAATTATCTTCGTAAACTTTTAAAATTTCTTTTTCTAGTGATTTTTCTTTTTCTTTAATTGTAGCTAAAGAACTAAGACGAACAATATCGTCCCAACTATTACATTTGTTTATATCACGATATTCAAGAGGTATTCTACCAAACTTTAAATGGTAGTCAAATTTGTGTAAGGATTCTAATCTTTCATAACTAAAAACATCGTGAATATAATCAACTAATACTTCTTCTAGTTCATTTTTAGATTGTGGTATTTTATATAAAAACTCATTATCATCTTTCACCCCAGTTATTTTACCAATTAATGGTATGTCCCTATTTGAAATTTTTTCATTTTTTTCAGAAATATAATTTTTAAACATATCAACTAAGAATTTAGTGTATTTATTTGTCTTAGAAGGGTCAAACATGTTGATTATGTCAACCAAATGTATTTCCAAATCTTTATTTAGGTTTTTTAATTCTTTCTTATTCATATTTAAAACTTTTATCTAACATTAATAAATTAAACTTAGATTTTCCATGTTTGTTTGGTCATTTTGACAAAATCTTACCCATTATTTTCTATTTTATTATCACCAATTAGAATGTTTATACTACCATGTATGTGACCTTCATAATGGAGTCTGATTGTTTGAAAACCGTTTTCATCTTTAACCAATTCTACTTTACTAATATCTTTTGGTATGAAGACTATTTCTTGACCGTTATAGATAATTTCCATGTAATTTTCAAGAGGTTCATGTGTGTCAGTTTGTGTTAAACTATAGGCAATTTCGTCAGGTTTAATCCATTTTTTACTGTCTTTTATAGGTAAAATCCTACCGTTCATAGTATACTCCACCAACATTATTTCATAAGAACCGTTTGACATAAAAGTACCAGGTTTATTTAAAACCTTTGCAGTCAAACCATTGGTCAATCTAACGACATCACCCACTTTAAATTTTTCCATTCAATTTTAAAATTTTATAAGTTTTGATTTAATTCCTCAAGGGTTGGTAAAGTTAGGTCTTTTCCTGACATTATTGGTTCATCACCGTATAACATCCAATCTATGTTTAAATCAGGATCATTCCACAAAATACCGGATTCAAATTCTTTGTTGTAAGGTTTATTACATTTGTAACTAAATATTGTATCATCTTCTAGTGTAATAAATCCATGTGCAAAACCTTCCGGTATAAAAAACATAACATTATTATCACTAGTTAACAAAACAGATTTCCATTCACCGTAAGTTGGTGAACCTTCTCTCAGGTCAACCGCCACATCTAAAACTGAACCTTTTATAACTCTAACCAATTTGGCTTGGGCGTGTTCACCCTTTTGAAAGTGTAAACCTCTTAATACACCTTTTTTAGATAAAGATTGATTGTCTTGGTGAAAGTCACCGAAATTTATGCCCAATTTTTCAAACACGGTTTGATTATAAGTTTCAAGAAAATGACCTCTGTCATCTTTAAAAACTTTTGGTTTAATGATAACCAAATCTTTTATTTTAGTTTCTATAATTTTCATTTTACAATTATAATCAATTTGTTGGTATTATATACCATAATTATTACCAAATTTATCTATGAGACCAACAATATATTCAGAATGTTCTATATTACGTTCATTAGCATAACCAATAGTCATGTGATAGTTAAAGAAAGGTCTACCTAATTCTATTTCGGTTCTAATATCCTCGAATGATTGTGAATGAACTTTCATCCACCAATGTTCCCCGTTGGAACGTAAATCTAGGTTTAAAGTAACTTCTATTTCTTTACCATCCCACTTATCTTTAAGTTTAGACCAATTGTCATTAATAACTTTGACGGGTATTGTAAAATTCTTAGTCAGGTCCTTAGTACTATCATTAATAAAGGTAATGTGTGAACCTCTAAGTGGTTTATTTAGTTTTATATTATATCTACGTTCAATAAACCAAGCATAATAATCACACATCTCACCATCAAAATGAACCATGGCAATACGTTTCCAATCAGCCTGACGGTTGTGTTTCCTGGTTCTGTTTTCAGGATCAAATATTATTTTACCTTTTAATACTAAATTTTCCATCTCTTAGAGAGGTCTATTTATTTTAATTTTTACAAATATACAAAATATTTATATGATATGAGGAATTTAATTAAAAAAATATTAAAAGAATCCATAGAAAATTTAGATTGGTTTGATGATATTCCAGAATTATCTGAGGCAGAAAAATTTATTTATGATAAATTATCAGAATGTAACTTGGTAGGATCAAAAAAACAACCAGGATGGACAAAATATATTGATAAAAATGGGGATTTTTTATTTTTAGATAATATAGATACTGGTGATCAGAAACCGGTTTTATATGTTGATTATGGTAAAATCTGGAAAAAATGTCAAAAAATGGGGGTTTCTTACCCAGAATTTCAGAAAATATGTGTTAATATGTTGTGGGAGACCCATAAACGAAAGGTGTCTACAGCTTCACCAATTGACGGTACGGTTGATGAACTGTTGTGGGAGACCCATAAACGAAAGGTGTCTACAGCTAAATTTAACTCCCCACTCCACCGCAAGTTTGTTGTGGGAGACCCATAAACGAAAGGTGTCTACAGTCCATTTTTTAAGATCCCTTTTTAAACCTTGGTTGTGGGAGACCCATAAACGAAAGGTTTATTAAGTCATATTTAACCCTTTGATGGTTTTTCTGCCTGACAAAACATCCCTATTAATGTTTTTATATAAGAAATCTAACTTCTTTTTCATTAAATTCTCCCACTCAATTCTCATTTCACGAATTAGTTTCTCATCTATAATGTAGAAAATTTTATGTACATCCAACTCCCTAGTCTCTTCAACATCTTCAACAATTTCACCTAAACTGTTAATACCGTAATCTTCACCCATATCATAACCTAATATTTTTACGGTTACTTTAAGTTTACTATTCTCATCACCCATACCTGTAATAATAGGACCGTATTCATCACAATCTATATTATTTTTTAAATCATGTATTTTTAAAACTTTACCGTAAGCGGTACCAGTTCTAAAACTATAGAAACAAGAAACGAAATCACCTACTTTTAATTTTTCCATCGTATAAAAAAACCCGATATTTTATTATCGGGTTATGGGTTGAGCGGAAGTGTGGGTTCGTCCACAATCTTCATACAGGATGTACGACATATTAACATTATACGACCTCCGCGTTTATTAGAGCAGAAGAATCAGATTTTCACTGTTACCCCAACACAGGATGTGTTGTGTTCTAATAGTTAAACTACTTCCGCGTATGTGGTAACTTTCGGGTTACCTCCTATTAATCAATAGAGACCCTTTCTTATAATTACAGTCCTCGATTATTTCCATGATTCACTCGAATCTTTCCTTAACCTTACTGTCTGAGTTTTGTTGTCGGTCTCACCGTTTCGATTACAAGTTAATATTACTTATTTTTTATATTACTGTCAAGATATTATTACAAATAAATTGATATTTATTTATTAGAATAAATAATTAAATTAATACCATGACAAATATTAAATACATTATATTAGAGCAGATTATAAATGAAGGGCGTTTAGAGGATGTCATTAAAAAATATAATAATGTAGATGAAGAAACCATACGTTCTTTATCTGGAAACGACCCCTCAGGTAATAACAAATACCTTGAGTGGATGGTTAAAAATATTATTATTTCACCGGAAAGTGGTAATGAAATAATTGATGCGGTTAAATGTTTTCATACAAATACTAATCGTTTAAATGACAAAACTGTTGCCGCAATATATAGTGAACAAAACTTCCAAAATCCAAGTGAAGAACAAAAAAAAGAATTTGATAGGATTAAAAAAGCACCAAAAGATATTAACTCTTATGTTTCACACCTTTGGATAAAACCAATGTGTGAGTACTTTGAAGAATTAAAACCGGCCACAGCTAATAGGGTTAAAATTTGGGAGGATGATAGATGGTTACTTATTTCACCTTTAACACATGAGGCTTCATGTAAATACGGAATACACTCAAGTTGGTGTGTGTCAACATCTAATTCAAATTATTGGAATAGATACTCTAAAGAAGGTTCTTTGATATTTTGGTTAGATAAAAAAGAATTACACCCAACTAGAGGTCAGGAAGTTGGAAATTACAAAATAGCCGTCCATATAAAGTTTCCTTTTTTTGAAAAACCAATTGATTGGGAATGGTATTCGATGGAGGACCAAAGAATGGAATCTTCTTTTATGATAACTATCTTACCTAAAGATGGTATCGAGGCTTGTAAAAAATATGTAGGTGATATTGTAAAAAATAAAAAAAATAAAATTAATACCTTTCTTGATAAATTAAAACCTTATGTCGCAGGTATTACAACTAACCGTGGTTACATACATATTTTCCCTAAAATGTTAAATGGTGTCATTCAAGATGTTCCTTTTTTAAATGATATAATAATAAATTATAGGGGTTTACCGATGAATAGTTATTTTAATAACTATAACGGTTACGATATACCTTTTTTAACATTAGATATTTCTTTACTTTTGACCTCTAACTTTGAAGATATGTCGGATTATTTTAGTCAAGATGATTTTGGTTATTATTTTTTAAATAATTTAAAAGATAAAAATCAAATTGTTAAATTATCAGAAATTATTAAATCACTAGATGAAGATGGGGTAACTAAGGATTTAAATAGTGAGGCAAAAGAAGAAATTGCGTATAGATTAGTTTTAAATTTTTATAAAATAATGGGTGAAGAAGGTACCAAAATAAATCAATCCACCAAAAATTTATCTATTGGTGATACTGTTGTGTATAAAGAAAGGGGTAGAAAGTGGGGTCCAGGTACTAATGTAACAGTGGTAAGATTAACAGATAAGTTTGTTTTTTTAAGTAACGATAAAAAAACAGCTAGAAATGAAAAAAATACAATGCTTAAAATACTACCCCCACCAAAACTTGTGGATGATAGAATAAGAGAACAAAGATGGATAAGGAAATATATTATATAAAATTACAAAATTTGGTTGATAAGGTAAAAGGGTTAAAGTCTGAAATGGATAAATCTAATGATGAAGAAAAAACCGGATACCTCAAATTAGCTGTTGAACAAATATATGCTGACATGAGGGAACTGATGGAAACACATAAAAAAATACAAAATACAGAAAAAGGGACATAAGTCCCTTTTTTTATTGTTTTTTAGGTTTTAAAATTAAATGCATTCTTTTACCTTCTAATTTTGGTAAATACTCAGGTACCCCAAAGGATTCCAAATTTTGAACAAATTCTAATAAAAGTTTTTCACCCCGCTCTTTAAACATAATTTCACGACCGCCGAACTTGACCACTAACTTTACTTTGTTATTTTCTTTTAAAAATTTGATGGCATGTTTTGATTTAAATTCCACATCATGAATATCAATGTTTGGTGATAATTGTATTTCTTTAACTTCTATACGATTTTCACGGTTTCTTTTTTCTACATCCCTTTGTTTACGTTTTTCCTCATATAAAAATTTGTCATACCTGACAATTCTACATATTGGTGGTTCTGAATTTGAATTTATTTCAACCAAATCCATTTCCATGGATTCCGCTATACTGATAGCTTCTTTGATGTTACATATTCTTGGTTCTATATTGTCACCTATAATACGAACTTTATTTGCTTTTATCTCATAATTAATAAGATAGGATTTGTTGTATTTACTCATTAAAATTATTTACTAACAATAAATATTAATTAGTTTGAAAAAATGGTTTAATATACTTATATAGCTTTGTTTGTATCTGACATAATTTGACTAAGAAATTCTTTACATATTTTTTGGTTCCAATATCTTACTTGTTTGGAAGATTTTTTAGCGTCAGATAACATAATCTTCCAATCAGAATTTGTTCTATCCACAAATGATACCATATCTTTGTTGAGGAGTATGTGACGTAGTGTATCTAATACTTTATCAACTCTTTCTATATATTCTTCATCACTAAATTGCTTATTACTTATTGTTTCATCTTCATACCCGTCCGCGAATGTAACACAAAATTCAACAATAGGATTTGTAGTTTTGTCAACCACAAAACTGTTTAATTTATCTTTATTTTCATTAACTTCTTTGATTAGATTTTCTATCATTCTTTCTATTTCAAAGTCTGAACCAACCCTACGATAAAGTCTTCTACATATAGGAAACATTACGTTATCCAATAAGTCTGATACTTCACGACTTATTAAACCTTTGTCTAATTTAGAGATGGCAAGTCTGGCAACGTTATCGTATATTGGTGCTAACTCTTGTTTTTCATATAAAGGTAAACCGTATAATAATCCCGAATTTTCCCAACGAGATACAACTTCTAATATTTCATCTTCAGTATATTCCATTTTAAATTATTTTATTAAATATTATGCCAATTCAGAAGAAAATAAATACTCAGTAGTTATTGGTTCAACACCTACCTCTTCGTAACTTAAAGGTATGTTATTAAATTCTATGGTAGCATCAGTTATAACTTTAACATTGTAACCTCTACGTGTTAAATCTTTGGCGACCAATCCCGCACCAACACCGTAAACAACATACAAAGGTCTATCCATTAATACGGTACCTAAATTGTTTAATACACTGTCAGCAAATTTGTTACCTTCAATAAGGTTGATGTTGTTTTTGAAAACAATCAAATTACGATGTTTATGTATTTCAGGAAAGACAATATAAGGTGCATCCCATTTGATTAAAAAATAATCATCTTCAGGTAAAGTTTCTTTGATAAAGTTGGTTCCATTTGTGTTTGCGACACAGTGTTCAGGAAATGTTTTATTAAAATCATGTGGTGGTTTAAACATTTCATTTTTAGGATCATACCAACTAATAACATTGACCACCTTTATTTTATTTTCTTTAGCGAATGATGTTAAAGCTTTTAATTTAGGACGTATTGATTCCACATTTGGAACTTTAACTTTACTATCCTCACCAAAGAAATCTTCTTGTGTGTTTACGTTTACGAATATTGTTTTCATTATAAAGATTTCATTTTATAATCAGAAATAGTTTCCCAAAGGGATTTCATCAATTTAGAAGTCATAAACCAACTAACCGCAATTATGGATTTAGCATCAATAAGTTTATATGGTGGAACTATATTACCATCTTCAGGTATACTAAAAAATAAATTCCCGTTTAAACCCAACTCGTCCACTTCAACTATTTTAATATTTTCATTATCAATACCACCACCTTCACCTATTTTTTCACTTACTTCAGCGTAGAATATAGCGGTAACTTCTGTGTTAGCTCCAGGTGATACGTAACAATCTGTAATATGGGTCAACTTATCAACTTTATACCCCAACTCTTCAGCAATTTCTCTTTTAACCGTATCTTGTGGTTTTTCACCGTCATCAATACCACCGGCCACAATTTCAACTGTTACTCCGTCGGCACCTGGACGATACTGTTCCACAAAAAGAAATTTATTAGTTTCTGTGTTATAAACTAAAGCTGCCGCAGCATTACCTCTATCAAAAACTTCACGTTTAAATTCAGTATCACCGTGTTTTACTGTAACTTCTTCTAATTTGGAAAATCCTTTGTACTTGGTTTCGCGGTTTATAATTTCGTATTCTAAAACTTCACTGTTCATATGGTTATTCTATAGATTTTGTTATAATAGTTTCAGTGTCATTCGGGTTTGTCTCGACAATTTTTTCCCCTTCTTCCCTAACTTTCTTTTCTAATTCTGCCATTAGTTCAGGGTTTTCAGCAATTCTTCTTGCCTTTTCCAATTCAATTTCTTTTAAAAGTTCTTCTCTGAACTTGTCTCTAAAACTTTTTCTAGCCTGTTCAATTCTACGATTACGTGCTTCAACTCTTTTTCTGTGTTCTTTTTTTGCTTTACCCATTTTTTGTAAACTTAAAATTTATTTAATTAAATTCTTTATTATTACAAATATAGGTTAAATAATTGGTACAGTAAATTAATATTCACCACTATATTGAGCATGTGGTAAATGTTTTTTGGCGTAATCAATCCATAATGTGAGTATTTGACTAGCCTGTTCTTTGGTTAAATTACCTTTGGATATATCTTCATCTAAATCTTCAACCATTATTTCATCTAATGGTCTTCTTTCCAATTTAGCTCGACGATAAAAACCATGTACCAAAGCTGGTATTTCAGTTATATGTGTATGATGTTCGAATGGTGGTAATTCTGATGTTTTTTCTTTAGATTTAGGTTTATCTTTTATTCTATCAGGACCTTCTTGAGTAAAGTGTTCTATTTCATGTCTCACATCTTCTTGTAGTTTATAAAATAAACTTTCAAAATTTTGTCTATTAAAATTTGTACCCAATAAGATTGACATTTCTAACACGTTTTCATCGTATTCTTCATCATATTCTTCATCACCAACCGTAATAGTACCAACTTCAAATGTTATAGGATCTTCTGTTTTTTTTATCGTTATTTCAACACTAAAAGATAAACCTTCTTGTTCATAATATAATTCATCCCTAACATCATCGGGTAAATGAAAATAACCTTCTTTATTAGTTTTCACCAATTCCATAATGTCCCTTACAACACTACTTGTTATACGGTCATAACGACCTTCTTTTAATAAAGGTTTTTTATTTTTATTTTCCATTATATTACTTTTGGATGGATAGAAAGATATTTCGTCTACTGAGTTTTTCAAATCAACCCACCAGCATCTACCAATACCCATATCTTGATTTATACCTTCACCATAATTTTCACACCCACATTTAGATTTAATTTCATCATTAGTTGAAATACCACCACAATGTGTACCTTCCATATCAGCATCAGCATCATCAGTTGCTAAAAAACCACTAAATTTTATTAATTTTAAATTTGTCGCTCTATCATCGGAACTAGGAAAATTAGACACAACCTCAACCATTTCATCATAAAAAAACAATCCGTCTTGGTCACCACTTATCTTTAAAACGGAACCTGGTTTTAGGTTTCTTATAAAATCGTCTTTACCTTGTATGTTAATTCCGATAGCTTCACCGTGTATTATATCTTCAGCCCATCCAAAATCATCAGAACTAATTTTTTCAGCCTCATTTAAATTATTTTTACCCAATAAAATTTTACCGTCAATTGGTATGATATTTGCTTTGGTGTAAGCCGGTTGTTCGTCATATGTGTTAGATAAACAACATATATGACCTCTTTGTGGTTCATAATCAAAATCCTCAGTACCACAATGAAGACAAACCGATTTAAGATTATAATTATCTATAATACATTTGGGGTTCCAATCACCTCTATGTTCTCTACCATAATCAAAATCTATATAACCTTTTAAGACTTGGTACAATTCTTCACGTTCTTCCTCTGTAAAACCTCTAACATCTATTAAAAGTTCCTTACCTGTAAAATCTAAAAATGGTTTTTCAATTATATCTTCAGCCCATCCAAAATTATCTTCGGATTCTTTTATAGTATCACTAAATAAAGAGGTTTTGGTTGGTATTAATTGCCAATAATTACGGGTTATTAACTTATCAACCCTACTTCTACCTATTATGTTTTCACTATTATTTAAGGTTTGATCACCATTATCAGTTACTCTTCTTATGTAAGACACAGTATCACTTGTAAAATCTAAAACTTTAACATTTAACCCCCATTCATCCTTATCTCTGTGATTAACTAAATAAACACCACCCTTTACTAACATATTAATTGGGTTATCTAAGATATCTTCAACCCAACCAAATTCACCTTCTTCAGATTCATTAATTGATTTTGTTACAGGTTCTATTATCCATTTAAAATCAGAATCAATTAAACCGTCTACTATTATAGTATTTTCATAACTCAAAACATCCTTCCAATCATTAGGTTTTTCTTTTGTGTTATCAACCCATTTAAATTTCATTCTATGGTCATCACCATGTACGATTATTTGAGTGACTTCGAATAATTCTTTATTAAATGTTGTTAATAACTTACCTTCACCATCATAAACATCACCAGAGATAAAAATAACATCACCAACTTTTAAGGTACCACTTTGCCATAAGTCACCTAATCTTACCCCACTATCCAAATCAAACCAACTAAAATCATCTTCTGTTTCATTGATGGGTTTGAATAATTGGTTTATGTTGTTTTTATATAAATGTCTTATTAAGTTAAGTAATCTCCTATAATAAGGTAATAAATCATTATCACCTTCACCAGTTAAAAATGTTATATTATCTTTAATATCATGATAAATAAAAGGTAGGTTGAAGTCATTTTTACTTATGTAGGAATATATATCACCGTATTGGTCTTCGATATGATAGATACCACCGTTTTTTACTATTTTAAAATTACTGTTTTTAAATGTATCTTCTAAAACTGTAAATAAAACTTCAGGGTTGTTTAAATCCACTCCACCACTTATAGTTTCTTCCGCCCATTCAAAATCACCCATTTCAGATTCACTAACATTCATACGTAATGCTGTAAGGTACTTCTTTACAGAACCTTTTGTACAACCGACACGTTTTTTGCTATCGGCCTTTCTGACACATTTTTTATTTTTAGGATCTATTTCGTAAGGCATAATAAATTAAATTTTTACCCAAATTTCTTTTTCATTTTTTAATATGGCCTCACTAGCTTCATATATAGGTTGACCATTATCTAATCTAATAAAAGTACTATATTTGTAAGGATTATATGTGACAGGAATCCAACCGCTTGTGTTCGTAGAACAATTTTCTTTTAAATACCCAACCACCCCAGCATGTACGTTTTTTTGTTTTGTCACTAAAACCCTTTGACGTGATTTTTCACTAACTGAGAATACAACATTTGTTAAACAAACTGTTTTATCATAACCAATAACAATCCCAGCGTTTTCACCACTTCTAGCCTTTATTGTCCAATAAGGTGGTTTATTTAAATTTCTATGTACAAACACTTTACCTGTGTGACCTTTATGACCACTTAATAAAACATTTTCAGAATCTATTTCTTCGGATTCTCTAATGTTGTCACAATAGTTTATTTTTTGAATATTAGTAAAATCTTTTGTATCTAGTTCTTTTAACAAACTTTCCATTTGTATTTCACCTTCATCGAATAGTTCTTCTATTAAACCTTCAGCAATATGACATATATACCTTTTATCTGTAGTGTCAGTTATGTAAGGTCCATGTGCAACTATTCTATCGTTCTCATCTAAAACCACAACAATCTTTTTACCATGTAGTTCAGCAACGCCAGGTTTTAAAGACTTATATTTTTTAGTCTTTAATTCTTCTTTTAATATTTTACGAATTAAATTTTTCATTTATCTTTGATCCGGTCTTTTATACCCCTTACATTGTGATGGTGTTGGCCTACATCTAGGTTTCTTTCTTTTCTCACCCTCTTGTCTACCGCACGGTTTACATTTACCGTCACGACAAGTGTTACAATCTACCCATCCTTTAGCCTTACCTGTTCCACCTCTACGTTCAAACCATCCGTGTAACCCCTTTTCTTTTTCTTTTGAAAAATCTCTCTTAGGTTCTTCACTAAGTAAATCTTCATACTCAGTATTTTCCATCAAAGTATCCAAATCATATTCCAAATCTTCATTTTTCCAAATTTTACCTTGACGGCACTTAACTACAGCACCTGATGCGTAAGCAGATGGCCATACGTCGTATTTACGTTTAGCAATACGTGTACAACGGTCATTCGATTTCTTTTTTTTAGCCTCTTGTAAGAGAACTTCTTTGATTATATGTTTCATATTTTACCAAAATTTACAACTCCATTAAAAGTTATAGATATTTATATAATAAATAGTCAGTAGTTATGGTAATTTATATGGTTAAAAATAAAATAAATGGGAAAGTTTACATAGGTCAGACCATAAGGGGTTTAGATAAAAGAATTAGTGGACACCTAAAAGAATCGAAAAATGATAAAAATGATAGACCATTTTTAAATGCAATAAAAAAATATGGTATAGATAATTTTGAATGGGAAGTGATTGATGAGGCTTCATCGATTGATGAGTTAGATAAAAAGGAAATCTATTGGATAAATGAACATAACTCACTAACACCTAATGGGTATAATGTTTTAGGAGGTGGTCAGAAAAATAGAATAATATCTGAAGATTTATCTAATAGAATTTCTGAAGGTTTAAAAAAATCTGAAAAATGGCAAAAAACTTTAAACAGTAATGATTATAAGGAAAAAATTAAAGTCAAATTCATAGGATACAACAAAGGTAAAAAATTTACCGAAGAACATAAAAATAAGATAAGTCAAAAAAACGGGCCCAGATTAATTGAACAAAATAAAAACAAATCAAAAAGTTGGATTTTAGTTGATGGAAAAAATAATATTTTGAGGATTAAAAATTTGGGGGATTTTTGTCAACAAAATAATTTGAAAATACATTTTTTTGTTAACACACTAAGAGGTCATACTAAAAATATTAAAAGACATAATGGTTATTATTGTTTTTTAGACACCCAACAAACTGATGATGAAATTTTAACAAAATGTCAAGAATACGATGTTTTAAATGTTGAAATGGTGAAACTTTATGATATGGGTAAAAAATTAGTCATAGATATATTAAAAAATGACCTATCTAAATTTTGTAAAGAAAATAATCTAGATAGGTCAAATATAACTAAAGTTATTAAGGGTAAGTTAAAATCTTATAGGGGTATTGGGTTGTATCACCAAAACTTACACGACCAATAGCGTGCACGCCACTTTGGTCCTGGATTCTCACATTTATGTCTAGCTCTAAAAGATTTTCTTCTTTCAGGGTTTGATTTTTTAATTCTCATATTAGGGTCACCAAAATTAACTTTAACCACATTTCCTGAAGCGTTTTTAACACAAACAGAACGTTTTTTAGGTCCATCAGGTGTTAACCAAGGTTTATTTAAATCTCTGTTTGCACAAGCCCCTTTACCTTTACCTTCATTTATTGGTAATAACTCTGTGAAGCCAAATTCGTCAGCATGAATTATTCTACCTTTGATGGATTCCATATATTGCCCATATTCTTCCTCCTCCTCTTCTTCTTCCTTGTGTTCATGTTTTTCATAATCATCTTCACGACCTTCCAAAAAATGATATACTTCTTCAACATCATCAGCTGAAGTCGCAATATGGTCCATGGCCCAAGCATGACCATCTGCTAAAATTTCATTTATTTTTTCCCTGTCCATCTCCAAAATTTCCTCTGCGGCATGTTTAATGGTTTCAAGGTTTTGCCAAAACATATATGTATTAGCTTCGTGATCATTCATGTAACTGGTTTCACCTTCTCTGATGATTTTTTTAACCAATTTTTCAATATCATTTTCATTTAATCTTATGACTTTTTTCATGTTAAATATTTTATTATATAAATATTCTAAATTATCTTTAAAGAAAGGTAAAGCATATTTATTATTGTATGAGTAACTTATCAAAATTATCGTTAAACTTATTAACTGAACGTGTGTACATGGAAGGTCAAGTTCACATGATGTATGAAAAAATAATTAATGAAGGTAGTGGTGGTATACCAAGTAGTAAACCTATAATTAAAAAAGTTATTAACGATATGAAAATCAATGCTGACTTTATGTTAACTTATGGTTTAGGTATTAGTGCTTTTTCTGGGCCTGTTATAGAATTATTACATAATAAAAACATAAACATAACCGAATATGATGCAACACTTTTGGTTATGACAGCAGTTTACATTTTGACATCTAAGTCCAAAGAAGATTTAAAAAAATTAATTTCTGAATTAAAAAAACGTAAACTAAATGAAGAGTTAAAGGGCGTTGTCAAATTTATGAATGCCAGTATTAATTTATTTAAAACTATAGGTATGAAGATTGGTGTTACTATAACAACTTTAATTGATGTGTTGTCTTTTACTTTTATGTCAGTTCCGATTTTAAATACTTTAAAAGATATTGCATCAGAAAAAGGTTTTAGTGTTGATAACTTAGATGAACTTATGATGGGTATATCATTATCAGCCGGTTCTTACGTTTTAAAGAACTTAATGAAAAGTAAAAAAGGGTTAAAAGAAAACGAAGAAGAATTTGATTGGGTTAATGATGTTCCGGAATTATCCCCATGTGAGGGGTTTATTATGGAAAAATTAATGGATTGTGAATTGGTAGAATCAGAAAAACAACCAGGATGGACAAAATATATTGATAAAAATGGGGATTTTTTATTTTTAGATAACATAGATACTGGTGATCAGAAACCGGTTTTATATGCAGATTATGATAAAATATGGTTAAAATGTAAAGAAATGGGGGTAGAATACCCAGAATTTCAGAAAATCTGCGTGCGTATGTTGTATGAAACCCATAAACGAAAGGTATCTACAGCGGTTAAAGTAACACTAAACGAATATATTGAAGTTGTATGAAACCCATAAACGAAAGATTTAAACCTTTTTTACAACATCTTTCACAAAAGAACGTAACTTACCGTCTTTCAATATCACCTCAATAATTGGTACCATTTTAGGATACATTTTTGTTAAAGTAGGATCACCAATCATATTTGGTTCCATTTCATACATGTCAGCTATTCTACCCTCCAAAGGTGGGTTAAAACTTGTTATTAAAACGTTATCGTTAATCCTAAAGTTGTCTATTATCGTCTTTTTCATTTTTTGAAACTTTTTCTTTTTTACCTATATCAAAGTTAACATTTGACATACGTAAATCTGTGTTATCACCCTCAAATTTAATTAACTCTTCATCATAGTAAACTTCAGAAATTAAATTAAATAAAGTTTCTTCTTTTTCGTCTTGTATTTCTTTTTTAATAAATTTAAACTTTGTGACATCAAATTTTTCAGAAGTTACAAATATTACATCCATAAAAACACCATATAATTCTTGTACAGACGTTACAACAACACCATCTGTTGAAGGATATTGATACCCTTCCAATTCCATTAGTTCAACATTATTAAATGTATAATCTTCTAAAACACTTATTGGTATATTTACAAATTCTTCGCCGTTTACTTCTATTATTAAATCACCTTTTGATATTCCATAATCATTAAATTCTGTTTTAAATCCTGTAAAATTTTTTTCTATTTTTTTTCCTAACTTTTTAATCCATACATTATCGAGAGTTGAAGAATTTTTAATTTTTTTGTAATTCTTCTTTGTGACAATGCCTCTCGTTACATCGTAACCGCTACCAAGTAACATAATTTTTACGATATCCATAATCAATCAGTTTTAATTGAGACTTATTGTTTCAATAAATATCTTGTAACATCTGTACTATATATCCTCCACACTATTTTTTAACATAATCTTTAATTTTAATTAAAAAAGATATATTTATTAATATATGTTAAAAGTAAAGGTAAAAGAAGGTAAAGGTAGTATCGAAAAAGCCTTAAAAAACTATCGTTCCAAAGTGATTAAGACGCGTCAAATGTCTGAATTGAACGATCGTCGTGTATACGAAAAAGGTTCAGTTAAAAGAAGAAAACAAAAAAAGAAAGCTATTTACGTTAATAAAAAATATAAAAATAATAACGAATAAAAATGGGGGTCATGACCCCCATTTTTTTATTGTACACGTTTCATCCAAACTGTCACAGTGTTATTAACGTTGAATATATCCACAAAATTATTATTGTTTATAACACCGTCAGTTATGAATGTAGATATTACCTGACCACTGTAATCACCACCCAAAGTTGTAAATGAATACAAACTTAAACTTTTCATATTATTACCTGTAACATTACTTAATGTATAATTTCTTAATAAACCATTATTTATTTTATATTCAGTTTGAGAGGTAAACTCTAAAGTGTCATTTGGGTATACGTTACCACTTAAACCGTTATTGTATCTAGTTACAACCCACTTCTGACCTGTCATATCGTTTGTATTTGGTTGTGGCGTTACGTTCCAAACACCACTATAAACAAAATCATATGGTGTTTTATAATTTTCATAATTTCCACTACCCCCAACCTTAACAAACTCTAAAATAGAGTAATAGTCATAATCATATTGACTATCACTAGCGTGACTAAGATAAGCCTCAACATGCATGTAACTTTCGGTGGCTTTTAATATACTAAAAACCCTAGCACTACCATTTTCTAAACCGTTTACCCTTATAGTGGGGTTTAAACCTTTAACTTCGGTGTAAGTATAATCATATTGTTGATTATCATTTAGAGTGAAAAAACCTGAAGTACTTAATTGAAAGGTAGTTACATTTTTAATTACATTATCAATTGGTAACCAAGATGGTACAAATATGTCCATGTTGGATGTATTTTTATTCACATCAAAATGGTCGTAATATTTTTTACTCACAACTTGTCCATTACCACCTGATAAACTTTTGGTAACAAAAACTTTAGCATCAATCAACTCCCATTTATACCCAATAGGATTTACGTAAGGGTCTTTTTCTACCACAGTAAGTGTACTGGGTATATATTTTTCTTCTTTCTCACAAGAAGTAAGAAATATGTTAAATAAAAATAAAAGGTATAAAATATTTTTCATATGATTTTTTTGACTATGTAAAAGTAATAAATAAACTTGACTTTACAAAATATTTTTATTTAAAAATTTCTGACAAAAGTTCTATCACTTACCTCATTAAATATTATCAATTCATTATTATCCTTTGGTCCTTCACCAAAATCAACGATATAATCACCCTTTAAATAGTGTTTAAAATTTATGGTTTTGTTTTGAAAAAGGGAAAAATCTTTTCTTATAATGTCACCGTATTTTTGGTTATGGTCAAAATTTAATTTAAAATCAATTTTTATTTGGTATGTAAAAAAAGTATCCTTACTTTCTGTAATGTAATACCTTGCTTTATAATTTTTGATTGGATTATCACTTGAATAGTCGTCACCAATTGTGATTGTTACAATACCTTTTTCATTGAAAAGTAATGTACATTGTTCTAAACTTTCTTCTTTACTTTTAGGTCTACCAGGTATCGGGTATAAAGGACTGTATGACCATTTACCGACAATAAAATTATACTTTGCTTGTGGTTTTTCTTTCTTACAAGAAGTTACACCTACAAACAAAGTTATAATTAGAAAAAAATTTATTAATATTTTAGTCATCACTCAACAAATGTAAGATTATTTTTTTTGATGGCAAAATTTTCTGTTAAATCAATATTGAACTTTTCCAAAAAGTATTTTTGGTTTAAAAATTTAACTAATTCTGTAGCAACATAAGTATTTCTTTCTGTTGGTGTAAGATTACCTTTTTCAGGGTATCTTCCTTGATGTTGTCTAACTTTATAACCTAGGTCCTTTTCTGATAACACAGCTGTGCTATCATCACTATATCTAACAATAAATTTATCTTCATATTTTGTAGACCTAATAATCTCCTCTATTTTTGGTCCGTCACCACGGTCTATGAAAACATTATAATTAGGTTTAACAAGATTAGGTAAGGATAGTTCTAAAGTAGACCCGATGCCATTATGTTCAACGTGAAAAATACGTGAGTACCCTCTTTCCACTTGAGAACCGTAACCACCTACACAATGACCCATCATAGTACCTTCCATTTTTAATTGAAGGTTTGATATTAACTCTTTGATGTTTTTATTAAATATAAAATCATTCAAATTTAAAGGTTCAACAAGTGCTTGACTATCCTTAGATTTTTCCTCTTCAATAAACTTTACTAATTGTTCATTTGTAAAATTATTAGGTAGTTCTTTATTGTCAACATTTTCCAACAAACCAATAATCCATTCACCCTCTTTTTTAGCTAAAGATTTTATAAATTTAACCATTTTATACTGTTCACTAACAGTATCAAGTTTAGATAAAACCCTTCTAATGTAGTAATGTTTCTTTGTAAACTCGTCTATAACATTTAAATGTTTAATAGTAAAATCACACTTGTGGTAATCTTTCTTAGCTAATACCATCATATAACTATATCTACTTGACGCGTAAATGGGTTTTACGACAGATACAGGCCAACCCTCTTTGTATTCCCAAGCATCTTCACTAAGATTACCTGTGAATACATTTTTATAAAAAACTTTATTAATCTTATCTTGTTCAGATTTTTTCTTTGGCGTGTAATTCAAATACCAAATACGTTTTAGTCTTATGGCCGAAGTAACCTCTTCTATTATATCAAAATCCATCACAGGTTCATATAACCAAATTTTACAGTTAGGATTTATGGGAGTATCGATGAAATATTTATCCTTCATATTATGGGGTATTTCATCAGAATTTTTTGGTTCACGAATTGTAAAATACTTAGAAACAAAGTCAAAATACTTTCTATACTTAGCCTCAGTTTCAGGTCCTATATACTTACATAACTGATTATTGGTTAACTTTCTAAAAGCAACAGTTAAAAAACGTATTTCATGTTCTACATTACAGTAACAATCCAAATCTTTTAATTTTTTATAGATACGGATGGTTGTCTGAATTGGTGCCATTGGATTCACAACCTTTAATTGTTTGGTTTTCAAAAAATCCACAAAGTTTTCGTTATAAACTATCTTACGATTGGATAGGTCAATACCTGCCATACAACAATTCAAATCAAAACCCTCAATGGTTAATTCACATTCAGTCTTAGTACTAGGTTTACCGTTCATTCTTTGGTAACCTTTTTCGTATGCATATTGTATAATATTTAAAACACCGTCTCTACGATGTGCAACTACTCTCATTCTATCACCACCTTCTGAAATGTATATACGACCATAATCATCATCCAACACCTCAATAGAGTCTTCAGTTGTGTACATAGAAGGGTACCAACTATTACCAACCTTAGCATTTTTATCGTCGGTTTTAACATACACATCAATATCATTAACGATAGGTTCACCACCGTGTAACATTGATATTAGTACATTAGAAACTGAACCACCTGCGATAAAGCAATCTTGGGGTAGTTTGGCAAAATCCAAACCTCTCTCAACCAATACATCCAAAACTTTATTTAATGTTTCTTTTGAGTTTAAAAAATCCGTTATTTTCATAGTGATTAAATTTAATACCACGTACAAATATAAAAAGTAAATACTAATTTATCAAATTTTTAGGCAATAAAAAACCCCTGAAAATCAGAGGTTAGGGCCGACAAGATTTTATCTTTTTCGGAATCCACCACTTGGTTTACGAACCAAGAAACAAATGTTTAGTCACCAACAAAATAAACCTCATCAATTTTTTCCTTCTTAACTGTAACTAAGACACCAAAATTAGATGGTTCCATACTTGTAGGTGTTACGTTAATATCATAACCACTGGTAATTAACCAATTATAAAACTCTCTAGACTTCTTTTTCATATCTTGAATTCCAAAACCAAACTCAGTAGAAAGTTCTGATTTAAAATGTTTTCTTTTAAATTCAACAACTTTAACTGTTTCACCAGATTTAGCATTTCTCAGTCTTTTTAAGAATTTCTCTTTCTTTTTAGTAATGTCCATTTTTTCGATTTTTAGGTTAATAAATTTCTAAAGTGGAGGTGAGCGGGGTCGAACCGCCGTCTTGTTCTAATGAATTAAAGTCTTCTACATGTTTAGGATGTGGTTTTCTAACCACCCAAAATATACAACTTCATCTTTTAGTTCTCCCATGGACTTAGTTGACACATTCCATGTTTGACTTTACCCTTTTGTGGTAGTGGTAACACCCTTTTTTGGACTTCTGTTCCTAGGTAATCCAACCCCGTTGTGTACCCTAATCTAATTAGGCTACAACCTCTGCACCTTCAGTCACAAAGTGACCTACAGTAGCGTCTGCGAAAATGTCGCCATTTAAAATTTTGATTGTTGGTTTAACGAGCCTACAAACAAGTCTCGACATGCTTTTACAATAACTAATGTAGCCAATCAATTCCAAGTCACCCCCATAATTTCAAAGAACAATATAAAGATAGGTAATAATTAGTATTCTGTCAATATAAAAATTAATAACTACCTAAACTTGTTGCCTGTCTTTGTAAATCATCCATTTTTATCTTTAACTCCTTGATTTTTTTATTATCCTCAACTGTTAAATCAAATTTAGATTGTATTACACTAACTTCACGACTTAGTTTATCGTGTTCAAGTAATAATGCATCAAATTTTTTAGCTTTTTCTTCTCTTGTCATAATTTTATTTTTTATAAATATAATCTAATATTTATAGAAATGAAGAAAGTTTTAACAGAAAGAGAAAAATTATTAATAACAGAGTGTAAGAAGATATTAAAAGAACACCCAAACCTTAAAAAACGTAAGTTAAATACAATAAAGGATTTGGATAGGCGCCTTTTCTACTTAAAGGTGTGGTCTATTACCGAATCTCAACCATTACATTTATTAAAAAATCACGAACGCCGTTGTTTTAGAGGGGTTAATTGCTGGCATTTAGACCACATCGTACCTATTTCTTACGGATTTTATAACAACATACCACCAGAAAAAATAGGGCATATATCTAATTTAAGATTTATTAGGTCCACAATTAACATGAGGAAGGGTCATAAGTTAACAACGGAATCACATAAAGTTTTAAGAAAAATCAAAAGAAAAAAATGAAAATCATATCTTACATTATTTTAATTGTTTTATTAGTTAAACCAATTACATATCAAAAAACTAAATTTACTATAAATCATGGTGATATAAAACTATCACTAGATAATGATACGTGTACTTTTATATCAGAACATAATATAAAATGGGCTGATTTTCAGAAATTGGATTCTGATAGGAAAGATAGGTGGCATAATGAAAAACCGAATGGGCCTTACAAAAAAGAATATTATCATAATTCAGGTTATGATTTGGGTCATTTAACTCCGGCACACATAACATCATATGATGACACATTACAATATCATTCGTTCTCAATGTTTAACCAAGCACCACAGTTGGCAGATTTTAACAGAGGTAAATGGAAAATGATGGAGTTGGGTGTTGAAGACACCATATCAAAATACAAGTCTGATGTTAGAATAATAACTGGTGTTGTTTATGATAACAATAAAAAAACTTACTTAGGTAAATCTAGGATAAAAATACCGATTTATTATTATAAGATAGTTTCAATAAAAAATAAAACCTTTGTTTGGTTAGGTTCTAATTTAAATGGGAGTGTTATAAACATTAATATTATTTACTTAAATGAAATATTAAAAAAATATAATAATAAAATGTTTTTTAAATAATCACTATCAATGATGGTCAACACTAGATATAATTTTTTTACTCATAACATCCATAACTTGTGGGTACGATATAGGTGTATAGTCAATACAATTAGCACCTACATCCATTACTCTCCTTTTGTAATATTCTTGGTTTGATTTTAACAAACTACCGTGGCAATGGCCATGCAAATGTACACTCCCGTAATGTGCTTTATTCCAACTTAATATGGGGTAATGTGATAGAATAATTTGTTGGTAACCGTTTGAACCTCTTGTTTTATTGTTATTTTCATCTTTAACAAAAATTTCAGTACCATATTCATAGATATTTTCCCATCTATTAAATTTTATAATATGTTTCATTTTATCGTGATTACCCATAATAAAATGTATTTTACCCTTAATAGAGTTTATAAACCATTTAGTGATATCATCTCTAGTAAAAGACAAATCACCTAAATAATAGACAATATCGTTTTCACCCACAACATTGTTCCATCGTTTAATTAATTCTATATGCATTTCATTTACATCCGCAAAAGGTCTACCATCGTATCTTATTACGTTGGTGTGTCCTATGTGTAAATCACTAATAAAAAATATATTTTGTTTTTCGTATTTCATATTTAGACATCAATACTTTTCATGATGTTTTTTAAGGTTTCTAAATCTTTTAAAGCTTCTTCTTTGTTGTCGTAAATATATCTGGATTCACCCAACCAATATTCTCCGTCTGTAATTGTTTTGATTAAATATACTTTGTTGTCATCTTCCTGAACCCCCAACTCCATAGAATTAGAGTTTAGTATTTCAAATAAGTCTTGTTGTACCAATAGGTTTTGGATATTAATTCTCATGTTTATAAATTTATATTGTTTAATAAAATTTTTCAAAATTTTTTAAGTAACTTCTAATGTTTTTTGACCCTACAGGGTTATGTGAATGTACTTGCCAAATAGGTAATGATTTTTTATTACTAAGACAATAATCAACTAAAAATTTTGCACAATCATAACCAGTTTTTTCTTTAAAATCAGTATCAAAAGGATCGGGTGGATTTTCATGACCACCGTTTTCAAAATACCATCTAGTATGTTCAAAACCTAAATCATGGTCGAAACTAATAAAAGTTGGCAACCCAAATTTTTTAATGTAGTTAACAAATTCATGGTAACTTCTAACGATAACCCAATCTTTATGGTTTTCCTTAGGGTATATCATATCTAAAGTACGTACATCATCTAAGAATAGTTTCATTTTTTTCTAATATAAGTTTTATACGTAAAACCTTCGCCCTTTTCTTCATAAAAACATTTCCAATCATATTCTGAATATTCAGGGAAATAAGAATCACCTTCATAATTTCCTTCCACCAAAGTTACATAAATTCTATCAATATATGATAAAAATTGTTTATAAATTTCACCACCGCCTATGATAAAAACTTCTGGTGTGTTTTTAAATTCCATAATAATCTCATCAACAGAATTTAACACAATACAACCATCTACCTTATAGTTTTTATTTTTAGTCAATATAACATTTATCCTATTTGACAATGGTTTTCCTATACTTTCATAAGTTTTTCTACCCATAACCACAACCGAATTGGTGGTTATTTTCTTAAACCTTTTTAAATCTTCAGGTATGTGCCACAAAAGTTTATTGTTACCACCTATTAATTTGTTTTTATCGTGAGCTACTATTGCTGAAAAGTACATAATTAATTATTTAATATAAAAATAAGAAAAATATTTAAATAGTTAACGCTTTTTTTAATGTGACATTTTTTTATTATTAAGAGATATTTAGTAATAAACAATAAACAAAATGAAAAAAATCGCTAAAATTTTAATCGCAATAGGAATAGGTTCTATAATTGCGGGTGGTGTTCTTTGGAATTGGAAAAATTCTAAACCCGTAACTCCACCATCAACTAACACGGTAGATACAACTAAATACACTGATGTTGTATTAATAAATAATTCAAATTTGGATTCCGTACAAGTATTTGTTACATTACCAAGTACACAATCAATTGTAGGTAAGTTTGGTATGGATTCTACTAACTTTAACCCTGAAGCTAAAAACCCTGATGGTACACCAGTAAAATGTAAAGGTATATTTTGGGCAAAAAAAGGTGTACAATATCATTTGGGTGATACTTTAGCTATAAATTCAGTTGTTATTACTTGGGGTATTGATAATCAAGCTTGCACTGCAGCTCAAAGTATATTGGATTCAAATGAAAAACAAGTTTATCCGTATGGTTTAAATATATTTGAATTTTCAGTAAATACTTGGTGGCAAAACGGTAAAGTATTAGGTGATGTCGAATCTTTCGATATTTCTTGTGTTGATGGTTTACATTCCGTACTTAGAGAAAGTGTTACTTCTTTTGGGCCTAGAAACACTAACGGATTAAACCCTAACTTCGGTGCGTTTTGGGATTTTGGATATACTGACAGTACTGGTCAATTAGCCAAATTTACTACAGCAACTAATGGTGTATCATTTAAAAGTTGTGTAGATATTCCAGGTGTTTTTCCTTACGGTTGTGATTGGGGTTATAAACAGTTTGAGCCACCTACACCATGTTCTGACCCATCTTACCCAGTGGAGTGTTCTACAAAATATGGTCAAATAAATACATCACAAACTAACCGACAAGGACAAGGCGGTCAAGTTATTTGTGAGTTCTTGGGTTATACTAAGGATGCCGTACCAGCTTTAAAATAAATTAAAATAACAAATAATAAAAAAAGGGACTTAATTGTCCCTTTTTTATTTTAATTCCTTCTCCCATTCAGGTGTATAATCATTATGGTTTTGATACATATAATGTTCGTTTATCCCTAACAATCTAAAGTTAGTACCTTCAAAATTAATTTATTATTTGTAAAAATTTATTATATTTTCTAGGTAAACCAATATTATCTATATCATAATTTTCATATATAAAAAAACCGAAATTCTTTATATATGATTTTTTAATGTAAACAATAGAATATTTTTCCTTACCACCTTTTTGTGTTTTTCTTTTTATGGTATAATCAATATTCAATTTTTTAAGCCTATCTTCAACCCATGACCAATCTTGTTCATAACTACCGGCCAAATAACATTGTTTTTGTTTATTATCTTTACTAACATAAAAACATCCATCACCGTCAAAAAAACCCCTAAAAAAATAATGTATTATGTTTTCTGGTATTTTGTGTAAAAAATTAGGGGAATATAAACTTTTCCCTGTATAACCATACTCTCTAAAATTTTCACAAACATTTTTTTGATACAATCCTAATGTTGTTGATGGTTTTTTATTCACCCTTTCTCTATGTGAAATAGACCATTTATTATCATCAAATAACCATTCTATGGTTTTAAAATCTTCAGTAGTGGTATATAACTCCAATCTATTAAATGTATCGTGAAGATAACCGTCCGCCCATAAAAATCCCATTATATATAAATCTTGGGGGTTTTCAAAGGAGAATACCATTTTTTCATATTTTGACCCGTTTTTAGATTGTATTTCAGATTTAAGTTCTTTATTAATGGATAGTTTAAGTTTTCTAACTTTATTCCTAACAGAGTTTAAACTTCTATTTAATTGTTTTGAACAATATTCACTACCTTTATTTTCATAATTTTCTTTTAAATAATTTATTTCATATGTTGACCATTTTTGCATAAAAACCCCTTTACATATAAATATATGTAAAGGGACTGAAAACCATTAATCCCCATATTTTTTGTTTAAATAATTCATGTAATCGATTTTTGGGTCGTAGAATTCGTTAATACCTAATAATCTGAATTCACATCCATCAATATCTTCAAGCCATACATTGTGAAAATGGCCATAAAAATACATAAAAGGTTTATTATTCTCTTTTAATATCTCCCACATCTTAGTAACCAATTTTCTCTCTTCTAAAAGGTCATCTTTTAGTTTTTCATCATCCATGGCAAATTGATTAACCAAATATCCAAACCCGTTTGTATTTACAGGGTGACAGAAATCAGGTGCTGTATGTGTTACAACAATATCTATATCCCTAAAACCTTTTAGTTTTTCCTCATCCAACACGAAAACCTCATCGTACCAATATAACTCTCTCTCAACACCATTTCTGGCATATTGAAGTTGTTCTCTCATATGTGGTCTACGGTCAACACTCACAGCACCACCAACACCTAATATGTTAACACCATCTACGTTTATTACTGTATAATCAGGTAGTAAATGTAAGTTGGTAAAGTAGTTTCTTAAATGCCCGTCAAAGTATTTTGGGTTATCGTGGTTACCACGTATAGCATACATTTGAATGTTATATTCGTTTAAAAACTTATTCAAATCACCCAATGTATTCATATCGTTGAATTCATTGGTAAACCCAATACCAAAGTCACCTACCTGATATATAGTACAATCTTTAATCTTGTGTGCCTTTATATACCACTTAACGTAGTTAAAATTACCGTGTATATCGCCCAGTGTGATTAACATTCTTCTACGTTATAAATTTTTAATAATTGTGAAACTTTTAACTTTTTGACTTTAGCAAAATACTCAATAGCTAATTCTAAACTATATGTGGAGTATTTAGAAATTTTTTCACCCCCTTTAGACACTAATTTATATTCTTTCATTATTCTAAGGTTTATTACAAATATAGTAAAAAGTTTTTAAATTAAAAACCCCCCGAGAGAGATAAATCTCAATCAATCGGGGGAATTTTTTGACGAGGAAAGGATTTAAACCTTTCGATGTTCTATTTCGTGTCAAATATTTAAAGGTACCAATATGTAACCTTAGTGTTTTGAACCAATCCATCCGTCGATGAACCGCGTATACCCTCCGCCACTCGTCACAAAGTAAAATTACAAAAAAAATTATTAACAGTCAAGAAAATATCAAATAAATTTATATTGCTTTAATATTTTTTCGGGTTCTATCGGTCCATCTTTAACAATTTTCCATTCACCATTTCTAACTTTTTGAATTAAATCTCTGATAGGCACCATTTCAACCCCTAAGTTATAATCACCACAATCCATATTTAAAGAAACTTTTCTTTCCCCGTCAATATCTTCAGTACCACCAACCTCCATCAAACAACCATTAGTATTTATTAGAATAAGGTTACCTTCCTTAGGTTTCCAATTAGGTTTTTCCCTATATTTACTAAACTTACTCAAAATTATAATACATTTTAACAGCCATCAAAACATCTTCATCATTTAAATGAAACTTACCATAAAGACTTTTAGCCAAAACTATAGGACTAAATTCTTCAAATGTTGGATGATTTTCCAATTCTTTATAAACTTTAAGTAATTCTTTACGAAAAATTATTTCGTCAAAATTTTCATCTTTAATCTTACTCATATTTTTTCTTTTAAAATTAACTAACCAAAGATAAATCAAATTTTGGGTTATACCAAAACTTTCTACCATTTTTATCTATAATTGTGGACATATTTTTTTTGCCATAACATTTTAACCATTCTGAAAATGTTATTTTATCCTCATTAAAAGGATTTACCCATTCTTTAAGTTGACCCCCACCTAAAACATAAGATTCCAATATAACGTCTTTACAAACATCAAAAAAATTTGGGTTTTTTGTGATAAATTCTTTTGAAGTTAAAAAAGGGTTATCGTTTATTCTGTTGATTATTTCCGACCTTAAATAATTCCCAATACCATTAAAATATTTTTGGTTCATCATCAGTTCATAAATTGGTTTTTGAAAATCTTTTTTATTTAAGTTATCAAGAATATTTTCTTTAAATTTTAAATGTTCTTTTATAGGATCAGGTCCCCTATTTTCAGACCAAGTTTCTGACCATTTCCATTTGGCAAACCTTCTAACATCAACCAAACACAATAACCCACCATCTGTGGTTTCAAATATCAAATGTGCGTGTTTTGGGGTTATTTTATTTTTAATAAAAACCCAATTACCAGACATTCCCATGTTGGTTAATAAAGATTTATTTAAACTTTCTAACTTTAAAATTAATTCTTTACCCCTGCTTTCTGATTTTAACTTAAAACCAACAGACCAGTCATAATCCAAGTTAGTTTTTATCTTACTTACCTCAGATTTTTTAATGTTAATAAAAGTTTTATCCTGACTAACTTCATTAATGTATTCTGACATTATTCTAACTTCACTAATTTCTGGCATACATCAATTTTTATAAAATAATATATTCATAACACCAAATATATGATATTTATATCATATAGCAAAATCAATGAGTAATTTATTAAACGAAGGTAGGTACGATAATGTAACTAATGAATTAACAAAAGAAATTATCTATGCTGTTAAAAAAGGTGTAAAAAAATATAGAACAAGAATAAGGTTATTTAGTAGAACTTTTATTGACGTAATCGTTAAGATAAAAGAAATGGATAATTTAAAAGAACCTTTGGTTGGTGGCCATATGGAATTGTCTCCAAATAGAGGTAAATATAAAAAAATGATATTAGATATAACCGTATCTAGTAATGAACAAGATTTTTATACCGATTTAAATAAATTGGTTGCTGAACTAAAAAATATAATTAGGCACGAAATTGAACACATAGCACAAGATAGATTTAAAGTAAAAGAACGTGGAAGCTTTTTTTCAACAAAAAGAAGATATCCAGAGGATTTAGAATATTATGAATACCTTACGGAACCTTATGAGGTTGAAGCGTATGTTAGAGGTTTATATAAAAAGGCTAAAACTATGAAAGAACCATTAAATATTTTAATTGATGAGTTTGGTAATTATTTGGAAAGTATTAACATACACCCTGATGAAATTAAAACTGTTTTAAATACTTGGCGAGATTATGCTAAAAGACATTTAATACAAACACCATATAGAAAATGGGGTTATATTGTAGATAATAACGTGATTGAAAATTTAAACGAAGATAGTCAAAGAGTTATGGGTTTTAGGTATAAAAAACCAGACGTAAATTGTATTATGAGTTTTGAGGTTTCGGAACCAACTTACAATAAATTTAGACTAATGGATAGACTAGATTCCATGAACGTAAAATACAATTCAGTTAAAGGTGGCGGTGGAAAATATAATTCTTTTACCGTAGATTTAGACTTGTATGATGAAAAAGAAGCACAGGCTATCATTAATGATTTAAATATAAAATTAATGTTAGAAGGTGTTAGAATAACAAACTCAAATTTTTATTTTCCAAAAACAACTTAAAATGAAAGATTTAAACGGTAACGAAATTAAAATTGGTGATGAACTGGATGTACCAATGGATGTATTTTCAACAGGGATTGTTGTAACAAATAACAAAGGTGAACTTTGTTTGGAATTACGTTACGAGGGTAATTTATTACCAATAAAACATATTAAATATTTAAAATTAAGTAGTGAGGTTTTTAATTAAAAATAAAGATTATGTCAAAAGGTTTTTGGGTATGGGTACCATCAACACCTAGTGGTGGAGGCGGTGGATTAGTATTTTTGGTGATTATAATTGCCTTGATTTGTGGATTGTTTAGTTCGAGTTATAGATATGAAGGTCAAATTCGTAGTACTATGAGTGGTAACACTTCTTATTATTGTACTATAGATTACACAAAATCAGTATTTTCAGATTCAATATTTGGTTCAATATTTTACGAAAGAACAGTACATAAAGATTATGATGGTGGTAATGTTTATTATAAGTTAGACACACCAATTAGAGGTGTGATATCAGATGATAAACTTATTATAAAATTGGACAATCCTAGGGTTGAGTGTAGTAATGATTTAACCCATGAGGAATATTTCCCTGAAAAAACAGAAATTACAATTAAAAACGATACAACAATAACCATAAAAGGTATTGATTGTTATGGTGGTTAAGTGACCCCGGTGAGATTCGAACTCACGATTTCTAATTTAAAAGATTAGCACTTTAAACCAACTAAGTTACGAGGTCTTTATTTTTTAGAGGGTCTGGTCAGATTCGAACTGACGTAACAAAATTAATTGTCATCCCTGTTTTGCAGACAGGTGGTTTAAACCACTCACACCACAGACCCTTTTATTATATTTGTGGACCACGAGGGAATCGAACCCTACCGTTTTCACTTGAGTGCAAATCAAGTGCCCTGCCTTCGGGATGTAGCCCATAATTTTAGAGCGGGATGCCGGTAACTATCCGACTTCACTAGTTTGGAAGACTAGTACATTAACTTTATGCTAATCCCGCATTGGCGGATACGAAGGGAGTCGAACCCTCTTAAAACCTGATAGACAGTCAGGTACACCAGCCGTTATGCGCCGTATCCGTTTTGTATGGGGTGTGGGATTTGAACCCACGCAAGTCTCTTGGTCCCAAACCAAGCGAGGAAAACCTGACTCCTCCAACCCCATATATTTAAAAAGAACAGAGAATAAAAATATCGGTGTTTTTTATCATGGGACTCGAACCCACAACGTTTGATTTGCTGTCAAATTGATATCCATTATCGATGTAACCAATACCACCGCTTCTATTCTTTTTATTTTCAATGAACGTTTTTGTCCGTAAGGAGGGAATCGAACCCCCACAGTTTAAAACGGTTGATCTACAGTCAACGGAACTCACCACCTGTTCAACTTACGGGTATAACTATAAACAAAAACCCCCACAACTTTTTTATCGGTTGTGGGGGTTATTTAAACTCTTCTCTATATATTCTTATGAGACAGAATTGTACATACCACAACCATTCAAGGTATCACAGCCTTTATCGGCTACTTTCCCTGCTTTCGGTGTACTCGGTTGATATGTGTAATTCTTTCTCATTTTTTTAGTTTTAATTTGTTTATAGTTTTTTTTGTGGGGTTTTCGTTGTAAACAGTCCCCGTTCTGTATCTGTCTTTTTTGGGGTGGTTCCTGAAACCCATCAGAACCACAACTTCTATAAATAAATATGGACAAAATTAATAAAGTTTTATTTATTTGTCAACGCTTATGTTAAATTTATGTTATGTATTTTTATTTCTTATACAAATATAAGGATTATTATTCATCTGTCAACCGCTTTATTGAAATTATTTTACCATTTTCAACTTCACAAATAAACTCAACCCATTTTAACTTTTTAACATCACCAATCCCCTCATCTTCTGGTTTTATATAAGTATAGAAAGTAAAAGTTCCTGTATAATCTAAATCTTCAACTCTTACATTAATTTCCCTAAAAGAACCTAGAAGGTGTTCAAAAGAATTTTCATCAGCATTTGGGTACGGTCTTTCTTCTTTTGGTACCTCTTCCCAATCAAATCTTTTTATTTGTAATTTATAAGGTGTTCTGTTTTTTAAGAATGAATGTCTAAATTTATTTTCTGTATCCTCAACAATATAAACATGGGTCATTTCACATTCAAAATGTTTTGTTTGCCAATCAATATTATTACCACCTAATTTAACCCTTTCTTCTTCTGTTAAATCAGGTAGAATATTGATGTCAACATTAAGATAATCAAACATTCCCATTCTTATTCTTTTGTTTACAAGTTTTACAACCTTTTTGTTTTAAATCTTCACCGATTTTATTTAAATCGTTACCAATAAATTTGTTAACGATACCAGAACCAACCATACCTAAAAAACTAAAACCTAATATGGCTTTAGATATATTTGGATTTGTATCCATAAAGATACCAAAAATTGAATTAATCGACAAATAAACTGCCGAAAACACCCATACAACCAATAAGGTTATAAAAACCTTGCTCATAATTTTTTCTTTCATAATGTTTTATTTTTTATAATATCATTTAATTCATCAAAAGTTTTAACAGTGAAATAACCGTTATTATCACAACAATATTCATCATCTTTTATTGTGATTCCATAATCTTTTTCTATTTTTTGAATAAGGTCTATAAAATCAAAAGTCCAATCCTCAATTAAATCAATACCTACACTATTTTTTTGTAACTCAATTTCTTCCGTTATTGTTATATTTTTAATTTTAGCGTTATTAACCAATATAACATCCTTTATCATATCCCCACCAATTATTGGTCTAACAATTTCTTTAAAATATTGATTAAAGTTTATCATTTTTTACTAATCTCACTTTGTTACCTAACTTATCTACTTGGAAATTTTTAAAATGTTTACTAAAATAAAGATTATATAATTTTAATCTCATTTCATCATCTATATCCATTTCCAAACATTCAACGTTATACTTATCTGTATAGTATTTAATTAAAGAGAACACAGTAGATAAAACTTTAAGTCTGTAATCACTATTTAAAGTCAAAGATGTTCTAACTACATCATCAATAATAACACCGAATATAACATAATAACAACCGTCATCTTTTATTTCAATACTTAATTGGTAAAAGTCTTCTGAATTTGGTGTGAATATTACTGTTATGTTATTATTATTTTCAGTATGTATATTAAACTCACAAGGTATGTTATTTATATCAAAAATATCTATAGATTCTAACAATAACGATTCTTTTATTATCTTTTTCAACACCTTGCTCATAATTTTTTCTTTCATAATATATACTGTAAATGGTCAAAATTTATTGTTATCTCCATTTGACTGATCTCCCTATCCATAATTACCTCATGATTCATTTCTGTTATAAATGAACCTCTTATATCAAACCTTTCATGCCATAAACCATTATGGTTTATTTTTTCCAACCTAATATTTTTCTTTTCATAACTCATCATCCAATTTCTGATTACATCTAAAGGACTATCACCTAATGTAATTGTACCACTGGTATAAGTTATAGTATTTGTGGTGTCATAATCATCACATCTTACAACGGTTAATTTTAATGGTTGCCATTCCAATCTTGGTACACCAAAATCAATATTACCAACTGTTACCACTGATGGACCATCTGTTTTTACTAAATACTGATATAAACCATGATTGTGTGGTATTGTTAATAACCATCTAGGTTGGATTATATTACCAAAATCCATGTTCTGTCTAATATCTTCTATCGGTACAGAAACATGTACACCCATTCTATGTTCAGGAATACTATTTTTAATCATATATAAATTATACTTAAACTAGGGGCATATGTAAATAAAAAAACCCACCATGGGGTGGGTTTGTTAGTAGTTCCAGAAGGATTTGAACCCTCAAGTCTCAAAGTTCGTAGCTTTGCGTGTTATCCAATTACACTATGGAACCATTTGTAGGCGTGGGTGGAGTTGAGCCACCTTGACGAAGGTATAAGCTTCGCATAATAACCCTTATATGACACGCCCATGTTATTAGCGGAGAGATACAGAGTCGAACTGTGCCCAACTTAATGGGTTCTTGTTTTCCAAACAAGCGAGGGAACCACTCCCTTCCTTAACTCTCCATTTGGCGGAAGACAAGGGAATTGAACCCTCACCGGTATTACCCGGGACATCTTAGCAGGATGCTGTAACAAACCAATATTTACCTATCTTCCTTTTGCACATCTGACAGGATTCGAACCTGCAACAACTGGGTTTGGAAGCCAGTACCAATTCCTATATGGTCTCAGATGTATTTTAGTAGTATCGGTGGGAGTTGAACCCACTTTTCCTATCTTATCAGGATAGTTCCTAAACCGTTCAGACACGATACTATATTTGCGGGGGTAGAAGGGATTGAACCTACGACCTTAGAGTTAACAGCTCTCTGCTCTACCACTGAGCTATACCCCCGTTTGGCGGACTGTGTGGGAATCGAACCCACCACCCTTGGCTTAACAGGCCACAGCTACCCCTTGTCAGCTTACAGTCCAAATCAGCGGGTCCAGTGAGACTCGAACTCACATCATCTCGGTTAACAGCCGAAAGTTTTATCCAATTAGTACTACAGACCCGTATTTGGGTGATAGACGGGGATTGAACCCGCACGTTCACTAAAGAACACTTGTTTCACAGACAAGCTCGGCTAACCAATATCCGACTCTAACACCATTTTGCGGAGAGCTGAGGACCCGACCCCCACCCGACTTAACGAGACCCAGGTTTCAAAGCTGGTCGACGCTCCAATGCATCTGCTTAACTCTCCATTTTAATTTACCAATATGTCAAATAACAAAAAACCCACCGACATTTTCATGTGGTGGGTTTTCCTTGTACAAAAAACTTAATTCCCATTAAGTATTATCTTGATTGGACAAAACACACCATGTGTACACCGAACTATTAATTCGATTACTATGTATACTCGATATGTTATGCCAATTTTTCATTTCTTTAATTGTTTTGTTTGTTAATAAATATGATACAAAGATAGTAAAAGTTTATTACTTGTCAACTATTTTTTAAATTATTTTTTTATTTTTTCTTTTACGTGTTTTATTGGGTTAATACCTTGTAATAAGAAATATAACCCAAGAAACGATAGTGATATAAGGTAAAATATTATATCCGTAATCCAATAAGAACCTGTCAATGTCATTACAGCGTTGAATAGTGCGTCGAACCCTAGAGGGTTGAAGAACATTGCCAAAATTAAGCTTATGGTTGCGAGTCTTTCTTTGTTTATACGGTTCATCACTACTGTCCATGTATGATTATTTAAAATTAACTATAAGAAAAAACAGTAAAAAAATATTACTTATAGTTTTTATTCCTCTTTCTTTTTTAAAGAAGCTGTTATTTTATCAATTTCTTTTTTAAGTTCAGCGGCTTTTTCATACTTTTCTTGTTCAACACAATAATCCAAAGCCTTTTTTAATTTAGCCAACTTTAAATATTTTTCTTTTTCAGGGTCAAAAATATTTCTGTTTTTATCTCTATCAAATATTTTATCACCAAAATCCTCAATACCTGATGAACGTGTGAAAGAAGTATAAGAAACAGAACCGTCAGGTGATGCCCAATTTCTTTTTTCCCATTCACCATTTTCATCCTCACCTTTTTCAATATCCATTTCATCTTCAGGAATATCCATTCCATCAAAATTATTTGTCCTAAAATCGTTTAAAGGTATAAACCTCATATCATCATTTAAACCAAATAAATTTATGCCATTTTTTTTATTTTTAGACATCATACGCATCATTTCTTCAAAATCTTTTTGGAATCTATTAATTTCACGTCTAAAATCTCTATCGTTTTTCATACGTTCATTAAATCGTTCCCAACGACCAAAAAAGTCATCACCAAATTCATTGTTAAAATCGTCTTCGTTAAAATTTCTCATGGTATATCTTTTTATATAAATATCGTTATGATTGTTAAATTTGTCAAGTTGTCTTTAATGTTAAAAAAAATCCCCTATAATACTATAGGGGACTTAGTGGCGACGGGCCGAATCGAACGGCCGTGGACCTGGTTTATGAGACCGGTGGGGAACCAACACCCTCATCGCGATATTAATGATACAATTATATATTAATTTTTATCTCCTGTCAAGTATTTTTTAATTTTCTTTAGGTTTTTCTCTTAACTCTGTATTACCTTTAGTATGTCTAGGCCAAAATGGACAATGTCGGCAACCAGAGCCACAGCATTTTTTTCTACGTGTTAAATATTCTTCAGTAAGTACAATACTACCTTTATCTAGGTAATAATCTATACCCTCAACAAATTTAAATTCTTTTCCTTCCATTATTTATCATCCATTAAATAAGGTTTCCATTCTTCATGTATTTTATGCATTTTGTTTATAAAATATAAATAATTAGGTGTAAATGGTTTATGTGATAATACCATTCCTGCCTCATCAGGTGTTCTATCACCCTTTAACATATTACATCTCATACAACATGTCACCAAGTTTGTCCAACTGTTTGGCCCACCCTTACTTCTTGGTATAACATGGTCTAACGTTAAATTATCTTTGGATCCACAATATAAACACTTATGTTCATCCCTTCTATAAATGTTATACCTTGATAAGGTTACTTTTTTATATGGAAAGTAAACATATTTAATTAATCTAATTATGGAAGGCTTATCCAATATTATACCAGCATCAACTTTACCATGAGAAACCACTATTTCTGCCTTACCTTTATACACTAATCTGTAGGCTCTTTTAAAGTTAGCCACAGTTAATGGTGTGTAGTCAGCGTTAAGTATTAGTACCATGTAATCCCTCCTATCTCTTTTATAAATATCTTGTAGTCAGGACAGGATTCGAACCTGTATCTCCTAGACATTCGTCCCAAGGTGTAATCACAATTCTACCACCTGACTATAATTTTCGCCCAATCATTTCTGACTGTCCCCAATACCGAATAGCTTCTCGAGGCTTCAGCGGCAACCCACTTACGTGAGGGGTTAGGACTTGTGTGTTAACTTCCTCCTGTTACTGGTACACCAACCAACCGACTTAGATTCAAGTAATCGGCTCAGGTCCCTGTGGGTGTGACACCACTTCCATCATGCGGGAGCACATTAGTCGAACACAACTCGACTCGTGTAGTCAGGACAGGACTCGAACCTGTAAATCTAATCCCCAGTAGGTTTCAACACAACGCCCATGGTCTTATATGCTGTGGCTACCAATTTCACCACCTGACTATTCTTGGATAATGTCGATTAATTTTTCTAAAGCTCTAATAATAGGTTTATGAAAAATAATAAAAATACTTATACCAATTAAAAATCCTAATATATATTCCATATGTCTTTATTTTTGTAGTCAGGACAGGACTCGAACCTGCATTGTTTAAAAACAATTTATATAGGTAGTTAGCACGCCTCAACCCTATAGCGGTTACCAATTACGCCACCTGACTATTTTTACCCCAAATGAGATTACTTTGAGGATTAGATTTTAACGGGTTTCTCTGACTGTTTCGAGAACCATCTCATAACACCTGCAGAAGAGCCCTTTGTCTCTAATCGGTAATTCTATGAGTTTACATTAGTGTCTTACCACATAAAAACCTGTCAACCGTACAATGGAGGAGTTCGATGTTTCTCCTTTAACCCAAGGGGTGAAGTTTAAAGTCTCATCACTCATCTAGACTGCCACGCGATATAGACCAGTAGCCCAACTCTTGAGTATCTCTTACTCATTATTTTTTGGTCAAAAAATAACCCAAAGTGGAGTGGATCGGATTTGAGCCGATTGGGTAACGCGACACCCTTCCATATTTTCTTAGTGGCCAACTAAGATTCTCACCCCATATCAACATTGACCCTTCAGACACACCACAATGGTTTCTCGTATACCATATGTTCCCCTCGGTGTTATAACGAGTTACACCTACACGCCATATCGTCAATGTTTTGTATTCCCACCCGGATTTGAACCGAGAACATACGAGGCTTAAACTCGTTGCGTTTACCAATTTCGCCATGGGAACATTTTGTTGATACAAATATAGTAAAAGTTTATTTATTATCAAAATTTTTGGTGCCTTCGGTGAGATTTGAACTCACAAAATTTAGTTTCTAAAACTAACACGGTTACCAATTACGTCACGAAGGCTTTTTGTGCCCTGAAAAGGAATTGAACCTTTGCTGCTAACATGTAAAATTAGTACGCTACCATTACGTCATCAGGGCTTTTGATCCGGTGGTCGGGATCGAACCGACTAAATCTCGCTTACAAGGCGAGCACCCTTACCTTCAGAGTATCACCGGAATATAGTACCGTATATCTGATTTGAACAGATCGAACCATTATTTTGTCGGGATAGTGAGAGTTGAACTCACATGTTGCCAATTACTCTTTCTACACCTTATGAGAGTGGGGAGATATATCCCGAATTATATTTTTTAAATAATCAAAAGCTGTATATGGTGTGTAATATCTATCTTCAAATATTATAACTCTCCAACCTAAACTTTCAAACAATTTTTGTTTTATTTTATCTCTAGTTTGTACTTGATTTAAACTATGGTTTTTTAATGGTAACTGTTTATAATGCCAAGGACCATTCCATAGTATAAGTATTTTATAATCATTTATAACAATATCAGCATCCCATCCAGAACTTATTATTTTATTATGTTCAACATCGTTAAAACTCATCTTACATAACTCATATAAATTTATCTCGTCTTTCGATCTTTTTATTTTGGTTTGTGAGGTTTTTTGACCTAAAATCCTACCCATATTTTTACGAATAATAATGTTACATTCGTCACAATTTTTTCTATAATTACACCATTTACTATATGGTATATGTTCACCACATTTCATACATTTTTTAGGATTTAAATCATATTTCTCCTTTTTTTTACTTTTTAATGATTTACTTATTTTATTTTTTGTTTCTTGACTTCTTTTACCTCTAATTACATTATTATAACTTGCAGCACATGTATGGTTACAAAATTTTTGTTTATTAGACATTAAAGATTTAAATTCTATACCACAATTTTTACAATTAACCTTTTCATAATAATTGTTTTCAGAATACTTTCTATATGTCTCACCCAATTTTAATAATTTAGCTTTAATAGAAGATCTACTTCTTTTCATTATAACACCTATTTCATCATAGGTGTTACCTTGACGAATTAATTCAATCAATGTTTCAATATCTTTTTTATACCATTTCATAGTAATAAATATCATTATATATCGATAAAAATTATCGAACTTTAGATGATTATTTTAATTAATGATTAAATAAGTTATTAAAATAATATTATATATATATATATATACTTATTCATACCTACGGCTTGTTGTGTGGAAGATGAGAATCGAACTCATATAATTGGTTTTTCAGACCAACACCTTGACCAACTTGGTAACTTCCACAAAATATAATATGTCAAATAACTTCTTCGGTTATCCCGACAGGGTTCGAACCTGTACTATGCTAGAGTCAAAATCTAGTGCCATGCCAATTAGGCGACGGGATAATATAAAATAAAAAAACCCGAGAGTTTTTCTCGGGTTCTTCTAAATTTGTTAATATATTAAATGATTAACTTAGACATAAGAACCCGAGTTCAGTTTGTGTAAACTGAAATAACACCGTTAGTGTCATCACGAATAATATGTTTGTTAAAGTCTTCATTTGTTTAATTCTGTTACTGTTAATAAATATGATACAAAGATAGTAAAAGTTTATTACTTGTCAAGTTTTTTTTAAAATAAATATTTTTCTTTGTTTAATATTCTTTGTATTTGTTCTTTTTTAAATTTATTCCTTACTATACCTTTAAATTGGTTTTTTTTAGGGAATTTCACAATTCTATAAGCCTCTTCATAAGTCATACAATCCATGTTTTTACGGATGGTATCTTCACTTAAAATATTGTATTCTCTTTTTGATATGTAGATTTTTCTATTTTCAGGATCGTCATCATCTAATATAATATTATGTGTTTGACCAAATATTGATCTTAATTTATCAACAAAAATGTCGTTATTATACATAGATTTGGTACCTTCACTTCTACCACTAAATTTTATAAGTTTTGGGTTTATTGTTCTAATAAAATCATCTATTATTTTTATAGATGTTGTTGTGGCTTTAACCCAAGACCAATCGTTTTTTAATTCTACATCCATTTCCATGTCGAATTTCCATGAAAATTCATAAAAATAATCAATCAAATCCCCAAAATACCTTTTCGGTATATTATCATCCACAGTTTCTAATCTGAAATTATATATGGCCTTAACATTGTCTTCATAACCAATGTAGGTGAAATCATCTAATTTAGAAATATTTTTCAATGGTCTTGTAAATGTTTCTTTTAAATTAAATTCATTAATTATTTCTTCTTTTATGATTTTTTTAATTAAGTTTCTCATAATCTATGTTTCATATAAATATTTATCCATGAAATTTTAAAAATTTCTTATATCCCTTCTACTTCTACGTTTCGGTGGTAAAAATTTATGTGGTTTTAAATACATATTAATGAATATAGATTCCCAAGTATCGTTTGTGTACCAACCTTCCTCATTAGGTAAAGTTCTATAATTATAATCTAGGTAATTCATTAACCCATCAGGTAGTTCCAATGATTGTACCCCTACTAAATCCATACCTAATGTTCTTGCAGATACTTGTCTAATTAAAGGTAACTGTATATTATCAAAATCATTTACAGGTCTGTTATTAATTAAACCTCTGTTAACATCAAATAAATTATCCCAACCACGTACACGTAAATCGTTTAATATTTGTGTATCAATTTCTTGTCTAAGATTTTCCGTCAATAAAGCTGTTAATTCAGCTTCAGCATCTATATTGTGGAAAGCCTGTAAATCTTGAGCGAGTTCTGGTGTCCATATAGCTCTTATAGCCCTAGTTTCACCAACTACAATACGAGATTGAACACAACTCCATTTAAATGATGGATTGATAAAAGAAAATATTGGTAAAGATTTGGTTATCATTAAAATAGTACCGTACCGTTGACCATTGGCATTGGGTTATTATATGTTATCGTAGAATAATACCTACTATCAATCATTGTTGTTGAATATCTTGTTGGTATTCGGTTTGGTACAAAATCAAATATAATTCTCGGTACAACCTCAATCATTGACAATGAATAAAATGGTTTACCACTTATGAAATCATGTCTTCTTATAAATTTATGGATATTCATATATTAATAAATATCACTCGACCAATACAGAAAGTGTACATTTGGGGCACGGATAGTCAATATTGAAGCGTTTATCTTTTACAATTTTAGTACCAGCACAACAATCATATTGTTTTGTATCGTCTTTTTTAGGATATGAAAGTTGTTCGTATAGACATTTTAGGTTTTCGTCTATGATGTAGGCATATCTGTGTTTTTGTGTTCTATTAATCCATACACCGTTTTTATCTTTTGTGGGTCCTCTTGGATTGACTTTCCATTCGCCTTTATCGTTCAAATGAAAGAAGTCTGATTTTTTATCTGTTAGACCGTAGTATTTGAAATTACATACTTGGTATATACTACCATTGTGTCTACTGTCATCTGCTAATGTTATAACAGCTCTAACCCCTTCTTTCTTAAGAAGTTTTATACTGTTACCCAATAAATAAGATGTTGCGTTGGTTCCGTTTAAGTATGGTTTAACACATAGTCTACTAAGTTCTAATACTGTTTGGTCTGTATTAGGTAATCCGAACCAACCTTTTAAAGCCACATTACCTTGTGGGTTTGAGAAGGCGGTAATCCCTAATAATTCATCGGTTTCTTTATGGTATAAACCAAAGGAAAACTTAGCAAAGAACTTAGCATCACCCAAATAATGGTAAACCCTAACAAATTCATAAGCAACTTTTTTATCTATTTGTTTGATGATAAAAATTGAATTTGCCTTAATTTCTCTGTTTATAAACTTACGTATATCCTCACTATTTTCCATAGTTAAAATATAAAGAATAAAAACAACAACGTAAACATAATTATTCTATTCTCTTTTCAATACTACCATCACTATAATGATAGAGTTTAATACCTGGACTCCATTCATTTATGTCTTGACCTAATACATTTGTAATTCTAACAACCTTAAGTGATTTGTAAGGGTCTCTATTAATTACAATTATATCTGAATAGGTACGTGTACCATCATAATCTGTTTGTATAAGTCTGTAATATATTAACCCTGTATTTAGTTCAAAATCACGTGTCGAGTATTCTTGAATTACATTAGAATTACCCATACCATCAATTTGTTGTATTTCTTGAAATCTAATTCCATCTAAACTTCTTTCAAGTGTGAAATGGTCATTATTTATTTCTGTGGCGGTTTTCCACCTTAATAAATTATAATGTTCAAATCCTTTACCGGAAAAATGAATTAGTTCTACTGGTAGTGATGAACAAGAACCTCCTTCTACACCACTTAATACGTAATTACCAGTACTTAATGTACTTGTAACTGTGTAATATCCGACAGATATAAAATAATTAACACCTAATGATGAACACCACGTAACGGAAGGATCTAACACACCACCTGAAGTACAATTTGGATCATCATCACTACATACAACTTCAACCATACTATTTAATGAAGAACAATCACCTGTATAAACTCTTATTTCAGAATCAAAATTAGTAGAGGCGTTACATGTATTAAAAGTCATATCATTACCCGTACCAACTACTCTATACCATAAGTTATTTGATTGAGTAATATAATCGTCACAGGGTGATGCGACATTCGGAACATCTGTACTTGAACCTATCGTTGTTACAACTCCACTATTATATGGTAATGTAACAAGAGTTGCATTCTCACACAAATCGTTATTGAATAAAGGACCGCTATATGACCATATAAATGTTAATCCTGAAACAGGAAAACAAGAACCATTAGATGTAAACCTAACTGTATGTGCGTTTGTAGTGGCGTTAGTCGTCCCATTAGGTGCGCCCCAATTAGGAGATGCATCGGGTACTGAATTAGTTAATCGTCTGGCTATGTAATCAGCATTGGTAAGACCTCGTATTCCAACTTGTGGTTGATAAGTGGTACTGTTGGCTATGGTTGTCATATTACCATATACCATTCTAATCTGATTATTTGTTTTGTTTATTCTAATTTGAAATGAAAATCTTTCCGTACCACTTTGTAGATATCTCGCACAATTCTGCCATTGAAATACAACTTCAGTCCCCACATCTTGCCATCTTCTTTCATAAACTTGTGTAGCTAATGCAGTACTACGTAAATCCATTCCCATAACTGATATTATACCAGCCGCATCTTGACCTGATTGTAATGGACCCGTAGTACCAAAACCAGATGTCGGTGTAACTGGATTACACCATAGTGAACCATCCGCAGTCATATTTACATTTGTAATGATAATACCATTTACGACAAATCTTGATGTGGTAGGAAGAACGATATTATTACCGTCAGTATCATATGTTATAGCACCGGCAGTTGTGGTAACTAATTGAGTACCACCTGTTATGGCCGTATAAGTACCAACCGTTTCAGAAAATGTATACCATGTAGATACTTGTGACTTAACCGAATTGATTAAACTGAATAAAAAAAATAATATGGATAATTTTATTTTCACTGATACACCCTTTCATAATAAATATCTACATTTTAATACGTAATGTATTATTTTTTGTTACCTACAATTAAAATATAACCAATAAAAAACAAACAGTAAATTAGTATCAATAGTTTGTTAAAAAATTTAAACCATTATAAGCGATAGAAAGTCTGAAGGTGTAAAAGATTTTAATTTAGGAAATTTTTTGGTAAATTTGGATTTTTCACCTTGATAGTCACTATAACAAGGATTCCATCCTGTCCTACTTATTTTTATTCCATCATATTCGACTAATATTTGAAATGGTTTTTTTTCTCTGAGATAACCATCAATGTTGGGGTTGTTAAAGATGTTAATATCCATTCTTGAAGTTAAATCATCAACTATTTTTTCACCATAAAATTCGTAAAATTTTTTTTTAAACAAATTGGGATCAACCATATCTTTACACATATCTATAATATAATTATCCCCTCTTTTTATAAATAAATCATCAGAACTTATAATATTTTCGGCCCAACCAAAATCTTCTTCGTTTTCTTTTAATATCTTTTTAATTAAATTTTTCATTATATGTCTAAAATATAATTATTAATGTAATAACCCAACTCGTCAAAACTTATTTTATATTTATAATTTTTATATTTGGTTTGTGTATCATAAAAAACGGTTATAGTTAGAATTAAATTCATGTCTTCACCATTTATATCACTAACAATAAAAACATAATCTAAATTATCTTTTTTAATTGTTTTATACCATTTATTATTTTCTTTTTTAAAACCTAATTTTTTTAATGAAGATGTAAAATTATTTAATGTCTGTATCGTATCATCATTATTTAATATATCAATTAATTTATCCAAATAATCGGCCATAATATCGTTAATTTGATCCTCAGAACCACTTAAATCAAAAGTACCATAATAAAAATCATCCCAATTTATATCAAAAACGTAACTGTATTTTTTCACAATATCAGTTAAATTTTCATCCTTATTTTGCTCTAAAGCTTCTAAAACCAATTCTTTTGGTATTTTTATTAAAATGTAGTCTTCTTTCCAACCTCCAACATGTTCAAATTTAGCGACAGTCTTTGACATTAAATCTTCAAACTCCAAATTTATTTGTTGATTTCGATTTTTTTCTAAAGCTCTTGATAGTTCATAAACAACATCTGAGGCCATTCCTTCTACCGGTAAGATACCATTAAAATTTTCAAAAACATCATATAGATTATTTTTTAAATCATTTTCACTTACATCTTCATTTAATACACTTAAACAATCAGCTAGTTTATATCTATTTTCTTCATTAATCATATAATAAATATAATTAAACTCCTCATCATCCAACTCATAATCAACATAATAACTGTCATATCCCATACTTCCATATCTGATAAGTCTATCCAACATCCAATTGTCTTCACCAAATTTATTCAACCACCAACTATAATTTAGTTTAAAAACAAAACTATCTTTTGTTACGGTAATTTTACAGTTGTTATCAACATTAACTTCATCATCAAAACAAATATCAGAATTTTCAAAATATTTACCCAAATTTAAATCACCTGAGATGGATTCTTCAGCCCAACCAAAATCTTCTTCTTGTTCGTTTATATTATTACTCATATTGTTATTACCCATAAATCGCCAATATTGTTTATCTACCAACTCTAAAGCTCTTTCATATTCAATAACCTCATCTTGCGTGGAACGACATTTGGATTTAATATAGTCTTTTGGGTTATATGTGACATTTACAGGTTCACAATATTTGTAATTTAAATGAAGTTTACCGCCTTCTTCAAAAATATCTGTAACATAAAAAATATATCTTACTACATTTGGTCTATAATTTATAGGTTGCATGTCATAACCGTAATTATAATCTACTATATAAAAAACATCACCTATTTTTATAGATATATCTATAATATCATCCATCCATCCAAAATCTTCTTCTTGTTCGTCTAGTTGTGTAAAAAATTCATCAGTATTTACATCATCTATTATATCATAATCTATATAGTAGTCATTAACCCAATAACATTTATCCTTTTTACATTCACCATTCTTTTCGTATAAATCGTGGCCACCAACCATATCTTCTGACATTATATAAGCACCCCAACCATAATGTTCTTCACACATACCGTCATATAAATTAACATCCCAATCTGTGGTTATAACTTTACAAACTTTACCGATAAGTGGGTTTAGAACACTAAGAGCATCTGGATCACAATCTTCTAGATTTTGATTAACTTTTGTGATGATGAACAAGTCACCTTCTTCCAATTGCCTTAATCTATCCATTTGAAAGATGTCTTCTTTTAATATTTTCTTGATTAAATGTCTCATATTTCAATCGATAACATATTTTATATAATTTGATATGAATTCGTCTGAAACAAATAGTCCATTAATTGTTAAGTTAGCCCTTAATTCGTTATTTAAAACCTCTCTAATAACAAAATCCTTATCATTGTGTTTAATGTTTAACTCCTTAATTAGTTCTAATATTTTATCTATTTTTTCTCTTTCATAAGTTTCCATATTTCACCTACTAAATGTCTCACACTTATAAATATTCTTTAAAACAAAAAAGGTGGGTAATTCCCACCTTTAATATTAACACATTAATAGTTCTAATTTACCTTTCATGAATTGTTTAAGACTTGTAGACTTATCACTTTCATGATCGATAACCAAATCCATTTTTTGGTTGTAGGTACGTTTCTTTTCAGAACCCCTATTACCACTACCGATTTGACCCTTTCTTTCTTTAGAAACTTTATCCATATGGTTTTGTTGGTATAAATCATTTAGACGTTGTTTTATTTCGTTTAAAGCCTCGTCCTTATTCTTATGTTGACTTCTACCATCTCTAACCACTTTTATCCCTGTTGGTATATGGGTTATAACCACACAAGAATCTGTTGTGTTCTTATGTTGACCACCATTACCTGTACCACGAGTTGTTTCAATACGTAATTCATCCATATTGATGTCTATCTCCTGATAATTTTGGGAATCTAATAAAGCTACTGTAATTGTACTTGTATGTACTCTACCACGTTTTTCAGTGGGTGGAATTCTTTGCCATCTATGACAACCAACTTCGTTTTGGAAGTATTTCTTAACCCCTTTACCTGTCAGCTAAATACTAACAAGTCCGTCTCTTCAATGTTCGGACTCTACGGTAAAACCTTTATTCTTGGCTGCTTTCAGATAGACTGCAGCCATGTCCTCCACAAGGAGTTTCGAATCTTCACCACCCTCAGCGGCTCGAATTTCTAATGTTACTTTTTCCATGACTGTTTGTTTTTATTAACCACAAATATAGTGTATAAAAAATTAAAATCAAACTATTTCTTTCTACCCCAAGTATAATGTATTACATTACCGTCAACATACTCCTTCCAATGTTTTTTCCATGGGCCTGATAACAACAAAGTACAACAACCATTACTGTTTGCTATACGATGATAAGAATCCCTAGGGAAATATTTTACCACTTGTGTTCTACGTTCTGTATGATAGGAACCATTAGATTCATCATCTAATATATGTTCATCATATTGACCAAATAGTTTAAATGATAGGGCATTAAAAGCGTGAGTATGAAACCTATCTTGTGAATCATCACACTTATGAAAATAAAAAATTATTATTGAAAACAACCACTTAAACTCAAAAATTACAAATTGTGAAACCTCCTGTTTACCAAATTTGAATCGGTTGTACTTGAGAAATGAAAAATATTCCGTCTTTACCACGGAATATAATAATAATATAATATCACTATAAAATAAATAGGGGGACATTAAGTCCCCCATATTTTTTAAGATTGTACTACTTGTTCAGTAACTTCAACCTCAGATGTAACCTTGTCGTTAGACTCAATTTCATCCCAAGTCTTGATTACCTCACTAGCGTATAAGGCTTCCTTACCAGTCCAACCCCCAAGTACTGAACCCCTGTAAAGGTTTTCAGGTACAACAGAGTTGTTGTATCCAGCCACTTGGACTGTGAATACGTTAACCTTTGGGTTAACCTTCTTACGGTATTCTTGTACCATTTTAAGTACGTCTACATAACTTCCACCTCTAGAGTGAACGTCACCACGGCTTACACTTGTACCGTAAAGACCACCGTGTCCTGCCTGCATGTCACTATAAATAAAGATAGTATCATAGTGAGTTTTAGTGTCGATTGCTTCACGTAAGAATAACCAAATACCGTGTTCACAAGATTGTCCTTGAGACTTACCTCTCTTACAAGTTTCTTCCAACTGAGTAATAATACCGTCTCTTTTAGAAACAGGTTTTAAACTCAATCTTTCACCAAAGACACCGACATATCCTTCATCAGAACATAAAGCTGTGATGATAGATGATAAGTTAGCAATTTCAGCAATATGGGTTGTACCATACTCAGAGGTCATTGTACCCCAAGCTGAACCAGAGTTATCTGATAAACAAGCCACCTTACCCTTTAACTTAGGGAAGTTTTCGATAGAGATGTCAAGACACTCTTGTAAAGCGTCAAGTATCATACCCTTGTGGTTTATAGAAACCTTATCGATTTCCTTGTAAGCTGTGTAGTAACGGAATGGGAATTGCTTACCAAACTTAACACCTGCCTTAAGGTCAGTTAAAACCTTCTTAGCCACTTCAGTATCATTCACCTCAGTGAAAATACCCCTTAAGTTCCTAAGTAAAGCCATGTGTGAAACCTTAATTGTGTTAAGAATTTCCTTCCAAGTCTTACCTTGAGACCTAAGTGATTCCCAAGTTGTTTCAGTTTCAGAAACAGCCACGTCACCAGTCTTCATTAACTCATCGATAACTTCAGAGTGTGCGTGAGAAATACGAACCAAGTCAATTAATGACTTTGACTTATATTTCTTGATTTGGTACTTGGTGAAAGACGCCAACTTCTCAGCCCATGTCCTCTTAACGATAGATGGTAAACCATTCTTAGAACCGTTTAAGAACATGTAGTAATCAAATTGGTTGGTGATGTCATCAGGACGACCAACAATGTCCAAACCGTATTGTTTCATCAAACCTGGGTTTGCTTCGTTAAATTCAACCCTCTTTGGGTGTTGAGACGCTCTAATGAAGATAACCGCTGGGTTTAACCTCATGAAGTGTTCGTGACGAAGAGTCTTAGCTAACTCAAGGGTTGCCTTGAAGTCATAGTCTAAAGCCTCGTCGATAGCCTTAGTGAAAACATCAGTAGTTGTATCACTTGGGTCTTTGTACAAACCTAACACGTCATACGTCTTTAACGTAGATAAGTTAGATGGTTTGTCGTGAGAACCTCTGTAATAAGATGGTTCACCAAAGATAGATGATGCTGCCACGATACGTAATGTATCCAATGGGTTTAAGGTATAAGAAATACCACCGTCAAAATTTTCCACTGCTTTTGATTTGAACTTTGTCATAACTTAAAATTTAATATTGTTTAATAAAATAAAAAAAGTCCCCACAATTTTACTCGTAGGGACTGTAAGGTCTCACAATTAACTCTTACAGTTAACGTGGACAAATAAAGTACCTATTGAGTATTTTAGATGAAAGTGTTTTTCGTTTTCAATAATAATGATGTAACTTTCTTCACCGCTTCAATAGAATATTTTTAAATACTAGATAACTTGATATCTGAGAATGTTTCAGAATAATGGTTACTTTTCGTGTTCCCCATCTCGGGGAAGACCAGGAGTGACCCTGACTAGGTTTTACAGACACTAATAAACTCGGGGGTTTTAAAGTCCCTTCCTAACTTGTTAGATTTTAGAGTTGCTAACAAACTCCCATTGTTTTTTTAAGTTTAACAGGACGATAACTTAATACCCATCTTTTAATTAAACCTTGGACAATACTTAGGTAAAATGTCCTTTTTCTGAATCATAGTTGTTTGATGTAATCATTCCAACCGCTTCAAATATTCAAGTATCAGTATTTTAAAGAACTATATCGTTTTTGTTTGTTAATACTAGTGATAAAAACCTCTTCTGTCAATACGCTTTATAAATTTTTTATCACTTTTTTTGTGATTCCGACAGGGATCGAACCTGTAACTTACTACTTAGAAGGTAGTTACTCTATCCTATTGAGTTACGGAACCATTTGTACTCCCGACGGATCTTGAAACCGTATTTCATCTGTGAAAGAGATGTGTCCTTGCCTTTAGACGACGGGAGCTTGTTTATCAAAGAACTTTTACAAAAGTATAAATTTTTTATTTATTGGCCAAAATAAAAAACCCCGACTCTTAATCGGGGTTTATATCTTGATATATAGAGACATGACTATATACGACATCCACTCCGACTGTTAGTCAGATAACGTTCTCTCTCCTCTCTGTGAGTTAAAACAATGTATGTTGTCGCCTTTGTCATGGTGAGTTTACTATATAATTTTTTGTGTTTAATAAATATGATACAAATATACAAAAGTTTATTTAAATGTCAAATTATTTTTTTTAATTTAGGTAGTAACCCAATTATTTTTTCTTCCCACCTTTTTGCCATCTCTTCTTGTGAAATTAAATCACTATTAATTTTATAATTTTCCATCATTTCACTATTTTTTCTTGTTCACCATTTATTAATAAAGAAGATAATCTTAATGCCTTTCTTCTAAAATCTTCACCTTTTTTATGGAATATTTTTTCAAAAAATTTAAAAAATTTAATTGGGTTTTCTTTGGCCGATTGTGGTACCTTGTCCATTAATTTTCCCTTATATATGTGACCTAATTTATTTGTCATTTCTATGTTTAAATCCTGTAATGTTCGGTCCCAATTATCTATTAAAGATTTAATTTCATCGTCACTAAAATTATTAATATAGTTTTCAGCATTAAAAGATTGTAATTTTTTAATCTTATCCCATATAGAACTTTTTTGTAAAACATTCATAAATTCCTCTTGGTTTTTAATGTCATTGTTTTTAATAAAAGAATATAATTCTACTATTCTGGCATTTATTTCATAGGATAATGATAGATATATCAAATACAAAAATTTTCCCCAATAAGGGTTATCGGATTTTTTAGCCGTTTCAGAAGCGACATTTAAAAAAGTTTCACGACCTTTTAGAGGATCACCTGTTCCAAGAAATCTTTTATATGTTTCATAAGCATGTGTCAACTCATGACCAATAACAGGTTTTAACATTTTTCTAAACTGATCCGTATCAAAATTCTCAATCCATGAAAATGGTACCATAACTTCAAAATTAAAACTTTGTCCAAGAAAAACAAAATTGTCACCACCCATTTTAGACAGTTTTATTGTATTTGGATCCCAAATATGATAGGCATGAATCGATTTTGTATAATCACCACTAATTTCACTTTCATATAATTCATCAGGTACAAATGTTACCATCAAACCAATTGTTGGTTTGTATAATGGAAATTCTTTATATGTTGGATTTTTTATTAATTGCCCTAAGTCTGAATAACCACCTATTTTTTGTACCCAATCCATCACTGTTTTACCATCCATGGTTTTATAACCACGATTTGCTAAATCCTCAACAATTTCTTCAGGGTTATTTGGATTTTTATAGGTTACTTCAGCTTCTTCCATCTCATCTGATTGTGAAATTGATTTGGCCATACCAGCTAATATAATACTAAAATAATCAACCCAAAAATTTAAAGCTTTGGGTACACCCATGATTTCTTTAAGTAACTCTTTCTTTTTCATATTTTATAAATATCACGAAAAATTGATTGAGCTCCTAAGTTCTTGTAACAATTCTTTTTCTCTATCTGTTATATTTTTTGGTACTTTTGGTGTTAATTTAACATATAAGTCTCCTGTAATACCTGTATCCTCGTCAATTAAACCCTGGCCTTTTAATCTTATGACTTTGTTACTTTCACAATATTCAGGTATATTAACTTTAAACTTACCACTAAAACTTTCTATTTCAATTTCTTTACCTAATATCATATCAACAAAAGGTAATTCTTCTGTTTTATGTAAATTTAAACCTTCCAATTGGAATTTTGGGTGGGGTTGTATATTAAAATTGACAACTACGTCGCCCCTTTCCAAGTTAGGACCTTCAGCCCCCAAACCTTGTATAATTAATCTACCACCTTCGGTTAGTCCTTTGGGTATTTTTAAATCAAAACTTTCTATATGGTTTATAATGCCAGCACCGTGACATGTACCACAAGTATCAACCCTCATTTGTCCAGAACCACCACAATGACTACACATTATCATTGTTTGCATACCCATAGCTTGGTGGTATTCTATTTTACCACCTCTTCCATTACAATGTGTACATGTTGTGGTGTTACCACCATTACCCTGACATGTTTTACAAGTTTTATTAACATTAAATTTTATATTTTTGTTAACACCGTGAAAAATATCTTCTAATGTTACATTAACCAGTATACTAATGGGTCTAGATTTCATTCTAAACCCAGCAAAAGGGTTATTAAAAGGATTATTAAATGGGTTACCACCAAAACCACCTTTATTAGGTATTTCTTCTCTTGGTGGTTGTTTTTTACCTATTAAAATTTCATAGGCTTCATTTATTTCTTGTATCTTGGTTGTGGCATCTTCGGATGGGTTTCTATAAG